GTAATATCTTTTCCATCTGTTAAAATTTTAAAAGCTGAACTTTTTTCACTATAACCTGTAATCCCTTTATCATTAGTAACAGTATACCAATAATCATTTACAACTGTAACATCAACAGTTGTACCTGATGTACATACTCCTAAAAATTTAGTTCTATTATCTGAATTCATATTATTATATATATTTATATCACTTTGCATCATAGCTTGTACACTCACATTAATCGCCTCCCTTATATAATAAAATGTTCAGATGGTATAAACCACCTGAACCGTTTTATCTTAATTTCCTAATGCTAAGTTTTCCATATCTTTCATTATTTCAGAAAGAGATATATCCTGATTGCTTTGAGTAGCCTTTTGAATTTTATTTAAAATGTTTTGTTTCTTCGATTGGATATCATTATTAGAACTAGTTTGTTTATTATCATTACCATTATCTGATAATAGTTTAACCATATCAGATATTGGTGTAGTATTTACACAAATATTAGTTAAAATAGTAATAACACTTTGTAAAAACTTCCCAATCTCAGGATTATCTTTAAGTGAAGATTGCGATTGGGTTTTAGTTATATTAGAATTATCTTCATTTTCTCCACCAATCCCATTATTATTTATTTCAAAAGTTCTTCTCATATAGGTATCTGGATTTACAGGAACTCCATTTTGTCTAGTTTCATAATGTAAATGTGGACCTGTACTATTTCCTGTAGAACCAATATTTCCTATACCTTGACCTTCTTTTATACTATCTCCTGGTTTGAGATTGCTAGATTCATTCATGTGTCCAAAATAATGTTCTCCACCAATAGCATCTTTCACAACTAATAAATTACCTAACCCGTTACTATCTTTAGTCGATTTATTTTGGACTACTGTTCCTGATATCGGAGATTTAATCGATGTGCCTTTAGCAGCTCCAATATCTATTCCAGTATGATTTTTAGGTATAGAACCAGTAGTATCTCTAAGACCAAATCCAGAAGTAACATTACCTTTTAGACTATTACTAAAGAAATTCTCTATAGCTCCTCCAACACCTTTGTAAACAGCTCCACCTACAGAAGATCCTGTTAATACTCTTCTAATATCATATATATCATTTCTACTTGATAAGTCTGATATTTTCACAACATCTCCTGTTTTGGGTGCATGAATATATTTATCATCTCCAATATAAATACCAACATGAGATGGTGGTGATGAACTCCCTTTGAATAATACTATATCTCCTGCTTGAATATCTTTTTGATCTACATGAAAACCAGCATTCTTTTGATCGTAAGTTGTTCTACCAACATCTATTCCCATTTTATTAAATACATATTGAACAAATCCTGAACAATCAAAACCATTAGGAGTCGTTCCTCCCCATAAATATGGAGTGCCTAAGAAACTTTGAGCTATCTTTATAACTTCTCCTGGTTTACCTGAAACAGTTGTTCCTGAACTACTATTACCAATAGAAGAACTGTTTGCATCTTTATTAAATCCAAATATATTGTTCATAGAGTTACCGATAGCACCACTTAGATCACTAAAAAATCCTGCAATCCCATTAGAACTACTTGAACTACTATTAGTACTAGATGATATACCTGTTGCAGCTGGATTATTTGGTGTAGTATCACCTGTAGCCTTTTTATATAATGAAGTTACTGTTGGAACCCAATCTTTATTTTGACCATTTGGATCATTGGCTGCTCCTATTGGTGCGTATTTTGAACCTATTTGATCAATAGTAGTTAAACCTTTCTTTATATAATTATCACCCAAATTCTTAATTGCAAAATCTAATCCTTCATTTAATGAATCGAAATGTTTTATTGTTTTCCAATTATTATTCCAATCCATTATACCTGCTGGATTATTATCATTGTTTAAAGCAGGACTATTTCCACCAGTTTCATTTATCATGATAGATGCAGCTAATGATGGATCTACTCCATATTTTTTTCCTAAGTCTATATATGTTTGACCCATTCCTGATAACTTACCTCTTAATATAGCATTAACACCATCAGAAGTAGATTCTCCTCCAACACCATTAAATAACTTTTTAGATTCATTAGCACCACCTACATTTTGCCATGGTAAATTTCCAGTATATTTAGCTGATACACTATTATTATTATTATTATTAGATGATTGTGAATCTGTTGCTATGACTTTATTTTTATTTATATTTTGATAATCAATTACACCTGGAGATACAGTTTCAACCTTATTGAATGGATTTACATTTTGAGAAGTAGGTTGGTCTTGTTTATTAATATAATCTTGATATTTATCTATTTTTGTATCGGTCATAGAATTAACTATATATTTTCCTTTTCCTTTGTTTTTATTAATATAGTCTTCCATAGATATATCAACATTATTTTTCTTTTTATAATCTTCATATTCTTGTCTAGCTTTTTCACGTTGTTGTTGTAGATCAGTGTTATCTATTCCAAATATAGGTAATAATGTATCGAATATTAAATCTATCAAGAATGAATCAGGTAAAAATGATAGAATTATAGTCAATCCAGTTAAAGCTTTCATAAGACCACAACCAACTTTTTCTAAGAATGTTGGTTCTTCTGTGATACCCAATATAGTTTGAGCATTAGAATAACCCATTACAAAGTCCACAATAGCAAGGGCTATATTTAATACTCCACCAGTAGATAAACCAGCTAATCTAGCAGATACCTTTGTTATATTCGCTGCTATTTTTTGAGTCAATCCGCTTAAGAATTTAGGAATAAATTTTTCTACAATCTTTACGGTTCTTTCTGTACCTACAAGAGCTTCGATTTCAGGATTACTAACTAAATTAAATAAGAATTTTTTTATACTTTCCATAGCTCCACTCAATGCTTTATCCATACCAATTCCTTTATATACAGAATTCATAATTCCACCAGATTTTGCTATGAAATTGGTACTTTTTTCTACTAATGAACCTGCCCCTCTTGTGATATTTCCTAATTTAGATGCAGTATTTGTCCCCATTATAGTTTTTAAAGGATGAAGCATATTCTTTCCTAAATCAAAACCTTTACCAATAATTCTAGATGATTTATTAGCTAACCATCCAAATCCTTTTAATGCTTTGGTTCCTGTAGCTCCACCAGTTAATATATATCTACTAATAGCTTTAGTTCCATTACCAATCTCATTATATTTTTCCCCTGTTATAGAATCTGTATGAGATTCACCAAAAATAGAATTAGAAACAGTAGACCCAACATCACTACTATTAGATTTATATATTTTACTGTTATTCTTTAGACTATTATTATCAGAATCTTTTATAGGACTAAGTCCAGGTAAATGAGCTAATGTAGAATTATAAAATTGAGTTAAGAATCCTTTAAATCCATTTAGAATGAATCCACCTATACCAAGTACACCTTCTTTAACAACTGCACCTATACCACTTACAACAGCAGGTATAATTGTTCCAGTAATGAATGGGACTACTTTATCTTTTAAATATGGTATTACTGTAGATTTAGCAAATCCAATTAATTGTGGAGCGAAGGCAAACCCTAACATTCCTTTCATTAATGTAGATGCTATACCAACGGTTTTTAAATCTGTAGAATTTGATATAAAATCAGCAGCTTTACCCCTAACTTTTTCAACATTTCTAGATAAAAATGTCATCATTTTATTTTTATAAACTTTATCTTGTTTATTATCTCTTTCAACTTCTTGAGTTTGTATATCACCTTTATTATAGATTTTATTATTATTACCATCTATATGATATTCCCTACCATCCTCATCTCTTTGATTCTTATTAACATTTCCTTTAAGATTATATTTAGAAGGCATTGATATCAGATTTGGTTTTTTATTAATTTCCTTTGTATCATATGATAATTCATTTGCATCTATCTCTTCTTTGGTTACATATTCCTTTTCACCTCTCGTATTCATATAATATAATCTATTATCAGAATCTTTCAATATTTTCTTTTTCTCTTTTGAATTATAAGAATCAAATGCAGATAAAGCCCTATTTGAATTTGGAGATGGATGAGCTATATCATGTAATGTGGTAATAATTTCTTCCATTTTACTATTTATTTTTTCTCTAAATGTTTCACTTCTTTCTGATTCTTGTTCTTGTAATACTTCCATTCTTTCTTCTGGAGTTTTAGTTTCATTCTTTTTCTTATTTACATTAATTTCTTTATCTAATAGATCTATATACTTCGATAATTTTTCAGGATTATTAAGTACACTATTAGGAATTTTAACACCAGATTTTTTTAATTTATCCATGAAATCCACATAAGATTCTGTTTGTTTATATCCTTTATCTACAGATGTATTATAATTATTAACTTTACTAGCAAGACTTCTTTTTAATGTTTCTTTTTCACCGTCAGACATATGTTTAGGATTAATATTATCAATCATTTTAAAGGCTATATCACTCTTGCCGTCCCTAATCAATTTCATAATCTTCTTAGATGTAAAGTATCCAACGTCTTTACTAACATGCCCACCCATATCGTCTATCATAGATACTCTATCAGATTTATTCTTCTTATAATCTGTTCTCATATTAGAAAAACTATCTCTCATCATATTAAGTTTCTTAGAATCACCTTGAGTGAACCCGTCAATTAATTGATCAAATTCAGAGGTTTTATCTCCTAATCCCATTGCATGTTTTCTTCTAAAGTCTAATCTTTCAGAAGCAGTCATATAATCAGCAGTACCATTTTTTATTTGACGTTTTCTTAAACGATTACCAGCCATATTTATTAATCCTATAGGTGCTCCGATTAATCCCTTTAATGCCTTACTACTTATCCATGTTAATGCTTTACCTACAGGACCAGCGATTTGTGCTACTAACTTAGATAACGGTACACCTAAACTACTTTCAATTATTTTATCAAATATTTTAAGAACACCTTTACCTAGACCTTTAGCCATTAATTCCATTTGTTTAGAGAATGGTTTTACAGATGTAGCTAATTTTTCGAACACATTCTTCTTAAACCACGTTACAGCTCCATCCCTTTTCTCTTTTAAAAAAGCAGACATAGGATCTACAATCTTTTCTCTAAAATGAGGTAATAGTCCACCGATATATTTACCATGACCATCTGGTTTACCGAATATAAAGTTTTGGAATTTTTCTGATGTTGTAGCCATACCAATAGCAGAACCAAGAAAAGCATTTCCCATAATACCAAATGGTAATGGACTTGCTATAGCAGCAACCAAAGCTCCTGCTCCAATTCTAGGCAACATTGATTTCATCTTTTCTTTCTTTTTACCTAACCACGATTCATTATTTTTACCGAATAACCATTCTTTCATTCTACCAGTATCTTTAGCATAAGCAAAAGATGCACCTAACATAACTCCACCTATTGGACCAAAAGGCATAAATGGTAACAATCCTGCAACTCCACCCACAATTCCATAATTCTTTAAATCTGGCAATAACTTCTTCATTTTATTTACAAATTTACTACTTGTGGCTTTTGCGACGAATCCACCTTTACGTTGTTTATCCCCATTTTCATCAGTAAATTCCTCACCAAACAACCAGTTTTGCATTGTCTCAGAATGTTTAGTTATAGATATTCCTGCTCCAATTGCAGCTCCTAATAATGGTCCACCTAACATTCCTGTGACTAAAGATACACCTGAACCTAGTAATGCTGAACCTATAGCTTCAGGAGCATAAGTTGTAATTCCTTTAGATGCTTCTGATATAAAATTAGATACTTTCTTCTTTTCTGCTAATATTTTCTCTGGAGTTAATTCTTCATTACCATTAGTTAAACCAGAAAAGACTTTAGTAGCAGCATTCTTTAATTCACCTTTCATTTGGTCTAGATAATCTGTAAATATATTACCATCTTTAGAAGGGTTTTTTAATTCACCTAATACAGTTTTTAATATACCAGCATATTGATTATTTTTTTCTTGAGAAGAGAAAGATTCTTTTATCTTATCATGATTAATCATATTCAACATAGTAGACATTGTATCATTATAATCATCTGAATCTTGTTCTTTCCCTCGAAGCATATTCTTCATTTTTAAATGAGTTCTTTTTGCTATATCTTCATTAGATACCTTATCACTATTTACATCATTAACAGAAGTCTTTATAAACTTTTTAAAGTTTCTCCATTGTTCTGCTTCTTTTACTGGAAGTACAGCCTCACCTCTACTTATAACTGCTACAGTATCTTGATCTACATTATCTGTACCTGTTGCATAATGAGGAACTTCATTGTTCATATAATTATTTATAACTGTACCTATATCACTAGAAAACGTTTCAGCAGCTCTATCTTCACCTCTATTTAATCCCGAAAATTTACCTTTTATTTTAGATGTAATTGGAGAAAATACTGTACCAAAAGCATTTTTAGTAGAATCCCATGCTCCAGAGAATACAGATTTGATTCCTCTTCCTATTTCAGAAAATAAACCATCAACTCCATTTTCTTTACTACCAAATAAATATTCTTTTACTTTTGCACCTAAATCTTTCAATCCAGTTCTTTCTAGAATATCATTTAGTTTATCTTTTATTCCAAGATCTTTTATTTTATCTGTTAGAGGATCTATAACTCTTTCATCTAACCATGTAGAGAATTTATTGAAATTTTCTTTAAGTTTATCAATCATTACTGTTACAAAACTTCTATCATCAGCTTTTTCTCCAACACCGTAAATTAAACTATATAATTTATTATCTATTTTATCAAATACTCTAGACATTATTTGATTAGGTTTATCAACAATGGATTTAATTTTATCTGTCATAGTTTTAATTTTATCATAAGATGTACCCGTCTCATCTAGATCATTCATTATCTCATGTATAAAAGACGTCCTATTTTGTAATAATGAGTTTCTTCTAAACTCTTCTGTTTCCTTTACATTATAAATTTTACCAGCTACACCTCTTTGTAATTTATCAGAATCGTAATCAGTGGTATTAATAAGACCATGATTATCTTTAGCTTTTCTTTTAGTAACTTCATATGATGCTTCAGATCTTCTTCTAGTTTCTATTTCTCTTAAATCTTCAGTACTAGTTGAATTATTATCTGGAATATTATATGTGTCTATATTTGGTGTTGTTAATGAAGTGCCTCTTCTTCTGCCAGTACTACTTGTATTATTACTTCTAATAAATCTTAACTCTCTTAATATTTGATCCAAATACCAGAATCCACTATAACCTTTATCACTATTTACATTTAAAGGACTATTTTTATAGGTTAAAGTAGAATTTTTCTTCACATTTCCTTTTTCATCTACTCTATAATCATCTTTACCAAATAGATTATTGTCAATAGTATTATAAACACTATTACCTTTATTCTCTATATCTGTAAGATGATTTTTCTGATCTGCTCTACTTCTCATTATATTTTGAGATAACATTTTCTTTGTATCTTGATTAGAACCTTCAAATAATCCTTTTATAATTTCATAATTATCCGAATCTTGTATATTATAATAACTATGATCTAGATTTTTATTATTATATTCAAATAATATACCTTTATCATAAATAGTATTCAACATACTCTTCATATCTTTAAATAAAGATTCTTGTTCAGAGTAAGTTAGATTTATATACTTAGACATTTCTTTCATTTCATTTTCTATATCTCTTGTAGCTGAATCAGCATAACCTTGTTTTAGATTATCAAAATTCTTTTTGATTTGATGTTGTTCTACAAAAGTTCCTTTTTCATGATCAAATATCTGAGCAGGCATACCAGATAATAACGAAATTATTTTTGCTAATTGTTGTGGTATTACATCATTTAAAGTTTTATCAGAAATTCCATTCCATTTCATTTCACCTCTATGGTATTTAGCAGGAGATAATGATTTTTTTAAACCAGTATCAGGAGAGAATATTTTTGTTAATTCTCTAATTTTATCAGTGAATGGATTATCTCCTCTATCTTCATCTGTAAACCCATTTAGTTTAGCTGTTAATGATCCGAATAGAGATGACGCAGTTTTATCTATCTTCCCCATACTCTTCTTCAAACCGTTACCTATTATGAATTTACTAACAAAACCCTCCATAAGCATACCTAAAGGATTAGCTGCCAACATCTTTAATACATTTGTATCATCACCCATAGAGTTTAAAGTAGATGTAATTAGACCTAAATCTGGATTGTTCATAACGTTTTCTTTTACATGTGAAAAATATTCTTTTATATCTGGAATACCACCAATAGCAATATCAGAATAAGATTTCTTTTTCTTAGATTCTTTCTTTTCTGGACCAATAATAGTATTCATTTTAGTAGATATTTCTCTTAATAAAGCCGTTTGATCTTGAAGTAACTTGGTAGACTCTTCATAATATTTCTTTTGATTTTCTGCCATACTTTTTGTAATATCAACAACAGGCATCATAGAACCTATATTATCATTTATAACTCCAAGATGTTTAGAAAACATTTGATTCGATTTAGTATTTTGCACATATAATAAATTAGTATTTTCTTTTGATACTTGAGTAGAGTATTCTGTTGATCTAACTATTGCTGAACTTATTGCATTAGCATTTGCTTCTGATGATTGATGAATGTTACTGGATATCATATTATCATTAGAAGGACTAGGAGAATCATTAAAATCTTCATCATCAAAATTAAAATTATCTAACCCTTCAAATTCATCATCAAAATTCATTCCTGATTGTTCAGCAGATATTTGATCTATTCTTTTAGTATTATAAAAAGTACCATCTCTTAAATCTTCCATAAGAGATTTTTTTAATTGTTCACCAGCAGTATATACTTGTGATTTTTTAGTATAATCCATCATCCTTTTATATGTTTGTTTATAATTAATAATATCAGAATAGGCTGATCTGAATAAATCGGCATTAGTCTCTTTAAAATCTTTGACTGAAGACATATTTTCTGATACATGATTAACAGTAGCATATACTATAGATTTTGCAACATTAGTACTATACCCTAATAAATTAGCCATCTTAGTACCTCCTTTACTATATAATTATTAGGATGTTAAATTGCGTAAAATATAGATACGGGAAACCCCGTATCTACAATGTTTAGAATAATATTATTTAGAAATAACTCTGATACTTTTATGTTCTTTTACATCTACATAGATTGTTTCTCTGATATCTTCACCTTTTTCATCTATTCCGATTTTCTTTGATACATGTCTCATTCTTGCAGGAACTTCTTTTTGGGCAATAGAGATATCAGAATCTTTTCTTTTTCCTAATGACATTTTTCTACCTGTATCCATATAAGTATTGACAAATTCTTTACTTACATTAATCATATGACCTGCATCATTTTTCGTATATTCATATTCGATAGCTAATTTCTCTGCTTCTGGTTGACTTATACCTGTAGTCTTAGATATAATTCCTCCTACCATAGAATCCATTTCTTCTGCTGGACATATATAATCTTCTACTCCATCTTTTCCATATACCGCAGCTTTAAAAGAACGGTCGTTTAATAATTCTTTCATAACCAAATTTTCTTCTTTTACGTTTACAGATCTTTGTGTTCTTCTTCCTTGAACCTCTTGTATAATTTGTTCTACTGACATATTTATTCCTCCTAATTTTTATTTAATATATAGTTTTTATTTTAGAATTATACTCTAAACATAAATCTTTTAAATCTGGATTTCTTTCCATTTAGAGATATGAATTTTGCTAGTTCTTCTGGTGTACTATTAGACACAAAATTCAAAAAGTTTTCTTTATAAGAGTTCATTTGGATACACCTCCTCAACATTCTATACTGCAATGTTTAGGTTAAGTTAAAAAAATATTTATTGAAAATCGAAACATGAGAATAATAAGAAAGGAGTGAGTAGTTTATGATATTTATAGACGAAATAAAATCTCTTAAGTTGTATAATAAACCTTTTTATCTTCCTATTAATCTAAAAGATAAGAAGAGAGGAAGTTCTGTATTTCTTTTAGGTAGAAATACCTATCCAGATGGTAGTGGTTATGCTGCTGCTGATATATTATCATCTAATCCATTACTTAATAAAAAATATTTCGAATCTTATTATATAGAAAAAGATGTTACTTTCTATATAAATAATGAAGGTTATGTAATGGTTGATAAAATGTCGAAAGTGTTAAATGAAGATAGTTTAGATAAGTTATCAACTGTATTTGGTACTGCATCATCATTAAGTATGAGACATTACAAGAATAATGGGACAGATGATGATCCTAATATCGACAAAGACGATAAAGGACAACCAAAATTAAAAGAAGGCGAAATAAATCCAGATGACACTAAAGACAACAAATTAAAAGCGGATGTATCTAAATCCGAGGACGCTGAACCAACAAATCCAAATAGTACAGATAGTAGTAATGATAATATAGATACAAATGAAGATGATAAATCTAAATTAAAACAAGATTCAAGAATAAATATATGGGATGAATTAGATAAGGTAGAAGAAAAAGGTGGAAATAAACATGAATTAATATTTGAATTAACATTCAAAGATTATGATAATAATTATGAATCTCCACGTTCTAGAAATAGTTTATCTAAATATTCTTCTATTAAAATACATGATAGTTCCCAATTTAAACATGTTAGAATAGGTAAGAATTATAACGGAAAAGCTTTTTATGATGGAGATGCTTTAGTGGGATATGTAAATGTAAATAAAGATAATAATACTATTCAGGCTATGGAAGTGTCTAAAGAGTATCAAGGAACTGGTTTAGGTTCTCAAATATTAAATTTTGCTATAAAAAACCTCAATGCGACGAATCTTACTGTAAATAAAAAGAATAAAGTTGCTATTAATATGTACAAAAAAAGTGGTTTTGAAAGTTATGATGAGACTGAATATATGTGGTTTATGAAATTAAATAATAGTAAAGTTGTAAAAGAACAAGTTATGAATGAGTTTTCTAGTTATGAAATGATAAGTGATTTTATGGGTATGATTAAACAAGCTAAAATAGATGCTTATAATAAAGAATGTCAAGAAAGAGCTTTACAAAATAGATTGATGTTAGAAAATGGAGTTATATCTGAAGGTAATTTTGAGCAAGAATTAGTTCCAGACGAATTTATAGGTAAAATAGAAGACTCTCTTACTGGTGGTTTCATAGAGTTTGTAAAAGAAGATTGTTCTGTTGTGTTGGGAATTAAGAGTGAGTTAGAATATATGAATGAAAATATAAATTCTAGTTATAAAAATAAAATTCATAATCTATTATATAATGATAGATTTAAAACTCCTAAAGAAGTTTTAAATCAGTATGATACTGTAAAAGAAAAAAATTCTGATATAAAATATACTTATTTAAATTATGATAAATATGTTGGAAAAAACTTGTTTATAGATTTATCTTTTTATAATGACTCTTTCTATAAAAATAATTCACTTACAAATGACAAAGCTGTAGATTTCTATATTGATTTTATAAAAAGATTAATATTAGATAAAAGATTAGATGGTATTTATAATAAGAGAACTATACTTATACCGTTAGACCATGTTATAGAAGATAAGAGAGATTTAATTTATACTCAAAGTATAAATATATTATCTTGTATTATAAGAATGATTAATGATAAACATCCTGATGGTTTATGGGATTTTAAAGGTATAGAATTTTTATTATTATCCAATAATGGATATATGAAATTTGAACCTGATAAATTGACTAAAGAAGATATTCCTAAATTTGAAAGTCTATTAATAAAATTTGTCAATAAAGAACCGATAGTTGATGATAGTAACATAAAAGATTCACCGCAAGCTATAGTCGCTAATATATCGGATAAAATTGAAACTTCACAAGGTATTAAGATACATAATCTTACAGGACAAAGTGGAGATAAGAATATAGATGATATAATTAATAAAGTATCAGATGTAGCATCTAAATCTATGTCAGAGGATGAAACTCTGGATAAATTAAATGATAATGATACAGATGATTTCAAGAATTTAGTTTTAAAAGCAGCTGTAACAAATGGTGAGGTAAAAATCAATGCAAGTAGACAAGCTAGATTAAATAAAGTACATGAAGAATTTATGAATGTAAAGATAAAGAATAAAACAGTAAAAGAATTATTATCTAAAGAAGATGAGAATAAGGAGTTACCCACTTTATCTTTAAATAATAAAATAGATACAGTAAATGAGGAGTGGAATGATTTAAAATTTGTGAATTTCAATACTGTGTATGATATAAATAAAGATATAGTAGATATTCTAAATTCATTATCTACTAAGAAAAATCCTATTATGGTTAGGGATATACAAATAGAAGATACATCAACTTCTGAAGATATGGTGGAGACATGGACTGTTAAAATGGAAGATGCACATGGTCAAAGATTTAGTTTCGTATTTGAATTACCTAAATTTAAAGATAAAAGTTCATTATTTCTAAGAGGTAATAAGAAAAAGATCTCTGGACAATATGTATTAATCCCTATATCTAAAACAGATGTTTATACAGCTCAAATTGTATCTAATTATAAAAAGATATTTATTAGAAGATTTGGATTGTCTGCTCCAGGAAAATCTTATCCAACTGCTGATTTGATTTATAAAACTTTATCTAAAAACGAATTTAAAGGATTAAAAATAACTCCAGGAGATAATACTAAAATATCTAATAAGTATGATCTTCCAATGGATTATATAGATTTAGCTACTATATATTCTACAATAGAAACACCTAATACTATTATATATTTTAATCAAGATGAAATTAATAAAAAATATAAAGATAAAATAGATAATAATAAAGGTTTACCATTTGCTGTAAATAAATCTAATAATAATATTATATATTGGAATGATAATGTTGTATTATCTGATATGATTTCTACTCAAATAAGTGTAGATATAAAAGATTATAAAGAATCTTTTGATTTACAAAAAACTAGTACTAAATACCATTATTCACAAGCAAGTATACTAGCATCAAAAATTCCATTAATTGTTGTATTAGGTTACAATGAGGGTTTAACAAAAGTATTAGATAAATCAAAGATAGTATATAATATGCAAGAAAAAAGACCTTCTATAAATAATACATTTGAAGATTACATAAAGTTTAAAGATGGATATATCGTCTATACCTTAACTTATGATTCTTCATTATTAATGAATGGGTTGAAAGAATGTAATACAGAGGACTATTCTTTAACTGAAATAGATAATCCTACGATGTTTTTAGATTTCTTAGATATTTATGGAGGTAGAATATTAGCCGATGGTCTGGATAACTTTTATGAGTTAATGATAGATGGGATAACAGAAGATGTATTAGAAAGATATAATTTACCGACAGATTATGTTACACTTTGCTTACTAGCAAATAAATTGTTAGTGGATAATAAGTATATAGCTCATACTAATCCTGAAAGTAATCGTTATAGAAGTAATGAATTACTAGCTGGTTATGCGTATCAATGTATAGCTACGTCTTATGGTGATTATAAGACATTTATTAAAAAGGGTAAGACTAAACCTATGACTATGAAGAGAACAGCTATTATAGATGCTATATTATTAGACTCAACTTGTGGGGATAAATCTGTATTAAATGAAATAATGGATTGGGAAGATGAATGTGCTTTATCTCATAAAGGTCTATCTGGTATGAACAATGATAGATCATATTCTTTAGATAAGAGAACTTATAATAAAAATATGATTAATCTTGTAGCTATGTCTACTGGATTTGCTGGTAATGTTGGAGTTAATCGTTCTTGTACAATAGATTCTAATGTTCAAGGGAAAAGGGGATATCTTAAAATAGATCATAATGAGGATCAGTATTCTATTACCAAGACATTTTGTCCTACAGAAGCATTGACTCCTTATGGAACTACTTCTGATGATCCTTTTAGATCAGCTATGACATTTATACAAACAGGTTCTCATAGTATGAGAGTTAAAAAAGGTATGCCTAATTTAGTTACTAATGGAGCAGACCAAGCGATGCCTTACTTTACATCAAACACATTCTCTTATAATTGTAAAGCTGATGGTGAGGTTGCAGAATTAACAGATTCATATATGGTGTTGAGATATAAAGATGGTACTCATGAATTTATAAGTTTAGAAGAAAAGGTAGAAAAGAACTCTAATGGTGGTATTTATATTACTATTAAATTAGACCCTTGTGTTAAACAAGGTCAAAAAATAAAAGCTAAAGATATAGTTGCTTATGATAAATTATCATACTCTAATAAAGTTGGGGATGGACGTAATCCTGCCTACTCTGGTTATGTAATATGTAAAATGGCTGTAATGAATACTGAGGAAGGTTATGAAGATAGTACAGTCATTTCTGATTGGTTATCAGATGCAATGGCTTCTGATGTTGTAATAAAGAAAGAAGTTATAATACCTAAAGATTCTAATATTCTTTCTATGGTAAAGAAAGGTCAACCTATTAAAGAAGGAGATTCTTTAATGGTATTCCAAAATGCATATGATCAAGAGGATGTAAATATATTATTAAAGAATTTATCCGATGATGAGGATGGTATTTCTGAATTAGGAAGAATTCCAATTAAATCTCATGTTGAAGGAATTGTACAAGATATAAAGATTTCTAGAACAGTAGAAATAGATCAATTATCTGAATCATTACAAAAAATAGTTAAAGCGTATGAAAAACCAATTAGAGATAAAAAACAAATATTAAGTAAATATGATATTCCTAATAATGGTTTATTAGATGCCGATTATAAATTAGATAGTACTGGTAAATTGAAGAATGTAGATGAAGGTTTATTAATAGAAATATTCTGTAAGTATGAAGATAAGCTATCTACAGGTGATAAGCAGGTGGCATACTCAGCATTAAAAGGAGTAGTTAAAGGAATGTATCCAAAAGGGATGGAACCTTTCAGTGAATTTAGACCTGATGAGAAAATACATACAATTACCGCTGTGGAAGGAATTTTAGCTCGTATGATTGGCAGCCTTGAAAAAGTAGGTAGTATAAATAAAGGTTTAATAGAATTGGATAGATTGGTTAAAGACAAACTAGGAATTAAATGGAAATATCTAGAAGAGATGATGGAAAACTAATAATGCAATAACTTAATATAGGAGGGAAAACCCTCCTATATATTTTAACTTTATCTACAATTATATATTATTATATTGAATACATATATTATATTTTAGAAGGAGGACTAATATATTATGAACATATTTCAAGTAACAGCTCCATATGATCAATATACAATAATAATAACAGAAGATATGATAAAAGTTTTAGAACAAGAGGTATTAGATGAATTAGGTGAAACATCTATGATAACTGTTTGGTTAGATGGTAAGGTATTAGAAAAAATTAAAATAGAAAATGATGTAGTTTCTTATGATGAAATTTATCTTAAAATAATAAAATATGAGAATAAGAAAGGAGAATGATTAATATGATAAAAGAGGTATTTCCACACAAATTTGAAATTATAAAAGGTGAGGAGGGTAATTTAAAAATTAAAATTGAAGATAGACATGGTAAAAGAGGAGTATCTAAAATAAAAATGAAAGATGGTACAGATGCTAATATATTTATTATTAATGAAGATGTTGGAGTACTCAAAAATTTTATAATATGTAAATTAGAAGATGATAATAAAACATGTAATATTATATACAGAATAAATGTAGATGTAGATAAATTGGTTGAAGATAAAAAAGTTATATACGATTACATAAAAGAAATAAAAGATGATGGTCAAACTGAATTACTCACATTTATGTTTCATGTTTTAAAACAACATAGAAAATATGAAATGTTTCGTACTGATAGGATTAAAGGAGAATCAGATCACCCTAAATCAAATAAATAATTTATAATAGAGGGGAATAGATTCCCTTCTTTATTTTTTGTGTAAAAGCATTAATATATGATTATATATTATATAGATGAGTAAATATATAATATTTAATTTGAAGGGGAGATTTAAAATGATAGAAAATAATTTTAAACAAAGTAGAGAAGAAATATTAAAAAGAATTTCAAAAGAACTTAGAGTTCCATTAATACCAATAAAAAGATTAAAAGTAATTGAAGATGATAATGTATTGGCTAGATTTAAATTAACTATATCTAAGGAATATGTATCTCAAGTAATAGGTGATTTATATAACCTTACATATAAAGGTTTAAATGATGATATTATAATTGCTTCAAAGAATATAGATAAAGCCTATATAATATTTATCATGAAATATAAACTGAAAGGTAAATTAAAAGAAATATTAAAATCAAAAGTAGGGAGTTATAATTTATCTAATAGTAAATTAGATAGATTAGCTAAAGATAATATTCCAACTAATACAATAGATAGAGTAAGTACTAAAGAAAAGTATTTAAACAAGATATCTTCTATGATACCAGTTGAGGGTTTAGAAAAAATTTCTAATTTAATAGATGAATTGGGTGAAGGTGAATATTTCCATTATAAGGAGATGTTTAATAATTTTTGTAGAATGAAATTACCAGAATTAGAATATTCATGTTTAAGATGTAATGGTAGGGATGTAATTGGATGTAATTGGAATCGTGATTTTACGATACAAATGATAAGAATTATGATAGATTCATCTGATCTCAGAAAAGAGACTAAAACATTATATTTAAAATTTGTAAATTTATTATAATATTATTACATAGGAGGATTTTATTCTTCCTAATTTTTTTATGATTATATATTATATATATGAGTAGTATATAGAAATTATTATAAAGGAGTGTTTATAAATGATTTGCGAGAGACTATTAAAAGATATAAAAAGACAAGATATAGGTATAGGTAAGGTAGTAAACCAGAAGGAGCGTTATTCCACTCTATGATTTTAGTTGATGGTAAACGAACTGGATTGTTTACTGTTAATATGAATAATCAAACAGATAAAGTTAATATTTTTATAATACCAGAGATAGGAAATAAATTTGATGGTAATATCTTGATATGCAAGTTAGAAGAAGACAACCGTTGTTACATATTATATAAAATACATATTTCAATTTTTGATTTATTAGAAAGTGATTACTATAGATTTTTATACTCTACAGAAATATTAAAAGATAATGAAAAAGGAATAGGAGTTGTATTTTTATCTACATTAAGAGTGAGAAAAAGAATACTTACTAGGTTTTATAAAGGAGAGATTTAATATGAAAAATAATAAAGAAATTATGACATCAATGACTTTAAGATTATCTTTAGAAACAAAGAATAAATTTTCTAAATGGTGTAGAGTTGGAAATATAACTCAGGGTGATGGTTTAACTAAGTTGTTTAATAATTATAAGGGAGATAATTCAATTGATGGTATTAATGAAGATACAAATAATATCACTTTATTATTAAGATATCAAGATTATATAAATGATAAACATTTAGAATCAAAAAGATATATATGTAATGATGGTGAGGTTTTATATAAATCTAAAATAAATAAAATTTATATAAATAATATTGAGGATAAATGGAAGCATACGTTATCTGAATCTGGTTATGAATTTATGTCTTATGATTTTAAATTAATAAAAGAGAATGATAAGGATAGATATTTAATTCATCAAAATTTTTATATAGGAAATGAATATAAAGCGGTATTTAATATAATGAATATACATATAGTGAAAGATTATATTGATATTATAAAGATAATAGAAAAATATACTAGAGAAGAAGATAAAGATAAAATTGAAATGTTGCTTGCTAAAGAAATGACCGACGAAGAATTTGAAGATTATCTTAATAAAAATTAAATTTAAAGGAGAGATTTAAACATGACTTTATCAACAAACAGATTAAAACTAATCAGAAGTTTTAAACAATTAACACCAGATGTTTGTAAAAATGAAACAGATAATATTATCAAAGAAAGAAGATTAAAATGTATAAAGTATTTAGAATCTTTAGATACTGAAAGGATATTGGAAAATGAAATAGATAAAGCTTTTGATATAGATAATGGTAAAATCGAATATGAAATTGAGGAGGATGAATAAAATGGATAAAGATTTATCTATTAAATCTATTTTCGATAAATTAAAAATAGTGAAATTACACTCACCATTTGAAGATTATTTGATTAAGAACAATTTACATTATACTAAATATCTTGATACTTATAGTATAAGTAATTCAAATTCTGATATTAATAAAATAATATTAAATAAATCTTGTGTTAGTATTAATATTATTTCAGATATAAATGATATGGCAGAGGAGATGAAAAGGTTAAATGATATAGTGAAATTATTAGAGTATTATTTTAAAGTAGAAATGTATAAGAGTATTAGACCAGAATTTTGGAAAGGATAAAATAAATAAGGAGTTTGATTGGAGAGATGAATAAGAAAAAGTTTATATCGTATCTTAAACATAATGGTTTTAAAGTAATAGATAAAGATAAAGAAATATTTATAGGAACAAATAATCCAGCTAATATTACTAATGTAGGAGTTACTTATAATTATATTACTCATAAAATATTTATAGAGGAATTTAGAGATATATCTATAGAGGATTTATTAAACATATGTATTGTAATAGATGAATATAATCATGTAGAACAATTCTTTGATACTGAAGGAGTAACAGAAAAGTTTAAGAATCCTTTAAGTATATTTATGTGTAAGAAAAATAAATATGAGGAGTATGAACAAGAGTTTCAAAAGTTTGTATTGGAATTGGAGTGTTGTAATAATAAATATAGAGAAAGTAATATAAAATTGATTGATGGGTTATTTATAGATACTAGAGGTTTATCTATAAAGAATAAAATAAAATTTCAAATAAAAAAGTCAGAAGAAATAGATGATAAGACTAAAGAAATTTATGTAACTTTAGCAGAAAAGAAATGTAAATAAGAGGGGATGAATTAAATATGAGTAAAAATTTATGTATATTCTGTGTAAATCAAAAAGAATGTAAATCTTGTAAAGATGAAGATAAACTTATTCCTAATGATAATATTATTAGTTATTTTAAAATGAGCCATGATTATGTAGATGGAACAGTAGTATATGAATATTATTACGATTCTTTGAATAGTAATTTAAAATCCACTAAGTCTGTAATTATGAATGATACTGAGAGATGTCCATATTGTGGTAACATTAAACTTACTATTCAATCTAAAGAAGATATATACACAACAATAGGATCTTGTTGTTTATGTGAAGGAGCTATCAATGAAATAAAATATAATGAAGATTTGAAGAAGTTGAATGATGAATATAATAATAATAAAAATGATTTATTAAATAAATACAAAGACTTATTAAAGTATGATTTACAAACGTTATTTGAGATTAAACAAAGAGTTGAATTAAAAAGATTTAATTTCTTCAATAAAGATTCAACTTATAATACTTTGAATACATTCGGAGGAAAAGATTCAATGAAAATAGAAGATATATTATTTTAACTTAATAGGGGAGTTGTTCCCCTATTATTTTTTATATTACATAGACATAAACTTTGTATTAGGGAGAGGAGGGATTTAATATGTTAATAAATAGAGTTTGGAATATGCCATCTAAAAATACTTTTGAAATTCTACCTATAAAACAATTAATTTCAAAATATATAATTGGTAAAGAGGTGGTTATAGATCCTTTTGCTAATAAAAATACTATAGCAAATATAACAAACGATCTAGATCCTCAATATGATACTATATTTAATAAAGATGCTGTAGATTTCTTAAAAATAATACCATCAGATTCAGTTGATATGGTACTATACGATCCACCTTATTCATCTAGGCAAGTGTCTGAATCTTACAAGAAATTAGGAATGAGTGTAGATAAAACTACAACTCAATCTAGTTATTGGAGTGAGCAGAAAAAAGAGATAGCAAGAGTTACAACAAAAGGTGCTATAGTTATTTCTTTTGGTTGGAATAGTTGTGGTGTGGGAAAGGTCAGAGGTTTTGAAATTATAGAAATATTAATGGTCAGTCATGGTGTCATGGTGGGAATCATTATGATACAATATGTACAGTAGAACAAAAAATAATATAAGAAATGAGGAATTAAAAATGAAATCATATGAAGAACAATATTTAGAACTATCAGAAAACATTTTAAAAGATGGATATTATGATAATAATAGAACTGGGGTCTCTACATATAAATTACCACATCAAATTATACAAGTTAATTTAGAAAATGAATTTCCTATATTAACATCTAAATTCGTTGCATTTAAAACTGCTGTTAAAGAGCTTCTATGGATTTTTAAAGATCAATCTAATATAGTACAAGAACTAAAAGATCAAAATGTTAATATATGGAATGAGTGGGAAATGGAAGATGGTACTATAGGAGAAAGTTATGGATGGATTGTTAAGAAATATAATCAAATAGATACACTTATAGATGCTTTAAAAAATAATCCACAAGATAGAAGAATGATGATAAATTTATGGCAAATACCACACTTAGATAAAGGTGCTCTATATCCATGCTGTTTCCAAACCTTATGGGATGTTACTGATGGAAGATTAAACTGTATGCTAATACAACGTAGTGCAGATACACCATTAGGTTTACCATTTAACACAACTCAATATGCTGTACTTGTACATATGTTAGCTCAAGTAACAGGTCTAAAAGTTGGATTGTTTACTCACGTAATAAATAATGCTCACATTTATGAAAATCAAATAGATGGAATGAATGAGCAATTATCTAGAAAGAATGATTTATATAATAGTCCTACATTTTGGATAAATCCAGAAATAAAAGATTTTTATGATTTTACATCAGACGATGTAAAACTTATAGATTATAAACATCATAGTGCAATAAAAATGCCAGTATCAGTATAAAGAAAGAGGTGTAAAATTTTGATAAGAATTGTAGAGGATTCTATATTCAATGCAAAGGAAAATATAATTTGCCATCAAGTAAATACGCAAGCAAAAATGGGTAGTGGGTTGGCATTAGAAATGAAAGATAGGTATCCAGTGGTGTATAATGATTATATGAGACTATGTGAAAAGCATTATAAAGAGAATAAACCATTATTAGGTATATGTCAATTAGTATCTGTTAATAATACTAAATTTGTAGCTAATTTATTTGGTTAAGATTTTTATGGTAATGATAAAAAATATACTAATTATAATGCATTAATAAGAGGTTTTACAAGATTATTTCTAAATGCTAATTGTGATATAGCAATACCTTATCTAATTGGATGTGATAATGGTGGAGGAGATTGGAAGAAGCTATATAATATAATTGAAATATTAGCAGAGGATTTTCCATATAATGTAGTAATATATAAATACCATCCATAAATACAATATAAGGGATTAATCCCTTATATTTCATAAACTGGTTAAATATAATAAAAAATAATTACGTAATTCACATTAATTTAAAAGAAATAAATCCATAATTAGATTCGTAATTATAAATAAGAACTAATAATCGTAGATAACTGATAAGAACAGACAAGAAGGGAGTATCAATATAAAATGTAAATGGGGTATATAAATGAATAAAAATGATTTATTAAAATCCATATCAGAACAAAACAGAATATTACATAAAGTATCAGAAAACAATACTCATGAAATAAAATCTACAAGTAGATTAAAAACATTATCACTTACATTAAAAGTAGAAGAAACAAGATTACCTAAACCTAATGGAGTAATGCCTATAATAAAAACATTACAAAATATATCAGAAGAACTATATATAAGTACTAAAGAATTAGTAAATAAGGATAGATATAATCTAAGAAGAGTAACTAAAGAAATACAAGATTACTCATTAGAGATGGTAGAATTAATACAATCTTATAATAATTACATAAGATTTATCATGGATAATGATATGAAGATTGAAAAAACAATAGATGAATTTACAGAAGAAGATATAAAAGAATGGTCTAAACCCAAATAACTATATAAAGGAGTATTTAACTCCTTTATATTTTATATCAAATTTATTTATAATTGTATATTATAGTATTGTAAACAGTATATTGTATATAAATAAATTATAATGAAGAGGAGACGATTAAAATGACAGTAATTTTAGGAGTAGTAGACAAGAGAAGCAAAACGGTACATATCATGGGTGATTCAATGGTTAGTAGAGGCGAAAGTATTGCATATGAAATTAATAAAATTTGGACTTCTAATGATTTTGTAATTGGAAGTGCTGGTTCATTAACTATGATACAATCATTAAAAAGACAATTACATTTTCCATCACAAAAAGATATTGAAGATAATAATTTGACTATTGATATTGATTTTATGGTAAATCAATTATGTCCAGCAATCAAACAATTAGTCAAAAATAATAATTTATCTGAAAATGATTTAGCTGATATTCTAGTAGGATATAAAGAAGACTTATATTACATAACATCATATTTTAACGTAATAAAAATAAGAGAGTATCAATCTATAGGTTCTGGTTGTACAAGAGCAGAAGCAGCATTTCAAAATTCAAATATACAAGATATAGAAAAAGCATTATTCCATTCAATATTATATGCTACAAAAAATATAAGATCTTGTAGTATGCCTGCTTATTGCATAAACACTAAAGATAAACAATTTAAGAAATACGATTCAAATGGACATTGGACATTAAGTAAGGTTGATGAACAATGGTAGGCAATTATATATTCTTAGACATAGATGGAGTACTTAGTACCTTTAGATTTATAGATTATCAAGTAAAAAATCATGAATGTGCTCATGAAGATGCAGACTTAAATTTTGATCCTATATGTATGAAAAACTTAAAACTATTAATGTCATATATGAATAATCCTAAGATATGTATATCTTCATCATGGAGAAATAGTAATACTGGTTTAAAAGATATAGAATTAAATTTAGAATTATATAATATCATATTTGATAAACTATATGAAACTCCAGACTTAAGTAAATCATCAAGAGCTGATGAGATACATAAATTTATAACAGATAATTATATTGATATTAGATTATCTAATATAATTATACTAGATGACGAAGATATTATTGGACATGACTTAGAAAAGTTTCATATTAAATGTGATGATTATAATGGTTTTAATAAGGAATGTTTAAAAAAAGCTGCTGAATTAATAGATAAAAATAGAAGATTAATTAAATCAAATATAGAAAAATTAGCACCACCAAAACCTAAAGCACCAGAACCAAAAGCTATTAAAGAAAGTATATTTAAATTAAAATGGAGGTAGATTATAATGACATTTTATGAATTTGGAATTAAAGATTTAGTAAGTAAAGGTATGTTTGATATTCAAGCAACAGAAGTTATGAATAGAGTAGTTATAGATAGTAAAAATAAAGATAGTGCTAATAATGCAATGAATGGTAGATGGGATGATAAAGTCGAAGATTATCCACCTACAATGTCAGTGGTATTATCTATAGCAATAGAACCAATCGCATTAGAATGGATAAAAGATACATTACCTGAAGCTTGGTTCAGACCAATGTTTGATAAAGATCATCCTGTAAGAAAACAATTCGAAGAAAATAAGAAGGGGGACAAATAATATGTCAGAAGTAAAACAAGTTATGAATCCTGTAGTTAGATATCAATTAGAAGATAGAGAAAACTCAGAATTTTTAACAGATGTAGGTACACCTAAAGATATATATGAACAATTGTTTACCGAAGAAGAGATAAAAGATCTAAGTTTATCATATTTGTCAATGGACGATGCTATGAGTATTGCAGTTGAAAAGAAGAATGTAAAATTTATACCTATTCATGAAATAGAAACATGTATTCATGGAAGTACTAGTAATTTATATAATTTCACTTCAACTGAGGTTACTCTAAATAGTCCAACAAGTGTAAATACAACTAATATATCACCTTTACATATAAATGGTCAATTGATTACTCATATAGAATTCATTGGACCTGATTTAATTACAACACATAAATATTTCTACAATACTGGAGATGAGTATACACCTAGTGGGTTAGATATATCATTCATACCTAACTGGTATAATTTGGTTGTTAAAGAAAAATTTATCCCAGAAGACAAAGGTCATATTCAATATGATATTAATGATCGAATAATGAAAATAATATTGGATGGAAAAGAATACGTAGTTCAATATATTATGCATGGAATTAGAATATTAGATGAATGTAGAGAGATACTTTCTATATCTAAAAGAATATCTAATGAAGATATGTATATTCATTTAAAAGTATTTCTAAAGAATATACAAGAAAATAATATAGTTGAAGATGAACCTGATCCACAAATAACTAATATACCTTTAATATGTCTTGATGATATGAATGATATAGACTCATCTGTTATAAATTCAGCTATAAAATTATATTCAGAAAATCGTAATAAATTATGTACTTTTAATAGTAGATATATTTCTGATAACAGAGGCTTTGCTAGTCTAGAAAATAACAGAATATTATGTGATATAAATTCATATCATTTTCATAAAGATCAATCTGATGAAGATAATATGATTACTATTACTTTAGAAGATGCTAATAAATTGAATTTTGATATAACAGCTTATTCTGCTTATTTTAAATTGAAAAATACAAACGATTCAAAAAAATGGATTGAAGCTATATTCTTGTTAGAGAATAATTAATTGGAGGAATGAATTATGAAAAATTTAAATAAAGACAACTTATCATTTTTAGCTGGAGGTATTTTATTAGGGCTAGCTATATCGAAAGGTATTGAAAAAGTCAAAGAGATGATTGTTAAAGAGAAAATAGAAGAGGTTAAAGAAGATTTAGATAAATTAGAAAAGCATATAGAAGAAGTAACAAACTAAATATAAAAGAGGACTCTTTTGTCCTCTTTATTTTTTGAGGAGGAATTTAATATGAATATTATAAATAAAATAAAAGGTATGTTTAAAAAGGAAAATAATAAGGAAGGTGAAGTTTATTCTGAAATTATATATATGAACGATCATATATATAATATATCTACAGCTTTAGGGATGGATATAAAATCTACATATGAAGACAGAGTCCAATATATGATCAATAATATAAAAGATGAATCTTTATTTTATTTGTCCAATATCATAATGTATGTAAAAGCTTCTTATAATAATACTAATCTTTTAGAATTCATACCATTATGTAGTAATATGAAATATATATCAGCACAAGCTATAGATATAGAAAAAGGGGAAATTCACTTTTTAATGTGCGGAGATATTTCTCATTATAAAAATTTATTTAGAAATTCCGATAATGTGAATAATAAAATATTATTATCTGTAAAAGAACAATTATATCAAGTAGAATCAGTTTATTTTAATGACTTTATAAAAGATGGATTAATGAAATATGATTCGTTCTTAAATTATAACCCTACAGAAAAAATAAACATGACATTTAGACAAAATGGGTTTACTATCTTAGATATAGACAACTATGATAAGATTCAATATATATTGAGACAAAAAGAAATATTTAAAGATATACAATTCAGATCAATATTAGACCTACTAACCATAACATTCAAAAGTCAATCTGAGGTTCTTAATATTCCTTATAAGGAGATATATAAAGAGTTTAATGAAGATCTACTTGATACTATTAAGGATAGTGTTTTAGATTATATTAATCATCCTGATAATAGCACAAGGGAGACTATAGAAACAATATTACAACCATCATATAAAAAAATGATAGAATATGCTGATAAAAATGTAGAGCAAAAAGAATTTTATGAAGATGTAGATGAAGTAGTAAACTATATAGATTAAAATATAAATATAATTGTATATTATAATAATGTAAAGGAGAACCATAATATGAAAAAGTTTATGAATAGAGAACCAAATATAATAAAGGAGGATATATTAACAAATTTAGAATTAAGAAAAAACATAATAAGTTTAAATGAAATTAAACCTGTTGAAATACCATTAAATTCTATTAATAGTGAATATATTGGGTCTGATTTTTATAATATAATGTCACTACTAGGTCCATATATTAAACTCATGATAAATACTAACAATATAACAAAAGAAACTTTATTGGAATTAAAAGATACTGGAAAATTAACTCAATATGATTATGATAAATTAATTTATTATGTAAAATAAATTTATGGGGGATTTATATGAATAAACGGTTAAATAATTTAAAGGTTTTTAGGTCCTGTATAGGAGTTTGGTTTATAGCAGGATGTATCGCATTGATTATGGTTATTATAATATCAATAATAAGTAAACCTACCATAAACAGAGGTTTAATTAAATTTTACAGTCTATACATAGCAAATATAATATTTGCATCTCTATCACTTATACTTATAAATAAAAAGATACATAATTTTTATAAAAATTTATTTAAGGAGGTAAGTTAAGGTTGGATTATATTTACTTATATCACAACTTTATACAAGAAGTTTTTACATATCTGAAGAAAACCATATTAGTAGACTTTCCATCAATGAAATTGGATATTAATTATGATACGGTGTTTGAAAGTAAATATGCTGGTAATATATTTAATAAAATAACAGTTTATATGGGAGTAAGAATGAAAGACCAAAACTTTTATAATGTAATATATATGAAGAATCAAATATTATATAGTCTATTTCATGAATCCATACATCAATTAGAATTTACAGATCCTCAAAGATATGTAAGTGATAGAAAATATAAAATGAATGTGGAACGAAATGTTGACTATACCACGATGCATTATATAAATGATAACAATCTAGAATTACAAAGAATATTTAATATAATAGTGTATGAATATAATATTGATACTTTATCTAATCATTATGATAAAGGTGGAGTGATTATCAATAGAAACAATATTGATATGAAGTATTTTAATAAGCTTATTAACAAATTTATAGATATATCTAATATTCAAATATATAACATGTTTATGAAATACGGTAGGATAAGGATACATTTTGTATTAAATAATGAATCTCTAGTAGATCAATATACAATTAGAGATGACTTTGTATTGGATTTTGAAAAAATGAATACTATTATGGTCAAATATATGTATCAGGGTTATGTGCAAAGAATATACAGAGGCACATTATTAGAAAAGAAAGATGAAGTTATATTTAGTATATTCATGAATAATGATAATATAAAATTTATGGAAAGAGGTTGATTAAAATGAAATTTTTAGAATGGAGTGAAAAGGTAAAAATTGATATTAAAAAAGAAATAAGATTAATGTTTATAAGTAATAATATGGGATATTATTTAGAGAATGAATTAGATATGATAATGACGTCTAATATATATTCTATACATTCTAGTTGTTTATTTGGAATAAAAGAAAGTGATATTGGTGTACAAATATCCATCCCAGAGATAAAGAATATAAGAATAATAAAAGATTATGTTCAAAATTATATAATATCAGAATTGATACTTATAGATATTCCTATAACTACTATTGAGCTTAGAGAATTAACTAAAAATATAAGAGTAATAATAGAAAAAACAAATTTAGAATTAATTTAATAGTAAAGAGAGGATTAGTTTCCTCTCTTTATTTTAAAGGAGATTATTATGATAAAAATTGATGAAAAACACACTAGTTTAGATTATATGAAATTTATATATAATATTATAACTACATTTAAAATGAATGATAAATCTATAAAACATTTTAGAATAAATGTTCAGTTAGGTGAAGATGTAGATATGAGAGTATCTTATGTATATGGAGATTATATGTTATTTGATGTGATAGATATAATAATAGATAAGGATATAAATAAACTTGTAGAAAATATAGAAAAATCATCTCCTGATTTTATAAAATTTATAAGTTCTTTAATTAAAGAACCTACAGTTTTTGATTTATTGATTATTACTATTTTACATGAAATCGGACATTTAAAATTATCATTAAAATTATCTAATAACGACAAATGAGATTATATGAACAAGATTAACCATACCTTAGAAGTTTCTATAGAAAATATATTCAATTCATCAGAAAAAAAATATAGATTATTGGTACAGACTATTACCAAAAGAGGTATACAGTGATATGTATGCTTATTCTAATTTTATAAAAGTACATAAGATGTTAAATAAAGAAAAAATAGTAGATAGTATAATAGAATTACCACACTTATTAGAAGACAGATCTGATGTTAATATAGTAAATAAAATAATATCACAAAAATTAAATTTTAATAAATATATTATTACATATGGTAAAGAAAATATAATAAACACAAAAGAAAAATCTATTAAGATAAATTTGAAAGGAAATTTAAAATATAAAAAAGAATTAGATAATTTTATAAATAGTTTTGGTAATCAAAAAAGAGTAATTCAAAGTCTTATATATAAATTATCAATATTACAAGAATATATATTCCTTGAAAGTGATTTATATTATATTTATAGAAATTTATTAAACAATATTGGAACATGTTTTGATTTGGAAGTAATTGATATGAATAGATATGCTGAATTGATGGCAGTAATAAATTTATTTGAGTATATTGATAAAATAAACAAAGTAGATATATCTGATTTAAGAGAGGATTAGTTTCCTCTCTTTATTTTTTACATTTAATATAAAATAATTATAGTTATCTGTTTAGAAAATAACAATATAGGTATATACATATCATTTGGTATATGGTTTATATGTTTTCACAGCTATCCCAAATAGGTACTAAAAAGTAGTTGTAACTTTCTATTGTTAGATTCACATAAATGTAAAAGATAAAACACAAATAGAAAAGTAAATAGATTAATAAATAAATCATTAGAAAAATATATTATTAGATAATAAAATTCATTATTATAGATACAAATAAATAAGAAAATCATAAACCACATTTATTAATCAGAATGATTAATAAATAAAATTGAACTTGAATATAGCATAATACAACAGTTCAACTGAAATACAAGCAAAGATACTGACTTGGTCTTCAGACCAAGTAAAATGAAGAACGATACTGATATTCCATAGAAAGTTTTAGTATAGATAATAAGAATGAGAAAACAATAACTTATCATATTGTATTGGCTTATGACGATTTCAATATAGAAGAATATTTAAATAAAAAGATGAAAACTGAAGGAATAACATCATTTGAGATATCTAGAATAGTATCTAACAAAGAACAATAATTATACTATTACGAATAATTGATAAGGGTTTACACTCTTATCTTTTATTTTTTATATATTTAGTATATTATCTATACTTATCAAATAGATAAGCTGAATAATATATTTATATACATAAGGACAAACATTAGATTACAATATATAGAAGAAAAGGGAGATGTGTATTATGAATATTATAAAAAGAGATGGAAGAAAAGAAGTAGCAGTATCGCATAAAATAATAAATGCAATGATAATGTCTACTAATGGTCAAAAAGGATATGATCATTATAAATTAACATGTTTGGGAATGAGTTGTTTAGATGAAATAATAGAAAAGTATGGAAATGATTCTACAATAGAAGTAGACACAATTCATGATGAAGTAATAGATTTTTTAAAGAAAAATCATTTATATGAATTAGCAATAAACTATTCTGAATATAGAGATGATAGATCTAAATGTAGGATGAAGAATAGTGAATTAATGAAAATGGTATCAGGTTTATCAAAAGAAACTAATCGTGGAAATGCAAATGTGGGTAATAATTTTAGTTCGAAATTATTAATGATTGCATCTGGTGCAAATAAATGTAGTGTACTAGGAGAAATGCCAAAAGAAATAGCAAGACTTCATGAAGTAGGAGATCTATATTATCACGATTTAGATAGTTTTAACCTTACCACAAATTGTTTACATATACCAGCAGCTAAGACACTTAGTAAAGGCTTTAACACTGGTTATGGATACATTAAACCTCCCCAAAGGATAGAATCAGCATCAGATTTAATCTGTATACTAATACAATCCGTACAGAATAATTGAATTGTTCCCTCATATGGTAACATATGTTGAATAACCCTGTGAACCTAGATATCTAGGGTGTGTATATAAGTCTAGAGATATATGCTAACGGTAGAAGTGAAATAAGATTGATTGCACGACAATTGTAATCCTTTGAGAAATAAGCGAATAAGCTTCGTAAGAGAGCCTGAAGATCCTTTGATAACTTCTAAGGATAGCTGGTAATAGCCGTGCTAAATTACATAATTAATATTATGTATAAATGTGAAACGAGTATCTGAAATCTATACACTAAGAGTTGTCTTAGTTGAAAATAAGGTATTAGAAATAATACACGAAGAAAGTAAGAGTAGGGATAAGTTTAGAGACTTATATGGTATATAATAATTGGTTTTATTATATGTCACCGAAGTGCAGGGTATCCTATAACAAATACTTATAGGATAATGATATAGTCTAGTCCGATAATTTTAAATTATGTTAAAGTATCACGAAAGTGACGGTATAATAGGATCAATACGGTGGAGTAAGTATTCCTGATCTAGATAATACGTTAGGATTCTTTGTAAATCTAACAAAAGCAGAAATTCTAGAAGAAATGAATGAAGATGAAACAGAAGTAACAAAAGACAAATTAGATAGAAAAGTAAGAAAGAAAACTAGACAAGCTATGCAAGGTATTTGTTATAATCTTAATACAATGCATTCAAGAGCTGGTTCACAAGTTCCTTTCTCTTCAGTTAATTTAGGATTACCTTTAGATGATGACGCTGCATTAGTGTGTGAGTTATTTTTAGAAGAATTTGATAAAGGAATGGGAAAAGGAAGTCCTCTAATTTTTCCTAATGTTGTCTTTACTGTTAAAGATGGTGTAAATAGGAAAGAAGGAGACCCTTATTATTATCTATATAAATTAGCATGTAAAGTTGCATCTAAGAAGATGAATCCAACTTTCTTAAATATAGATGCTGATTTTAATTTAGAATATTATAATAAAGGTATTGTTGCACAAACTATGGGTTAGGTTACGAGCAGCCCATATAAAACCTCATGAACCTAGAAATCTAGGGTGTATATACGAGTCTAGAAGTATATGCTAACGGTAGAAGTTGAATAAGATTGGTTATAGAAAAGTGATTATAACCCTACTAGAAATAGTAGTCCATAAACGAAGTAGCTTCGTAAGAGAGCCTAAGGTCCTTTTTTAATAAGGATAGCTAGGGAATACCGTGTCTGTTAATATAATTTTTATTATAAAAATGAGATGTAACGACTAGTTGAAATCTATATATCAGAGAGAAATACTTTGATTGAAAATAAGGTATAATTAACATTATACACGAAGAAAGTAGACGTAGCAAGAAACTCGGTGAAAGTCCGTAATGCGAAGTATGAGGCTTATTATATATGGTAACAGTATATAATAATGAAGAGATAGTCTGTTTAATATTAAAATATTATTAAGCGTGTCGTACTCAAGTATTGTCGAATATAAACGGGTCTGCTGGACCTACAGGTAGGGGGAATATTGGAAATACAACGATGAATCTACCAAGATTAGGAATCTTATCTAATAATGATATAGATAAATTCTTTGAATTATTAACAAATTTATTAGAAGAATGTAAGAATTCCTTACTATATAGAAAAGATGTATTATCAAATCTAAAAGTAAAAGATCTACCATTTATAGCAGGGCAAGAATTATTCTTAGGATCTGAAGGATTAAAAGAAACAGATTCTATATTACCTATATTAGAACAAGGAACTTATGGTATGGGATTTGTAGGGTTAGCAGAAACTCTAGTAGCTTTATTAGGAGTGCATCATGGACAAACATTAGAAGCTAGAGAATTAGGTGAAAAAATAAATGGTTTTATAAGAGAGAAAGCAGATTATTATACTACTAAATACTCCTTAAATTTCAGTGCATATGCTTCTCCAGCTGAGGAAGTATCTGGGAAACTTTGTAAAAGTGATATAAAGAAATTTGGTATTATAGAGGGTGTAAATGATAAAGAATTCTATACAAATGGATTTCATATACCTGTAGATTTCCCTATATCAATTATGAATAAAATACAAATAGAAGCACCTTATCATAAAATGTGTAATGGTGGTCATATATCATATATAGAGGTAGATGATTATCCAACTCCAAAATTAGTTGAAAAGGTTGTAACAAAATCATTCACTGAAACTAATATAGCTTATATAGGAATCAACTTTCATATAAGATATTGTAAAGAATGTGGAACTCTTTTACATGGAGAATCAAAATGTGATTGTGGGTCTACTAGTATTCAAGGTATTTCTAGACTTACAGGATATTTAGGTCTTGATGAAAGATTTGGAGAGACAAAATCAAAAGAAAGATCTTTAAGAATTAATCATAATTCAGATCATGCAAAAGTATATAATAATGTAAAGAAATAATCTAATAGAAACAGGAGAAATCCTGTTTCCTTTTTTGTAAATAAAAAATATTATAGTTATATATTATATCTATGAAGAAAGGGGATTAAAAGAAATAAAATGATAGAAGAAATTATAAACGGAGATTCAGACCCCAGAGATTTATCATTAAATAATTTAAAGGAGGATTTAGTATTAGAAATAAATTATGAATTTTATAGTGAAAAATTAAATAAACTTAAACTTATAATTGGATATGAAAAATTATTTATTAATAAAAATCTATCTAATACTAATAACGATTTGTTATCTATTAGAAGAAAACAAAATATGATAAACGGGTTGAATTTTGTTATAGACAAAATCGACAGTAGATTACGACGTCTTAAATACATACAATACGAATATGTAGAAGAAAATTAAAATAAAAGGGCAATTATTGCCCTTTTATTTTTAATGAGATAAACAAAGGAGGGTAATAAAATTATAAAAGAGGTGTGAAGAATGCTTGAAAAATTATTAAAAAACAAAATTGATATTCATGATTTATCAGATAAGCAAATGAAAATACTTGTAGAGGATATATGTAAAGTAGATTGCATATTAACTCTAATACATATCAAATGTATATTTACTTTTGAGAAAAATAATATTAAGAAAAGGTTAGATTATTTATCTAATTATATTGGATATGATGGTTTTTTAGAAGAGAAGAGAAAACAAAAAAGATTTATATTATTAAATCAAATCATACATAAAATTGATTTAAGTTTAGATAACTTAGAATACATAGAAGAATTAAATTAAAAAATGAGGGAGAGATTTATTATGTGTAAACAAAAAGACTTAGTACAACAATCAATTGAGGATAAAACATATTCAAATTTTCATGAGGCTATTAGAAAAATATTTACAAAAGAATACTTCTATAAAGATTATGTTGATAATTTTACTGAACATGAAAAAACTTTTTTAATTAATCTTAAAGATTTAAGAGTAAGACTTAGAGAATTCAATTATCCAGTACATAATATAAGTAGGCTTGGTGAATATAATGATTATAAAGATATTTTTGTAGTATATCATGAAGCTGATATAGATGGTCATAGTGTAAAAATAATCAACGGTCTATTAAATAATGGTGATATGTCTAATACTTTTGGTTGTGATGTAAGAGCTGATGAAGCTTTTGATATTATAAAAGAAAAATTAGATGAAGGTATGTTTGTAATAGTTGCAGATTTAAACTTTACAGAAGAATATGCTGAAAGAGTAGAAAATGAATTAGATACTTCAAGATTTATATTATTAGATCATCATGGACATGCTATGTATTTAAATCAATATGATTGGGCTTTTGTGTTATCTCATGATGAAGAAAGTTTATATTTATCTTCTGGTACTTTATTGTATTCTATGTTTTGTGTTGCTAACTTTAATTGCAATTTAATATTAGATACAATAATAGATTTAGCAATGAATACTGCTTTGTATGATACTTGGTTCTGGTCTTCTAATTTTGATTATACTAGAGAATTATCTGAAAAGTATTTTGGTAATAGACCAGAAGATATATGTATGTTATTTAAATCTATGAGTAAAGATAAATATGCTCAACATGTTTTAAATAATATTAATAATTTTCATGATATATTTGATAATGATGATAAATTAAAAATAAAATTTATGAGAGATATGACTAGAAAAACTATTTATAGATATTACCATAATATGAGAATAGTAAACATTGATGATAAAAAGATTGGAATAGTATTTGGAGATAATGAAGTTTCTGCTGTTGGTAATTTTATTTTAAGAGCTAATAGAGAATTATCTTATTTTGCTATGGTAAATTTAAATAGTAATCAAATATATCTTAGATGTAGAAATGATTATGATGTAAAAGAAATTGCTATTAGGAATGGTGGAGGAGGTCATACTCAAGCTGCTGGATTCCCTATGATTGATATATTATTTAATGATAAATTCTTAATAGATTTATTATCAAAAACACATCAAGTAGAAGAAGATTGTTTAGCATCTATTAAAATGATAAAAGATTGTGCAGAATTTGATGAAGATACTAAAGTATATAGATTAAGATAATTAGTTATTTATTCTAGGAGGATTTCTATCTTCCTAGATTTTATATGAATAAATTTTTAAGAAGAGGTGTATTAAATGAAAAAATTATTAAAAAATATTAACAAACAAGAAATTAAAAAGAAAGCTATTATGGGTGCAAAAGCAATGATTGTTAGAACAGTAGTAAGAGCTGTTACTAATAAACAAAATAGAAAGAGATTATATGAACTATGTATTAGATAATACAGCCGAAGGTCTATATATAAATCAATATAATCATAGAGAAGATTATAATAATATCATTGTATGGTTATATAGTTTAAATAATAAAAATCTAAATAATAATATAAATACAACTGTAACTTCATATGGAAATAATAGTACTATTAAAGATGGTACTTATAAAATAATACATAATAAATGTTTGATAATAGTAGAGGCAGGTCATCTTGGTCTTGATCAAGAGACTTCTATATATAAAGAAATTAAAATAAATATATTAGGTTCTAATAATAAAACCATTATAAAAGATGCTTATAAAACTATTAAAATAGATAGTGAATCTTGTATCCAATTAGAAAGAAGAAATGGACAACCTGTATCCATTGCTAAAAGAAAATTAGATACTATATTTAGTGATCAATTTGATGAAATAAATAATCTAATAATAAAATGGAAGGATCAACAAGATGTATTTAGAGAACATGGTATGGCATTTAAAACAGGTATATTGTTACATGGGGTTCCAGGAACAGGAAAGACTTCTATAGTTAGAGCTATAGCTACAGAATTTAATATGAATATAATGTATGTTAATGTAGCTACAATAAAAGCTCAAGATATAGACTATATCAATATTAGAAATAACAGTATTTTACTATTAGAAGAAATAGATTTAATGAAAGATGACGAAGATTATAAAAAGAAAGTAAGTTCTTTATTATCTTTATTAGATGGAATTACAAGTCCTAATAATTGTATCATAATAGCAACAAGTAATTACATAGATGCAATTGATGAAAGACTAGTGAGAAAAGGTAGATTTGATAATATAATAGAGGTTACTAATATTTGTAGACATACCGCTATTAGAATGTGTGAAAGTTTCAATATAGATCCTGTACTTGTATTAGAAGAGGGTAAAAAATCTTTTAATCCTAGTGAATTACAAGATAAAATATTAAAAATAATATAATCATAATGGGGTGTTAAAATGAATAAAACTGTAATAAAAGAATTTTTAATTAAAGAAGCGAAGAAAGAAATCAAAAAACAATTAGTGAATACTATATTTAGTAATAATAATAAAAAGAAAGTAAAAGATTTAATATTCTCGAAAATATCATCATCTTATAAAGTATCTACAGTTAAAAATACTATATCATTAGAATATAAATTCTTAATACACTGGATTAGAGATATAAAAAATAAAGAACTTTATAAAAATTTAAAACAATTCGAAAATAATGATGTCATGTTATTAGAAAATGGGGAATATAAAATATTATATGAAAATAATTTAATATTAATAAAATCATATACAGATGATATGTACATATAATATAATAATAGATGTTATTGGTAAAACAGGTAAAGAAATTGTTGAAGACATCATAGAATACATAGTTTCTAGTATTAAGAATGTTAGAAACACTAAAAAAGATCCAGACAGTATATACATAGATTATAAAAGATTTCCTACAGACGATTATTATATTTCAATATTAGGAAGAAAATTAGAAACTATATATTCTGAACAAATTGATGATATAATAAATATTATATGCAATTGGTCTAATGATAGTGATATATATCATAAACATGGACTAGCATTTAAAACTGGTATTATATTACATGGTGTTCCAGGAACAGGAAAAACCTCGATAGTTAAAGCCTTATCAACATATTTCGCCATGAATATGATTACATTAAATATAGCTTCTATATCTGCTAAAGATTTAATAAAATTTTCTCAACAAATAAGAACAGATGAAAATAAGATAGTATTATTAGAAGAAATAGATTTAAGAGATTCTGATGAAAAAGATAAAAAAATGCAAGAACTACTAACTCTATTAGATGGGGTTGATGGAGTAAATAATATAATATTTATAGCTACTACTAATGATATTGATGGGGTTGATGTACGATTAAAAAGACCAGGAAGGTTTGATAATATAATCGAGATTACAAATATAAATATAGATTTAGCTACTAAAATGTGTGAAAGTTTTAAAGTTGATTCTAATATAGTATTAGAAAATTATAATATTAAATTTCCTAATTCAGAAAAATACAATCCAGCTACATTGCAAGCAGAAATATTAAATGAATATCATAAACAAAAATCAAATATAAATAATATTGTAAATATAGACAATATTAACCTTAAAAATAAATCTAATAATAAAACTTCATGTAAAGCTGAATATACACCATCATCTTATATAGGGGAGGTAAATTCGTTTAATATAAATAAGGGAGTAGATAATAAGTGGAATTCAAACGGACACCGTATTTATGGTTCTGAACCAATATATGATGAAAAGATAATAGCAACTAATTAATTTTAATTTATAGGAGTGTGTATTAAAATGAATAATAAAATATTAAATGTTTTGGTAAAAGAATCTAAACAAATGGCTATCCGTATAATAAGAGATAAAACATCAAAATTAATATCAGATAATAAATACAGAAATTGTGTGAAAAATGATATACTTTCTAAATTTAGTAGAAATTTAAAATTGATGGGTCATGAAGACAAATTTAAAATTAAATATGTTAGGATTATAAGATGGTTAATAAAAACTTTTAATATAGAGGATGTGTATATGCTGGATAGATTCAAATCCATTCCATACAAATGTTACACTTTCAAATATAATGGCTCTGTGTTGTATATAGATCATAGCAAAGAAGGGGATAATATATTATTAGATATAAAAATAATAACTATCAAAAAAGAAATAGGTGATAATATATATAAAGAATTAGTAGATATATCAGCAGGGTCTCTAGAATGTATTTCGGATTCATCAAATAATTTTATAGCTATGTATAAATGTGATGGTGAAGATATATGTGATAGAATGTTGGTACCAAAAAGATCATTGGATACTATATTCTCTAATGAATTACCATTAATAATTTCCGATTTAGAAAACTTTATGAGTAAAAAATCTATATTCAAAAAACATCAACTTCCATTTAAAACTGGTATATTTTTATATGGGGAACCAGGAACAGGTAAGTCTTCTATCGTAAAAGCCATTGCATCTAATTTTAATATGGATATATTTTATATCAATTTAACTGAATTGAATTATGGTCAATTAAAGAATACTGTTAATGATATTAACGGTAGAACTCGCAGAATAAGAACTTCAATAATATTATTAGAAGAAATTGATCTATCAGAAAATGAAGATAACTCATTCAATGAAAAGAATAAAAAATTAAGTTTATTATTGAATTGGTTAGACGGACAAGAATCACCATCAGATATAATATTTATAGCTACTACCAATTATATAGATAAAGTTGATGAAAGAATAAAAAGATCTGGTAGATTTGATTATAAATATGAAATAAGTCAATTAGACGAAGATCAAGCTTCTAAGATGTGTATGAGTTTTGACATAAATCCTAAAGAGATATTAGAATTAGATGAGTTTAAAGATTGTGTTACATATAGTCCCGCAAAAGTTCAAGAATATATTTTAAAGAAAATAGTGGTGGGTATAAATGAGTAGATTTGAATCACAAGGAATACATACTAGATTATATTACATAATAGAAAGAAGTGGAGATGTAGATTATAAACTTAGAATAGAATATCTTATGAAAGAATATAATCTAACTCAAGAACAATCGGAGTTTGTTTCTCCAATAAAATATAACTTTGAGAAACTTATCAAATCAAATTCAATAGAAGAAATAATGAATCTTTTAGAAAATGAAATAATAGATGAACTCAAAGCAAAAGAAGCATCTCGTATTAGGGTGCATAATCTTATGTATAATTTAAGAACTATGAATAGAAATAGTAGATTAGGGATGTTTTAATTAGAGAGGGACTTAGTTCCCTCTTTTTATTTTATATTTTTAATAAGGGGAGATTAAAATGAATATATTAAAATATAAAAGATTATTAAATCTTAGGAAAAGTGAAGAAACAATGTTATTTTACATGATATTAACACGTGGAGATAAAAGTGTAAGAGAAATAATAAAAATATCTGGAATTAATTATAAAAGAGCATGGTATATATTAGAAAAATGGATTGGTAGAGGGATATATAATTGTGGTGTATCCTTGGATATGGGATGGTTAGAATTAGAAAAATTGCCTGCTGATTTTAATATAATAAAGGAGAAAATGATATGAAATTTAATTTAAATTTTGATAATATAATAAAGATTGAAAACTTAAGAGGAGAATTTGAAATTAAACATACTAAATATTTAAGGGATGACAGAAAATTTGAGTATAATGAAGACAATGGTGAAGAATCAATATTATTAAATTATGAGGAATATAAAGAAATAACAAAAGATAATAATAAGATTAAAAATATTAAGAAATATAAGACAATAATAGATAAATTTGAATTAATTGGCTTTAATAATAATTATATAATAAATATACCAGTTACAAAAGATAAAGAATTATTAATCATTACCATATGGAAATATCCTTTAAAAAATAATAAAGATGAAATATTTTGTGATAGTCTTATAGTTAAATATTATAATTATAATGGAAAATTTATAATATATATTAAGGATAAATATTTTATGGATGATAAATCTGAATTTATTATAAAAGATTCTTTAGGGAGAATATATGAATTAAAAATATCTAAAGAAATGGAATATAATAAGAACTCTATATGTAAAACAGTAAATGATAATTATGATCCTATATATCTAATATCATCTAACGGTGAACTAGAAGTAGTATCAGTTGATGTATTACATAAAGAAAATAATTTTGTTGAATTATATATGATAAATCCAGATCTACCAATGTTTTTATCCCTTATATATACAAATAATGATAAATTATTCTCTAGTTTAATATCATTGAAAATTAAAGATATAACCATAAATTTACCAGATGAATATGAATTAGAAAATGGAGTTAAATATTATTATATAGAATCAGATATCATGTTTGATGATATCTATGTAAATAATTTACTGAATGAAGAGTTTGTAATATTTAATAAAAATAAACCTAGATTAATATAACAAAATTAAAAGGAGAATGATAATATGAAAAACTTTATGAAAAGAGATAAAGAAATAAATATTGAAATATCAAATCAATTAGAAAGCAATTCTAACCAATATTTTAACACTCAACCAGTTCAATTTCCAATAACAAATAATCCTTATGAATTATGTATGAGTAATATTATATCAACTGAAGATGATATATTAACTGATGTATCTACCAGAAATAGAATGTTAAATAATGATTTTGTAATGACAAAAGTTAAAAATATTATGACGCTATCACATTTAAATTATTGTAATGTAAAAATGGTTGCAGAATACTTTGAAGTCCCAGAGGATACTATAAATACTGTTATAAAAAGAAATAGAGATGAACTTCTACAAAATGGAATGAAAATATTATCTGGTTCTGATATTAAAAATATGATTAATTCTGTGTATGAAGATATGGAACCTTTAGTAGAGTTCGAAATGAACTCTACTAAAATAATTAATATGAAAGGATATTTCATATACAATAATCAAAGATTTGCAAATAATAGCAACATACTTTTAAACAAAAGATCTATATTAAATATAGCGATGTTGTTAAGAGACTCTATAATAGCTCAACGAATTAGAAAAGAATTATTAGATATAGAAGAAAATCAAAATGATAGAAGAATAGAACAGGAACAACATGATTATAATAATTATAACAATAAGAGATTATATGATGAGCTTATAGAAAATAGAAAACAAATAAAAGAAATTAGCCTAGCTCAATCTTATTTAGATTATTTATTTTCTATAAATAAATTAGATATTTCAGATTATGAAAAATATAAAAATAATTATAACAAATAATCAAAGAGAGGGGATAATTCTCCTCTTTCTTTTTTGTAAAAATACTTTATTATAATTGTATATTATATTTATGAATAAACAATATAAATTATTTTAAAGGAGCGTATTAATATGGTATTTATAAAAACATTAAAACATTATATGAGTAAAAAACCAATAGTAGTAGATGAGAAAGTTACAGAAGATTGTATAGAATTTATAGGTCTTGTACTACCAAAGATTAAAGAATATTTAAATATAGAATCAGCCCCATTTATCCAATTATGTACATCATTTGACTTACCTACTGTTTATGGGTTATATAAATTCGATACAAAAGAATTGTTTATATGTCCTTATGAATTAGCTAAACTTTTTAAACTCAAAAACTATGGTGAATTATTCCTTAATATTACTGCTGCGATAGTGCATGAATTAACCCATTATAAACAAGATATAGAAGGTAGATATTCACAAGAGAAATTCTTAAATGAATATACAACTATAACCAATTTAGAAGGTTACATGGACCAAGATATAGAGAAAGAAGCCTATAGTAATCAATTTGATTTTACTAAAATTAATAGGATGTATATCTATACATTAGCTGGTATAGTTCTTAATAGAAGATTAAAAAAGTAAGGAGTGAAAATAAATGAAAAAATATAAATCAAAAAAGGAATTTAAATCTGATTTATTAAATCTTTCTGCTATAGAAATATATAAAAATGTATTAGCAGGTAAATATATAAAAAGATTTCCAACAGATTTTTGGAAAAAACCAGAAGCTTTAGATAACGCTAATAAAATTATTATATATTTAATAGAAGAAAAATTAAAACTTACAGATGATGAATTGAAAAAAGAATTATCAGCTGAAATGTTTAAAGATACAAGATTATATAGCATGTTGCATGATAAATTTAATAATTCTCCATATGATGCTATAAATTCAGCTTATCCAAATAAATTTAAACGATGGGAATTTAATAGAGTAGCTAATAACTATTGGGACAAAGAAACTTCTAAAGAAGCTGTGATATGGTTAATAGAAGAAAAATTAAAACTTAATATTAAGGATATAAAAAATATTAGCAATTTAGCTAATTTATTTATAGACAATGGTTTAATAGGAATGGTTTCTTCGGTTTTCAATGGATCTACATATGATGCAATTAATAATGCATATCCAAATACATTTAAAAAATAGAGGGCTTTAATTAGCCTTTTATTTTTTATCAAAACATATCAATAAAAGGAGTTGATATGTTATGCGAGACCCGTATGAAATTAAGGAGATTTTATTTGACAATGATCCTAATCCTTCACATGTTCATAAAATACCATCTGTACCTAAATTTGACGTAGATGATTATGATTTAATGAATGAAAAAGAATTCTCAAAATACATGGGTAACATAGAAAAAATATGCCGTGGTTCATTTGAGTATAGACAACTAACTAATTATCTAAGAGATAATATGGATATGAATAAATGTGCTTTCATGCAAAATGTTTCCAATGAGAATAATTATAAGATCAAAATCCATATTCATCATGAACCTTTTACTTTATATGATATTACTAGAACAATCTATAATAAACGTGTTAGAATGAGACATTCTATAAATGAGAATTTAGTAGCAGAAGAAGTAATGTATCTACATTATTCTTTATTAGTGGGATTAGTCCCATTATCAGAAACTGTTCATGAATTGGTACATGGTAATTATTTATTTGTGCCTATGGATAAAGTATTTGGGAATATAGAAAGATTTATAGGAATGTATGAACCTTATTTTGAACCAGAAACCAGACTACTATTAGATAAAATAAGAAAATATACTTCTGTATATAATTCAGACTTAGCAAAGAATATAAGATTAATTGAAAGAAATTATTTATATTTAGATATGACAGATGTGTACCAATTACCAACTTATGATTCTATTGTAGAAAAAATGAATCAAAGAATTGATACTTTGAGACAACAAGAATCATCTCCTGTTATAGAATTAAAATTAGGAGATAGAGATTTATATGATAGAAAAGTATTTATGGTAAGAGATAAACCAAAGAACTTACAAGTAATTTAAAATATAAGGAGGACTAAGAATGTTAAATGATAAGACTTTAAGTATTATGCAAGAATGTGCTAGTATTGATACAAATAACTATAAACATATGTCAGAACAAAGTATTGATTCTGATATAGAACAATTCTTTTCTGAATGTACAGAAATGCCAGAGGAATTTATATATAGAGTAGAGGATATTCCTGTACAAGAGAGAGTAACTTCAATTGGTACAGAAAATTATGTAGATTATAATGATATATATAATCTATCAGAATATTGTGATTGTACTATTAAAGAAGCTCTAGATAAAGTTTGTCAACTTGAGGAAAATGTATCAGTAGGAATGAATTTGTCTAATACTTATCTGGTATTTGATGAAAAAGCTTCTATACTTAAATCTTTAAAGAAAAAAGGTAAAGAAGAAAAAGAGAAGATAAAGAAAACTATTGATGATATAAAAGAAAAAGGTATTAAAGTAACAACAAAGAATTCTACATCAAAAACTAAGTGTAAGAAATGTGGTAAGAAGAAATGTGAATGTAAATAAATACAACAAATATAACTATAAATTGATAAAAAACATCTTAATTTAATACACACTCAATTTGAGATAGCTTAGGCTATCTCTATTTTTTAATGAGAAAGGGATAGGTATATAATTATATTTATAGTTATATATTATATAGATGTACAAAGGGGGAATGTATTATATGAAGGATTTAATTGTAGATGAAATTTTTAATCCTTATACTTTAAATGTGTTTACAGATGCTTCTGTAAAAATGGTAGGAAACTATTTTATAGCATGCCCAGGTGCAGTCGCAGTCACCACGTTCAATGGTTTGCCTTATATTTGTAATCAACAAGCATATTTATCTTATGATTCTACTAATAACTCTGGAGAAATACAAGCAGTAAGATTAGGAATTTTTCTTGCTAATATGTATAAATATAGATTTAGAGTTATAAATCTATTTGCCGATTCTAATATATGTATATCAGGATTAAATGTATGGTTAGATTCATGGATAAAGAATGCTAAAAATGGATCATTTGTAAATAGTTCTAGAAAACCTGTAGAAAATCAAGATACATTTAAAAACATAATCGATGACATAATTACCAATCAACTCTACATAAATTTCTATCATCAAAAAGGACATGTTGATGTAAAGAATAAAGATTCAGTAGACAACGCTATTAATGTATTTAGAACAATAAACAATATAAACCCTTCTACTAATTTAATAGAAAATCTATCTAAGTATAACAATGAAGTAGATATAATGACAAAAGTTTATTTAGATAATGTAGAGAAAAGTTTAATAGGTATGAAAACTGAAAAAATGGTTTATAGAGACTTCTATAATAATAAACAAGGTTTAGAACAATTTAGAAATATAACAAATCAATTTAAGAAAGGATGAATAAACAATGTATAATGATAATAATTATCTACCATCACAATATGACATTGGAATACAACAACCAAATCTAATAAGATTACCATGGCAAGAGGAACAAAACTTACAAGGATTATCTCCAAAATATAATAATCATCTAGATGATAATGATTATGTTCCTAGTAAACAAAGATCTGTTAATGTTACAAATTATTCTAATACATATCTAAAGAGATTAAACTTTAGAAAAGAACTTACAGATTTTATATCAGCTTTAAATAATTTACCTTCGATTCAATCTAATAATATAATAGAAATAACTGATAAGGTTTTAACTAATATTTACTTTGAAGAGCAGTTAGACAAATCTAATTCAGATATTTTATCAGAATCAATAAAAATAGAATTGAATAGGTTGAATATAATTGTAGATATTAATTCTATAAAAAACTTAGTTACTAAATATTTTCAATAAAAATTTTATAATAGAGGAGAATGAAAAATGGAAAAAATGATAACATCAGAATTAAAAACATTTATGAGAAGAGACGACATGTTCCCAGGAGCACCAAATGTGAGGACTATATATCAAACTATGAATGATAATTTATGTAGGCAACAGTTCATAGCTGATAGAGTAAACTCACGTAATATCGCTGATTTATTTAGAAATAGAACAGAATATTTATTAACAACAACCACAAGACAATTATGTAATTATATCAATTCTGATATTACTAATATTGATAAAAGAGAAGTTTTAGGTGAAATGTTATTTAATTCACTCTTAAGATCAAATTCAGATGATAGTTCATGTCGCTATAATTGCGAGAAATTATTCCGTATAACCTCAATACATATATATAATACATTCTTTGGTGATTTTATAATAGATGGAAAGTTAAAAGATATTAATATAATTTATCAAAATTTCTTTTTAGAAGGAATGACAAAAGCTGAAACTTTATTTAATATTTACATGCTAGGTGAAGTTAACAACGACCCAATAGATTCTAATCGAATGATACATGTGGTAGGAAGAATAGCTGATGTGTACACATATACTTTAATGAAACTATTTGTAGAATTAATATGTTTTTATCTTGGACATGTTAAACCAGAGATAGAAATAACTGGTGAATATTTCTTAAGAATGATGAAAATATATAATGAAAAATGTGCAACTGTAGAAAAACTTTATGATGAATACGAATTTAAATTATAGTTATATATTATAGAACTGATAGATCTTAGAAGGGAGATAACATTATGCAGTTTTTTAATAACAATAACTATATCCCTCCCAATCCAATTGGTGGTCCATCTTCCGAACCTGCTGGATATAATCATTTAGGTGAACCAATATCTTCTGCTGGATATAATAATATGGGAGGATATTATACTAACAATTATAATTATTACAATCCATATCTAGAAGAAGAAAAGAAAAAACAAGAACAAATACATATGAAAGAACAAATGAGACAACAAGGTGACGTTATGAAAGCTATCAGTATGTCTGCTAGTAAATGTAGTAATGAGACAGTAAACGAATCTTTAATGGGAGAATTATATGATCCAGTGTTTGAAGAAGATGTATCTAAAGAAGTAAAAAATCAGATGATGTTATTAAATACATTCTATAACATACCAGAAAATCAAACATCATCTGCTATATTTGAGGCACAGTCTAAAGTGTATGATTATAGACAAACATTAGTTCCTAAAGATTGTACTTTCAACGAATTCATGGATAAGTCTGCCAATCTGGTAGATGATATAATAAGAGATGAAGAGAAACAAAGAAACACAGAGAACTTGGCTAGATTATATAATAAAGATAGTTATAAAAGTTTAGTAGGAGTACACAAAGGTGATTCATCTGATTATTTCAACAGTATGTATGACAACAATGGACCTATGAATGTATCTATAGATGATTTAGAATCTAATCTTCCTCACTATGAAGAAAAATCTGAAAATGTTGCTGCAAGAAAGGATTTTATGAATAGAATCTTGATCGAAATAGAAAAAAGAAATGCAGGAGGATATGGGGTGTGAGTAAAGTTAATGTGCTAGATATTCTTTATAATGAAGAACGAAGCCCATTAGAATTCCATTTTGATGCTTTAATGGGTCCAAATGTTTCTAATTTCTTTATAGAATCTGAAATATATGAATTATATAATATCGCAAAATCAAATAAGTTAGCAGGAAATGTTAAGGAAAAGAAAAGGTTAATTAATGAAATAGTATACTCTAAGGGATTTAGAAGATGGTTTTCTGGGACAAATAGGGTCATATATAGATATTTAGAAGACAATTCATTTTGTCTTAAGATAGCATTTGATTCTGTAGGATTATCTGATTCTTTAAGAGAATATGAAAATCAATTCTATCTAAAACCATTCTGTACAAAAATATTCGATGTACATTCATGTGGTGTAGTATCCACTACAGAGGTAGTACAACCAATTAGATTATTTGAAGAATTTGCACAAGTAGCAGAAGATGTTTTTGATTTAATAGTAAATAGAATAATAGGTAAATATGTTCTAGATGATATTGGTTGTATAGAATTCTTTCAAAATTATGGTGTAAGGAAAGGTTTTGGTCCTGTACTATTAGACTTTCCTTACATGTATAAATTAGATGGTAATAAGTTATATTGCACATTAAAGGACAAAGCATCTGGGGTTAATTGTTCTGGTCTTATAGATTATGATAAGACTTTTGATAATATAATATGTACTAAATGTGGAAAAAGATACTTCGCAAAAGATTTACAATCAAGTATTGATAATAATATAATATATGTAAAAGGAGTGAATGACGTTATGTCAAAAGTATATTTATATCAAGGAGAAAATTTAGAATCAATTATAGGTGGTAATGAAAGTGATTTTATAGATAGATCATCTAATAGAATAACTCCATCTACTAAGGATCAACAAATCTATGATGATTTTGTTCCTAATGGAAGAAGAAATAGAATTAAAGAGCAATCTAAATCTGAAACTAATATTCCTAATATCATAGAACAAAAAGTAAGAGTTAGATCTACTACAGAAATACATAAAGATAAATTAGAAATTCCTTCTAATCTTGGAGAGATAATAAATCAAAATATATTAGACGAAGAAGATGATGAAGAAAATATACTTAATAAATTTAATTTAAAAGATTCGGATTTTGAAGAAAATAGTCAAATCAATACAGAATACAATCAAGAAGATGATGTAGAATATGTAGAGAAGATCAGAAAGATGAAACAAAAAGTAGATCAAGATAACGATCATTTATATTAAGAAAGGAGAATATATGAGTACTAATTTAATATTATGTAAAGGGAATAAAAAAATAGATAATAAATATTGTGATGAATTTGTATCAAGACAATCAAATATATGGTTTAGTGATATTATAGCTTACTTTTTAGACAAAGTACAAGATTCTTGTATTTCATTAGAATTATATGATGATGAAAAAGATAAAGAGATAATCAATTATCAAATATTAAATAAAGAAAAGTATGAACAATTAAAACAAATGATAGCTTCATATGATCTAAAATCATTATCTAAAGAATATAGACAAAGTTTATTCGATTTTGTAAATATATTAAATGATCCATTTCATGATTTCATATTATTGGATTATTAAGAAAGGGGAATATATTATATGATTACTGGTGATATATATTTAACGACTGATCCTAATATTGTTGTACATCAATGCATAGCACCTAATACAATTGTTATGTTTTTACAAGATGGTCAAGATATAGATCAGAATCTATTTAGAACAATCAGAGCACAACAAGGGAATATTGCCAGTTCCCTACTTCCAGATTATCAATCATTTATGTCTCAAATAGAAGAAGGTAACGAAGCTTTTGAAACTAATTATTTTAGGTATCTTCAAAGTCAAGAACCATTGACTACTTTTATGCTTATAATAGCATCTCTATGTAAAGGAAACAATATCATATTGTATACCTCAAAAGATCATGCAGATACTTTTGTACCACAATTGATGAAGTTTGCAGGGATCACGTTTGGATTGATTATAGGAATTATAGGAACTAATATGGATAGACCTTGTAGTTTTGATTTGAATTATACTAAGAATATAATAGAATTATTATATCTATTTAATTTCTATACAATAGAAGATTTATTTATGGATTTCCCTAAATCAGAATGGTTTTCTGATAATGTTATAATTAAATTAAGTATGGATATGAAACCATATTTAAAGAATCCTAATCCAACATTAGAAGATTATGCACTATACTTCTATAATTATAAAGAACAAGTGAAAACTATAGGTAAATTTTTAAAACCTATGGTTCACAGAGGTTAGTTAATATGGTTACATTTATGACATCAGATACATTGAGTAAATTGTATATAACAAAAGATACATATTTTCTAAATTTAAGTTCTTTTAAAATGGGATTCCAAAGAGTAAACTTAGCACCTCCATATGAGTGTACATCATTAGAACCAAAGTTATTTGATATGATGTATGCCAAATTTATTCTAGAGAATAATATAGTGTTTATGGAATTGATGAATATAATAGTTCCAGTATTTGAAGGTAAAAGTATAGTCATATTAATTACTATGGGAGATGGTTGGGATGTAATTACAGAATCATTACAAAAATTTTTACAACAAAGATATAATATTATCTCCACTATTTGTTATAATCCTGAAGACTATGAATATGGTCAAGAAGTTATAATGAATAAAAGTTCATTATATAATTTTGAACAAGATAGAAAGAGATTCTTAAATCTATTTGTAATGGAAAATGGTGAGGATATTGTCAAAAAATCAATAATCACAAATGATAATATTTCAAAATATTTCTAACATATTACTGATGTTATCATTACCCCTAATTATAAAATTATAGAGTAGGGTTTCCTACTCTATTTTTTAACAAAAAATATTAAGGAAGTGTTAATTTATGAGCAGTAAATTATACAAACATATAAGATACAAAGCTGAAATACCATTTATAATTTCTCAATTAATAAGAGAGTATGATATATCTAAAGCTAATATTAATATATTATTTAAATATGGAATTTTATCAGAGAGTCAATATCAATACTTTTTAAAATGTCCTAGAATGGAAAGACAAATTACTATAGGTAAAATGGAAAAGAACAATCCTAAGATAATAAAAATAAAACAACAAGGTATTGAGGAATCTAGAAAGTTATTTTTTGAAGCTAATGATATATCAGATACAGATGTATTGTCAATAAGAAATGATGCTATATTCTTGATAAATAAAACAGCCAAAATTACTAAGTTTGAGAATATAGAATTTCTCAATAATAACACTTTTTCTTCATTTTATAGTCTAGATCATAAAGATTTAGAAGCATATTATATGTACGATTCATTCTCTCAAAAAGAGAAGATAACAATAAAAGGAATGAAACCTGAAGAGTTAGTTAAACATGAGAATTTCTTCTTAGATTTTTTATTAGCTGTATTTCAGTCTGCTGAATTGGAAGGTGTAGAAGAGACCATTAAATTAATAGCATCATTTAATCAACTATACGTAGGATTAGAGTTAGATGTTGAATATTATCGTAATTTCGATAATATGTCTAGATATATTATAAATACCAAGAATCATTCAAACTATTTACCATATATAGAAAGGGATGATTTAAAACATATAAATACTATATGTAATCTAAATATAATAAGAGAATTGTGGGGATACATAGGATCAATAAAATTTAGATATAAATAAAGGATATGGGGTTGACCCATATCCATATTTTATCTATCTTCGTCTGCTTCAAAACTAAAATTAAACTCTTTAGCTTCATCATCTGATTTATATTTTTGTCCATTTATTTCTCTAGCCCATTCTAATACTTTTAAATAACATCTTTCAGCCAATACATCCGTCATACAATTCTTATTATATACTGTTGACAATCTATTGATTAAAGATGGTGAAATTCTTTCTGATACTGTATTAGATACTAGATTAAGTATTTCTATTTGATTATCTCTGGATACAGATTGTAATTTAGCATAATCTATATTTTTAGATATTACATTTATCATACAGTCCTCTACAAATATATCCAACATTGGGATTACATCCATATTATTTACAAATTGTCTATCTAATGCGACAACTTCAGCATTAGTCATAATGACATCACATTTATTTTTTACCTGTATACGTCTAGCTAGTAGACTTAATATAATAACCGTAACTATAATTATATATCCGTAATAAAATTCCATAATCAACACTCCTTAATATTTTTTATTATTTAAAAGTTTAAGATATAAAAAATAAGAGTGGAATAACCACTCTTATAATTTTAATGATCGGAATTATAAACTCCATTTAAACACATTTCAACCCTAGATTCACATCTCTTAGTTAACCCTGAACTTACTACACCATTAGCCTTATTCCAACTCATCAATTTAGTTGTTATTAAATCTGAATCACCTGATATAATAGCTTTCCAAGTATTACCTCCTATTACAGCTCCAGTACCAGCATTATATCCAATATCACATAAACAATCAAATGCTTGTTGTGAGATAGAATTATAATTATCACCTAAAGCAGATTTAATAGTATTTGCTACTAAATTTATTTCTTGTTTTAACCAACCTAAGGCTTGGTCTTGTGTACATGTAGAACTCAATCCGTTAGGGAAAGCTTCAGGGATTGCACAATAACATGTACCATAACCAATAGTCCAATATCTTTGATCTCCTGGATAATATGGATCTTCATATGCATTCTCTGATTCTGAACTCCATTCTCCCGATTCCCAACCAGCTACATAAGAAACTAATGAATCGGATACTAACGAATCGCTTGATCTTGAATAATCCAATTGCCACACACCATTCTTATCAAAAGAATAATTTTGACCATTAATTTCTAATATAGTGTTACATACACATGAACCTTTAGAATAAGTCATTCCATTATAATATGTATCTTTCTCTAAAAGATAATACCATTTTTGTTTATCTCCAAGTTTCACCCAATTAGTAGCCATAGCTCCTTCTTGATATTTAATTCCATAATTGCCAGTTTCTTGAGGATATAAATAATACCAACTTCCTTTATATTCAATCCATCCTGTAGACATTTCACCAACATAATGAGTATCTCCATCTTTTTCAGTTTTTTCCGAATAAGAAAAAAACCAATGGTCTTGATTAGTTGCTGTTTGGAAAAATCCAGTATCCAATGAACCATCTTTATCATTTAAATGATACCATTTTTCATTATCTTTTTTCCATCCTAGAATATTTACATTATCTTCCGAAGCAAACCATTTTTTACTATTATCATCCTGTATCCAATTTAATGACATAAAAACACATCCTTTCTTTATTTTAATTACTTATATGTTTTTTAGTAAAAGTTCAATATTATAACTGTATATTATAATAGTGAAATATAATATTATTATTTAGGAGAGTGTTGAATATGATGAAAGAAATTATTAATGTAATACAAAGATTAAATAGAGGGAGTGTTGAATTATTAAAAGAACATGATGTAGTATATGTATTTACTAAAGTAGATAATGAAATGATAAAACATCTATATTCAAATAGAAACCAATTAATAGAAACATTAATAAATGACATAAATGAATTAGAAGTATTTACTCAAGAAATAAAAGATATAAATACTTACATATTACAAATGGACAAAATTTATGAAATATATAATCTAGAAAAAGGTACAAGTGTGGGCGAAATAAAATGTTTCATTTACACATTAAATGCTTATTATAGATTCTTAAAAAGAATAGATATAAGATTCAAAGAAAAATTAGGAATAGCTTGATACATAAAATAGAGGAGAGATTTAAATGAATAAAGAATTAATTAAAGAAAAAGTTTTAACAGCATTAAAAATTAGAAAAGATATTCAAGAAATATATGAGAAGCACAAAGTACTGACAGTGTTGTGTAATGAAAGTCCAAATCAATATTATAATCAGGTAGATGAAAATTCAGAAGGAATAATGGTTGAATATTATTATAACACTCCATCAAAAATATATACCCCATTAGGATACATCTCAATTACATCTGGGTATTTATCTCTTGATGAGAATTATTTAGAAGCTGAAAAAGAAATAAAAGAAAAATTCGGTTTTCAATTAGGCAAAGATTCGTATCAAAATTCTATGGGATGTTTTGGTCCATGGTATTATATAACCAAATTACCATGGGGTGATAAAATAGAATTAAAACCATATGTTACAAATAGAGATAAATATATAGAATATAATGAAGCTGGAAAACTTTATGATGAAATATTGACTGAATTTAATTTAAAACAATAAAAACAAGGTGGACAATTGTCCACCTTTTATTTTTTCTAAAAATTAACTACTGCACCACAATTAGACCAATCCATTATTTTATTTCTTAAATCTAACAGTTTATTATCATTAGACAATCCATCTTCATCCATACATCTTTTAAGATAGAATATAATCTTAAATGCAATATCTTGACTTATTCCCATATAATATTTATTTATAAAATCATACCAATTACCAAATACCATTTTAGGTGATATATAAAAATTATCATCATTATGATATAATTGGTGAGGAGTTAATGATAAGAAACATAAGGGAACATTATGAAGTATATGTTCTTGTCTAATTAATTCTGATAGTTTAAATGAATTGATTTTACCTTGAGTCTTTAGAGTATGCTCACAGATCATATAACCTATATCATATATAGTTAATATAGAATGATGCATCTCTAATGTTATAGCATCTCGCTTTGATTTTGAATCAGCATTCAAATCTGTTGTTATATTACTCATAAATTGACACCTATTCAAACCCATTTCCATTAAGAATCCTTTGTAATGTTTGTATGTTACTGAGTGTCTGAATCTTTGTATAGAATTTTTAAGAAATTGTTTATAGACCTCCGTATCCATAAGAGATTCTTGAGTTTGATAGAAAGCTATCTGATAACAACTATTAGGGCTAGATATTGTGGGGTTTCCTTCCATATCCAAGAAAAAATCAACCTCTGGGAAAGCATTAAAATCATTCAATTCAATCACATCCTTTCATTAAAATGTTTCAACTGTATAATAACTATAGATGAAAGGAGAAATATTATGGATTTAATGAATTATATAAATGATAAAACAATTATACTAATACCTGTATTATATTATATAGGTACATTATTTAAATCTACTGAAAAGATAGATGATAAATTTATTCCTATTTTATTATTACCTATAGGAATTATAATGTCTATGCTTTTAATGAAAGACTTATCTATCAATTCTTTTATACAAGGAATATTAACTGTAGCTTGTTCTACTTATGCCAATCAAATTTATAAACAATTTAAAAATAAATAATTGGACAAACATAATTATAATCTCTTGTCATGAATATGTATAGAGATGGCTAAGGTCATCTCTATATTTTAACAAAAAAGATTATAGTTATATATTATATTATTGAATAAATTTAAATGGGGGGAATGTTTAAAATGTTACCAATATCAGAAAGTGATAAAAGAAAAATACAAGCATTAAAAAATAGAACTATATCTAATGGAAATACTTTGGAAGAAGTAAAAGAAGCTCAATTTAAAATTAAAAAGATTATGTTTAAATATGAAGAACCACCAAATCAATCTTCACAATACTCTAATCCAGTAAAAAATAATCCTTATACAAATTACAATCCATATACACAACAAACTTCACCTCCACCAGTACAACCACAACGACCACCACAAACTCCACCTTTTAATTCAGCAAATAGTGATATTGTTGATGAATTTATAAAATATAGAGAAACTAATGATTCTTTTGATATATTTATGAATATTAAAAGAAATGAAAAAAGACATGAAGAAGAAAAGCAAAAGGAAAAAAGACATGAAGAAGAAAAGCAAAAGGAAAAAAGACATGAAGAAGAAAAGCAAAAGGAAAAAAGACATGAAGAAGAAAAGCAAAAAAGTTATATAACTTGTCCTAATTGTGGAGGTACTAAATTTTATACTAATAAATATGCTACTAAAATTAATGAAACTCCATTATGTACTGGATGTCTTAAGATTGTAGATGTAGATTGTTCAAGCTATATATTCGACAATGGAATTTATGAGTACCGATATTTTACAAGAAATACTACTGTGAAAGAAATAATGGATAATTATGATGTAAATTTTTGGTTATTACATGCAGTAAATAAGAGTTTAGTAAAAGTTGTATTAAAGAATGAACCTATAAAATCAAGGATAAAATTTTACATAAGACTTACATTACATAGATTAAATGGTATACTAATAGCTTTAGGTATATAAAATAGAGAGTTTTAATACTCTCTTTATTTTTTATCTTTTCACATATAAATAAGATAGAGGAGGTATTATATAATGAGTGATATAAAGAAAATTACAAACAGTAATACAATACCATTAGTAGATGAATTGGTTTATTATTCAAAAATTATATGTAGAGATATAGAGATAAAAGATCAAACAAGTGCTAATAAATACGAATCATTAGACTCAATCAAAAATTCAGATTTATATATAAAATGTCTAGATTCCAAAGCCAACATATCTAATTTTTCATATAGTCGTGATGAATTATTATCATATGGATTAGATTCAATATATATAGATGGTTATTTAGAAAGCCCATTGACTATACCATCGACTATACAAAAAACAATAATAAACAATAGAACTAATATATATTTAAAATCATATAATGAATTAAATAATTATTATCGAATGCTTAATGGTCTTCCAGATATAGGAGATATAGGTATAACATTGAATGAAAGTTATATAGATACTACTTTATATACTATAAATCTAAATAATAAAATACATGAAATGAGTAAAGATGAACAAGATATTTTACAAGTATTAGGTATTATTGATATATTAATATTGGAATACCCTAATTCTAAATACCTGAAACATATTGGTTCTAATAAGGTTTCTATATATAAAGCTAGAAAAGCTTTAGAATTTCAATTGTTATATTTACCTACAGATATCCCAGTAGAAATATCTAAGAGATTTGAATCTAGTTATGAAATAAATAGACAATATACTATGAAAAGAGTTTATTCTGATGCATATAAATATAAATCAGATAATTATGATGCCTTTATATCTATATTTATTATTATAACTACTTTATCTGATATATTTGCTAAAATTCCTGACTTCTTTATAAAAGGAGATATATTTGATTTAAAAACTATAGAATTGATATTTGAATCTAATGGTATAGATTATTTTCCTGATATTCCAAAGAAGTATCAACTAGCAATGGTACGAAATCTAAATAGATTAAAAAAGTATAGAGCTAGTCATCAGAGTATAGTTGATATTAGTTCTTTATTTGGATTTGACAATATAGAAGTATTTAAATATTATATATTAAAAGAAAGATTACAAGATTCAGATGGAAATTATACTTTTAATGAAGATGACTCTACGAATTACGATTTAAAATTTATCAAAGTTCCTATTGATAAAATACCTGATAATTATATAAATCAACCTATTAATCAATTTTCTTATGACGAAATTGTTTCTCAGGATAAATATTGGGATGGAGATCAAGACCATGAATATATAAGAAAAAAAATAATCGATTATGAATTTAACATTCTTAGATCTCAGTATATGTCAATAGATAGTGTATATTCAATGACTCAATTATCATTTCAAACTACATATTTTTATAATATGCTTTTTGATGATGTATTTATAGAAGATCAATTATTATTAAAAATACCTACAATAAGTACAATAACATCTTTTAAATTTACCGATATATTAGTATACTTATTTGCTTTAGGTTATATGTATATAGGAGTCACTGATAATATATTATATAAACCAACAGAAGTTCTTACTATAAATGGTTTTAATTTTAAAGCTAATTTAGAATTATTGGGAAACTATGTAGCTAATAAAGGTTATACTTTAGAAGAATTAGGAGTAGCAGATTTTCAAATACCAGATTCATCTATATTGACATATAATCAATTGATGTATATATTCACACAAAATACTAAAGTATATGATCACATATGTAAAGAAATGAGAACGGCTGATAATAAAGATATATACGATATTTATAAATCATTATACGATGCATTATTAACAACTGAAGTTAATATGGAATTCTTTAAAAAATCGGATGGTACTACTGCAACAGGATATACTGATTTTATAAAAGATAAAAATCCTATTTTATATAAATCTATTCAGGATATAAGAGATATAAAAGATAAAGATGAAAGGACTTCTAAAATTAGTAATACTATTAATGATATTGTATATATAATAGAATCTTATATGGACTCTGACGATTTTAAATTCTTATGGTATAGAATTCCTACAGTATCTTCAGAATCTATAAAAATGTATATGTATGAAGTTATAAATTTCTTTAAATCATATAAGAGTACAATACTTAATATTAATACTATATATAAATTTGATGATAAATTAGATAACGCTGTTGGTATCATAGATAGAATTAGAATTAATTATGAATTGCATAAAAGTGATATGATTGGAATATTAGATAATATAATTTTGAATATTTATTTAAATAAAAAAGATAGTATAGATATTAGAGAACAAATATATATTCATGGTTATAATAATAAACCTAGAAATTGTTCAGACCTAATAGATATAGTAGATAAAATATCATCAACATATGTTTATCTAAATAAAAAATCAGAAGTTGGTATAAAAGATGTAATAAGAATATATGGTACTTTGACTAAGAGAACCAATATAGGAATTACTGAAAGATTATTTATAAATGATACTAAGATAGATTTAGAAGAGGAAAACATATAAATAAAGAAAAAGAGGAGGAATAAATAATGATTATACTTAAAAATGAAATAGTAAAAGTAAGTGATAGGATAAATATAACAGACAAAAATCAAATTGATGAGTTTAGTAGAAAGAATCGTATATTTATCAAAGATCATGCAACTGGTAAAGATATTTTTGGTTCAGATCCATTACATAATAAAGTTGTACTCGCAGGTTCTACTTATAATGCTCAAAGAATATGTCCTGTAATAAAACCTAAGATTTGGACTCCTACATATAATACTGATTTAGTATTAGATAATAGTGTTAATGAACCATATACAGGAGAAGGTGGTAGACCTGGTGAATACGTATTCTTAATTGCTGTTGGTAAGAATGGTAGTGGTCCAGATTTATCTCAAAAGAAGTTAGTTAAATATGCTTCAAGAATTGAACCTGAAGATCTAGTGCCATTTAAATATGTACCAGTTGCTAATGATATTACAGTAGCACAAAGAGCTAAATATTTTGGTAGAAAAAAAGGTGATGCTAGAATAGCTTATAATTTCAAAACATGGGAAGGTACTCCTGAATATAAACAACAATTCTTAGATGGAACTCCTATAGATGAAAATATATATAGTTCTGAAAGAGCAAAGAAAGAAGAAGTAGAATCATTTATTCAATACTACTTTAAAATAACAACAGATGATTGTAGAGATTGGTTTAGATATACAACATCTATGGCTGATGCTAGAATATCCCAAATATCATTATTAACTGCATGGAAGAAGACAATAAATGGTTTTGATTATTTCCAAGATATAAGACCATATACAGTATTAAATCTTACTACAGAATTATTAATAGATGAAGATAAAGCATTTGATATAATATATCAAGTACTTCCATAATATTATCTAATACAAATTATGATTATATATTAATGAATACATAATTAATAATTTGAAAGAAGGTAATATAAATGGAAAAGAAATTATATGAAGGTGATTTAAAAGTATTAGTATATAATAATATAAATAATGTTGATATACCTTATATATTAGTAAAATTAAATAATAATTTTTTAAGAAAACCTATATGGACTTTAGAAAAAGATAATTTAAATGGAATATGTATTATATTTGATCATATAAATATAATGAATGAAAAACATTTACATAAAGTATGTCAGATTATAGATAATAAAGCATATATATTATATGAGATAGAGATTAATGTAAATTTAGCTTTAAAAGACAAATCATATGTATATGGAAAAATGCTTGATATACAAGAAGATGGTTATGAAGAATTATATAGTTTAGTTTCTAATTATATAATGAAATATGCTGAAATATGTAGGTGATTTTAAACATAAAGAGTTATTTAGGTAGCTCTTTATTTTTTTCTGAAAGGAGGTATTATAATTGAGATATCCTAAAATGATTGATAAAGAAGAAGATGTAAAATATATATTAAATCTTAAACCTTCTGATGTTACTAAATCAACAGTAATAAAAATGTTTGGAGAGTTTAATGGTAAAGCAAGATTTAATCCTTATGATGAAATAATGATTCCTAAGGATGCTTATGGTGAATCTCCTTGGAAGAATAAAAAACCTTTCTTAACAACTGTTGGATTATGGATGTTTAATATCCATTTTATATCAGAGAAATTTACACATGTATTCGATGGTTATATAAATAAAACTATAAATGGTAAAGAGTTTGGTAAAATGAATTCCAGATTATCTTATGCTTTAATGGAAGATGATATTACTACAGATGACATGGATTATTTTTTTATGAGATGTGAAAAGTTCATGCCATTTGTTTCTATAATTTCTCCAACCATGAGTGAAAAAATGTTAACCTGTGGTACAGTAGCAGCTAAGAAATTAAATGAATTATATAAGAAGAAATATAAAGAGAGAATAGATGCTAAAGATCCTTTTGCTGCTGATCAAATGGAACAAGAAGTATTAGATTACATGAGAGTGTATTTAGATGGTGATGAGTCTATGGATTTATTTGATTCTGGTGCAAGAGGAAGCTTTGGTAATAACTTTAAAAACATGTTTGTTAGTAAAGGTGCTACAAGAGACCCAGACACTGGTGAATATAATATAATTATGAGTAATTATATGAATGGTATATCTAAAAAAGACTATGCTCCTATGTCTAATTCATTGGCTAGTGGACCTTATGGTAGAAGCCGTTTAACGGCACTTGGAGGTTACAAAGAGAAGCAAATATCGTCCGCGTATCAACATGTCGTACTCATGGACGGAGGATCTGATTGTTTAACTAAAAGATATATTGAGGTTTTCTTAACGGATAAAAATGTAGAAGAATATATGTATAATTATATAATTGATGGTCCAGATTTAATTGAAATGACAAGTAAAAATATGAAAAAATATATAAATAAAGTTGTTAAAATGAGATTCTCTAATATGTGTGAATCGAAAAATGGATATTGTAATAAATGTGCTGGAAACATGTTCTTTAGATTAGGATTTAAGAATATAGGTCTAGCCTTATCTATTATAGCAGCAACTCAAAAACAAAAAACGATGAAGGGTTTCCACGATTCTACAATTAAATTTACTGAGATGAATCCACTTAAAGCTTTTACAGGACATTTTTAATTATTCATTATAGAGAGGATAATTCCTCTCTATATTTTATTTTTTTACTATAGGTCGTACATACTGTTAGAGGTGATGATTTAAATGAAAACGTTTATGACTAGAATACCAATAATACCCGAATCAACGGAAAGAATAGCTGATTATTTTCCAGAAATTCAAGATATATACACAATAACTAATAAAGGGAAAATATATAGTGAAGTTGCAAATAGAAATCTAAAACCAAAAATAAGTAAGAAAGGTTATGAAGAGTTAAAATTAAGATTAAAACCAGAATTTCATGTTGGTAATAGAGAAGAAAAACATTTCTCTGTTCATAGGGGAGTAAAGTTATGTTTTGACCCAATACCAAACCCAGAAAAATATCAAGTAAATCATGTATTGGGTATTAAAACAATAAATGAAATAGAAGTATTAGAATATTGTACTAATAGAGAAAATATGGATCACGCAATGAGAATGAATTTGGTCTCTAAATGTGAAACTAAATATAATGCTACTCTGACAAATGAACAAGTCCATCAAATATGCAAATACTTACAAATAGGGATGCCGTATAAAGATATATCTAGAATTATGTTGAATAGAGATGTAGATAAAAGTATAAGCGATATTCTTAGTTCAATTAAACATAATCGTAGTTGGTCTGATATATCCTTACAATATAATTTTGATATCAGTAAACCTCATTATCAAATTTTTAATGATAATCAAATAGAAATTATATTAAATCATATCTCTGACGGATTGGATAATAATAACATTTTAAAATCTATGAATTATGATTTAGAAAACATACCATCAGAAGTTATAAATAAATTAAATAATGATATGAATGCTATTAGAAATGGTGCTAAATCTTCAAGAGGATGATAGAGAGGGATTATCCCTCTCTATATTTTAACGAATAACATCTCCTACAACTATATATTATATAAGTGTATATAAATCAAATTTTAAGGAGATGTTTATAAATGGAAGAGAAAATCAAAGAAAACCAAGTACATATTGTAGTATTTGATCAGAATGGATTACCTACGGTAAGAGTTTTTACAGACCTAGACAAATGTTCTGATTATGTTAAATTTATATCATTAAAGACTAATATATTCACAAAAGGTATGTTTACAGAAACTCTTGATAGAGGATCGAACGAAATAAAATACACCGATAATAATTTTATAAAAGTATGGAAAGATTCACATCCAGAACCTACTGAAGAAAACCAATTACATGTAGTATTATTTTCATTGGATGGAAAACCTTTAGTACGAGTTTTTACTGATTTAAGTAAAGGTGCTGAATATCAAAACTATATATCATTAAATCGTCATATTACGGTTTATATGTTTACAGAAACTATTGATATAGGATTAGAAGAGATGAAATCTATGACTCCTCTTATGTTTCCTGAAGTATGGGGAAATGCATATCTGGATTCTGATCAAAATTATAAACAAATGAAAGAACTCGATATAGATCAAGAATGTAACAAAATGAATTTAAAAGACGATATTAAAGCTAGGGGATTTATTCAAACTAAGAATGAATCTGACATTTCTGAAGAAAAAGAAGAAAGTTCTTTTATAACAATGAAAGTCCCAGAATTCTTAGGGATAGGTTCGGCATTTAATACAGACTTAGGTAATACTTCTTGTTATTTTATAGAGCTAGATACATTAATATTAATTGATTGTGGTAGTGATGTATTTCCTAAAGTAAAGAAAATATTGAATAAATATGATTATATAAAACACGTTAATATATTAATAACACACATGCATTCAGATCATACAGGTTCATTACCTACCCTAATAGAATATTGTTATCATACTAAAAAGATAATACCTGAAATAATATATCCTGAACAATCAAAAATGAGAGATATGCTAAATGATCATTTAATTGGAGAAGAATTATATAGTACGGATTTTCATTCTTCACCAATAAGAGGTGAAAAAGGATATTGTGTAACGTCTACTAATAGTGCTGTTAAATTCAAAATAAATACTATAAAATTAGTACATAATATATATAATGATTGGTATTCGTATGGATATATAATAAATCGTTCTGATAAAACTTTTATATTTGTATGGGATACTTGTGATGTACATCCAGAAATACATAGTATCTTTAGATCTGAATGTAATAGATTAGGAAGTGAAAATGTATATTTATTTCATGATGTTTATTTTGAAGATTTTGCGGGATGTCCACATACCAATTTTAATAAAATTAAAAGTGTTATAACCAAAAATAAAGATAGAGTTTTCTTTGTACATTTAGATAATAAAGAAGAGTTAGATAAGATTGCTAAAGAAAGTGGATTTGGTGATATAAATTTATTCTATAAAAAATAAGGAGGAAATAATGTGACTAATAAAAAAGCTATCCCTAGAGCAGCCAGATCCTTAAGAGTAGTTCTTGGATTTAAAAATTCTATTAAAGTAGTTAAAAAGTTAATTAATCATGATAGTGAAGAAGAAATATTAAAATTCATTTCAAATTGTGATGTATTTATTGAAACTAAAATAACGGGAATATGTGACAGAGATGGAGGTTTAGAAGGATATCATACTCTTAATAAAAATAATAAATCTTGCCGTATTTCTTTTTGTTGCACTGGTATGTATATACCAAATTCTGATAATACTAAGGCTGACCCCTTGGTATGAATCAATAAATTAGGAGGAATTATAAATGGATAAAAAAGGACATATTTGGTATATAAATGAAGAGGGAAAATATTGTAGATTATTTGAGTTTATGGTTTATATAATTAAACCCGTGACAATATCTGATATAATTAAATTTGAATTAGATTTTGATAATGGTCAAAAATTAATAAGAGAAGTGAATGAATGTAAAATAGAAGGACCTTATATTTTAGATCAACATTGTTTTGGTGACAATGAATCTATTGTAATGAAACATCATAAATTAGGTAATTTGCAAGAGATAAATAAAGAAGAAATAATATCTGGTATAAAAGAAAAAATAAATGAAATAGAAAGATTAAAAGAACTTATAACATTATCAGAAGAAATCAATATGGGTAATATTTGTACTAATAATATAATTGTTGATTTTGGAATAACTAAATGTGTATTCACAGATAGCGAAATTTATTATTTACACTCAATTAATAAAATAGGAATTTCTACAGATATAGATTGTACTGGTACAAGTTTTGAATTTGATGATATTAAAGAAGGTTATAAAATCATAGTATCATATAAAGATTCAGGTAATGAATCAATATATGATGAACCTCATTTATTAGTAGAATTTATAGAAAAATAAATATACACAAACTATATAATGTTGAGAGGTTTTCTATATATAATTTATTATTTATAAAGAGGTGTAAAAACCTCTTTATTTTTTAATATCCGTTATAATTATATATTATAATATTGAGAGGGGATGATTGTATTGTGATAGTTTTATTAAATAAAATATACTTTATACTGGAGGGAGAAAAATATAAATGGGAAATTTTGAGGTAAAATGCTCGTATCCTAATAATCCGAATTTTACATATGAACCCACACTAGAAGTTATTAATATGGATGAGGACAAGAAATATAATATATTATATGAGGATGGTTTTGTTCTTAGTGGAATTCAAAGTTCATTCAAGAAAGATCTGAAGAATCCATCAGGTATTTTCTCTACTAAATTTGGACAAGGTCTAGGAGATATAAATGCGTTTGATAATAGATACAAATGTACATGTGGTAATGTTAATCAAAGAATTCATAACGGAGCTATATGTCCAGATTGTGGGACTAAAGTAAAATATGTAGATGATAATTTAAATATATTTGGTTGGATGACTGTTCAAAATTATTGGATTATACATCCTAATCTATTTAAAGCAATAGCATCATATATTTCTCCTAAGAAATTTGAAAAGATTATAGGATATGAAGAGAAGAAAGATCAAAATGGGCATAAAATAATTGTAGAATATCAACCAGATAAGGAAAAGAAAGAAGAAAGATATTTTGGTTTAGGGTTAATAGATTTTAAAGAGAAATTTGACGAGATCATGCAGTTCTATTATACTCCTAAGAAGAAAGAAAAATATGACCACATCATGAAGAATAGAGATAAAGTATTTACACAATCTATTGCCGTGTTCTCTAGTCTCCTCAGACCTACCGAAACGACGTCTGACAAATTTATATTCGAAAGTTCTAATGCTCAGTATCATATGATGACTAAATTAGTTACTTTATTAAACGACAAGTACATAAGGAGTTCTTACGGTAAGAAAACAAAAAATCAATTACTATATGATTTGTGTTTAAAATATCAAGAATTATATGGAGAGATTGAAAACATATTATCTTCTAAGAAAGGACAACTAAGACAATGCTTTGGTGGTAGATCTTCTTTTTCTAATAGAGATGTAATTATTAGTAACTGGAGACTTAGAGTAGATGAATGTATACTACCATACCAAGCAATGGTTGAATTGTTACAACAACGTATTGTAAACATATTACAAAAGATGTATAGCATTTCATATTCAGATGCTTATAGTATTTGGATGCATGGACAAATGGTTGTGGATCAAAGACTAGTAAAAATCATTAGAGATATTATTAGAGTCGATAATGGAACGAAAGTTTTGCTAAACAGGAATCCTAAATGTGTTGGGACTTCACTATAGTAATATAGTGTCGAATAACTCTCTTAATTGCTGGGAAGTTCACAAAAGTCTATAAACCATAATCTAATAGAGAAATGGTTACGAAAGTAGAAACAATATATAGACCTGTTCTAAGCTGAAATAAAAGCTTTAGGGAATCTAAAGTGCTAAGGAATATTAACAAGGAATAATCAGCAGGAATAATTAAAATATTAATTTAGAAATGTGTGTAATAAAATAATAACTAAAAGAGGTGATAAAATTTGAATCAATTTATGTATAGAGTACCACCATTAATAGAAGAATGGAGAAGAGTATCAGATTATATTCCTTATGTAAAACCATATTATTTAGTGAGTAATTACGGGAAGGTTTATAGTGAATTTAGTATGTGTAATATGAATTTGACTAATGTGGGTAGAGGATATGAAAAAATAAAATTAGCATGTATAAACGGATTCCAAGATTTTCTTATTCATAGATTAGTAATGATGTGTTTCAATCCAATAGAAAACCCTGAATCATATCAAGTAAATCATATGCTTGGTATAAAAACAATTAATGAAACATGTGTTCTAGAATGGTGTAATAATAGTGAGAATGGTTTACATTCATATAGAATGGGGTTAAGAAAACAAGGAGAAGAACATGATTGGGCTAAATTGGATAACAATACAGTACATAAAATATGTCAAGCTTTACAAGAGAGAATGAACTATAAAGATGTATGTAATTTTGCTGGAATAGGTTATGATGAAAAGATGAAAGATATTATATCTTCAATTAAAAATAAGAAAATATGGAAATCTATATCATGTCTATATAATATTCCAGAATCCAGTAGAAATGATCAACTATTCTCTGATAATGAAGCACATACTATATGCAAGTATATGGAAACTAATATGAATAATAAGGAAATATTAAAAAACATGGGATTTGATATAAACAATCAAGATAAAAATAAGAAGGGAAGTTTATATAGAACTTTAAATAGAATAAGAAGTAAAGATAGATACACACACATTTCTAAAGATTATAATTTTTAATTATTCTTCAACGACTATCGAAAGCTATATACTAAGACAATATTCTTAGTTGAAAATAAGGTATGTATTAATAGTATATACACGAAGCAAGTAGAGTAGAGCCTAAGTTATTGAGGTGGAGGTTTTCAGTAATAATGATATAATCCCTCCTTAAATCGAACAAGGGAGTTGCCTATATATTTTGATATAGGTAAATTATATAGTCTAGTATCCTACTTAACAGTAGGGAAGTTTATAAAGGAACTGTACTATTTAACGAATAGTATGAATGTAACGACCATAGCATATGGAAGTATACTTTATAGTAAAGTAATAGATATTTCGTTCGATTACTCATTACAAATCCCATTAGGTATATTAGGCTTATTAGCGGCAGACTTCGATGGTGATGTATTGAATGTTTTATTGATTATCAATGAAGAATTCAGAGTACAAGCAGAAAGAATATTAAGTGCAAGAAACGCAATGTTCATTTCAAAGAATGATGGTAAACTTGCATCGAATATGATAGCAAATAAAGATACTACTATAAATATAAATAGTTTAATATCTATGTCTAGAACTAACTACACCCAAGATCAAATAGACCAAATAAACAGATTAAAAGCAATGTAGTAAATAGAGAGGAATAATTCCTCTCTATAATTTTAAAGAAAGAAGGTAATAAATAAATGAAACAATTTATGACTTGAGATCCAGAAATAGAAAAGACTCACCCAAGAATAGGAGAATCTAATACCAGTACCAATAATACTTATATGCAAATAAATAGATATAAAAATTGTGATAATATTGGAGTGAAAATGATATCCATATTACCCAACGATGATATCAAATATTTTCAAAAAGAAAAATGTAAATACGAACACTTTAGAGATGGTGCTGTAAAATATCCTTATGATAAATCTGTTGTAAGTATTGGTTATTTAGGAGAAGGTATATATAATCCGCAAAATCAACCTAGAGCTTATAATATATGGAAACACATGTTAACTAGATGCGATTTCTCCTACAATACAAAAAGACCTACATATGAAACATCAATTCCAGATCCATATTTTCAATCTTTTCAAAATTTTGCAGAATGGTATAACTGTAATTATTATGAATTCCCAAATGAAAGAATGGACTTAGATAAAGATATTCTTTGTAAGAGAAACAAAATATATCATCCTAATTTATGTATATTTGTACCTCAATATATAAATACACTTGTAATAGGATGTGATAGTAAAAGAGGAGAGCTTCCTATAGGAGTTCAATTTGATAAAGGTAATTCAATCAATTCTTACATTACTAAAGTAAGTGTAAATGGTGTTCAGAAATACTTAGGTTCTTATCCAACTCCAGAAGAAGCTTTTAATGTTTATAAAATTGCTAAAGAAGAAGAGATTAAAAGAATTGCTAATCTTTATTGGTTTGAAAAAGGTGGTAAAGACATTCCACAATTCGAGAAAGTTTATTTAGCTTTATTAGGTTATCAAGTAGAAATTACAGATTAAATAATAGGAGGAAATTATATATGGATGCTATGTCAGTAAGAAAAGGGACAATTTTATTTAAACCTAAAACTGATTTTAAAATCAGATATGTTATTATAGATTATGATACTAATTATATTTATTGTATAGATCTAAATGGAAAAAATAAAAATATAAGACCTGTAATCAAATTCTCATATACAGAATGTGATGAAAAAGGTTTAATCAAAGAATAAAAATAGGGGGTATTAAATATGGATCACAAAACAAAAAGAGTTAATATAAATGGAGAGTTAGTTGATATAGATAATAATATAGTAGAGTTAGTTTTACTATTAAATAATCATACAGACTTAAAAACACAATATTCTTGTGAGAATCTAAATGAGTCTGGTAGAATTCAAATAATGTTACGACCTTCTGTAACAGATAGACAAGTATATGATTTCTTTAAAGAACATTCATGGTTACTTAAACATTGTGAAATAGTTAAGAGATTAAAGAGATATGATAGAAATAATAATCTTGTAATGCAATGGATTATGTATATAGATTTATCTAACTATAATTTATTATTAGATAGAATGTATATTGCTCTTACTGATAAAATATTTTATTACAATGCTTTTGTATATGATTATTCAGAAAATCCAATAGAGACTAAAATGGTTATTGGGTTGGGTTTAGATTATGAACAAAAAGAATATAATAGAGAAGAATTATTAAATGATATTATATCTAAACTCGATCTACAAGGTTATAAAGATAAAATTTGGATTGTTAAAATGAATAAATTATATTATGTCAGATTTAATGATAAATGGTTTAATTCTAGTACTTTAAAAAATATGACAGAATTTATTAAAGATAATAGAAAGATATATTTAAAAGTAATTAAATAATATAATAGGGGTTTATAAATGAATAATATACAAAGTAAATTATGGGATATGAATATAACTTTAGACGAATTAATAAAATTAAATCTAAAATGTAAAGTAGATAGAAATTATAAAGCACATAAACATGATGATTGTTTTAATGGATATTGTGTATATGTAAAACATCCTGAAGATAGTGTTAATACTTGTAGAACAATGATTGGGATTACTAGAGATGGTTTACTTATTTAGGAACTGGTGAACCTGATAAAGATTATCCAATGGAAGATATATCAGAAGTATTAGGAGAAATGACTTTATTTCGTGATTGGTTATTGAGAAAAGAAATTAATGAAAATAAAGTTAAATATTATTTAATATAATAGGGAGTGTGTTATAATGGAAGGAAATTTATATATTAAAAAGAATAGTTTTGATAAATCTATTTATGAGAAACATGAAGAAGGTGGAAAAATAACACTTGAAAAGTATTTGTATTATGATGATAAACAAAGACTAATAAAGACTGTACATTTACATCCTACTAATAATGTATATACTAATGAATTCTTTGAATCAGAAGAATTTAACATGTTACAAACATTACATATTTATAGAAAAAATGGTATGCCTATAAGCAAATCAAAAACTAGAGTAGATAAGAATTGTATAAAGAGATATGATGATAGATTTGAATATAATATTAAGAGTAAAGAATGGGAATTTAAAAGAGTAGAAGAACGTAATGAATTAGACTTATTAACATACGAAAAGACTGATTATGGAACTGATATACAAAAAGAATATAATCCAGAAGGATTTATTATTATGGAACATAATGTATCTAAAGATACTATAAAGAAATATCTATATGATCATAAAAACAGATTAGTAAAAGAAATACATAATAATGGATATGAACAGGTTATTTATTTTGATGATAATGGTGGAGTTAGATATAGTAAAACTATTAGTGAAAATGGAAATACTTATGAATTTAAAATAGAAAATTGTATAATAGATGGAAAAAAATATAAAAGGGAAATAAATACTTATTCTAGTGGTAATACGACGATTATAGAAACTGAATTATAAGGAGATGATAAATATGGGTAAATTTTGGGATATTCTAAAAAAGAGACAAAATAATAGTATACATAATATTTATAATAGTATATATAATAAAATGAACATAAATCACGAGGAACTTCTAAAGGTAGAGTTCTGTATTAATATGGCTAAGGGTAATGATTATTATAGAGACTCTGTTGTAATAAAGTCAGAGTATACAAATGATAATCATATGGAAGTAATTAAGTTTAAAGATAAATATACAGTCATAAAAATGTATAATAACTATGATACTGGAAAATGGCAGTCTTGTTACATATTAGATAGAGAGATAAACAGAATGGTATTTACAAGTGAAGATCCTGATGTTGGGTCAATCAATTTATTCGACGAATATAACAATCAAAAGGTAGTTATAGTATCTTTATTAGTGGAAAAACTTTTACATAGTGTATTATCGGTATATGATATTACACACTCTAAACAACTTTACATAAAATCTATAATATAAAGGAGATATATGATATGATAGATATAGAAAATTTGATTATGAAAACATTTACATATACAGTAGAAGATATTAAAAATGGATATGTATTAGAAGATGAAATAGAAAAATATATAAAAGAAAAATATTATAATGAAAGAAAAAGATATATACAAAAATATATGAATAGTATAGATTCTTTATCATTTTTTGATTCTGTTATTCAATGTACAATAATGTTTCAATGTATAGAATTAGATTGGTATGAAAATGAAAAAATAGAAACAGACATAGATTCTGATTATAAATTTGTGATTAGACATTTCAATACAGACTTATGTTACTTTTATGGTAATAGGAAAATCGAGTATAATCATCTATCTATCAATATAAATGGTCAATTATTCGATTCAGCATTATTAACAACAGGTAAATATGATAAAGCATGGTGTGAATTAATTAAATTGTCTGGAGAATTTTTATATCCTAATAAAGTAGTATCAGAACAAATAGTAGAAGAAAAATTAGTTTACTTATTATCAAGGTCTGTTTCAGATCAAAAATTTATTAGATTAAATAGTATAGAAGAATTTAAAGAATAAAACTAAAAGGGATATTAATCCCTTTTATTTTTTATGAAAAACATTAGAATAATAGAAAGGAAGTGTTATATTTGATAGATAAAAATAGATTTAAAGTAGTCACTATAAAGGATATAAAAGAAGAATCAAAAAAAGAAAAACTAAAAGAATTACATAGTTATAATTTAAATGCTTCTTTATCAATACCTTCTGTTGTTAATGGATATAGTCTTGGAGTCGGATTAATAAAGAAATGGTTCTTCAATAGAATAAAAGAATCTTATTTTAAATATTGGACAGTGGATGAATCTAATTATAATTCAGCTTTTGATAGAGCAGAACAATATAAAAATTTTAAAATACAAAAACCGTCTTTACTAATAACTCCTAGAGTTGATACACAATGGAATAGAGAAGGATTAGATAATAACTTATTCGGAGTGAATACATATCTAAGAAGAAAAGTTGTAGAAAATTCTTTTTTTAAAGATCCTATAAATAATATTTATTTAGATATGGATACAGAACAATTAAGAATAAATTTTACCTTTAGAGTGAGAGTATCATCTAGATCACATCAACTAAACTTATTAAAAACAATGAATATGAAATGTAGAATAGGAGCTACAGAAACAGATTATCAAGATATGGATTTTCATATACCATTTGATTTGATGTGTCAAATAGCAAAAGATGTAGGTTATAAAGTTATAGATAATAAGATAGAAAATATGCAAGGTTTTATATCTTATTTAAATCAACATTCACAGATGCCTATATTATATAGATATAGAAAGATAAATGCTAAATATGAATTCTTTTTAAGAATGAAGCAGGTATATACCCATATAGATTGTAGAGATCAATTGGATGCTGATGATGGAGAACAATTAGAACAAACCAAAACCAATTATATAATAACAATGAATTGTGTTTTAGATATGGAGATTCCTAAATTTTATGCTTATTGTTCTAAGAATAGTCATATTTTTAATATCGATTCAGTTCATGAATATACAATACCTGTTAACACAATTCAATTCCCAGATATAAAAGATGTAAATGAAAAAGGTTGGAATAAATATTATGAAATTGATATAGAAGAAGATGATTTAAATAAACCTTTAGCTTTCAACTTTGAAGAATTATTCTTAGAAGAAACAGGAGATATATCTATTATCAAGAATATCATAGATCATAATAATGAGTGCTATATATCACCTTCTGTATTTATTGAGATGAAATTGTATAATAATGGTCAAGAAGTAGATTATACAATAAATTGGAAAAACTTCACTATAGAGTCCAATAATTTACTTTTAAGCCATATTACACATATAGTCATGTATTTAGATAGGAAATATATAAATGACTATAAAATCAATATGGACATGCTGTCAGATAGCTAAAACATTATATCTGAGAACAATAAATAATAAAATAGTATTATATATTTAACTTCATAGTGAAAATAAATATATAAGGAGATGTTGTATTATGGAATTAATAATAGTATCTGAAAATACAGTTAATAAAGAGGTTTATTTAGGTGGCAAAAAAATAAATATTTATGATTTTGGTGAATTATCAAGAACAAATAGAATAGCTACAAACTTTAAAATGTCAGAATTGAATTTCATACCAAAGGTTCATACTGATGAAGTGTTGTATAAATATGGTATTGATGAAGAGATGTATAAAAAGATCTGTAAGAATTTAGTTGAAAATATCAAATCAATCCTTTATTAATAAATCTTTCTTGTATATTTATAAAAATGGGGTGAAATTCAGAAGGGAAATTCCCTTCTGAGTTTTTATAATTCTTTACTTATATCAGTAGTTTTTATCTCTTCATCCGTATCATCAAAAGTGCATTCTTTTTCCATAAGTTGTTTTTTCTTTTCTTTGATTATATTGCTTATATTGAAATCATCCAAATCCATTTCAAATAATCTTAATATTGTACATTTTATTTCTTCTTTAGTAATTCTACCTAATAATGAATCTTTAAAATAATCATCTTCTTGTATTTCATTGTAAAATCTATCACCTACCATATCAGCCAATTTCATCTTAAAAGCATCATCAGATATATCTTTTATAGATAATATCTCAACTGTTTCTGTAGCCAGTATTGTAATTAAACGTGAATATTCTATAATTAATTCTAGAGTAGTTTTAGAACCACCTTTTTTTACTTTATAGATATAACCTCCTGCTGTAATACCACAAACTAGAATAATAGAAATAAATATCAATACATTAATGTCCATAATTATAACATCTCCTTTTATTTTTAATTATTCTAAAGTTTCTATAATTATTTTTTAATCAAAAGTAAACTAATATTTAAATACAATAAATGGAGGTAATGATAAATGGAAGAAGAAAAATATCAATTATATATTAAAGGATTAATATCAAAAAGGATAGATGTAAAAACAGAATCATTATTAAAAACCGAATTTGTGGTTGAGAATGGAGAAGTAAAAAAAACCTTTATATCGATAAGACCTAAGGAAAATATATCTATTGTAAATATTTCTGTAAATGGACAAGCATTACAAATAGTAAAAGCTAAAGATTTTAAAATAGTTTTACCTAAAGAATTTAATATTGAAACGGATGAAAAAAGAATGGACATATTTTTAGGTGAACACTCTATGAGAATATTATTGAATAATAGGTATGTAGAATTAATAAGTAATGATGAAATATTATTTGTTTCTATTAAAGATGAAATTGATGATTTAAAAACTATAAAAAATGGAGAAGAAATTTGTATTCCGAGAGTAGAAACTTGTTTAAAATATAAAGGAAATGGGTGGGATTTGTCAGCAACACTTCATATTGATTTAGAAAATCAGCCTATAGAATTATTTAAACAATTTTATGAAGAATTAGAACCACCTACATATCAATTAAATCATGTTACATTATTAATGAATCAAAAGATTAATGACATAGTAGCATTAATATCTACTGAAAATTTAATGTGTATAATGCACGGATTAGTTTATAAAATTAATTCTTATGATATAATCAATGGTTATATACAATTATCTAGATTATCTGTATCTAATTTCGGAAACAATATCAAAAGTGAATTAGATAGTCAAGCTATGCATTTTATAGAATTTCTAGATAATAAATACCTATTATTCACTAATATAAATTCTAATATTATATTCAATAATATATTATTCGATGATAAATTAGAAATTATAGAAGGAGCACCAAATGTAGATAGAATAATTTCAATATATGAAACATTAGATGTAATGAATTCTGAAATGATATCATTTTTAAATGAAGATAAAGAATCCATGGTAGAAATTTTAGATACTATAGTGGCTAAAAAAGTAAATGATATTAAAGAATTATTAGAAGCTGAAGAAGAATTATCTAAGACAGATTATGTAAAAAACCTTCACTTGATATATAATTATGGTATTCCAAGATTCCCTATAAAGATAAAATCTCAATCTAAATATGTATTAGATGAAGTAGAAAAAATTTTATAAAATATAAAGGATGGTTTTACCCATCCTTTATTTTACCTTATTTATCTTTAGTATTATCTTTTAATATCTCATCTATTGATTCTTGCAAATTTCCTTTAGATTTACCGATAAATCTAAATAATATTTTTAATATCTGTCCATTAAATATCATCTCCAATATTTTTGTACTGAAAGCCCCAATTAAAAATAATATTGTAAATGAAAATGTTAATCCAAATTTCTCTATACCATAAGACACTCCTGCCACTAATACACAAGATAAAGTTAATGCAGTAGGAATCATACTACCTAATTTCATTTTCCTTTTTTTCTTATTATATAGATCATATGATTCCTTTGCATAAACGCCTATTAATATAGGAACGAATGCTATAGAGAATTGCAAAATCATGTTTAATGATTGAGATACTATAAGATCGAAGTTCATATTGTTCATATGGTATAGCACCTCCATTTATATTATCTTTTAATCAAGTTTTCATCATCTACTTCCACTTCTAAATCAGAAGTTAAATTTTGTATTTTTATACCACAAATAAATATAACTAATGTAAGTGTTATATTAAATATACTGTGTAATGTCTCAGTATTTATTTGCATTTCAAAACTTTTTTCTATTGATAAATAATTTACCTCATTCATCATTATAGCATCATACAAAGAAAAACCTTGCACAATGACTATCTGTCTATTTTCTTGATTGTAAATTCCTAAATTAGTAACCTTTTGATTTCCTAATAAATCGGAATCATCATTTATACGTCTAGGATTTAAAATCTCATATGTTTTTAGACCATCTTTTCCTTCAGCTTTAAATACTGATTTAAGTCCATCTAATGAAGCAGTTTTTAATTTTATATGATTTATATTTTCACTAGGTAGATATTCAAAGAATATAGGTTCATCACCTTTATATTGTGTCGATAATTTTTCAAATGCATCATACCCTAATTCATAATTATAATGTTTTTCTAATTCAGTATCAAATGATCTTTTTTCATCACCACTATCAGACATACAATTTATAGACTTATCATAAAAAATCAAGCCTTTAAGTTTTATGAATAAATTCTTTTGCCATGTCGATATAGCAAAAAAATCATTATTATCATTATCTTTATTAATAAATTTACCTTTCATATTTTTATCAAAAATATTTAGTAAACTACTGTCTAAAGACATATTTTCCATATCATACTTTAATAAATCTTTATTAGATCCATAATATGAAGTAGTATCTTTTATTATATTATCTTTTATATAACTAGTTTGTATATCTGCTTTATTTTGGTTCTCTTTTAGTACAGTTACTACATAATTCCATTCAGTTTCAAATTTTGTCTCTTTAATATTCTGAATATTACTATATGAAATGGCTGTAGAGTATAAAGACAGAAAAGATATTAATATTGTTGTAAATAATAAAATGGATATTTGTTTTACTTTTATTTTATCTTTTAATGACATAATAAATCCCCCTTTCAATAATCTTAAAATATAGAATCCTCCTTAACTAAATGTTTTGTATTAATCTAGCATAAAATATAGATATGGTTATATTTACCATATCTATATAATATTTATTATATATTAAATTTCGATATTATATCTTTTAAAGCCAATACTTCACTCCTTAAACCACCTAATTCTGATTTTAAATTGACGATTTCATTCTCATTAAAATTATCATTATCATATTCATCATAGGTAGTCAATGGTAAATTCTTATAAACGACAAATTTAAAAGTAGTCTTATCAGTCACATCCCATGTATTTCCTGTGGGTGGTTTAATAAAAGTATTATCTCCAGATATAAAGTAATCTACACTCTCATCTAGTTCTATACCATTCTTAGTTACTTTTAAAGAATCCTTCTCACTATCAAATCCTGGTATATTAATATTAACATAATTTGTTGGTTTTGTAAAAGTCTCTATATTTTCTATCCTTTTTACTAATCTCTTTCTATTAGAGAATAACACTTTCCATTCCTGAGTATTAAAACACCATTCTTTTATTTCTCCATATGTTGTATTTATCATCAAATCTTTATCTTGTCTTAAATCTAAAGCAAGATCATTAGCTCCTTTAAATATCCTAACTCCATTTATAGATTCACAATCTAAAGAGCTATCTGATAAAGTTTCTGCATATACAAATATAAAAGTAACCACATCATCTTTTTTATTAGCATCAATAATAGAATCACTAAGTATTAATTGATCTTTTCCTAGAGCATATACATCTATGTCTAATTTCTCTTTTCTTAATATGACTAATATCGGAAAAGTATATATATCGTAGTTTGGTATAGGATATGGAATATCTATTAGTTTTTGTTTATCATACTTCAATTGTACATGCTTAGTGTCACATCTCAATATAACTTTAGAACCTTTTTTCATTAGAGACTCTATATTAGATTGTAAAGTAGAACCATCATTCATATATATATATTGAGCTAATGTTTTAGGTGCATATTTGATTCCATTGTTTTCTATTACCATAGGGATTAACTCTTCTGCTGATATAATTAAATCTTGTACAGTTTCAAAATCTATTATATTTAACCAACCTAAATCATTATAATATCTATACATCTGATTATCATTTACTACAATATATATTATATTCTCTTGTGGTGTAGAATTTAATCTATCAGAATCTGTTATATATTGTCTAGTACAAGATAAACTAAATCTAAGTTTATTATCAATATCATATACAACATTTTTAGTGTCAGTTGCATATATTAATTGATTTTGTTTTAATTTAATTGAATTAAAATTAAGATATAATGATTTTATCAATGTAATTTCCATATATTAACCTCCTTTTATATTTTCCAAATATCATAGTATGGGTAAAGACCATAATGTGTATAATCTTGATCAATTATATAAGATGTATTGGATATATAATTATAAGTATCGATATAACTGATCACACCATTATCAATTTCGCCTATAAATCGATGTATCTCGCTTTTAAAACTACCTGTTACCGAATCGTATACTAATATAGTACGTTCACTATTGGTTGCTATCCATATATCAATTTGTATAGATATTGTTGTATGACCAGTATTATACATCAAAGAATAATATTCATCTTTTGATAATACTTTATTATTAAAAATATTAAAATATTTATCAGTATTACTGGAATTTATACCTATGGCATATGCACTTGTTATAACACTGTAGTTATATATAGTATTAATTTCATTATAATATACAGAAGTATCTTTTTTATAACCATGTATGCCCATATAGCTTATAAATTCTAAAGGATTATTACATAAATTGGTTGAATTAGCAACAATATAATCATTAGATGGATATGGTAAATGTATATTAGAACCAGAATCACTTGCTTTATATTGATATGAATAAATTTCTTTATCTAATAACATATCATATATTTTATATTCAAATTTTTCAATTTGTTTGTTATCACTAGAAGATTTAGCATCGTGATTATATCTATAGTCATACATTATATTAATAAATCTATCTCCATAAGGGGAATTAATAACAGAAACATTAAAAGAATCAGTACTATCTGTACTAGTATATTCAGTATATCTACCAGCGATATGTGGAGCTGTTGGTGCACCATATAATGCTAATATTTCGTTTCCAGATGATAATGAATATTTAGTAAATCTACTTATAGTAGGTAAAACTGTTGTTGTTAATGAAATATCTAGACCAGTATCATCATAATGAAGCGTTGGAGTTTCATCTGCTCTTGTGGTACATTTCATATATATAATATCATCTTTTATAGAAATAATCTCTGGTCCAATTCCCACATTACTATTGCCCCACGTTGTATCACTTTCAGGTATTGTAGATTTATATGTTAAAGATAAATCACTATTTACTGAATATATCTCAAATCTATATGGTATAGCAATTTCGCAACCTTTTCCTGTAGATGAATATGAATATAAATTACTATAAAAATTGTTTAGGTTAGCCAAAGCTTTTATTAGATATAATTTATTATTAACAGCATCTAATATTAGATAATTATCATTATAAAAATCAGATGTTCGCTGTTTTGAATGTCCTTTTGAATCATACCCATATGTATATAGTTCAGTTGTAGCATGTCCCACTCCATCGTAAAAATCTCTTACAAATACATTATTTGTTTTATTGAATAACTTAGTACCATAAATCCAATATCCATTCCATTCTTTTAGTGTATTGTCTATCGTTATTGGTCTAGCTTTATTTCTATAACCAGATCCTAAAAAAGTTTCCTTTTTCTTTTTACAATCTAATAAATATAAATTTTCATCATGTACTACATATACTTGAGCATAATTTTTAATTCGAACAATCTGAGGTACACCACTACACGCTATGCTAGTAATCCAAGTGGGATTTTTTGGATTAGGGTCAGTGACTACATCACTATTACCTAAACGATTACTAGCCTTGTAAAAAAAATAGCTACCATACTTTAATAAAGTTATCGGAATATAAGGTTTTAAATCTCCTGCAACTATATCATCTTCCCCTTGTTTGATTCTAACATTACCCCATCCATTTACATTAACAGTAGGTAATTCTCCACATTCAACATTTAAAACTATTTTTATCTCCATACCATCATAATAAGTCTGTACTCCTGGTATATCAATTGTGACATTATAATTAATATTTGTACTGGTTGCATTACATACACCAAATAGATCTCCCAGTATAGCTTTTTCGTAGGCTGTCTTAACAGCTTTAGGAGTAGAAGCCATAGTTTCATTTGTTGATGATACACTACTTGATAGTTGTACTATACCTTCTACAGATAAACTGGCTTTGTTTATAACTGTTTGTAGTGATTGAATAAATGTATTACTCATAGATGAATAATTTATAGAACCAGCTTTAATTACTTTACCATCTATTGTATAATTTTTTTCCAGTTCATTAATAAATAGAGACATAAATCTGGAATCCATTGCTGAGAATGGAATAGTGCCGTCATATATCAATTTACCATCTATCCTAACATTATCTAAAAGTATAGCTTTAAACACTACAAAATCAAATATAAGAGGAATTGCACCTGTACCTTTCCATGTTTTTCCTGTTAATGATTCTATATATCCACTATCTGTACTTATTGTATAATCGTTTATATACTCAATATAAGACCCATTTACATGAACCATTAGAAGGTCTATATTTTTATTATACAATGGAATATCGATTACAACCTTACTCACTTCTGTTGTTATAGTTTTACTCTTCTTAAGAAAACCAATGCCACCTTGAGTGCTTTTTATGATTTTTTGAAGTGAATCACTACAATCTTCTATTTGTAATTTTCCCATAAATATATTCTCCTTTCAAAGTTAATTTTTACTAATATGTTCAAAATCCATAAAATAATGAGGGTTATAAACCCTCATTTATTATTCTTTAATAAAATCACTAAATACTTTTTTAAATATATGATTAAGTAATGAATATATTTTTTGATCTTGGAATACCAGATTCTCTATATTTTCATTTAAAGAGTGTTCCAAATAATATATATTATTTGTTGATAAATCTTTAATCCTTAGGTTCATCATCCATGATATCTTATCTATATCTAGTCTTATAGAATATTCTTTATCGTCTATATATATTATGTTTTTTAATTTTAGATTACTTCTTATATGAATATCTCCTATATTAATATTATGATTATGATATTCTAATAATATAAATAGATTTTCGAAAGATAATTGTAAATTATTTATATACTTATATTTGTATTTAAATATATACATTATTCTTATATAAAGTTTTTTGATAAAATTAAATTTTAAATTCCTTGTATTAAATATTAGAGTAGTTTTAGCAAACCAAATATTCATTATATTTTGTATACCTCCCTTAATTGAATTATTTGATTGAACCTCTTATCTATTAATTTATTAAGTTCTTTATTTTTACTTTTATAAGTAAAATTACTATTAACTACATATTTGAGTATATGATTATTATGTACATCTGTAAAATTAATTTTGAAATAAGTGTCATTATGACAAATCTCTAGAATATTATATTGGTCAAATAATATCAAAGTAGAAGGTTCTGAATATACAATACCTTTTTCAGATTGTATATTCATATCCTTTACATATTTTATTATAGTATTAAATTCTTCTAAATTATATTGCATTAAAGATTTATTAGATCCTTATATATTGTACTAGAAGAATATTCATCAGTTTTCTCATCATAATTTATACAGAAGTAAGGATCTTTTATATAATCAGTAAATACTGTTAGAGCAAGTGGATGTTTGTCTATAATTATACCATCGAATTTAACATTATATTTCATCTCTTTATAACCGTTTTCATCTTTAATAGAATGTCCAGAGAATGTACAACCATTAAATGTATCTATGTATCTACATAATAAGAATTGATCTGTAATTATAAATATGTAATCATTTGCCAAAACATTTAACAATAATATTTCAGTTTGCAGATCTTTATCTTCTTCTATTTTTCTTGATAATATTTCTAATCTCTTCTTGATAGTATTTCTAGATTCCTCTCTATTTAATTCGATAATTTCCCTTTTCTTATTTAATAACCCTTTAATATTCATTTAATCTCTCTCCATTCATTTTTTTATTTAGGCTTGTCCAATTTATTTGTTATGATAACTAGATAAATCTCTCCTCATTAATCCAACCTTTCCTATAGTCATATCGTATAATCTATTATAACAAACATCCTCATTTTGAATATATTCAGATTGTCCTAAATAATTAAAGTATACCACAGGTTCAAAATATGATATTACTGAATACATTTCATTCTTTATCATAACAGTAACTTTTCTTTTTTCTAAATCTATAGACTTAATATATCCAATCTCTTTACTCATATCTATAGTCATTGTTTTTTCAATATTATATGAATTATCATAAGGAAATTCTATTTTAAACATGTTTGTTTGTAATAATTCTTTAATCCTTGGATTGTCTAAACTTTTTTCTAACTCTTCTTTAGATAATAATCTATAATTTCTATCTATAACAGGTTTCCATGCTAAATCCAATTCTAATTCTTGATATCTTTTATTGATACTATTTAAATGTGATAATATTTCTTTAGCTTTTAAATTTATAACCTCACCAGTCACTGGTAATCCATTAAATTCTATTGAAATTTCCTTAGTATCTTTATTATCTATATTAATTTCAAAAGATTCAACTGTAACTTTATTGTTTGGAATTGGAAACTCATATTTCATTTTAGGACACTCCTCTTTTATAATTTTTATAATATCTTCTACTGCCTTTTTATTATTATTATCCCCGCAATTTGAAAAATCATATATAATATCAGATGATGTTTCTTTTGAAATCTCTTTATCGTTCTCCATTATTTTTTACCTCCAATCCATTTATTTTTAATTTACCATTTATTGGTTTATAATCTCCTAGAAATTTAAATCTTTCAAATGTACAAATACTAGGCATATGAATTGGTGAATCTCGCATTCTCATTTCATTTGAAATATAGAATTGATAATCATACATTCTATATTGTATTTTATTTAAAATATTTTTTAAAACTTTTATATGTATTTTCTTACCTAATAATTTAATACAGAATATTTTATATATTCCTATAATTTTATATTTTGAATTCATATTTACAATATTAATATCAATTCCTCCTTAATAAATACTCTTTATACATATTTTCAGTTATGATTCTATTATAATAAGTATGTACTGTAGAAAAGAAAGTAGTTTCACATTGATTAATAAAATCTAAATGAAATTTATCATGTAATAAATCTAAAGTATATTCTGTATATTCCACTTTCTTTTTACTTACTTGGAGTATTATACATCCTCCTAATTCTATACCTTTTACAAATTTAAGCATATATCTATAAGCAGCCAGTTGCATGAAGTATTTATAACCTATTTGATTACTTGTTTTAAAGTCTACTAAATAAACCACATCATTTATTTTACAGAGCATATCTAATGTACCACCACAATAAGCACAGGTTAATCTTTCTTCCATAGATATTATTTCTATTTTATTATGAGAAGTCATATCATTATACCACATTTCAAAGGATTTAATACCATTATCTATTTTCTTTATATTAGTATCATCAAAATCTTTTATATCACCTATATTATAATCACCAGTTTCTACATACTTCTCTATACCATTATGAGTTTGTGTTCCTAGATAAGCAGCTTTATCTCTTTCATCTGTATATTTTCTTCTTTGATATAATCCTATATTATTAGCCCACTTCATAAGATACTCTTCATGTATAAGAGATAATATGTGTGTAACCCTAGGTACATTAATTCCATTATAAGTGTAATGATCTGAATCTATTACATCTTTATTTAAATTATCTAATAATTTATTTATCATTAATATATTTCTCCTCATATAATTTAATAATAGTTTTACATATTTTTTCAAATATTTCTTTATTATTTTCGTTTAAATATTTCACTTTATAACTACATCTAGGACCAGAACAAAATTCTAAAATAAATGTAATATTTTGATTTGTTATAATAGCTTGTTCTGTAATTCCTATAGGAATAGTACTATTGTAATGAGATGGTATGGGTGCAGGCACAACATTTGATTTTACAAGCCATTTCTCATTATCTACAAATATCTCTTTAAATATTGTATTGTCATCCCCATAATTATATAATGAGAATATAATAAAATTTAATGTCATAACATCGAAATCTTCTGGATTATCTTCAGTTTTATACTCTTTATAAAAATATTCTGTTAGTCCTAATATTGTATTATATGTATTTTTATCTATACTCATATATTATATCTCCTTATTTACTCATAAAATTAAACTTTATAAAAGTTACTCTAGCTTCACCAGCATCTGAAATAGTTATTTCTATATTATATCCTATAGTAGAAATATAATTGAATATTTTATTATAATCGTAACTACCATTTGATCCGCAACTATATGATAATTCTTTAACTTCAATTTCTATCCCTTTTTTATATAATACAGATTTCTTAATCTGAACTATTAATTCATTTGTCTGTATATCTATAATATCTTTTTCAGTTATCTTATCAGGATTAATACCTGTTGGTCTAATGTCGCATTTATCTTTTTCATCATAATTATCAAAATGTCTTCTATAATCAGGACAATGATACTCACTATAATCTACATCTTTATTTTCTCTATCAAAAAAGTATTTAGTACAATTAATTTCAAGATAATATTTAATAGTATCTTCAGTATAAGCTATTATTAAACCTTCTGATTCTAATGAGCTTAATAATGTAGCTATTTGTAATTCTTCATTCTTTTCCAAAGCTAATTTATAGACTGGTTGTTGAGTTAGAGCTGCTGGTAATTTATTACCAAAATATTTACTTTTTTCATCTTCAATTAACTCTAACGTTCTCTTTAATATATTCTCTGTATATAGGTTCATTTTAATTCCTCCTTAAATAATTTACTATAAAGTTGTACTATTGCTAAGTATTTACAATATTGAACATTTAGATAATTATAAATTAAAGGAGGTTATTTTATGACAGGAGGATTGCAAAGAATACCATCTACCCCATTAGATTATAAATATAAACATAAAGCTGGTCCTAATGAATTACTGGTTAATTACGATGGAGATGGAAAAATAAACAGATTATATATAACGGATAAAGATATAAATTTTATAGATATAACTGAACAAATCATAGATTTAATAAACAATGCTGACGCTAAAAATTCTACTGTAAATATAGAGAATTATGGTACAGTAAATCTACAAGATTTTGTAAACCTACTATACAATAAGACAAACAATTCAGTACAAATGATTGATTTAGGTATGAATATCAAATATATAGAGAAAGAGAATACTATAGATAATAAATCTTTATCTATAAAAAATAAATCTGTACAGATTTATGGATTTGATACAGCCGCTGACAATACTAGTCCTGTAAAAATAGGTAATACTATTATATGGGTTGGTAATAGTACTAATATTAATAATAGTGGAGATAACTCTTCTGAAAATCCCACAGATGGTAATATATATTCTTGTACTACACAAAATATTGTTGCAGGAAAAGTATATTTACAAGCATCATTGAGACAAAAAACTATCTTTCCTCAAAGAGATTTTAGAGTTATATTACCCAAAACACAAGATGAGTTTAGTCAAATACAATGGAATATTAAAACAAATAATACTGTACCTATTATCACATTTTCAGATAATTGTTTATGGAAATCAATTGCAAATTCAAAGTTAAAAGAAAATGTAAATCATATATATAAATTTGTTACATATGATCATGGTACTACATGGCTAGCTTCATCTGAAGTATATCAATTTAATAATAGTGATATTAATAACGCAACAGAATACTATACAGTAGTAGTTGATAAATAAACCTATATCAGCTCTCAAAAGGAGCTGATATTTTACCAATTGAACATATTAATAATTTTAGAGTAGGAAAGGAGTATTATTATGATTAATTTAGATATCAAAAAAATGAAAGAGAAAGAAATCTCAACTCAACCTATTATAGCAGGTCAAATAATTATATCAACTGATATATATAGAAAAGTATATTATGATGATTCAGATTTCTCTAGGATAGAAATTACTAATTCATGTATTTTCTTTACAAATTATAATTCAATAATGGATGCATATGATAGTATACTCATTAATAAATTATATGTAGATTTATCTACTACAAAAATATATGGTATAAATGTAGATCATTTCATAAATATATTAAATACAACTCAAGTTAATACTATCATTAGTTCTTTAGACTCATATAAAGTGTGTGTTATTAAATCTATAGATAATAGATTAGCAGCAATTGTATCTACACAAAATCAAATATTAACAGAAACAGGATTAACTTTAGATGAATCCTTAGATCCGACTAAATTATTAACTGTTGTTAGAGTTAAATTTGTATATGTTACAGTAAAGATTGATAATACAAGAACAATCTATATACCATTTCCAAAAGAGAATTTTGACTTTGCTAATGGAGATATGTTATGTGTGGTAAAAAATGATTTTGAATATCAATCAAAGCGATATATAATAAATGGTAGTTATTTAGTATTAAAAGATGAAGAAGTTTCATTTATGAAAGATGAAATGCTTACCCTAATATTTTATTACAAGACATCTTATGATCTAAATTCATTAGTTGCATTAGGAAGTCAAAATATTATAGATGGATCTATTACAACAGAAAAACTATCTCCATATTTAGAATTTTCGGCTGATTATATAACTGAAACTGGAGAAAAAATATTCTTCACTCCGAACGAAAAAGAGAAATTAAAGAATATAGAAGAATATGCTACTCATTATACTCATCCAAACACTCATCCAGCAGAAATGATAACCGAATCAGATCAAAGAATGTTTATTAGTAAGAATACTTTATTAAAGATATTAACTACCGATAATGGTTATAGTAAATCTCAAATAGATTCTATGTTTACTAATCTTATTGGAGGAGCACCCGAATTATTAAATCAACTAAATGAATTGGCAACAGCGATAAATGGTGATGCTAATTATGGTGCTAATACTGCAAAATTAATAAACGCAAGAGTATTACAAATTGATTTTGATAAATTAGTTTTAGTTGTAGCCAAGAAAGTAAATAATAATGATTATGTAAGATGTGGTATATATGGTACTCCTAATAAAACTAATATAACAGGAGTCGGAGAATTATATACATTAGATGTAGATGATTCTACATTACTTGAATATGTTGATGGTATGAAAGTTATTTTAAAGATAAAATCGGGTGAAGGTAATATTTCTGATCCTTATTTAAGAATTAATTCTTTATCTCAAAAATCTATGGTAACTCCAGATGGATTATCATTATTAGAAGGCGATTTATCACCTGAAGGTATATATGAATTTAGATATAATGGAACAAAAGATTCTTTTATGTTACAGGGTAAGGGAGGTGTTAATATCCTTGGTACTACCCTTAGTAAGTATCAAATATCGGCAGGTGAAAATATAACTAAAGGTCAATTGATGGATAAATTGGAAGATGGTACAATCTGTTCTAAAAGACCACATCTAAAAATGATGTCTTTACATGAGACAGAACAACCTATCTTCTATTCTAATGGACAGGTTGAAATAGTTGAAATAGATAAAGATTCGACTCTTGTTCTTTGGAAATATGATAATTCATTAAGAGCTAAAGTCGTTAATCTTAAAAATATTTATATTGACATAGATAATACAAGTTATACAGAATTAGCATCTAATTGTTCTTTATTTACATTAACAAAGATAGGATCTAATTATATAGTATCTTATTCCACTACAGATAATATATTGAATGTGAAACATTTACAGATAAATGATTCTCAAATAAATATTATATCTGGTTCTCAATATATTAAATCGGAAACAAGTTCTATATTACAATTATATACTATTGATATTGGATCTAATAAAGTAATATTATTATGGAGAGTTGGTACTGATACCAAATGTACTTATTTTAATTTTTCTACTAATATATTATCAGTTATGTCTAATAGAACTTATCCTAATTATACATTTAATAAGATTTGTAAAATAAGTAATAATCAAATTATGTGTAGTATATTATCAGGTAGAACTATAATTTGTTTTATTATAATAGTAAACGATGCTGATATGTCTTTTTGTGATTTACAAGAGAATTTCTATACAGACGCTACAGATTTATTAAGCAATCTATCTATGGTAGCTATAGATGATACTTCTGTTTATATGAGTTGGACCAATTCACAATCCTCTAAATATTTTTATATGAATGTAAAAGTAAATATACAAGGAGGATTAATAAGTGGATTATTATTACATAAAGATATCACCTCTTCTAATATTCAATCTTATTTAATATATAAACAATTAAAATTGGAAGCTGGATATTTCTTATCTTTATCAGATTATAATAGTCAAATACCTACAACTGTCTCTGGGTCAGGAAAAGATTGTATCAAACTATTGATATCTAAGAATGCAAATCCATTTGATCAAGTTGATATATTTTCTAATACTTATAATTTAGGATATAACTATAGTTTTACTATTCTGAATAATAAAAGAGTTGTTATAGTATTCAATTCAAAACAATCTATTGGAGATGTATCGCATTTATATTTCATGGTGTGTGATATAATAAAAAATCCATTTGCGATTGCTTTGCAATCAGGAGTAGGTGGAGATACTATAAGAGTTAGAGAATGGTAAACCATTCTCTATTTCTTTTTTAAGGAGGTATGATTAATGGGTCAATTTTTACAACAAATAATAAAAGAATCTAAAAATGTACATGGGAGAGATATAAATTTAGGTGTAATGCCAGATTATCTGAAGGATGATGTTATAACATCTATGAAAAATCAAGGTATGTCTGAAAAAGATATAGATTTGACTGTTAATAGTACCGATGAAGATGAAAAATATTCACTACAATCAAAAGGGGTATTATCTGCAAATGATAATGTATTTCCTGAAAGATTTGAAAAAGAAAAAATAGAATTAATTAAAAAATCTGAAAATATAGTAGAAGAATATAAAAATTATATTAATTTTGAATTTGATAAAATAATTAAAGGTAATAGTAATGAAGATCGTATTGGTCCTGAGGGTGCTATTATAAATATATTCTCAGAATTAACTGATAACGAGAAAGGTAATCTCCCAGAAGAAAAAGTAAAAAGATTTTTATTAGAATCTTTCTTTGAAATTTCAGAAGATCCTAAACAGATAAAAAAATTATTACAATTAAGAATAAATTATAATAATAAGATTATAACACTACTTCAGAAAATGCTTAGAACAAATTATCAAATTCTTGGAATATCTTCGGAGGAAGCGGAATCTTTAACTAAAGGATTATCTCATTCTGATTCAAAAATATCAGGTTCCAATATAAAGATGATAAAAGAGCTAATTATAAAAAATGAAAAGAAATTTAAACCTAGACCAGATATGGTAGATCTTAGATCATTAGGATTTGGTGTTGCTTTTATAACTAATGAAGATTTAAGAGATGTAGAAAGATATGGTAAAATCGATCGTTTAATACATTTATTAATGAGATATGATTGTGTCGTATTAGGACATGGGTCAGATCATAGTTCAGAATGGACAGATAAAGTTGTTCAACACCAAGATCATGTTAAAAATCTAAATAAAGAATATAGTAATGTCGATAAACAAATCAAAATGATGAAAAAACAATTAGAAAAACAATATGATAATGATACATTTAAAAGATTATTATCAAGTGGAGATTCTGTATTAGAAAGAATAATAAATTATGATCATGAAGATGATCATGGTAAAAAATTTATACTGAATTGGTATCATATAAAAGAATCAGATATTCCTAAATTTAAAGATGCAGCTAAAGATATATTAGATTATAATAAAAATATAAAAGAATTAGAAGATAAAAGAACTGAACGGGTTAAAGATATGGAATCAATACAGGATAAAGAAAAGGAAATTAATTCTGAGGAAGAAAAAAATAGAAAATGGGGCATACAAAATATCAAGACTGAGCATGGTGGACCTTATACTGATATAAATGAATTATGTGAACAATTAATAAAAGAAGGATTTAAAAAGATATTTTTAATGTCATGTAATCCAGGTCATTATAAATTATCTAATGACGTTTTAAAACATAAAGGTGTAATTATTCATAATGCAGAAAATACATTATTTGCCGAAAGTTCTGTAGATAACAATGAAAATAATGAAATTGTAACAGAATCTTTAGATTGGGATATAACTTCTACTGAATTAAAATTAATAGATTTTTGTGAAGCTAATGAAATAGATTATAATAATCAACAACTATTAGAAGAATCATATTTCTATTTAATGGAAAATCAAGAGTATTTAGAAGAAGGTATAATAGGAGATTTATGGCAAGGATTAAAAACACTTGTTAAGAAAATATTACAAGCATTAATTTATTTATTTAAAAATGCTATAGCTTTTGTTAGAGCTTTGTTTAATAAGATAAGACAATTCTTTACAGGAGTAAGTAATCCAGATGCAGAATTCCATAATAATAAAGTATCATTTATTTCGTTAGAATCTGCTCAAGTAAAAGAAGTAAATGTAAATAACTTTAACCAATTAAAAGTTGCTGTTATAAAGAGTTGTGCTTCTATATCTAAAGAAATAGATATATTATCTCAAAAACAAACAAGTATGACAAAACAGACTCAATCTTATATAGAAAAGAAAGGAAGAGATAATATGAATGAAATGGTTGATATGTCATTAATTATTCCATACAATGAAGCAGACACCGAAATTATAAAAGAAGATACTCAAGAAATTATAGATCCAAATGATAGACCTGATATTGTAAAAGAAGCTTTAAAAATGATTACAAAAAGAAGGATAGCTTATTTACAAGAATCAGATACGACTACAGTCAATCAGTTAACTAAATCATATTCAGACACTTATTTATATTCATTAGTAGATAAAACTTATAATGAACAATTAATGAAATTTATAAGAACGTCACATGAAATTGATAAAACAGAAGACTCTTTTAAAGATATAGAATACGATGTTAAGAGAAGACAAACAAGTGCTGCTATATTAAATATATTAAAGTCTGATAATATAGTATTAATGATATCTGAAAATAATTTACCTTTACCTAGAACATTTAAGGTTATTACTGCGACTGATATTAGACCAGGAGAAACTAAAAAGAAAAAAGTGTTTATAGACGTAACTACTCTTATTACAAACGATAATGGAGTATATAAATGTAATCCTAGGTCTATAGATATATTATTAGCTTATTTAGTAAATGGAGCTACTCAGTATATCTATTATGCTGATCCTAAGAGAATAATAATGGATAGAAATATGATATCAGAAGGAGCTTGGTGTTTTAGTAAGTTATTTACTTATGTAATTGATTATCTAGTTAAAGTATCAGTTAATGGTAATATGAGAGATCAAATAATGTATATATCTTCTGTATATTATTTGAAAACAGTATTGAATAAAGATTTATCAGACAGCCATTATAAAATATGTAAAGATATATCTGGATTAAGTGATAGAGAAATTGAAATTTTAAATATAAAGTTTGAGAATGAAAATTATACTAATATAAAAACATTTATACATGGAATATCTGACCTATGTGTAAATGATAAAATTACCCTAGATGTAATAGTGAATAAATGGATATATTTATATGGACAAGGGACACAATTTGCATTAGAATTATTTCCTGCATTTGCCAATATGATTACAAACGCATATAATGGGCAATTCTTAAATAATCAACCAGCAATTGAAAAGCAATGTGGAACTCATATGGTAAACTTCTCTAAAGGTGTATTAAATATTATAGAAAGTGCTATTAAATAATGAAAGATATTATAATAGATAGAATTAATGAACTTAAATTCTATACAGAAAGTAATATAAAGAATTTAGCAAACTCTAAAATACCTTATAGAGTAGATCTAAATCCTATAGAAAAATATTCTTATAGATTAGACGGGAAGATTTATAACCCTGCCGTTGAATTCTCTAAAATATTAGTCTCACAAGATTTACCATATACTAATATACCAAATTCCACATCAAATACTTATATCTTATCTTTTCAAGATGCTGTGTTACAAAAAGATATATATCCAATATTATTATTCATAAATGGTAAGTTTATAAAATGGTCAGATATTACATTAGTAAAAGATGATTTTTATTCATATTTGATAATTAAGAATATGAAAGATGTAGGAGAAATTTATACACTAGATATAATAGTAATACCTGAAATAAATACTATTTATACAGAAAATGTAACTTCACCTAAATCTAATTGTATATTCTTTTTTGATTCTAATACAGATTTATTCGTATCATCACCATCATCTGGTAAGATGTATACAACAATTTCTTTAAATAATATTCCAGATATAGATATATATAAGAATACTGTTTACTCTGATAATAAATTTAATCTACCATTAGATTATAAGTATGAAATAGATAACTTGTTTGTATTTAACGATGGTTTAATATATGATTCTTCAAGTGTAACTGCACATATATTAAATACATTTAATGTGTCCACCCCAAAGTCAATATTTGTTAGTATATTAGCATTTGCTTATAAAATTGGTAATACCCCAAAAGATAATGAAAATACTATTATAAATAAAAATATTGCGACTAATAGATTATTAGCTAATCAGAATATAGATTTTTTTAATTCTATATCCGAAAGATTAGATTTTGAGATGACCAATTCTAAAGATATAGAAACTAATATGAGTAATAGTCTAAGATATATAATGGATTACAATCCTCAGTTAATGAATCAGATATATAAAACTAAATCTAATATATCTACACAATCATATACTGGTAAAGAATTAATAGGATGTATGCAAACAGATGGTTTTGTACATTTATCTAGAAGACGAAATAATATCATAGATTGCTATTTTATAATATTTAAAAATGGATTTTTATATGAGCATTATAAATCTTCTATCTATAAAAATAATGAATACTTATTTAGATTAGATAACGTGAAATATACTGATATCTTTGAAATATTATGTGTATCTAATGTTGATAATGGTATAACAGGAATTAAATTATGGTCTGGTGAAGATGATATTATTACATTAAGTCCGTCTATAAATATAGATGATATGATATTAGCATCACCCACACCTCATACACATTTATATAATCATGAAAGGAATGATAATATTATTTATAATGTAGAGTTTGAAGCTATTAGAGTATCTGAAGATAAAGTAGACTTAAAATTAAAAGATTCATATTATTATGATAAAACATTATACATTGGATCTAAGCACCAATTTAGATATCATTGTATATATAACAATAAATCTACATCTATAACAGAAATAATATTACCTGATGAATTTAAAATGTGTAGTGAAAAAAGATGTTATATGATATTCATAAATGGTAAGTATATAGATATATCTTCATATGATGTGACCATATATAATTCAGAAGATCCTTTCTATAATATAGGAGTATATCTAGATCAAGAGATATTACCTAATGATAAAATAGAAGTTATATATGTCGGAAATATATTATCAAAAGTATATGAGAATATAGACGCAATAAATAACTCTGGTAACATATTATTAGATTCTAGTAAATTGAAATATCCATTTGATAATGAATTATACATGATATTTATAGACGGAAGAAAGACAATTCTAACAGAAATAAATAATATTGACTCTAATAGATTCAATATAAAAACTACATCAGGACAAATTGTTAACAAAGTATCTATAATACAATTTATCGAGGAAGATGAAATTTTGTATTCATACTTTAAAGATAATTCTAATTTATTATCTTCTATAATTAATAAATTAACAGAAGATGATATTAAATCGTTATATTCAACATCTAATATATCTACGAATTATGTATCTAACGACATTGATTTAAAATATAGAATGATGAGAATTGTAAAAGATTATTGGATGAAATCTTATATTAATACAGGAGACGAAATTCCTATCCATTTTAATGACTATTATGAAGATGGAGAAATTATAGATACTGGTAATTTATCTTGATGATTAAATAATTATGCTCCTAAATTTCATTATTATAATATAGAAGGTACTTAATTGTACCTTCTTATTTTATCCTTAACTTACGAATGAGGTGATTATATTGAAAGAGTTTATGAGAAGAGTTTCTTTAGAAGAAGAGATATATGATATGAATAGATATAATATAAATACTAGACCTATTTTACGTGAAATACATACCGCTGATGTTCATTTTGGTGCATTAGATCCAAAAATACAATATGATATACTAGAAGAACAATTTCTTAATAAATTAGAAGAAATAGAATTCGATGTATTATCTATAAATGGAGATTTATTCAATCGAAAAGGAATGACTAATTCGCCTATAACTTCATACGCTGCAATGTATGTGGCTAGATGTGTAAATATATGTAAAAAGAAAAGTAATAATCCTACAATGGTTATAATAGATGGTACAGATTCTCATGATGCAGGTCAATTATCTTTATTTTATCATTATTTAAAAGATCCAGATATAGATATGAGAATAGTTACCAAAGTACAATTTGAATATATTAAAGGTGCTAAGATACTCTGTATACCAGAGATGTATAATATGGGAGAAGATTATTATAATCATTTTTTAAAACATAGTGGATTATATGACGGAGTATTCATGCATGGTATGATTAAAGGAGCAGTTCATCAAGATGGAAGTGAAGGTATCAACTCATATAAAGCTCCGACATTCAGTATAAATGATTTTAATAACTGTTTAGGACCTATTATATGTGGACATGTACATATTCCAGGATGTTTTAATAGGTATATTTATTATACAGGTTCCCCATTAAGATATGCTCATGGACAAGAAGAAGAAAAAGGTTTTATATTCTTATTACATAATCTGAATGACCAATCTCATTATGTCCATTTTGAACCTATAAAGTCTTTTATATATGAGACTATTTTTTTAGATGATATTATTAATTCTGACCCTAAAGTTATATCTGACTTTATATGGCAATTAAAAAGTAAGGGTGTAGATAATTTAAGAATTAAATTCAATAAACCTTTGTCTGAAAATGGACTTAATAATCTGGGAATTCTGAAAACATATTTTAGAAATATAAATTATATAAAATTTGATTATAATAATAAAGAAAAAATAGAAGAACAAAAAATGATTAATGAATTAAATGATAAATTCTCTGAATATGATTTTATATTTGATGATAATTTATCTGCTGAACAGCAATTTGTAATGTATGTAAATCATAAAGAAAAAAGTGAGTTTATTACTGTAGATGAATTTAAACAGATCTTAAATGATGAATATTGATATTTGAATTATTACTCTTAAGCTATCTATAATAGAATACTGGAAATAATTTAATATTATAAGATCATAAACATATCAATACTTTAGATAGGGTTTTGGAGGGGTTTGAATGAATGTTGCTAGACGACAAAAATTTATGAATAATGGAAGTAGAACTGTATCTTTTTCTGATAAGAAAGTAGAAATAGTTTTTGATATAGGAATGCTTGATTTAATGTGTTCTTATGTTTTATCTGAAAATAGAACTATTAAAAAGAGTCAATTAATAAATATGAGAAATCTGTTTGAATGTATAGATTTAGAATTATATAGAACAGATATAGAAAAAAAGAAAAGAATAGATTTTATAAGAAAAGGATTAGAGGGAAGAATACTAAGAAATCTAAAAGAATATACATTAATATTGCAATATATTAATGGTGGTTTTCTAGATACAAATAATTTAGATGTAGATATAACATCTGCTACTATTTTAAACTCTGACGAGATGCATTTTATAAATGAAACTGTATCCTCAGCATTAAAATATACCTTTATATATAACGATGTAGATAGAATGTATAGTGTATTAACAAGATTTAAAGCTGCTGATTATGTATCAAAACAATATATGGTAAATGAACTTGAGGGAATTATTGCTGATATGCAAAATAAATTCAGACGAGTTAGAGCTGACTCTACAAATGAATTGGAATTTAGATTAAAACCAGAAATATTAGAAGATTCTTTTAGAGATATTTATGATAAGTTAACAAATCCATCTTCTAAATTAGTAACAGGATGGCAAGGTTTTAATGAAATGCTTGGTGGAGGTTTCTTTGGAACTAGACTTTACATGTTATTAGGGCTAACAGGAGGAGGAAAATCTTTAACACTATTGGATATATGTCTTCAATTAAAGAAATATAATAAGAATTTCAAATGTAAAGATCCATCTAAAAAACCTTGTATTGTGTATCTTACAATGGAGAATACAGTTGAAGAGACTGTAGAAAGATTATTCGAAATGTCAACAGGAAGAGAAATTCAAGGATTATCATTTGAAGAGGCTTTACATTTACTTGTAACAGATGGAGAGTTATATTTATCAGACGAATCTCCAATAGATATAATAATAAGATATAAAGCTAATAAATCTGTTGATACTGGATATTTATATGAGATGACTGAAGATTTAGAAGATGAAGGAATGGAAGTAATTGCAGTAGTTCAAGATCATATTGGAAGAATGAGATCTACTCAAAATCTTACAGAAACTAGATTAGAATTAGGAACTGTAGCAAATGAAATGAAAACATTCTCTCAATTAAAAGAAATTCCATTTATCACAAATTTCCATCTGAATAGAGAAGCAGCCGCAAAAATAGATGAGGCTACTAATTGTAATAAATCAGATTTAATTAGAGTATTAGGTAGAGCTAATGTTGCAGAATCTCAAGTTATGATTAATAATATAGATGGTTGTTATATGATAAATCAAGAATGGGATCAAAATGGTAATAAATGGTTAGGTGTAATGAGAACAAAGAAAAGGTTTAAAGCGAGTGATAGAGCTGTTATATTCATGCCATATACATCTCCTAATTCCCCTAAACTATTAGAAGATTATTATGCTACAATACCAGTATTTAGAGATTCACTTAGAGAAAATGTTATTGGATACAACCAACCACAAAAGAAATCTAATAATAAAATACAACCAAATCCTTATAATGGAAATATAAGATCTATTGACGAGGTAATAGGTTCACAAAATAAATTTGTAGATACAAGAACAGAAATAAACATATTCGATATAGAAAAATTAGCAGATTCATCTTGTGGACATAGAGCTGATTTGGTTAAAGATATAATACCATTGAAAAAATTTATGACAAGAGTACCTGCATAGAGGTACTCTTTTTTATGATATTTTGTTTCTTAATTTAGTTAGAATAGTTTGATTATTTTTATATATATCTGATAACATTTCTGCTAAAACATCAGCATGCATCATTCTTATTTTTTTCTTATTGAAATCTTTCATATCACATATATTATTTAAAAATAGAATAATATAATCTAGTTCAGTAGAACCATATATATCATGAGCTAATATAGCAGGTGATTGTTCATATTTTATATATTGTTCTTCATCTAGTATTACCATTTTAGATAAAGAGAATATTTCTTTTTTATAGTCACATAATACATTATGTGTTATAAGATAAGTATCTCCTATTAATTGATATATTGATAATAAGTCGTAAGTAATTTCAGAAGTAGGTTTAGAATTTATAAATTCATTGAGAGTGTATGTTATATCTGGGTTACTCATATAATTATATCCTCCTTAATATTAATGGTTTATCTATATTTCCACCTAAGAATGTAATGGCAAAAGTTTCACCTTTCAGACCTTTATAAGATGAATCTTTATGTCTATATAATTCTTGAGGAATTAAGACAGATATGTAATTTGTACTCTTACAGTACTTATCTCGCACGTTAAAACCTTTTAATGTTTTATTCATAATATTGGACACATTTATTTTATTTTTTGTTTCTGTGATTTTTTGCTTGTCTGTAAAGGGTTGCATGGAAGGTATAGATATCTTAACTTCATTCCCATAGACAAAATCTTCAAGAGCAATACATATTTCAATACTAGTATTTTTCATGTCACTATTTTCCATAATTTACACCACCTTAAACTTATTATTATTAAAATGTTCAAATTCATAAAAAATATAAAGAAAGAAGGAATTAGAAATGGTAAAAGAAAAAATTGATATAAATGAAGTAATATATGAATTATTAAATGAATTAGGATTAGCAATATCAAATGAAAATTATATAATATTACAATCTGGAGAATCTATTAAATTTAATGGAAAGGATATTAGATTTTCATATGAAGATAGATTCATTATAGATGGTAAAAAAGAAATATGGTTTGATCCTATAAATAATTCAGAACTTATACAAAATCTATATAATCAATATGTTGTAGACCATTATGAAAATGAGGGTATAAAGATATTATCCACTAAAGTTATGAGAGATAATAACTCTTATAAGAATAAATTATGTGTTAATTTTATAGATGAGAATGATAGTACCAAGGGACAAATGGTAACGGATTTTTATACTAATATAAACATAGGTTATATTCAAATAATGTTAATAAATGTAATGGTTGTAACTCATTTAGATAATAACTAAAAAGGACTGATATAATTGTATAATGAAATATTAAATAGAGGTCAAGGATTTACGGTAGATGAATCAATGAAATTCTTTGCAGACCCATATCAACAATTATTTCAGATAGATGGTGAAGCAGGGACAGGTAAATCCACGGTATTAAAACATATAATAGCTAGAAATAGAATACCTTTAGAACGCATATTAGCCATGTCATATACTGGAGCAGCCGCAGTTATTTTAAAACTAAGTGGTTTCCCTAATGCTAAAACATTACATTCAGGATTATATCATCCAGTAGATACATATATGACAGATAAACAGACAAATCAAATAATTTACAATACATATTATAATAGACCCAAGACCACTACAGGATTTACACCTAAAATAAAAAGTAATTTTGATAATATTGATTTAATGATAATAGATGAAGCTCCAACTGTACCTATGTCAATGAGAAAAGATATTATGAAACATGGAATAAAAGTTATAGCTTCAGGAGATCTTTTCCAATTACCTCCATTATTTGAGAAACCTGCATTTTTAACAGATGGTGTAGTACATCATTTAACTGAACCTATGAGACAAGGTACTAACTCAAATATATTATATCTCGCAAGAAGAGCCAGAAGAGGTTTACCTATAAACTATGGATATTATGGAGATTGTTATGTAACAGATGAAGATGACTTGACTGATACAATGATTATGAGATCTGATATAGTAATATGTGGAACTAATAAAAAAAGAGATGAAATTAATAAAAGAGTTAGAGAAATAAAAGGTACTTGTAATAGTGAATTACCATTAAGAGGAGAAAGAGTAGTATGTAGAAAGAATAATTATAAAACTGTAATAGATGGAATTAATTTAGCAAATGGGTTGATAGGAACCGTAATGAATAATCCTGGAGTAGATAATTATGATAATAATACTTTTAAAATAGATTTTCAACCATTATTATTTCCAGGAATATTTAGTGATCTAAGATGCGATTATAAATATTTTATGGCTCCTTATAGTGAAAAAGAAAAAATTAAACAAGATAAATATAGTCTTGGTGAAAAATTTGAATTCTCTTATGCAAGTACATGTCATCTTGCACAAGGTGCTTCACTTGCTAACGGTATTTATATCGAAGAATATATGTCACCAGAATTAAATGATAGACTTAATTATGTAGGAATTAGTAGATTTCGGCAAGGTATGATATATATAAAAAGAAAAATTAGATTATACAATTGTGGAAGTTGGGATAGAGGTTAAAATCTCTATCTCTATTAATAAATTAAAAATGGGGGATTAGAATGCCAAAGAGATTTAATTGTAAAAATGAAGAGGAAATGAGGACAGATATTAATAATAGATTAGCAATATTGTGTGCACTAACAGGTTCTCATAATTATAACCTTAATACTAAAAATTCAGATAGAGATTCAAAAATATTTATAATGCCCAACATAGATGATATCTATAATCATAAAATATTCACAAAATCATATAATATTGAATTCAATAATAATGATTTTTCTGTATATGATATTAGAAGATTACCAGATTTATTATGTAAATCTAATTGTAATTTTATGGAAATGTTATTTACTGTTGATTTGAGTATACATGAAATGTTTACTAAAGAAATAGAAGAAATATATAATATGAAAGATGAGATAGCCAGATTTAATTTGTCATTCTTATACACTTCATTATATAATAATGCTAGATTATTTCAAGATGAATATATCAAAAAGGGTAATATGAAATCAGCATCACATTGTTTGAGATTATTAAGAACACTTCAGAAATATGCTTTGAACGATTTTACTGATTTTAAAAAAGCGTTATGGTTTGAAAACAATCCTAAAGATTTAATCATGTATATAAAAACAGGAGAATATGACGAAAATAGATATTCATTCTCTAGTATTAATATACCTAAACTACTATCAGATGAATTTAGGAAAGCTGAAAAGTTTGAATCTAAATATAAACAATATGATTATGTACAAGAAACAGAAGATAAATTAAATAAAATAGTTAAAGACATGGTTCTTAAATATATAAAGAGTATGTTATAAACTAAAAATATTTATAATTATATATTATATAACTGAATAAATAATAATATATTTTGAAAGGTAGTGTTTTAATGAACAATTTTATGAAGAGAGACGAAATAATTAATGAGGATTTATTAAAAGAGGGGTTAATCAACCCAGATGCTTTACTCAACAAAAAAGAGAAATCTTATATGATACTATACTTTGCGACAGAACCAGTATCAAAAGAAGAAGAAAAAAGCTGGCATGTTGCTGTAGGAAGAGAAGAAGCATATAATTTTATCAAAGGAATGATAAGTTGTATAGATTTAGAATCAACGAAAGTAGTTGTAGGAGGAACGACATATGAAGATGCTAAAAATGCCTATCAATTCATGAAATACATATCACAGTTCATGAATGATCCAACGTTTAATATCGACGAATACTATACTCCAGATGAAGATGAGAAAGGAGAATAATATTAATGGCTAATGATTATAATTATTTCACTCAGAATATACAAAGAATGGGTGAAGAATTTTTAATGTTAAAGAATTCAAAAGATTTTCAAAGAGAAGCTCCAGCTATATTTAGACAATTAGCAAGAAGACAAATAGATTTAGAAATGTACGGACACTTCTTTCTAGAAAAACAATTCTTAGAAAGTTGTATTAATGTTGCGAATGAGGAAATTTTACTAAATAAAGCAAGTGCAATAGGATTAGGGTATTATGTAGATTCTATGACATATCTGAATGGAGGTGTAGATCCTTATTTTCTAACCATCTTAAAAATGTATAGAGAGAAATGTGATGTTTATTCAATTGTACATCAACATTTATGTATGTTAAGGGATACTGGGAATATTAATTATATAAAGAGTCTAGCAAGTATTCTAACAACAAATAGGACATTAGGAAATGCATTGTAAAATTTAAACCCTAAACATAAGAATAAATTTATGTTTATAGGAGGTTTAATTTTTATGGCAAGTATAGATGATCTAATTAAATTATACAGAGATACATTTGGTGATGAGGAATTAATCGTCATATCAGATAATGTTAAGGTTTTTAAAAATGCAGAAGGTCGTAGATTAATATTCGATGAGGATAGTAGAATGATTCATTCTATTGCAGTTAATACTGATGGGTCTAACTTTGGAGTTCAGAATCTATTTCAATTCGAATCATTAATGTACGATCAAGTTCAATTCATGAATAATTATGGTGGTGGAAAAGAACTGTCTGTTTTATTAGATAAATTAAAAGAAATTAACGTTATCGATGAAGATAAAAGATTAGAATTAGTTAATTACTTTAAAAGTCGATTTGCATTCGTTGATGGATATGGTAATAAACCATATGAAGATGTTAATGACAAAGACCGATCATATATTGATAAAGAACGTATACCTACGAATGATGATGGTGAGATATTAACAAGTAAAGATACTTTATCAATAAATAAAATAAGACACTAAAAAATTAAAACTAAAACTATTTATAACTATATATTATAATAATGAAAATACATAACCAAAAAACAAATTTAGGAGGAATAAATATGTATAATGGACAACAAGGAAATCAATTCGGAATGGGTGGAACTTATTATGCACCACAAAAGAAAATAGAAATGCATCAAGCATTAACTGCTGAAGAAGAAGCAATGTTAAAGAATCAAAATAGATCTAATCTAAGTTTTAAACTAGATCAAATGGAAGTGCTTACAGGTATTTGTACACATAAAAGTAATACAACTAAAATGCCAGATATAACTTTATTAGGTGGAACTAGAGTTAAATGTAACATATGTCAAGAAGAATGGGATTTATTAGAGGATTTAGAATTATTTAAATCAGCCGTAGGTATTGTTATATCAGGATTACAAACAATGAAAACATGGTGGATTGATATCCCACCAGAAACTGCTAGAGAATACTTCCCAATTATACCATTATTAAAGAAAGCTCCTGCTGGTCTTCAAATGTCTATGCAATGTTGGAGACAATATGAAGAAGCTAGACAAGTAAATACAAGCAATGGAAATAACTCATTTAACATGTGGAATAACATAATGACAGGTGGATTTAATCCAATGCAACAACAACAAATGATGATGCAACAACAAATGATGCAACAACAAATGCAACAACAACAATATGGATACGACCCAAATCTAGCAATGAGTAATATGTATGCTGGAAATAATATGATGGGTGGCAATCCAATGGTACAAAACCAAGATCCAGGAAACTTCACTCCAGGTGCTGGTGGTTATGCTCCAGGAACAACAGGTATGATGAATAATATGGGTAATGGTCAAGGACAAACTGAAACTAGTGTAAGTAATACTGTACAAGTAACTAAAGTAATGAGTATGTAGTATAATATTTTTAAATAAATATAATGATGGGGTTCGTTCTCCATCATTATTTTTTACCTTCATTATAAACTATATAATGACAAAAAATAATTGAAGGAAGTGATGTAATTGGCTATGCTGAAAAAAATGGATAAGACAATGGAAGAAAATATTAGAGGATACGGTAATGAGATTATAACAAAGTTATTCCCTGATAATATAAGAGTCAATATAGGAATGTATATTGGTTCAAAAGGAAATTCTGGTTATTTAAATATGATACGGGAAGTTTTTCAAAATGCTTTTGATGAAGTTATGAGAGCAACAAGAGGTAAATCTCCTTGTAGTATAATAAGGATTTTCTTTGATGAAAGAACTTTAGATTGTATGGTACAAGATGATGGTAGAGGTTTACCGTTTGAAAAGATGCATGACATATATGCTGAATTATCTACATCATCTAATTATGAGAAGGAATTAGGAGACTACAGCTCAGGCAAACATGGGTTAGGTGGAAAAATTACGAATGCCCTTTGTGATAAATTTTCAGCAGAGTCTTATCAATTAGGAGATGCAAGAAAAATAGAATTTGAAGATGCAGTTGTTAATAAAAAAGGAATTTATAAGATACCTTATAAAAATAATCAACAAGGTACATTAGTTTTATTTCATCCTTCAATAGAAATAATGGGTGGAATTAATCTAACTTGTGAAGAAGTATTAGCAATGATGAGAGGTATAGTATTCTTAGGTAAATTAGGTAGAATAGTAGAATTTCATGGTATTACTAATATGGGTAAACAAGTTGAAACTACTATAGTTAATGAATATGGAATACTAACAGATTTACTTGGTAGAGTTAAATCTCAATTGATTACACCAATTTTAATTGGTGGTGATGATGGTAACTGTAAAGCTGATATAGCATTTACATATGATGGTGAAGATACTTTGGAAGAGATACATAGTTATGCTAACTATTCTCCAACTACAGATGGTACACATGTTAAAGGATTTAAAGCTGGTATATCAAAATTCTTTATGGATTATATGAATAAGATTTATTTAGCCAAAGCGGGTTCTTTAAAAGGAAAGAAATCTAAATCTAATGCTAAACCATTACAAGTCGTAGCTTCAGATGTAAGTTGTGGATTAAAAGCTATTGTATCAGCATGTGCATTGATTCCTATCTTTGGAGGACAAGCTAAAGAAACAATAACTAATGAAGAACTTGAGACATTCATAAAAGATTTAGTAATTAAAGCATTACAATCTTGGAGTAAAGAGAAGCCTATGGAATTAAATAAGATTTGTAATTATCTTAAAGATATAGCTATACTTCGGACTAAAGATGAAGTAGAAAAGATAAAGATTGGTTCTAAATATAAGACAGATGCTTTAAGTGGTGGACTTCCAAAGAAGTACCTAAGACCACAAGGAACTAAAGATCTAGAATTTATAATAGTTGAAGGGGATTCAGCTTTAGGACCAGGAAGAGCAACAAGATGTAAATCTAGACAAGGTATGTTACCAATTAGAGGAAAGATGCCTAATATCTTTAATATGACAGATAGAAATAGAAAAGAGTTCTTAGAGAATGATGAAATTGCAGCATTTATTAATATCATATCTGGTGGTACAGGAAAATTCGGTGAAAAATTTATGCCTAGTGATACTAAATACACTAAGATTATTATCATGTCGGATAAAATGTGTGTCCCTTCTCTATAGTAATATAGAGTCGAATAACCTATTAAATGCTGGAAAGTCCACAAAAGTTCATAAACCATTATTATAATAAGAAATGGTTACGAAAGTAGAAACAATATATGAACCTGACATATGCTGAAATAAAAGCTTTAGTTGAGATTCTAAAGTGCTAAGTGTTATTGACAAGGGATTCTCAGCAGTAAAATAATTTGCTTAAATAAAATAATTAATAAAAAGGAGGTGAAAAATATGAATGTTTTTATGCAACGATGTTTTGATTATTTTCCTATAAATATATCAAATCCTACTATAGAAATAGTTAGATATCCAGAGATGTGGAAACCTTTGAATATAATTGGAATAAAATATAATACATATAATATTAGCACAAAAGGTAGAATCTATTCAATACCAAAACAGAGATTATTAAATCCTCAATGTAATTCTGATGGATATATGAAAATAAAATTATTAACAAATATTGAATCAAGAGAAGAGTTCAGTTTACATAGATTAGTTTTAATGACATTCTTTCCAATTTTCTATATGAATGAATTAGAAGTGAATCATATAAATGGTAAAAAAGATGATAATGATATTGCAAACTTAGAATGGTGTAGTAGATCTCAAAATATACATCATAGTTATTTACTTGGGTCTAGAAGTCAAATTGGTGTAAATAATGGTAATGCTAAATTTAATGAAAATGATGTAAGAAGAATATGTGAATATAGACAACAAGGATTAGTTGCAAGTCAAATATGTAAAGCTATGGATTTGGATTGTGAACCTAATAAGAGACATAGACGAGTAGAAAATATATTATTCGGAGTTACATGGAAACATATATCATCGCAATATGGAATATAAGTTTAAGCAACTTATTTTATTCAACGACTATCGAAAGCTATATACTAAGACAATATTCTTAGTTGAAAATAAGGTATATATTAACAATATATACACGAAGCAAGTAGAGTAGAGCCAAGTGGTAGAACCGTTCCGTAATAAGGATATAAGAGTTCTTTAAATCGAAGTGATAGGTTGCCTATATATGATATAGGTAAATGATATAGTCTTAACACCTACTTAACAGTAGGGAAGTTCATAAGAGAACTGTATTATCTAACGAATAGTATGAAAACAATTGGCAGATAAAGATGGAGATCATATAGCTGTACTTGTATTAAAAGTCTTTATGGTATTATATCCAAGATTAGTTGAAGCTGGAATGGTATACAGAGCAATAGCTCCATTATATGGTATACCAAATGCTAGGAATAAAAACAAAGTAGATAAATTCTTTACTACAAGATTAGAATATACTGAATGGTTATATAAAAATTTTAGTAAGAATAATACTATATTAAAACCAGATGGTAAAAAGTTAAGTAACGTTGAAGCAGAAGAAATATTATATAAAAACTCAGATTATACATATGATTTAAACGTATTCTCAAATAGTTATGCAATAAATCCTATATTATTAGAACAAGTAATATATAATATTGTAAAAGCAAACCAATCAAAAAAGGATTTATATACCTTTATGAAAAAATCTATAGAATCTGATAAGAACTTTAGATTCATCAAAGTTGACAAAGTGAATAACATTGTTACTATAAAAGGTGAATATGAAGAACTTGATCAAACTATAATTTTAAATAAAGTATTTATGACTGACTTAGAACAATTACTACAACATGTAGCTAATAATGTTTTATTATCTTTTATAATAAATGATAATCCTTGTAGCTTATATGAATTAGTTACTAAATTTGAAAATAGTGCACCAAAGCATATAAGACGGTATAAAGGATTGGGACAAATGAAAGATCTAGAATTACAATCAACAACACTACATCCTGATATGGATAGAACTCTAATAAGATATACAATATTATCTGCTGCTGATTTTATTACAAAAATGAGATATTTAGAAACTGATAAATGTAGATTGCTTGTTGGAAGAGTTAATACTAGAGAAGACGTAATGGATTAGGAGGAATATAATAATGCCAGAAAAGATTATTGAAGTAGATGCATTACAAAAATCTATAGATGATTATGGAAGTTATGCAATATACGCATTAGCTACAAGAGTAACAGCAGATTATAGGGATGGACTTAAACAAGTCCATCGTAGAATATTAATGGCTGCAACTAGATTAGGTGCATTACCAGGAACATTAAAGAAATCATCCAGAGTAGTAGGAGAAACATTAAAAGAACATCCTCATGGAGATACATCTGTATATGATGCTATAAAAATATTAGCAAATGATTTTGATACTTATATACCTTTAATTTATGGGGAAGGGAATTGGGGTTCTATTGATGGAGATTCTCAAGCTGCATCGAGATATACTGATTTATATTTATCTCAATTTTCACTTGATAATTATATCTCTGACATTAAATCTACACCACAAATAGTAGACTGGGTTCCAACATTTGATAATGATGATATGGAGGTACAATATTTATCTTCTAGATCTCCAGTAATATTAATAAATGGTAACTATGCGATTGGTATAGGTATGATGTCTGTAATATCAAAACACAATAATATTGAAGTATATGATGCAGCTATAAGATTATTAAGAGATCCTAATTACGAGGTTGTGTTACCTCCAGATCAGTGTGCTGAATGTGACATTATAAATACAGATTGGAAAGCAATAGCTAATACTGGACATGGAAGTTATATCGTAAGAGGAAGAATGATTGTAATTCCAGAAGTAAATAATAAAATGATTAGAGACAATAAAAAGTATTTAGGATTACCTGCTGTAGAAATAATATCAACACCAGATTATGTAACATTAAATGCTATTAGAGAAAAAATAACTAAATTATTAGAAGATAAAGTATTACCTCAAGTAATAGATATATGTTCTGATGAATCTAAAGGACCTAAAGAGATGGGTTGTTTGATTATTTTAAAGAAAGGTTCTGATCCTAAATTTGTTATGGATATGATATACAGACATACAGAAATGCAACACACTGTAACTGAAAATTATCAGATCTTATATAAATACAATTCGGTTGTTTGGGGACAAAAACGAATTCTTCAAGAATGGCTTGAGTGGGATAGACTTAGACTAACTAGAAAATATTATAATATACTTCAAAATATAAGAACCCAATTATCAAAGAAAGATGCATATGTAAAATGTCTATCATCAAATAAAATAGAGAAAATAATTAGCATGATAAGAAAGAAAAAAGACACTGATATGAATTCATCAATAGAATGGTTAGTATCTAATATAGGTCTAACTACAGGACAATCTAAATTTATATTAGAACAAAAAATATATAAATTATCTGAAGGATATTTAGCACAATATAAATATGAAGTACAAGAATGTTTAAAGGATATAAACAATTATGAACAGAAAATTCTTAATACTGATATATTAGATAATGATATAGAGGCAGAATTATTAGAAATGAAAATGAAATATGGTAAGAAAAGAAATTGTACCTTCATAGATAAATCTGTTATAAATAATATTCCTAAAGGAGAATTTAAACTTATCATAACAGCTAAGAATTTCATAAAGAAAATTCCAGCCAATGATCCAGTAGGTTCTTTAAAAGATGATAGGGCTGTTCAAATATTAAAGATAGACAATACACAAAATATTTTAATATTTGATACTATAGGAAAAGTGTATAAGTTACCAGTGCATAAACTTCCTATATCAGATAAAGCTTCTAATGGTTGTGATATAAGATTGATTATAAAGAATCTTTCTGCAAATATTTGTACAGTTATGTCTGAACCCGTATTACAAGATTTGATGAAAAGAAAAATAAAACACTTTATAGTAGTTCAATCTAGATTAGGTAATATAAAGAAACTCGATATAGAAGATGTTTTAGGAGCTACCCCATCAGGATTGATATATGCTAAGATTGTTGGAGATAATGACTTTATAAATGATGTTGTGATATGTCCTGACGGATTGGATATAATTGCTTATAGTGATAATAAAGCGTTAAGATATAATATATCACAAGTACCTCATTTAAAGAGAAGTACATCAGGATCTAAATCAATGAAAGCTGATTTTATAGATGGGTTAGTAGTATTAAATCCTAACATGACAGATTTAGTTGTGTTAACAGAAAAAGGATATATAAATAAATTTGATGCTTTAGGACTACTTACATTACAAAGAGGAAAATCTGGAGGTAATGTAATTAAATTAGCTAAAGGAGATAAAATTAAGTATATATTCGGTGCTGATGAAACTTATCATATACAAGCTGTTACTTCTAATGAAACGATAGAAATAAATATAAGTGATATAAAACCACAAAGCTCAATATCATCAGGACAAAAACTTCTTAAAGATAATGTCATAGCAGCTAGATTACATAAATAAAACAAAAGAGGAGTAAAACCCTCTTTCTTTTTTATATGATACACTTATTCTTGAACAATATAATAAGAATAGAGGTGTTTATATGAAAATTGAAAGTGTAGTCAAAGATAAATTATATACTTTAGTAAGTAAACAATATGAATTGAATAAAGATAAATTAAAAAAATGTTTTGGTAGATTCGTTGAAAAAAGACAAGAAGATCTGTATGATATAGCCCCTGCTTCAAGAATATATTTTGGACAAGAAGATATAGACGATTTCTTTAATTCCTTAGGTATGGCAGAAAAAGATGTCGTGGAGATTGTAAAAAATACATATTATTATCCTATAGCCAACTTCAATCCTAGAGCAGCTAAAGATTCGTTCACTTGTACTATATTATGCTTAGTAAGATATAGTTTATTACATAAACTAGAAAAAGAATTAGAAATGTATACTGCTTATATGTCATTCTCTGGTAAATTCTACCCATCAATACATTATTCATCTTTTCCTAAAGTACAACCTTCTGAATATAGACATGTAATAGAATATGTTGTTAATCATGAATTAAGTGGAAGGTTTGATATAAAGAAAGAGGGTAATGTATTTAAAGCTGTGCGTTCTATAGGAAGTACTTGGTATAATACTTATGGTAGTAAATTCAAATCATTTGATGATGAAGATGTAGTTTATGTGATTCAACAATTACATAATAGAATCAAATCATTTATACAAAATATTGCTGAAGTATACTATGATGTATATGCAAAGAAAGATACATATTTAACATATGATAGTGATAATTTATCAGATACCAGTTATCATCTGGCTGATAATGATTCATTAAGAATGGAAAGAATATTAGAAAAGTCTATGACTTATATGAATAATAATAGAGTTAATTATACATGGTGTATATCATCATCAGATCAATATGTAAGTGCTGACGAATTAAGAGAAATAATGACATCTATAATAAATGAATCTAGTAATATACCAGATATGAGAGAATTTATAAGATGTATGTTGACAGTATTCTTTTCTCAATCAGACACTAAAGATATTAATGATCCACATTTTTTAGCTTTATCTATTGTTCCTAAACCAAATACAAAGGATCAATATGAAATAAGAAAGAAAGAAATTGTAGAGAAATGGTTAGATGAAAATTCACCACAATATAGAAAGAGAAGAAATAGACCTGCTACAGCATCTTCTTATCAAAAAGCTGTAGTGAAATATGTAGCTCTATGTGTATATAATGTAAACAAGTAAGGGAACTAATTAGTTCCCTTATATTTTAGATTGTAAAAGTAAATTAATATAGTTATATATTATAGATATGAATAAAATATATTATTTAAAGGAGATGTATTAAAATGAAAAACAAATTTAATCTTATTTTAAACTTAGAAGGTGCTACTGAAAAAGATGTATCTAGTATTATTGGATGTTTGTTAAATGAGGATGTAAAAGAAATAGAATCTTTAGGTATGAAAATTACATTTGTTAGTTTAGAAAAATACCTTTTAGGTTTTACTGATTTTTCATACAGAAAATTATTATGTACAGATTTAGAAACAGGTAAATTAATAATAGATATTACAATGAATCATGATATGGTCACCGATTTCAAAACTGCTATAAGAACTGAATTAAAATTATAACATAATTAATAGAATAGAGATTGAGAAATCAATATCTATAATATACATAAGAAATGATTGATATAAGAGAGGTAAAATGTTTATTATGAAGGAGAATGATAAAAATGGGAATCTTGTTAAAAATGAAAGGTGGAAAATATACTAATGAAGATTTAAGAAATAATATAAATAAGGATACTAAGATAATAGATTTAATAATAAACAATAGGAGTGATATAGATGGAAAAAATTAAAATACCTACTTATTCAAATTTAGTAGGAATAAAAAGTACACAAAAAGAAATGAAGGATGCTGTTTCAAAATATATACATACAAAAGATAAAGAGAAAATAAAAACAATATTATTAGAAATGAAAGATAGATTTCCTAATGCTAAAAAGATGATAGATGCTATAGACAAAATAATAAATGATGAATATATTCTTAATAAATGTGTAGTAAATGAGACTTGTAACACTGGTCTATATACAAATATCAGTGTAACATTATGTCCATTAAGAGATGAAGAACAATCTGGTTTTAAGTTTTCATTATCATCTCCATTATATTATTCAATATATGAAGAATGGAAACTAGAAAATAAAAATAAGAATGTATATGATTTTATTAAAGAGAATGATATAGAAACTATTTTTATCACAGTAAATACAAATACTAACTTTAGACTTAAAATTTATAATGGGAATAAAAATGATTTGCTGTATGTTAATTATAAACCAAAATACGATCCACAATATAAAGATATACAATTTATGGAAAGCTTATTCAAATAAAAATGGGAGCTTAGTCTCCTCTTTATTTTTTCTCTTTAAAAACATATTATTAAAGAGGAGGGATTATATGGCTGATAAAATTGATAATAAATTAAGAAAAGAAATAGAAGCTATTATATATAAATTCTTTGATAAGATGGATAAGTCTGAAACTAATAGTGAGTATTATAAAAATCTATTTGCAAAAATGAGTAATGATGATTTTTATAAATTTGCTTCTCTAGATTTCCCGTATAGATTTCATCATAAACCTTGGGTAGTTGAACCTACTATGGGTGATATAAAAGAAGCTTTAAATTTTATAGGAGTTCCTTTAATGGAGAAAGTTTCACTACCTTATATATATAAAGATGAAAACGGGGTAGCAGTAAACTCTAAAGAAGCTTTAGTCATTTATCCTCCTATGAAGAAGATGCAACAATTCATTACACATAAAAACTCTGTTGCTATAGATATAGATAATAGAGATATGAAAAATGGTCAATTGTCTGGTGCAGATAAAGGGGGAAAAACTACAGATAGAGAGTTAGAATCTTTGGGAATACTTGGATTAGATCATTGTCTTGAAGAGTTTTCTGGTCCTAAAGCAGATAGTATGGAAAGTAAATCTTTAATGTATAATACTATTTCTACAACTGGTCAAGTATCTAGCAAAGATATACAAACAGATAATACAGATTCATTATCTAGAAATCTCATGAGTGTATATCTAATGGGTGCTAATATAAATAGTAATATAGTCAACCAAGATTATATGTTGCCTTATACAATGAAAGAGAAATCTAGGTCAATAGAAAGGATTTAAAAAATATTACAATTATATATTATAACTGTGTAATGATAATTAATTTATATAATGTGTTTAACTTTTATATAAGAAGTCTATGGAGGTGAATTAGATGAGTAATAATGGAAAAGAAACTGGCATTATTCAAGAACAAGGATTTATTGTTCCTGGAGGGTTTGACAAAATCTCTGATGAAGAAAAAGAAAGATTAGAAAAAGAAAGCAGAGATAAAAAATAATGTGTTAAAAAGATACTAGGAAAACTAGTATCTTATTTTATTATAAAGGAGGTATCAAACAGAACGTTATATCTTATTCTTAAGATATAACAATCATACAGAGTGTATAAAGGAAAGGATTTGATTTAAATGAATAAGAAACTTTTTATAGTTTACAATATAATTTTAATATCATTAATAATATTTACAGGAGTAGTTTTACATAAAAATGAAGAATTAAAAACTACTAATACACAATTAGTAGTAAAATCATGGGAAACAGATAAACAGCTAAGTCAAGTTAAAAATGAAATGAATGCTTATAAAACATTATACACTTCTCAAGAAGGTGATATAAAAGATTATATAGTTTTATATAAGAAAACTAAAACAGAATTAGATAACCTAAAATCACAAATTTACATATCTAAAGAAAAAGAGAAAAATGCTTCTAGAGGTGATTACATAAATAAAAATCTTAGTGATTATGCAATAATGACTGTAGATGAGATGAACGAATGGATAGCAAAGAGAGCACCTAAAGGTAGTCCTTTTATTGGAAAAGGAGAAGTATTTTTAAAGACAGGAGCTGCTAATAAGATAGACCCTAAGCTAATAGTAGCATTAGCTGGAAATGAATCTGGATGGGGGATGTCTAAATTAGCTAGAGATAAAGGTAATTATTTTAGTATTACCGCATATAATGATAATCCTTATACCTCAGCAAAAGCATTCAATGGGGATTTTCAAACAAACATATCAGATGGTGTTGCATGGATAAAGAGTAATTTTTATGATAAAGGGAAAACTTCTTTAGCCCAAATGCAATCTGAAAATAATAAAGCTTATGCCCAAAATAATGATGGTAGTCCTAATAAAGAATGGACTTCTGTTATTTGTAATATAGTTTACCATTAAAAATTTATAATATATATTATTTAAAAATGAAGGAGAGATAAATTATGGAAAATTTAAGAAGATTAAACGTTCAATTAATAGGTATAGGTGGAGCAGGAAATAAAGGTACAATTAATGTTGTAGAAAAAGGTGTACTAGAAAAAGATGATATATTCTTAATCAATTCAACAATGAGAGATGTAGCTCCAGATTATAAAGATATAGCATATATCTATGATACTGTAGGTGGTTCTGGTAAAGATATGAAATTTGCTGAATCTTTAGCAAAAAAAGAATTAGAAAGAGGAACTTTGGGTCAACAATTAAATGAATGGGTAAAACCAGATACAGATATTGTAGTCATTACAGGAAGTACAGAAGGTGGTACTAATGCTGGTTCTATTTCAGTAATTACTGATTTCATATATGATGAATTAGATATTCCAGTGGTTAATATATTATTAACAGGATTTATGAAAGATGCAAGAGGAGTTAAAAATACAATAGATGTATTCAAGAAACTTAGAATAAAAGAAATAGGTGTCCAAACTATATCCAGTTCAAAGTGTCTAGAAGGTAAAGATATAGTTAAAGCACAACAACACGCTAATGATGAATTAGCTCAAAGAATATCTATATTAATAACTAAAGGTATTGTTGATAGTGATGATAATATAGATAATACTGACTTATATAATACAGCAGCATTCCCTGGATATATGACTATAGAACATATTCCATTACCAAAATTAAAAGATATGAATGCTTTTAATGAAACTTTAAATACAATGATAAATGGTTCTAAGTCGTTAGATATAGATCCAGAAGAAGATAAAAAGAAAGTTGGTAAAAGAGCAGTATTTATAAACTTAAAAGATGAAAAAGAAAAAATGTTTGTAGATTTTGAATTTGAATCTTTAAAAGAATATTATGGTGAACCTTATGATAAATTTGATCATATTCAATTTGAAAAAGATCAAGAAAGTTATATATCAGTAATACTTACAGGTATGAATATGCCATTGGCTGAATTAATAGATATGGAAAATAAATATAAAATGTTAAATTCTTCTGTAAATAAAGAGGTAGATACATTCGATGAAGTTGTTGCTGATATGAAAAGTGATGTAGATGATGGTATGTTTGACATAGGTAGAAAAAGAAGAAGACCTAAAGAGAATGTTTCGGGTCCAGAACATATGAAAAAATATGGAGTTAAACAAGAAGAAAAAGCTAAAGATGATATTTATAAATAAAAGGAGATTGATAAATATATGTTTGAAAACTTGATAGAACATGTTAAGAAACAACCAATCCCAGAAAAACATTATATAGATATGACTGAATCTAGATTAATGAATCCTAATTTATTGTCTGACAAAATAAAAGATATATCACTATTAGAAGATAATGAATTGCTTCAATTACTAATAATTGATTATCCTACTATACTAGAAGAGATAGTTGAGAAGAAGAACGTTGTATATATTAATCTATTCAAGAAACCTAGATTCTTAACCATATTTACTAATGCTGTGAGTTATAATATATCAAGAGGAAAACCTTTAGAACCACAAAATAGGATATATATAAATATAATCATATATGATTATATTTGCCATACAGAAAAAGATATGATGTTAAAATCATTAATGGCTAATTTATCTAAGATAGTAAATAGAGATATGATTCCTATGATTATGGCTATAGGAATCCCAGAAGAGTTAGCATGTACAATTTCTATAGCAAGATATTCATCTAGACAAGAATATATTAATATAAAAAGAGTTAATCTAATTATACTTGGTTCTCCATTAGAATTAATGACAGAACAAATGATAGTGGATTTAATAAGTGTTATATATGATAAGATGCCAATATTATTTGAAACAATAATGTTTGATCACACTATAGATAATGATAACACTGAAGATGAGGGTGAAATCTACAGTAGAATTTCAAATGCAATATTAACTCATTTAGAGAATATGACTTTGGAAAATATCACTACAGTGTTAAAGATGTATTCAAATGATTATGTGTTATTACATTCAAATGAAGATGTAAGATTTAGTTTAAGAAGCATAAACAATACTGATTTTCCAAGGATTAACCAAACGGTTGATTCAATGATTATGAAGGGTGAATACATTCCATAATATAAAAGAAGCAAAAGGGTATAAAAACCCTTTTGTTTTTTGTGTAAATATTTAAAATTATAATTGTATATTATAATAGTGAATAAATATATAATAATTTTAAAGAAGGAAGTGTATTAATATGGAAAAAGATAATGTAAAATCGTCTAAAGAAATTGAAAGTAATATAAAAGAAATAGGGTTAGAAAAAATTAATATAATAATAGATGATGTACGAATACAAAATAATAACCCAAATGTAGAAGGTGATAGAGATTTATCTATTTTATCATTAGAATCTAGTATAGATAAAGAATATATTAAAGAATTTAATAGAGTAAAACCTTTAACAAACAATGAACTGAACGAAATAAAAAAGTATGCAGATGAACAATTAGAAGAGATTGGTTTAGAAAAAGGATTATTAGATAAATTTATAGATGGATATAAAATAAGATTTAATACCACTAAAGTAGGTTTTAATGAAATAGATGCACCTATTCACAGAACAACATTATTACATTATGCAGGTATAAATAATATTCAATCGCAAATGAATGGTGGGTATAATAACAATATTAATTATACTAATGTATATTATACAAATCCATATGTAGATTATAATGAAAGTACCCTTAATACATTATTATTACTACTCAGCGATAATATGTTTGATACATCACCATCTGAAAGAAAGTTTAAAAAAATAAGAATATATTTTTGTAGAGATAACAATAAAAATGTAAATCTTGTTATATCCTTTAGATCATTTTATAAATCTTTATGGGATCAAGCTCCAGAAGGATTTGTAAGACAAATATCTATCCCTTTAGTTATGAATGGTGAAATAGAAAATAAAATATCAATGTTTAAACAAGATATATCAGCAGGATATTCAATAGATAATGATTGGTTAAATATATTAGTAGAAAAAATAAAAGAATGGTTTGGAATAGAAATAAATTTAGTATAAAGGAAGTGTATTAACATGAAAAATGAAATACAAAAATGTATAGTGCGGTTAACTAATAAATTATCAGAAAGTAATTTATCTGAATGCTCATCTGATTTTAAAGTAAATAAAAATAAAAAGGCTTTTGATGAATTTTATAAAGTCTTATCACAACATATAGATTTTAACAATTTAACTAAAAAAGAAGTCGAAGAATTAGGATTTAAATTATATGATAAAGAGTATAGTTTATGGCGTATACCTTTATATCTATACCCAATTTTACCAGAAGGTTTAGAAATAAAATCTATTGATAATATTAAAAGAATAGTAGGTAAAGATAATATAGATCCAGATCATAGGTCTGGATATATTGCTTATAATATAAATATAAACAATGATATAAATAAAGTAAACATATTAGATAAATACAATAATTTATTAAAAGATGGTTGGGGACACATAAGATTAGAAATTATAGAAGATGAAGAATTTGGTAAAGCTATGGTTGAAGATGGAGATGGTAGACCAGTTTCATTTTCTTATAATAAAGATACTGGAAATTGGGAATAATTAAAAGGGGGTGTATATATGAAAAATAAAAATTTTCCATTGAAAGGAAAAATAATAAATACAAATAATTCTGAATTTAATATTGAAGATATACCAATATTAAATAGTAGTATTACTATATTTTCTGATTTACCAGAAATAGATTCAAATATTAAAAAGATGAATGAAAATATATTTATATCAAAACCAATAAAAATATCAGAGTCTCATATAGATTTTCTAACTAGAATGACATTGGAGAGTTTATTTAAAAACTTAAAAGAAAGTGATAGAGAAATATAATTTAGATAAAATATTAGGAGGATTTGATTGATATGAAAAAAGAAATACAAGACCATATTAAATATCTAAAAAGTCTAACTATCGAAGAGAAGAATCAAAAGTTTGATAAATTTTTAAATGGATTAAAAGATTTAAATTTAGATTTAAATAATGAATTGAAAATATTAAAAACGATAAGAGGTGAATATTAAGATGAATAATGTTAAAATAACCAATGAAAACATTATACAAGGAAATTCAACATCAAATACTATAGTAATAGGATTCAATGAAATTTCAAATAATATTCCAATAGAAATAAATTCTATTGGAATGAGATTGTTTTTATTGAATAGAAAAATATAATTTCTTAAAAATATTAGGGTGCCCACTCACCCTTTTATTTTTTTGTAAAATAAGGAGTGATAATATATGGATGCTTTTGAAAAACATATAGCTAAATGTATTCAGAATAGGGATAATTATAAACCATATAAACCTGTATATAAAAAAGATATTATTCAAATTGATCCTAAAGATATACCATTACCAAAATTTAGAAAATTTGAACAGAGATATTTAGTTGATGAAAATGGAAATGAAATAAAACTACCAGACTTATTTGAAAGAGAACAAGAAAAATAAGTATACATTTTATTTTTTATTACATACTAGGAAACTATAAACTAATATAAATTAGGAGGTTTAAACTATGAGTTTATTAGCACAAAGATTTAGAGATATTACATCTAAAAGTAAAGACAAAACTATGTCTATGGAAGCTAAAGGTAATATATGTTATTCAACAGGATTTGTTACTTTTGATTTCTTAAATGGTTATTTAGTTCACGTACAAAATGAAAAGAAGAATTTAAATTATAAGTATTATAATTGTGGGATTCAAGATGGAACAATGAATTTATTCATTGGTAGATCACAATCTGGTAAAACTACATTTGCAATGCAAAGTGGATTTAATATTATTAAAGATTATCCTACAGCATGTTTTTTTCATGATGATGTAGAGGGTGGAATTAATGACGCTAGAAAGAGAGTACTTACAGGACTTCCAATGGAAGCATTAAAAGAGAAATATATATGTAGAGATGCAGGAGTACATACAGAAAACTTCTATGAAAGAATTAGAATGATATATGAAGAAAAATTGAATAACTATAAGGATTATTCTTATGATACTGGGGTTTTGGGTGAGTCTGGAGACCCATTAATAAAATTAGAACCTACAGTATATTTATTAGACTCAATGGCGATGTTGTGTTCTAAAGATTTAGCAGATGAAGCAGGACTTCCATCACCAATGCAAATTCCTGGTATTGCTAAGAAAAACACTACAATGCTTAGACAAATTACACCAATGCTTAAAGCTGCAAATATCATATTATTTGTCATCAATCATCTTTTACCAGAAATTTCTATTATGCCAAAGAAGGGTCAATTGAGATATCTTAAACCTGGAGAAAGAATTACAGCAGGTGAAACACAAATATTACTTGCAAGTAATACTATAAGATTTGATGATAGTAAATTGAAAGAAAAAGATGGGATGGGATTTGAAGGTGCATTTGTAGACGTATCATTAGTTAAATCAAGACAAAACATTTCAGGTAGAGCTGTAACTATGGTATTTGATCCTAAGATTGGTTATGATCCAGATTTATCATTATTAGCTTTATTAAAAGCTAATGGAAAAATTAACGGTCAAGGACAAGGTATGTATTTATTTGATAGAGACGATGTTAAGTTCTCCCAAAAGAAATTCAAAGAAAAATTAAATGATGAAAATGAAACAGAATTCTATGATCTTGTTATGTCTTCAGTTATGGAAGTTCTTAAATCTATGGTTATTGAGAATGATGATAGTAAGATATTGAATAGAAATGAAAGATTCTCTAGTGGTATATTGGCTAAAATGAATAGTATGGTCAAAGCCGCATAAAAATCATTTGAATTATATATTATATATGTGTATAGTGGTTGAAATATACTACTATACATTTTATCATTGATGTTAGGAGGTATATTTAGTATATAGATTTTGAGGGGAGTGTATTAATTGAACAATGTATTAGAGATTAATAGAAATATTGTAGAAATTATAGAGAAAGAAAAAACTAGAATACCTAATATGGAAAGATTATTAGGATATTCTGCAAATATGCCATCGAACTCTGCTAACAGTGGATCTCGTCGCTTATTAATGGTTTCACAAGCATCACAAAGACTTGAGGTTTATAATTCTCAAAGACCTCTTTTATCTACTGGATCAGAAAATCAGATAGGACATTATTCTTCAGAATTTGTTAAGACTGAAGATGAATTGAAAGTAATCGCTAGAGTAGAAAAATATAGATTTGTACCTGGACATAATTATTTTCTATTAGTACAGAATACTAGAACAGGGGAATTTGATTTTATACAAAGGATAGGACATAGTCATAATACAGAATCTTACGGATTCTTGTATAACAATACATATATAGATAAAGTAAAACCAGGATACACAATACCAAAAGGAGTTCCAATTAAAAAATCTACTTCATATGATGATAATAATAATAGGGAGGATGGAGTTAATCTCGACGTTACTTATATAACTAATGAAGAAACAAAAGAGGATTCTATTGAAATATCAGATTATGGTGCTGAATTATTATCTGCCCCTTTAATAGAAAATTTCTCTACTTTCTTAAGTGAAAATGAAATACCTGTAAATACATATGGGAATGATACAGTATATAAAGCTATTCCAGATATAGGAGAAAAAATAGCTAATGGTATAGTTATGGTTACTAGAGTTGAAAAGAAGAATGAAATAATGTTTGCACAGTCAACCGAAAATTTGAAAAAGATATTTATAGGAGATACTAGATTTTCTTTAAAAGGTGAAGTAGTAGATATAAATATATATTGTAATAATCCTGAATTTTTAAATACTAATCCTAATTATGCTCAGTTTAAATATTACTATGATCAACAAATGGATTTTGCAAAAGAAATGGTAGACGCGATTGAAACATATACAGATGTAAAGAGACATTCTTATCAATTAGAAAAATTACATTATAGATTAAAACAACAACTAGAAGAAGTTCCGTTCTCTAAAGATAAAAGTTTTAGTAATATTCTAATTGAAATTACTGCTGTAGAAATGAATCCTTTAAGAGTTGGTGATAAGATCACAAATAGATATGGTGGTAAAGGAGTTATATCTGAAATAAGACCAAGACATATGATGCCATATACTATTGTCAATGGAGAGAAAATTTATGCAGATATAATTTATAATTCTAATACATGTGTTAATAGAGTTAACCCTGGACAACTATTTGAGATGTCTATAAACTTCATTGGTCAAAATATAACTTCTAGAATAAATGCAGGCGATAATATAAATTCTCTAATGGAAATGTACTATAATTTTATAAGAATAGTCGCACCAGACATGTATAAATTTGTTAGAGAGAAATTTAAAGTAGATGAATTAGGTTCAATGGTACAAATATTAGAATCTATTAAAAGAGATGGTGGAATTAATGTATCACAAAAACCTATAACAGAAGTAATGACAGTAGATAAATTGAAAGAATTGTATGATGTATTACCTTGGATAGAACAGTATAAAGTAATTGTCCCTCAAGTAAACAGTAATGGGGATATTAGATACATTTACGCTAGAAGAAGAATGGTAATATCAAAACAATACATGTATAGATTAAAACAGTATGCAGAAGAGAAATTCTCTGTTACTTCTTTATCTACCACTAATATCAGAAATGAAAATAGTAAGAACTCTTTGAAGAAGAACCATAAATCTCCTTACTCAAAAACCCCTACTCGCTTCACCTCGGAGATGGAGGTTCATGACATGATTCATTTAGGTGCAGAGAATGTTATTACAATATTAATGATACATTCAGCATCTCCAGCTGCACGGCGTCTTTGTGAACAGTTGTTAACAGGAGATCCGTTTAAAGTTGATATAAGATTAGATGAAAATTGTAGAAACCGTTCAGTGGAGATAGTTAATACATATTTAAGAACCATAGGATTGAAATTGAACTTTAAGAAAATTCCTAGGGTTAAAACACAATTTATGACTAGAAGTATAGATTTTATGGAAAGATGTAAAGAGGATGAAAAGTTAACATTTATGCATCGTGATTCATTTGATACCAAAAGAAAATTTTGTCATAGAGGTAGAAGTAAATTAAAAAGAGATTAAATATTAGATAGGATTAATCTCCTATCTAATACAAAAAAGAGGTGATAAAATGGAAATGAAAAAATTCATGACTAGAGATGAAAAGATTAATCCAGATTTATTATTGAGATATCCACGTATAGGTGAGACTAGTATAAATAAAAGAGGAAGTACATTAGAAATAGTAGATTATAGAAAATGGGATCAAGTAGATGTAATGGTAATAACTAGATTAGAATCTGGTGAATTCAAATATTATAGATCAAATAATTGTGAATATAGTTGTTTCATCAAAGGTTCAATAGGATCACCTTTTGACAAATCTACTTGTGGTGTTGGATATATGGGAATTGGGTCTTATTCATCTATCACACACCCAAAACTTCATATGTTTTGGAGTGGTATGTTATTTAGAGGATATAATGATAAGTATTATGGAAATAATACTTATATGGATGTAACAGTAGATTTTAGATTTCATAATTTTCAATATTTTGCAGAGTGGGCTGAACAGAACTATTATGAAATCAATGGAGAAAGAATGACCTTGGATAAAGATGTATTATTTAAAGGTAATAAAATATACAGTCCAGAAACTTGTTGTTTTCTCCCTAATAACCTAAATGTAATGTTTACAAAAAGACAAATCGATAGAGGAGAATTACCAATAGGTGTAACACGTAAGGATGATTGTACACAAAATCCTTATAGAGTTTCTATGTCTGTGGATGGGAAGGGTGCTGTTCATATTGGGACATTTCCAACTCCAGAAAAAGCATTCATTGCTTATAAAGAAGCAAAGGAAGAAGAGATAGAAAAACAAGCAAATATATACTTGAATGAGAAAGGCGGACAATTTATTCCACAGTTTAGAGACATTGTTTATCCAGCTTTATTACGTTATAAAGTCGAGATTACAGATTAAAAGGAAAGAAGGTTTAATATGGATAATATAAATACTAAATTTACTACTTGTGTTTTTATGAAAGTGTTTACTCCTACTGAAGAATTAGTAAAAGTAGAAAGAGCTATTTCTAAATCAATTATAAGAGAAGAAGGTACTGATTATTTTCATGTAACAACTAAAAATACTATAATAATAAAACATTTAACTTCTATGTATAATGGGATTAAAAGTGGTGATCCTTTTCGGGTAAAGACTTATTTAGGTTTAATAGAATCTAACCAACTACTAGCTAATTTTGCAAATGAAAATTGTTACGTTGAAATAAATGAAATTAAACATATATTACAAATTAAATCAATAGAAAAATTAGAGGAGGGTCATGTAAAAGTAACATTCATTCTTGCTGGTTTTAAAATTAAATTTTAAATAGATTATATATTATAAATATGAAGAAAGGAGGTTTAATATGGACGAGAATTTAAAATTAATCTTTGATAATTTAATGAAAGGGATTCTTCCTACTGATGATGATAAATTGTTTGTTAATACCTATATAAAAAATATATTAGATACAGTGAATTTATCGGAGAGACAAATAGAAGATTCTAAAATAGTATTACAAATTTGTAATACTATTTTTAGTTGTACAGATTTAAAGTTTGTTAATAGTCAGGTATGGGATTTATTGATGGAGAGGTATAAAATATACCATCCAGATAATTTTCAAGTAGGAAGTTTTGATATTGATTTTAAATCAACAATTAAACAACAAAATCAGGAGTCAAAAGAAAATATGAAAGTCTTTATGGTGCGTCTTGACAAGACTCAGGAAGATAAAATGTTGTTCAAAGAAGAATTAGCAAGTTCTTCGTATAAAGCACCTGAAGAGACCTATTACAAAACATTTATGAAACGTGAAGGTGCTTATATTAATAAAAGGAATACGAATACTCCTCATAATTATCAAAAACTTGTTGGTACTTTAGATAAAGTAAAGTTTGTATTAAATCAACAAGCAATAGAAAAAGGTGTATTTACTGATTCTAATGTAAAAGTATTAGAAAGGGATTTCTTTGGTGTTCATATACAACAAGGAATATTAAATCCTAAAAGAATAATAAGAATATTGTTAGAGTTGAAAATTGATGGTGTATCTGCTGAATGTGATGTAGGAACATGTGTTGATAGTGGACGTTCAAGAGGAGATATGGAATCGGATAAAGCTACAGATCTAACACCAATATTAAAAGGATATAGATTTCCAAATGCTCCTATATCTTTATATAAAGAACCAAGATTTGGAATGAAGTTTGAAGCTATAATTACTAAACCTGACTTAAATACTTTCAATTATATTAAGAATTATTCTTATAAGAATTGTAGAACAGGCATAATAGGATTATTCTCTGGTTCAGATGCATATCAACATCAAAACCTGATTACTCTAGTACCTTTAGCAACATCATTAGAAGGTGTATTTAAAGATAGAGTAGAAGAGATTGAATTTTTAAATATGTGTTATGCTACTAAAGTTCCTTTAAAGTATGCTGTTATAGAAGGAGACTTAACAACTATTCTATTCCAAGTAAAAAGATTCGTTGAAGAAGCAGAAGCTATGAGACCTTATATGGGATACATGTATGATGGAGTGGTATTATCTTATTTGGATCAAGATATAATAGATAAACTACCTAGATCTAATTACATAAATAAACATACTATAGCTATTAAATTTAATCCAGAGAAAGCTCAAACTACAATTAGAGCTTTAACTATAACTGTTGGACAAGATGGAGTTATAACTCCTATGATTCATTATGATATAATTAGCTTTATGGGAACTACTCATACCAAATCATCTATACACTCTTATGAAAGATATAAACAATTAGGTTTCAGATACGGTAATATTGGAGATGCAGAGTATGTAAATGATGTAATGCCATATGTTACTAAACCTGATAATCATTTTAATGCTGAGATAGATAAAGCTAATGAACCTATACCTTTTCCTACACATTGTCCAGAATGTCAAACTAAACTTATAGAATCTAAATCTGGAAAGAATATGATATGTGATAATATCGGATGTAAAGGTAGAGCTTTAAGTAGAGTAGTAAATATGATGAAAAAATTAAATTTAAAAGATTTTGCTGAAGCTGCTTTTGAAAAAATCAAGATATATTCTTTAACTGAATTATTGAATCTCAGATATGAAGATGTATTAAAGTTTGGTCTAGGAGAAGTGAACTCTCAAAAGTTTATGGATCGAATGAATTCTATTAAAACAGAACCTATATATGATTATGAAATTCTAGGGTCTTTAGGTATTGATAATATGGGAAGAGGTAAATGGAAATTGATCTTGAATAAATATACATTACAAGAAGTAATGTCTATGCCAGAAACTTTTAGATATTCTGCTATCGCTGAGATAAAAGGATTAGGTCCCGAAACAGCTCGTACTCTTAATGATAGAATGGAATTCTTTATGGAGGATTTGATTACTGTAGGATGTTTAAAGAATATAGTAATATCAAAAGGGGTTACTTTACCTAAAGTAAGAATGACTGGATTTAGGGATGCTGAACTTATTGAGAAAGCTAAGAAACTTGGTTTTGATATAGGTGAAGGTTCAGTCACTAAAGATACAAATGTATTATTAGTACCAACACTAAGTCATGAAAGTCCTAAAGTTACAAAAGCAAAAAATGATGGTATACTTATTATGAGTAAACAAGATTTTATAAACCAATATAATTTATAATTATATATTATAAAAGTGTAATAATAGATTAATATATTAATTTCATAAGGAGGGATGTATATGATTGTATAAAATTATACAACATATAACTTATTATTGATATATAAAATATTTATGGAAAATTTAGGAGGAATAAAAAATGTTTAAATTTGAAGAAACTGATATCCCAATGAACTTTACAAATAAACTTAATGCAAAGGAATTAGTATGGGAACCAACTGATAGTGCTGACTTCTTTAAAGTATTATTAATTTCAATAAGTGATTTCTTAAAAAGAAAAAAACAAAAAGGACAAGAAGTAGGATTCTCTATACAAGACTTAGATGGTAAATTTAAACTTGGTGCTAAAGTAGGATATGAAGAACCATCACCAGATGAAACAACAGGAAACTGGGAATATTCATTTACATTTGTTGAAGAAGATATGAAATCATGTAACATCATTTATGATATTGGCGATGCTGGATTCCAACACTTATTTATACAAGATGCTTATCAAGAACAAAGAATGAGATTTGATAACTATCAACAAGTCTATGGTGGTATTCTAGATGCAGCTGAATGTCTATTCGAATTCTTAGATCAAAATGCAAGTGAAACTGCTGAAGTAGAATTAGAGTTAGAAGGATATTTCGTAGCTGGAGTTACTATTAAAGACGGAGAAAAAGATATGTCGTTGACACCATCAGGTGCAATGAAAACATTAGTCAAAGGTGACGGGTCTACAGAACAACAAGAAATAACAGCAGCTTAATTTAATATATACATATGAGACTCCAGTTTTCTGGAGTCTTGATTTTATACATAAGTACCTAAGATACAACTATTTAAGTTGTATCTTCTTATTTATATTTTTTATAAAGGAGTGATTTGTTTGAAAAAAATGACTATTAACGGGCAAGTATATGATGCTATAACCGAACAAGAATTTATTAAAAACCCATCTTTATATGATGCAAATAATGCGGTGATAAATGGTAATTTAGTTTATCCAGTAAAGACAGGAAGTACTTTAAATATTCCTGGAGTGTATGCAAGAGGAATGTCTATGATACGATATGTTGAGCCTAAGAAAACCGAAGCATTTGCTTCTTCTAAAGTTATCGATTTTGATAATGCAAAGACTATGTCTGATTTAATAGAAAAAACTAATGTATATAAAGAAATGGAGAAAGATATCTTAACAAGTCCTGATAATCTATATAAACCAAAAGTTAAACCAGATGATTCTCCTGAGATAGCTTTAGTTAAAAATGCTATATGTGCTAAGGACTGTGATATTAATAAATATAAAAATCGTTGGGGTGTACATTTTAACAACGATAAAAGAGCGTTGGATGATAATAGTTTGACGTTATTAAAAGCTGTTAGAATAGCAAACAACATGGATATGAAGATAGAATTAATTATATCGGATAAACATCCAGATGTTGCTAATCCTATGGGACGAGAATTTAGAACAGAATTAACAAGTAGTTATGTAAGTAACGATTAGACTTTAAGGGGGGATAGTATTGGATCAATCACTATTAATGAGTGAATATAGTAAGACAAGAGAACAATTCAATCCAAAATTATTTGAGAGAAAAAATGAAACTGTATTTAATCATATATTAAAAGTTTTGAAGTCTGTAGAGAGGGAAGGACAATTTACCTTTAAATTACATTCATATAGGTTAGTTACAAATTATGCAGAGATACAATCTATATTATGTGACTATGAGAATCTGCATAAGAAAGGAAAGAATAAGAGAAAACTAAACATTTATGAATATATAAATTTAAAAGAAACCGATATGCATATATTAATATCAAATTTCTATATGAAAATAAGAGATGAAGAAAAAATCTTAACAATTTATATAGGCATTCCTATCTATATAAACAAATATTATTTTAGAATAAGTGGTAATTTATATTTACCTAATTTACAAATAGTAGACGGATCTACATTCAACTCATCAACATCTAAAAATGCAATTTCAGATAGTGTAATATTAAAAACTATCTTAATGTCTCTTAAGACTTATAGAAATTCTTATCCTATAAAAACAACAGACGATATTGATATATACATTACTAATTTCTCTATGACTTCTTTCAGTAAAACTTTTCCTGTATTCAAATATATCTTAGCAAAATTTGGGTTATATAGAACTATGAGTTTTATGAACTTTGATTTTGTCAAAATATCTAAATCAGATCCAAAGTATAATGATTATTACACATTCAAAAGTAATAAGATTTATATATCTGTACCTAAAGTATTATTTGATAATGATACAGTACTACAAGCATTTATATATACATTATATGTAGTGTTTAAGAACAAACTTACTAAATATGATAATATATTTACTAGAACATTCTGGTTAGAATCATTAGGTGGTGAGTTTGGTAGTTATACTAAAAATAAAGGTTTGAATTTATTAGAATCAATAGAAGGTGTATATGATTTAGATACTAAAGAGGCTTTACATTTACCAGAAGAATATAAACAGTCCGTATATCATATATTAAGATGGATTATAACTGAATTTAGTAATCTAATGGAAAGGGATAATCTTGATTTAGGGTGTAAGAGAATTAGATTAGAAGAATATATGGCATCTCTATATGCAATGAAATTTGCAAGTATAATTCATAGATTTGCAGATCTTGGACATAATCTTGATTTTGAAATAGCAGAAAAATATTTGAGAGGATTAAAACCTACATACTTACTAGACACAATGATTCAATGTAAATTTATTAATTGTAAGAATACAGTTAACGATATAGATACTTTCCAAGCTATTAAATATACAATGAATCAATTACCAGGAATGGATGAAAAACCTAGTAAGAATAGTAAACTACCAGTTATATATAAACATGTACATTATAGTCAATTAGGAAGATTAGATTTAGATTCATCACCAAAAAGTGCACCAGGAGTTGCTGGTACGTTAACTCCTTATTGTGAATTAGAGGATGATGGTGCATTTACAAATTATAAAGAACCAATAACATGGGATAATCAATTCTCTCAACTTATGGCAGATTATAAACAATCTATTGGAATGAAAGAGAATTTCATGATGAGAGAAAAAATATTGGGTCAAAATGTTAAGAAAGAAATTCAAGAACTTGAATGTTCTATTAAGTCTTATGAAAGTATAATGAAACCTGTACTAGAATTAGAAGCTAGTAAAGATTATTCACCAATTATTATACCATTAGATAAAAGTGGGTTGATTTATTATTCACGATAAAAATTAGGGTGAGGTTATCCTCATCCTTTTTTATATTATAAAAAGGGGAGTGTATTAAATGGAAAAAACAGATATAGTTTGTTTTATGTTTTCATCTTCACAAAAAGCAATACAAGATAAAATTGCAACTAAACTTAGAAAAACCTATAATCTAATAAAAGTAAATGTTAATGGAAAATGGTCAACATCTACAGATATGATTAAAGAATCTGATATGAGCAAGTATAAAGTAAGATTTCCTGATGCACAATTAAGAGCTAAAGGGGAATATAGTGAAATGAATTATCAAAAAGGGGGAATCTCATAATGATATTTAATAAAATATTTACTGTAGTAAATAAAATTCTTGAGATGAGTAATGATAATATTTATTTTAGTTCTTATATTCCTAAAAATCTAACTCCAGTAATAATATCGAAAAGAAGTGATTATGATTTAACAAATAGTAGAACGTGTATGGATTGTATTCAGAAGTATAATTTAAATATATACATCGTCAAATCTAATCATACATTTAATCTTACTTGTTTAGATAAAGGTGATAAAGCCCTTATTATATCTATAGATAAAGACTTTTTAGATTTAAAACCAGATGCTGTTATAAAAATAATAGAAAGTATATATGAGTATATCTTCATAGAACTGTCAAAGATATGTGCATTTGAATTTAATATAGATTTGATGAAGAAGATATTTACAATATTCTCTATTAATAAATACTTTGGTCAACTAGATCTTAAAGATTTTAGTATTGAGGGTATAATAGAAGAAGATAAAGCTTTATATTTATTAAAGGAATATGATATAACTAGTTTATATGATGATAATGTAATATACTTAGCAATGAATAATTAGAGGTGAATATATAAATGATTGAATTTATGCAGAGAGTACCAAGAGATGATTATTGTATTAATTGTAATCGTGAAAGATGTGTAGAGATTTTTACTATTAATAATAAACCTATAAATTATACTTTGTTATTGGATAAGATAGAAAGAACTAAAGGTGCTTTTGAAATTGACTTTTCAGATAAACAATTGACTAAAGCAATGTGTTTAGTATGTGGAAAAGAATATCAATTAGATTGGTCTTCAAATATAAAAATTCCGAGACCTTTTTATCTTACAGAATTAAAGAATATAATGCTAGATGAATTTTTCAACAAATAATAATATAGAAAGGTAGGTCTATTAAAAATGAGATTGAATGTGTTTCGACCAAATAAAATAGAAATGTTAAAACATTTAGATGATATTTTCAAAATTATACCAGAAGGATTTATATTATCCCATCAAAAAGATACAGATGAAAATTTAGAATTTGCATTTAAAACTCTAAATTGGAGTTGTTGGACAGATAAAAAACCTATTGAATGTTTTTCCGAAATAACTACATGTACTAGTGGAGATTTAATATTAAATCCAGATAGAACTAAAGATTTCTATATATGTATGGGTGTAGGTTGGAAGAAATTTGATAATTTTTCTGAAATGTTTAATTGGTTAAAACAAAAATGGGATAACCCTAAAGCTTTTTTAATAATTAAATAATATAGAGGGGTTTATTCTCCTCTATTATTTTTTTAATTTATATTATGATTATATATTATAATAGTGAAATAATATATTAATATGGGAGGTTATAAAATGGAATTATTATTAATAATATGTGGTGTAACAATATTTTGGGGATTAATATTTGATAAAGTATTCAAATACATAGACTGAGGTGATATGAATGAGATTGGAACATTTCAAAGCTACAGGTTATAAAGGGTTATATGCAATGATAGGATTATTGACAATATATATTGATTTTACTAAATGTAAAAATAATATAGTTGCTATTAAAGGACCTAATGGTTGTGGTAAATCTTCACTAATAAACATATTACATATTTTCCCCGATTCAAATGATAAGTTTACTCCAAATGTTTATGGAGAAAAAAGTGGTGATTTTGTAGATGGAGACAATAGATATAGTTTCCTTATAAAACATCCTATAAATAGTAAAGGAGATAGACAAACTACTAAAGCTTACATATATAAATATATCAACGATACTAAGATTGATATGAATCCTAATGGCAATATATCATCATATAATGAATACATATTTAATGAATTTGCATTAGATGCAGGGTTCTTGCCACTTACATCATTATCAATTTCTAATAAAGGTATAGTAGATAAAACTCCTGCTGATAGAAAGAAGTATGTAAATATAATAATAAATACCATAGAGGTTTTTAATGGATTCTTAAAAACTTTGAATAAGAGAAGAAGTGGTATGCGTTCTATTGCAAATAATATAGCATCTAAGATAAGTATGATTGGAAATGAAAAGGAAATAGAACTCACATTAGAATCTATAAATAATAGATTGAATAACATAATGAACGATAAAGATATGAAACTCCAATTATTAGCAGAAGCTAAATCTAAAATAAAGTTATTAGATCCAACGGGTTCTATACAAGATACCTATTCTAACATATATAATCAATTAACAGAAATAAACAAAGAACTATCTATGAATAATGGTATAATCAAAAAACAATTATCTAAAGTTGATTTAGATATATCCAAAGAAAACATATCAACCCTATATATAGATATCCAATCTAAAATATCTGAATATAAATTTATAATATCTAATAATCAAAATATTATAAAGAATACTTTAGATGATAGAGAGAAAGAGTCTAAAGAATTATCAGAGAAATCTGCCAAACTAGATTCTATGAGATTAACTCTAGATGAAAATGATATTGAGAATCAAATCAGAGATTGTAAATCTCTGTTGAATGAATACAAAATCATTATAGATAGAATTGGTATCATAGATATATTCTCTATATCTAAAGAAGAGTTTGTTATTGGATTACAAGCATTAGCTGACATAAAGGAAAATATTTTAAATGCTAAATATACATTATCTCCTTCTACTATAGAAGAAGCATCTAAATATATTATTGATGGAATTAAAGAACCTAACATACAATCAATGTTTGATACTCTAGATACTTTGAAATCAGATGAATTACATTTGAAAACGGAATTAGAAAAATATCTTGCTTTATTAAAAGAGACTGATAAATTAGAAGGAAGAGATAAAAATTGTACAATAAATACTTGTAGTTTCATTAAAGGTGCACTGGAAGCGTTAGATCAAAAACCTAATGAAAATATAAGAGCAATCAATAGTATGATAGAACTTAATGAAAAAAGAATATCTAATCTTACTAATAAAATAGAGAAATCTAAGGAAATATCATCAGCTATACAATATCTTAAATCTATATGTAAACAATCCAAATCCAATCTGGCTATATTAAGAAAACTTCCTTTAGATATGAAAGTATTTGGAAGTGATACTTATATATTGAATTCTATTATAAATGGTTATAGATTTGATGAAATAGATTATCTATATCAATATCTAGAATATGCTAATGTAATAGAAGAGTATAAAATTCAATTGAATATGATGACTCTATTGGATAAAGATTATCAAATATATATAGAAAAGAATAAAATAGTGGATGAGATAATGAATGAGTTAATATCTATACAAAAAAGAGTAAAAGAATCTACAGATAAAATAGATACAATGAATATTGATATAATATTTCTAAATGATGATGTATCTAGATCTGAATTAATATTATCTTATATAGAGGTATTAAAAGATTTGTATAGTAAAGATTCTGTTTTATTAGAGAATAAAAATTCTATTATACTCCAATATGAAACTATTAAATTTAATATGAATGAGATCAAATTATCCATAGATAATGTAAATCAATTGAACTCTACGGTATCTCTACTAGAAAGTCAAATAAAACCTTTATTACAAGATAGAGACAAGCTCAACCATCAATTATCAATGACTAGAGAGTATAAAACCGAATTAGATATCTTTAATAAGAAGATTAATATAATAGAAACTCTAAGAAAATATTGTAATCCTAGTGAAGAAGGGATTCAATTATTGTTTATAGAATTATATTTCTTTAAGACTATTAAGTTATCTAATGAATTATTACAATTGGTTTTCAATGGTAGGTATCAATTACAAAAACCTATTATAAATGGTGATGAATTTAGAATACCTGTTACTGGTAATATGATACCATGTGATGATATATCTTCATTATCTGAAAGTCAACGTTCATTAATAGGTGTAATATTATCATTCGTATTACTTTTTCAATCATCAACAAACTATAATATAGTGAGATTGGATGAAGTGGATGAATCTCTAGATACTGAAAATAGATTGTCATTTGGTATTTTATTAGACGATTTAATAAGAAGATTAAGATTTGAACAATTATTCTATGTAACACATAACTCTGAAGTTGTATTAGAGAATGCTGATATTATATTACTTACAGACTTACCAGAGTTTAAAGAACAATTTAAAAATCATAATATTATATTTCAACTTGGGGATGCAGCTTAGTCTGTATCTCTTATTTTAGGAGGATTATATGACAAAGAAAAAACAAAAATATAATCAAATGATTAATGTATGTGAAAGTGCTTCATTAGAATATTGTATATCAAAACATTGTCGTGATGAATGTACAAAAGAAGAGTGGAATTATATCAAAAGATTGCGTAATAGAAATAATTTATATTTAAAAAGATATCTTTTAGGTATAATAAAGTTTTTATAAATAGAGAAGAGAATTATTAGAAGAAATGAGGAGATAAAAATGGATTGTAGAAAATGTATAAGTTTAAACAAATGTTTTTCTGGTATACAGATAAAACCAACCTATTAAATTAAGATACTTTGTAAGTTATTGTACTGGGTATAGATTTTTAGGTAAAAATAAGATTGAAGATGTACTTAAAGATAATCCTGTGGAAAGATATGAATCAATGGATGATTACTTTAAAGAGGGGGATTTAAAAGTGAAAGAATATGAAAATAAACCAATACAAACTATTAAAAAGGTTTTAGTAAAAACAACTTGTGATATATGTAAAGAGGAGATAAAAGAACATAGTACATATTATAATATAGATATTAGTCATAGTGATTGGGGAGATAATAGCCATGAAAGTATAAAAAGTAAAGATGTATGTAGTGATGAATGTTTAAGCAAAATATTTCAAGAATATCTGGAATTTAAATCAGAAACTAAGAAAATTAATATAGAAAAAGAAGAATTAATTAATAAGGATTGGTAGTGATTATAGATGTTTAGTTTTATAAAGACAATTAGGACTTTAAAAGAAGAGAATAAAAGATTAAAACAAGAATTAATAGAAGAAAAGAAAATTAATTACGATTTATCCGAATCAGCATCAAAAGTAATATTAGGATTAGAAGAACGTACACATTGTATAGAAAAAGAAATGGTAAGATTAAACTATGATAAAAGGGATTTAGAAAAAAATATAGAAGAATTAGAAAAACAATTATCAACTGCTATAATGGTTTCACTTAGATGGGGACAAGAATTTGCAGATGTTGTTTTTAATAAAGAAAAATATAAAAAAGAAGATTTAAGAAAAGTTCTCGATATGTATATAAAAATGGCTAGTATGCATCGTTCAAGTATTAGTGATGAAGAGTTAACAGAAAGAATTAGAAATATATTAAATAATAATAATATATAAGGAGGGTATTAAATATGGGTAGAGAATTAAAAAGAGTCCCATTAAATTTTAAGTATCCAATAAAGCAAACTTGGAAAGGTTATATTAATCCTTATAAATCAATAGAGTGTGAAGCTTGTCATTGTTCAGGATTAAATAAAGAAACTAATAAATTATCTGAAGAATGGTATCGATATAAAGATGGTAGAGAAGGTTGGTGTTATCATCTAGAACAAGATGAAGTCCAAGCATTATTAGATAATAATAGATTATGGGATTTAACAAGAGTACCAATTAATTCTGAACAACAAAAAATTGTAGATGAAAAAATTAAAAATGGAGGAAATAGTTGGTTACCATATGATAATGGTCGTGAGATTACAGCTGAAATTGTAAATATATGGGCTAGAAAATCTATATTTGGGTATGATAGTTGTAATCAGTATATTTGTGTACAGACAAGAGCTAAAAGATTAGGAGTGTATGGAAATTGTCCATATTGTAATGGAGAAGGTTACATATATTATTCAGAAGAAATAAAAAAATTGAATAATAATTGGGAAGGTTATGATCCACCAGTTGGTGGTGCATATCAATTATGGCAGAATACATCTGAAGGTAGTCCTATATCTCCAGTATTTATGTCTCCAGAAAAATTATGTGATTGGGCTTCTTATAATGCAACTATTTTTGGTAATGATAAAATGAGTGTAGAAGAATGGAAAGGCTTTATAAATTATCCTATTAATAAACCTGATTATAAAGTGTTTATGAAACGAGATAAAGAATAGAATGAGGTGGTTTCAATAATGGAATGTGTTATCTATAAAAGAGATGTAAATGGACAAATTATATTTTTAAATGAAGTGAATAATGTATTAGGTTATACAATAAATTTAGATAAAGCGTATAAATTAGGCAATGGTAAAAAGATTAAAGATTTAGTATCTGATAAATATGAAGATAATTTTGGACTTAATGATTATGATACAGATATTTATATAGCAAAAATTGAAAAAGTTGATGGAAAAGAAAAATTAGCTTCAACGCTACTTGTAAAAACAATAAGTTTAGTAGAAACTAAATACGGCTTTAAATTCTATTATGATAGAACAGATAATACTGATGAAGAAGATTTTGAATATTCTCTTAATGATATTAATTTAGATAAATGTAAATATTTTTGCAATCAAGGTGAAGGTACATTATTCTATTATGATATACATTTATGTAATTGGGTATTGTACCCTCATACAGATAATAAGAAAAGAAAAATAACAATAGATCAGTATATAAATATTAAACAGAATGATATATTAACAGATTTATCAGAAATAATAAAAAAAGAATTTAATTATGAGGATGGTAATAAACTAGATGAATGTGTTTCTATGTTAAATAATATTAGAGATATTCATAAATAAATTTTATCGGGGGATGAAAAATGAATAATGAAAAATTTTATATTGTAAATCAAGCAAATCAATTTGGTTGTGTTAAAAGTGGAGATAATGGTGATGAATTATTCTTTACTCCTTATATTGCTCATACTTTTAAGAGTGATGTAGAATTAGATTCTATAACCAATATTTCGGATTATATTATAAAAGGTGGTATACAAAAGAGATACAAAGCATGTCTTCCTAATCATGAATATGTATATGAAGAATTAGATCTATACATAGTAATGGCTTTTTCTGAAGATAGAGAAGAATCTCTGGATACTAGATATTATTATAAAAATTTCGATAGTCATAATTATGATAACTATGATAGTAGAGGAGAATACTATGTCAATAATATATCTGATATAGATTTTTCTAAGTGTACTTGTGTACTAGATAATATTGAAAAAGTAAAAAAGAATATAGGGTTTTCTCTTAAATCTAAAATATTAAAATATACGAAAAGAGAAGGTATAATGTGTTGGGTTAGTGAAGAAACTGGACTTCCAATTAAGTATGATATTATAATAGACCTATTTGATATTATAGGTTCTCACTTAATAGATAGTAAAACTTATGATGGTAAATTATTTGGTCTATTGAATAAGACATTATCAAATGTAATAGATAAAAAGAATATATAGGGGTGATTAAAATGAAGAATCAAAAAACAAAAAGATTTCCTTCTTATAAGGACATCATTAGCTTAAGATTAGGTAAGAAAAAAAATGTTGAGGAAGAGCCTGAATTAAATTTAGTATGCACACCACAACCTGAAGGTAATGGTAATACTATAATAGTAGTTACCAATCCATCTAAATTAAAACAACAATTTATAAATACATCACATTCAAAATGGTATTATTAAAAATTAAGGAGGATTTAAAATGGAAAAAGAATATAAAAGATTTATATTATTTATAGAAGAAGGAGAGGAAACTAAATTTTATACAAGGGATTTAGCAGGAGAAGTTATTAATCATTATACATCTGTAAGAGATATTTGTATAGACGAATGTATTATATTACCAGTATCCTCAAGAGTAGGACAAATATTATATTTTGATAAAACTATAGGAGAATGGTGTGTATGGTTAAATGATGACGATGTTAAATATAGATTCAGTCAATTTATACTTGATAAAGTAATGGTTATACAATCATCTGCTTTTGAAAAATATAAAGAATTTAATGATAGAGATATTTTAAGTAAAGCTACTGATCGTATTTTAAGATTAATGGATTGTTGTTCATATTTACCAGTAGATAAAAGATTTGATAGTATATTAGATATGATAAAGGAGGATAAACAAGATGAAAAAATTAAATAAAGGTTTATTAATAGTAGTAGATGGATTAGATAGAACGGGTAAAACAACTCTTATTAGGAAAATTGAAAAATGGTTAATTGAAGAAGGATATGATATCCTTCTTACTAAAGAACCTGGAGGTACCGAATTAGGTAATGAACTTAGGGAAATACTTTTAAATAGAACGTCTATGGAACAAATAAAATCTAATACATGGAATATAGAGGGAAAGATGTTTATATCACCTAAAACTGAAGCATTATTATATGCTGCTTCTAGACAACAACATGTAGATGAAGTTATATTACCTGCTGAAAAGGAAGGTAAAATAGTATTATGTGATAGATTTATATTCTCATCATTAGTTTATCAAGGGTTAGTAAGAGAATTAGCAATTCCTTATATATTAAATATAAACCCAAATACTTTTCCAGATTTAACTTTAGTTTTAAATGCTGAACCTAAAAAACTATTAGAAAGAGGTTCTAGAGAACAAGATAATAGATTTGAACTAGAAGAAGGATTAGAATTTCACGAGAAATCATCTGAAGGGTTTAATTGGATTGTGAGATATTTTCATGATAACTATCCTAAGATAGAATCTCATGTGTTGGATGCTTTACAATCAGAAGAACATGTTTTTGAAAATGCTAAGTTTTATATAGAAGCTTTGCTTAAAAGAAATAATACAGAAGGAGAGATATAATATGTTTAAAGTAAATAATAAAGATACAATATTATTTCCAATGGGTAGAGGTCCATATATGGAAAATGAAATAACAATGGAATTGGATAAAATATTAATAACTAAAGATTATCATCATACATTATTTAATATATATGAGATGGGTAATGAAATATTAAAACATGATTATCATATAAAGTGTACTCTAAAAATTATAGATAAATCAAAAAATTGGATTGATATAGGATGTATTAAAATTTCTAAAGAATATATAATAACAGATATATGTATATATGAAGGATTTTTGGATAACTATAATAATATAAAAACATTATATGAAAAATATATTGGTAAGGATGTTATATTATTCACATTCATCAGAATTAATCATAATGACGATTTAGGTACTGTTAGATTAGGTGGAGTAGATTCTGATTCATTGGTAAATGGTAAAGGTTTAAGAAGAGTTTTATTCTTCCAAGGATGTTCTTTAAATTGTAAAGGATGTTTTAATGATTGTACTCATGATTTCGAAGGTGGAGAAGAATTTAGAATAGGAAATATAATTGGTGATATAGATAAAGATTCTCTTATAGATGGAGTTACATATTCAGGAGGAAATCCAATAGAACAGCCAGAAGCTTTATATAAAATACTATATTATTCCCGTATGAGAGAAAGAGATTCATGGGTTTATTCTGGATATACTTTTGAAGAACTATTAGAATTATCCTATACTAATAAATATATACATGGTATATTACATTTTACAGATGTATTAGTAGATGGAAGATTTGTACAAGAAGAATATGAGGATGGTTTGAAATATAAAGGTAGTAGGAATCAAAGAATAATAAATGTTAAAGAAACATTAAGAACAGGAAATATTGTAGAGTGGGAGGATAAATATGATGGAAAAACCGAATAGTGATCCTATTTTTAAAAAAATAGAAGAACTTAAAAAAAGGGAACCTGGATATATATCTCCTGAGAAGTTGGAATTATTGAGAAAATTATTTCCAGATTTATATAGTATTAAATTAGAATCAGTTAGTCCAGATAAAGCTTTTATAATAAAAGAATTGAGAAATATCATATCTCGAGGTTTTCAAACAATGTTTTTGTCAACTAATGGTTTTGCAGGGCTTATAGACCTTGATGATATAATAAATATTATGAATCCTGAATCTAAGATATCTGATATTAAAAATGTAGATAAATATTATTTTCTTACAAAAATAATTTAAAGGAACGGAGAGATTAGAATGAGTCTGTTTCATAATGATATATATCAAAGTGTTGAAGAAAAATTAAAAGAAGAAATAGATAAACTAGATGAGGAACAATTAAGAGTGAAATTATTAACAGCTAGGTTAAAGATTATTGATATGAAAGAGAAGGCTGAAATAGTCTTTGATGAAATAAATAAATTAAGATGTTATTATGAAGATAAATGTATTAAATTGCAACGCATTATAGATAATATTAGTAGGAGGAAATAAATAATGAATGATTGTGTTTTTAGTTGTATAGTAGATTGTAGTAGGACATGTGCTGGATGTTCTAATAAAATATCAATGAATTCGGATAAAGGACAAGAAATATACGATCAATATGATAAAGATATTAAACCTTTAATTAAACAAGCTATCAAACCAGTAGTAGTTGAATTAAAAAAGAAATATAATCTATAAAATAAAGGATGTTAAAATATGTATTTAAGTTCTAATGAGATAATGAAACTGGAGCCTAATTATAAAACAAATAAATTATAATGGGAAATACTAGATAAAATGATTAGTTGTGTAGACTCTGGAATATTTGATTATGAAAATAAAAGAATATCTAATGTAGACTATATGAATAATCATTGTGGGACAATCTAGAGAGAAGTGTAAATATTATATTCTTTGATGAAATTCCAACCCTATTCTATCAAATAATAAGAAGAGATAGTATTGAGAATTTTAAGATTCTTAATCTAGAAAAATATAAAGAATTACAATCTTTATTATTTAAAGAATTGTATATAGATAAACAAAAATTAGAAGAAACTCTAATATATAATAGAATTGATCTTGAGGATTATGATGCAGATATGTGTTATATAGAAGACAATAAATTGGTTGCAAAAAGTTATAGATAATTTGAAAGGGGATTTTGTTCCCTTTTCTTTTTTATGTAAAAGTATAATATTATAATTGTATATTATAATATTGAATAAAGTATATTATTTAAAGGAGTGTATTAAAATGAAAATTATTGGTAGAGAAATAACAGAAAGAAATTTTGATAATACAAAATATGGAGAACTTGTATCTACAATGAATAAAAAACATTCTTATCATGTTGTAAAAGGTGATATCATGATTACTGTAAAATTTAATATTGTTACTAATATATGTAATAAAAATGATATTGTAAAATTTAAATTATTTAATAATATCTATGATACTGCTGGAAATAGATTGAATATTTATTTCCAAAATAAAGGTGAAAATATACATAATGAAAAATTATTTTATAAATATTAAAGATGATGAGATAAAGTAAAACTTGGTCCTAAAATAATAAAGAAGGTGGCGTGTTAAAATGTGTAAAACAAAAATTGAATTAATGCAAGAAAGAATAATAGAATTAGTTGAAGGATTAAATGCTTTTGATGTGGAATTATTTAAGAAATTAGATGAAGTACAAATGGGTATGGTCGGTTTAGATGAAAATGATATAACAAAAAGAGTAATCGAGAACATAAATAATGACGATGAACTAGGATTAATATTAGATGAGATGATATTTTCATTAGAGGGTTATATCAAGATAAGATTTAATGATTTAATACATACTCACAAATATGATAATTTTGAGAATAAAGGTTCAGGATTTATACACATGTTAAATGATATTTTTAATACTTATGAGAGTTTTAATAATAAGGATTTAGAAATAATTAATCTAAATTTATCTAACGATATTAAATTAGAACCAGAAACTACTATTAAATTAATAAAAATGCTTCTGTTTAAATATAAAGATATGATAAAAAGATTGGATGAATACTTTAAATAGTAAAATATAAGAGGGGATTTATTCCCTCTTTATTTTTTATGTCTTAATACATATTAGGTACTCCTGATTCTATAATGAGTTTATAAGTTTTATTTAAATTAGTATCCCTTGCAATTCCGTTTACTCTATCAAAAGACAAATTAGATAAGAATATTGCATTAGTAGGATTCATTCCTTGAACTTGTTCGTGTGTTCTATTATCTATCCATTCAAATCTCAAATTCATACCTACTGGTAAAGAATCATTTTGAATTACCACTTCTTCTATAAAAGGGTTAGATTCATTTATAATGGCATTTATTTCTGGAGTCATTTGAAACTGTGGTTGTTGTGGTTGTTGTGCGTAGAATCCTTGAGACATATCAAACATACTAATCTCTTGACTATTTGGTATTGACATTTGTGTTTGACCCATAGGCATATTCATATAAGCAGAATATATATCTTGAATTCTTTTATCATCATCTTGTTCATTAACAGAATTATTTAATTCTTTAATTCTCTTCATGTCTAAATTATGACCTTGGGTTATAGAATTATTTATTTCTTTAATAGCTCCAATCTTTGTAGACATCAGACTGCTACCTGCACCTGTTAAATTTGAAATCAAGTGATATTTATTTCTAAGGTTCTTGTTCCCTCTTATTTGCATTATGTCGGAAGTAATCTGAGAATTTAACATATCAATTTCATTAATTGAATGCTTAAGCATATTATTAGTCTCTTCATAAGAATTTAGGTAAGGTTGATTACTTTGATACAAAGGCAGATTTTCATCATTATTTTCTGGAGTTAGATATGTAGCTGATCCTTCTTCTTTTTTTGGTCTTCCCCTTTTCTTTTTTTCTGGAGATAAATCATCTGTATCTGCTTTAGTAGATTCTAAAATTGGAGTTTTTATTTTATCATCACAATTTAAGAAATAACTCGTATTTATTCCCGAAAATTTCTTTTCTTCTTTTTTATCTATATCTCTGGTCATAAATTGTTTCATCATATATTAATCACTTTCCTTTACTTATTATTTTTTATTTTTAAGTTTGATTGCTAGATAATGATTTTTTATTTCACAATTCACATTAATTTAAAAGAATTAAATCCGTAATTAGATTCATAATTGTAAATAAGAACTAATAATCGTAGATAACTGATAAGAACAGACAAGAAGGGAGTATCAATATAAAATGTAAAAAGAAAATCTAATGGAATAATATAGAAAATTAATACATTTCCAACTAATTAATATTATAAGAATCTAGGAGGAATAAATAATGTTAAATATAATGAAATACTTTCCATTAAGGAATCCAGTAAAAGGACTATATAAATATATAAAATTACAATTTGAAATTATGAATATGAAAGTGGATACTATTGATATGCAACTAGATACAATAATAGAAAGATTAGATGAAAAGAAGATAAATTCAATCAATAATGATATAACAACTCTATTACAAAAAGTAAATGAAATAGAGTTTATTTTAGATCCACATTCAAAAGAAAAAGAAATACTAAAAGATCAAAAAGAGAAATGGAAAAATCTACAAGATAAGAATATATTATTTCCATTAAACATATCTTTACAACCATACAATTACTCAATAGGTATTCAAAAAGATGGACAGATTATGTTATATAATCATCCCAAATCATATACTCAAGAAGAGTATATACATTTTATAAAAAGAATAAACGATAAAAGGTTAGAAGAAGGAAAAAAGAAACTTCCGTTATTAAATGAAATACTAGGAGGTGAGAGTGATGTTTAATTTTGGTTTAATACCTTGTATAATGAGTAAGATTGAAGCTATAGGAGATAGAATAAAAAGTCTTGATTCCACATTAAGTTATTACGCTGAACGACAAGAAAAGTTAATAAATGAATCCAGAAAAATTAGACAAAATCTCGAAATTGAAAATAGTCTAGATACCTTATCAGTAAAACATGAAAATAATAAATTTGATAATATCATGGAAAAATTAAAATATATTCAATTAAGCGTCAATCCTGAATATGAAGATATAAAAGGACAAGCTGAACTATGGAGAGAGATTCAAAATAATAAAGCCTTATCAAATACTTTGAATTTAATATTTGAACCTTATAATTTTTCTATTAAAATAAAAAATGGACAACCTATTATATTTAAAGGAAAGAATGCTAATGAATAAGGATAAAACATATAACAAATTAAAATACGAATATATTACATATGATATAATAAAATTATCTATAATAATAGTATGGTCACTCTATATAAATATGATAAAATAGGAAGGAGATTATAATAATGGAAGAATATTTAAAAAATCCTAATAGAACTATTTATTTTTTACCTGATAAAAGGTTATCAGAGGAACAGTTGAAAATTTATGAAGAATTATTAGAAAATAAAATTAATCAAGATAATATTATTTACCTAAGAGTATGGCAAGGATGTGGAACTGTAAATTGTCATACGATTCCAATACATAAAGATTCAGAAATAAATAATACTATTAATCAGATATTTGAAATATCTGAAATGGTGATAAATAAAATAAAAAAAGACTATAAGAATCCTGTGAGTCTTATAAGAGATGACTGGAAAATAGAAGGGGAAAATCAATTGAAAGAATCCAATCCATTATATGTAAAAATATACACATTAGTTGGATTAGCCTTAATATATAAGAAAAATGTATATGAATTGAATTTTGATTTAGGAAAACTAATATATAAAATAATAGAACTAAATGAATCTTATCGAATAGATCATGAGGAGAAGAAAAAAATATGAATAGGGATTTAAAAATAGGAAAAAGATATAGACATTTTAAATTAAAATATTATAGAACTATAGCTTTATATGATTCTTCTATTATAGGAGATGGTACATTGAATACAGAAGAATATAGAGATTATGTAGTTAATGTTACAGATGCGTTAACAGATGAGCCTGTAAAAGTATTAGTAACTAAATGGGAACTAAAAGATATCCCTCACCAAATAATAATCACTGATAAAAAAGGTGTAAGATTACAAGGATTATATGTACTATATACAGCGTTATATGCACCTTATCAATTCTATGTGAGAAAAGTTGAAAACTTTATGTCCTTAACAGATAAAGTAAAATATCCTGAATGTAGTCAAGAATATAGATTTGAATATGCAGATATATGACATCCTTTAACATTTAAATAATTATGAAAAAGGAGGGAAGATTAGATGAAGAATATAAATGAAGATTCGGTAATACTATCAACTGATATAACATCTATAAATACATATAAATTTACAGTTATTTATGCAGATGGTTCTGGAGTGTTATGTAAAATATGTACTGGAGATAGAATCCTAGTACAAGGATTAAATGATCATGAATACCAAACAATTGAAGGTATTTTCTTAGGATATGAAAAAGATCAAATATTATTAAAAGATTCTAATTCTAAAATTTATAAATTCAATACAACTGAACTATCATATATTTATAATGTCACTACAATAAAATATAATTTTATTATAACAGCTTATATTGTAGATATCCCAGATGTAGAAATACCCGAAGATCCAAGTCATTCAATTGCTAGTATTATAAAGATATCTAACACAGGAACAGGTTATAAATTAATCACAAATATAGAAGATAATGTATTTAATATAAAATCTATTAAAGAAGGAAATGGAATTAGGATAAGTTCTAATTCGAATGAACTAGTTATATCTACAGCTATTGATGAAATGAATTCAGAAGACATTGAAAATTTCATTGATACTTATATAAATAAATAATAGAAAATGAACAATTATTAAATAATAGGGAGTAATATTACTCCCTATATTTTACGTTTAGTTTATAACATAATAATAGAATAAAAATAAAAGGAGTGATTATTATGTCAAAATACGTTCAAGATTCCAGTTTGGCACTAATTTTAGGAAGTTTTAAAACAAAGATGGAAGAAAAGGATGCTGCTGCTGTCGTAGCTGCTAAAGCTTATGCTGATAGTAAATTCAGCTCAATTGCTAATGTAGGTATTGAATCAGTTCAAGTTGTAGCTACTTTACCAACTGAAAATATAAACGCAAAAACTATATATTTAGTAGCTAAAACTGTAGCAGGTTCTCAAAATGTTTATGATGAATTTATGTATATCTCATCTCAATGGGAAAAAATTGGAGATACTACTGTAGATTTATCTGATTATTATACAAAAGAACAAATAGATCTAGTATTAGTTGATTATTATAAGAAAACTGATGCAGATGTAACATTTGCTAAGAAAGTAGATGTATATACTAAAACTGAAACTTATAATAAAACAGAAGTAGATGCTATAGTAGCATCAATGTCAGCTTCTGATGTAACTGCATTCACAGCAGCTTTATTTCCAGCATAATAATTGATTTGCAACTAGGGATAATTCCCTAGTTGTATTTTATATCGAAACATTTAGATAAAGGAGATGATTTTTATGAATAATAATAATGTTATAAAAGTAGGAGATTTACTGCAAATACTAGATCATATGAAAAGTAAATTAGAGTTAAACCCTACACAACAAAATGCAATAAGTAAAATATCAACTACGGGAACTGGTAGTAAAGTTTTAGCTGATAATGGAGAATATATTGAAAATTATAGAACAATGACGGACTTAGAAATTTCATCATTAGTAACTTCAGTTTTATCATAAACATAGTAACAATTTAAAACAAAGGAGATGATTATATTATGGTAAATAAATTTGTCTCACCCAGTAATATGGGTATTGTAGTGACAAATCTTTTATTAAAAGTAAAAAAAGATTTAGATAATTCTAGAATTTCAAAAGTATCTCAATTAAATAATGATAGTAAATTCTTAAATGAAATACAAGTCGAATCTAAAATAAATATTGGTGTAGAGGTAGCAAAATCTTATGCTCAAGATCTAGTAAATGCAGGTGCACACCTTTTTGAGTTCGTCCCAAGACTTCCTATAAATAATATAAATCCTAAGTCTATATACTTCGTACCTAAATCTCTTACAGATACTAACAATATATATGATGAATATGTATATTCAAACTATAAATGGGAAAAGATTGGGGATACCAATATAGATTTATCTGGATATTATAAATCTAATGAAGTGGATGATATATTTCTTTTAGCTGATGCTAATATGGATGAGAAAATATCAGATTACAACAAAATTATAACAGATAAGTTTAATCAATTAGGATTAGATTATAGTAATATAATGGATAAAGAAACGTACATATCTAAAGTTTATCCAGATACTATTAAGAAGGCAGTAGTTAGTATTAAATTAGAAGGTGTAGAATCTTCACCTACATTTTCATATTATGGAAAAGATAGAAATGGTGATATAGGATATCATTTATTTCCTATAACAACAGAACCTAATCTAAATAATTTTCAAACATCTATATCTAATGTAGAAGTTGGTAAATATTATTATATAGATTTATTATCTGAGAGAACCTTATCAGACCTAATATGTCAAGCATATAAGTTTGTAGAAGGTGATAAAAATGTAGATTCTATATTAAAAACATTTAACTCAGATGAATCTTATAATAATATTTATAATAATGATAATATTACGTTTGAAGAAGGATTACGAATAAACAAAGTTCACCAATTAACATTAACAACAAATTCTGATGGTTTCTTTGAATCTGATATATTAAAAAAATCAGATTATATTGAAATTAGAGAAATAATATAAAGGAGGTATGTTATTATGATGACTTATAGAAGAGAACTATTAATACCAAAATTGATAAGCGATAGTGGAAATATCGATTTTATTTCATCTGCTTCAGGTGTTTATTCTGGACTATCATATTTTGCATTCAACAATACAAATTTAAATAGTTCAGATTGTTTGATATTTTCTACATCTGGAGATAGATATATAAAAATAGCAATGAGTAAATCTGTTTCTATTAATGGTTTATTATTTACCAGTAGAAACGCTGATACATTAGCCGAGGTATTTCCATCAGATTATGATGTATATATATCTAACGATGATAGTATATATACTAGGATAGTTTCTTTTGGTTCTCCAACTACAATAAATACAAATAAGGAGATTCTATTTCCTAGAAGAAAATGCAAATATATAAAGATAATTCCTAAAATGGGTATGGCTGCTATAGGTGAATTAAATTTTTACATGTCCAATGAATTCTATCTGATTAAACAAGATGGAAAATATTTCTCATTTAACCCAGCACAATATGATGTGACAACTAAACAATTTAAAGAAACTGATGTTGCTACAATAAAAGCCAATATAAATATAGATTTAAACTCAGTATTATCTGAAAAATATTACTTTACAAGCGATATGATTATTGGAGGGGAAACTTTTAAACCTATAGATAAATTTGGAGATCATCTGCAAATTGTCTGTGTTAAAAATGCTCCTTGTGCTGTTTATGGTATAAAATCTAAAAAAGAAATGATCGTATCAAATGTCGATGTATCTGTAAAATATATAGAAAGAATTAATGAGATAAAATCTATTATTAGTAAAGATGAAGATTGTAAAATAAATTTTGTTATATCTAACGATGAAGGTAAGACATGGAAAACAACGATAGATGATGGTGCTACATATATTAATCTAATTTCAGATACAGTCTTAGATACTCCTAATAATGAAGATTGGAATTTGGTTATGAATAAGATATTAGTAAATGGTATGTCTATTGATTCTATATATGATATAGATTTTAATTCATTAATAACAACTAATAAAATTAGATTTGCTTTTGCTATATCAATATCAGGATTCGATTCTAACGCTATACTATCTGAATTACAATGGAATATAAATAGTATAGGATTTTTAAGACAATTATCTTCTAATGATGTAGGTATAGATTTATATACCGATAAAATAAAGATTATTCCTAAAACAAACTTTAATGAATTAAAAATTAATGTAGGTACAGGTGGTAAAATAACAATAAATCAAATTAATAATGAAATTAATACTTCATCAAATGAAGAAATAATTAATGTAATAAGTGAGGTGTGGACTGAATGAATATGATTACCATAGATGGGTTAAAAACTTCTTTTAATGAATTTAAAAAACAAATTATAAATAAATTTTATAATAAGATAGAAGTGGATAATAAATTGAATGAAAATAGAGTTAATTTAGAATCATCTTTAGAACTTAAAATGAACGATTATTATGTATTATTAATTCAAAAAATTGGAGAGTATGATTCATTGGTAGATACTACAATTCAAGAAAAAATGGATGCTAAAGTATTTAATACTGATGGTATAATAACAAAAGAAGATTTAGACCCTACAATTGTTATTACCACCAATAATTTAGCAGTAAACAATATAGCTACAATAGATGATATTAATACTATTACTTATATGGATAGTAATGACTATAATAAACTATTAACACTAATAAATTCATAAAAGGAGGTATATAAATATGAATACTTTTAATACCATGACACCACAACAAATATCAAATGCTATACTACAATTAAAAACATTTTTAGAAAATAAGATTTCTAATATAAAAGTTGATATACCAGATGAATTTACTCAAAAGGTAAGAAAAATTATTACTAATGGTAATGGTTTAACATTCTTAGCAAATGACGGTACTTACAAATCTATTACTATTCCAACTGATATTTTAGATGAAACTGATAGGATTAAATTAGATATGTTAATATCTAATGGGGATAGTAATACATTTTTATCTGGAGATGGTACTTATAAGTCTATTACAATAGAAGGATTAACACAAGAACAAATTGATATAATAAATACCATTGTAAAAGATGGTGACGGTCTTAAGTTCTTAGCTAATGATGGTACTTATAAATCTATTACAATAGAAGGATTAACACAAGAACAAATTGATATAATAAATACCATTGTAAAAGATGGTGACGGTCTTAAGTTCTTAGCTAATGATGGTACTTATAAATCTATTACAATAGAAGGTCTATCTGCTAAAGATCAAGCTAAGTTAGATAAAATAGTTAACAGTGGAAGTGGATTGATGTTCTTATCTGATGACGGTACTTATAAATCTATTATAACAGAAGGTTTATCTGTTGAAGATCAATCTAAGCTAGATAAAATATTAAATACAGGTAATGGTCTTAATTTCTTATCTGATGACGGTACTTATAAATCTATTATAACAGAAGGTTTATCTGTTGAAGATCAATCTAAGCTAGATAAAATATTAAATACAGGTAATGGTCTTAATTTCTTATCTGATGACGGTACTTATAAATCTATTATAACAGAAGGTCTATCTGCTGAGGATCAAGCTAAGTTAGATAATATAATTGATACAGGTAATGGATTAGCATTTTTATCTAATGATGGCACTTATAAATCTATTACATCAGAAGGTCTATCTGTTGAAGATAAAGCTACATTATCTATAATATTAAAAACAGGCGATGGATTAGCATTCTTAGCTAATGATGGTACTTATAAATCTATTATAACAGAAGGTCTATCTGCTGAAGATCAAGCTAAGTTAGATAAAATAATTGATAATGGAGATGGATTAGCATTCTTAGCTAATGATGGTACTTATAAAAAAATCAATGAATTATCTTTAACTTCTGAAGATAAAGATAAATTAGCAAAAATATTAACTACAGGTGATGGTCTTACTTTTTTAGCATCAGATGGTACTTATAAGTCCATCACAACAGAAGGTCTAACGCAAGAACAAATTGATATAATAAATACTATTGTAAAAACAGGTAATGGTCTTAAGTTCTTAGCTAATGACGGTACTTATAAGTCAATCACAACAGAAGGTCTATCTGCTGAGGATCAAGCTAAGTTAGCAAAAATATTAACTACAGGTAATGGTCTTACCTTTTTAGCATCAGACGGTACTTATAAATCTATCACAGCAGAAGGACTATCTACTGAGGATAAAGATAAATTAGCTGTAATACTAAAAACTGGAGATGGATCTAAATTTCTATCTAATGATGGTACTTATAAAGGAATATCTAATGAATTCTCTATACTACAAAAAAATATATTGAATAGTATTATTAATACAGGTGATGGTAGTAAATACTTAACAGATAATGGTCAATATAAAAATATTTATGCAATATTGAATAGTGATGATCAATCTAAAATTGATTTAATTACTAATACAGGTGATGGAACAAAATTCTTAACAGATAATGGTCAATATATTGTTAAAACTAAAGAAGTTTCAGATGAAGATAGATTTAAATTGGATTTAATTACTAATACAGGTGATGGTAGCAAATTCTTAACAGATAATGGTAAATATGTTGTTCAGACTAAAGAAGTTTCAGATGAAGATAGATTGAAATTAGATATGATTATAAGAAGTGGAGGAACAGATCTTTATTTTTTATCTAATAATGGTAAATATGAAAAGGTGCCTGAAGAATTATCTTTAGACGATAGAAAGAAATTAAATCTAATTTCTATAGATCCAAATTCTGATACATCTTATTTCTTATCTAAGGATGGAACTTATAGACAACTTATATTAGATCATACTGATAGATCAAAATTAGATATGTTAATAAAAACAGGTACTGGTAACTTCTTCTTATCTGATGATGGTGCATATGTAGAGATGCATGCAACATTTACAGAAGAAGAGTATAATAAATTAAAAATGATGACAGATGGTGTATTTGTACCTACTGAAGAGGTAACTACCAACCCAGATCCATTAAAATTCTTTACAAACAATGGTGATTATCAACAAGTTGGTGAACCATATAGAACAATGTCTGACACAGAGGTTACTGCTATGGTCACATCTATCTTAAATCCAACACTATAAAAACATTATCTAGAAGGATGTTCTCCTTCTAGATATATTTAAAAGAGAGGTGGAAAATAATGAATAATCAAACGTTAGTATCTGATTCTAATTTAGAATCTATAATATCATTAATAATAACTGATCTTAAAAATAAGATTACCAATAAAGATATATCTCTTCCATATACTACACAATTAAATAAGTCTAATACTTTAAAAATAAATGGTGATGGTACAATGTATCTTAGTAATAATGGTACTTATGTAAATTTAGGAAATATAACAAAGAGTAATTTAGATATAAATGAGATATATAAAATATTTAGTATAATAAATCTAGGAGAACGTTGGGATAATACAGGAATATTGGGTTTACCTACAGCTAGATGGGGCTTAACATCTCAATCATATAATGGAAAGATATATTGTATAGGTGGATATAATGGTACTACTTATTATAATAATATGGATATTTATGATATAGTTAGTAATACATGGACTACTGGTGCTGTTATGCCTACTGCTAAAGCTTATTTTGGAGGGGCTTTGTATAATGGTAAAATATATTGTATTGGTGGATGGAATAATTCAGATATGAATAAAGTAGAAATATATGACATCGCTAGTAATACATGGACTACTGGTTCTGTTATGCCTATTAACAATTGGTCATTTGCATGTACTCAGTATAATGGTAAAATATATTGTATAGGAGGGTATCATGGATCTACAATAAATTCATTATATATATATAATATATCTAGTAATACTTGGAGTAGTGGGACAAATATGCCTGCTGCTAGATGTTGGATGGATGCTGTTGTGTATAATAACAAGATTTATGTAATGGGGGGATCAATATCAACAGTCATGTATAATAATGTATCAATATATGATATATCTGCTAATACATGGTCTGCTGGTACTAATATACCTACTACTAGAAACGGTTCTAGTAATCAAATATATAATGGAAAGATATACTGTATAGGTGGCGGTAATAGCACTATTACTTTAAATATTGTAGAAATATATGATATAGTTAATAATACATGGACTACGGGTACTAATATGACTACAGCTAAATCTAATTTTGGATGTACTCAGTATAATGGTAAGATATATTGTATAGGAGGAGGCAATGGATCTGCTTTAAATAAAGTAGATATATTATGGTTTGCATATCAGTCATATAATATCACATTACCATCTATTATTCAAACTAAATTAAATAAAATAATTACTACTGGTACAGGTGCTAATATATTTAGAAATGATGGAACTTACAAAGCAATAGTTCCTGTATATAATGTAATGGATACAACACAAATAAATGATATGATTGCAAGATTGAATACTTAGTTAATATTCATAAACATTAATATAATAAATATAAGGAAGTGATTTTATGGTAGATTCAGTATTAGTATCTCAAGATAATTTATTGATATTATTACAATCATTGAAAGGTGAATTTTTAACACAATTATCTCATGTCACTGTATTTACAAATGCTAGTACAAAGATAAGTATTTTAGATCTTATAAAAACCGATCTTACTGGTAATAATATATTAGCAGATGATGGTACTTATAAAGATCCAAGATTAACAGATCAAGCAACTATTACAGCAAAAGCAACTACAGTATGGAATCTATTAAATATAAAAAATCCTACTGGATATTATTATCCAGATATTCCAGAGTATAATAATTATATCACAGCAGTTAAAGCAAAGACTGATATAATTGTAAAAACAGGAACAGGAACTAAGCTATTAAATGATATGGGATTATATGTAGATGTAAACACATATAGAGGATTAACAACAGATGAAGTTACTTCTCTTTGTGTACAAATTAAAGGAGGTATATTATAATGAGTAATTCAGTTTTAATATCAAAAGAAAATATACAAACTATATTAACAGCAGTTGTTAGTCAATTATATGCTAATATAAAAGCAATGGATTTATCAGCTGCTGATAAAACAAAATTAACTATATTAAACTATATAGTTTCAACGGGTGATGGAAGTAAGTTCTTATCTGATAATGGAACTTATAAGACTATAGATGTATCAAATATAACTAATATGAGTAGTAAGATAGCTACAATATATAGTATATTTAATATAGTAGGAAATACTTATACGCTTACATTACCAGCAGATATACAAGCTAAGGTTAATGCACTAAATAGTACTGGTGATGGTAGCAAAGTATTAGCAGATGATGGTACTTATAAAGATTTAGGTGCATTAATATTAACTACATTAACAGATACTGAAGTTAGTACTTTAATATCAAGTGTTAATGCATTATTATAAAGGATGTGAGTAAATGAGTACTAATGTTAATTACGATAATATAAATAGTTTATTGGTTGGTATTGTACAAAATTTAAAACCTAAGATAGCAGCTATTGATCTAACTCAAACTCAAAAAGATATGCTTGTTAAATTAGATAAAATTATTAAAACAGGAACAGGTACTAGTTTCTTAAGTGATAATGGTTCATATAAAAATATTCCTATTGATCAAATTCAAAATATGCTAGATAAGCTAACTACTATATACAGTTTATTTGGAATAACTAATGTGACAGAGCATTGGGATAGTACTGGTATATTAAATATGCCTACTGCTAGATATTATTTAACTAGTCAAATATATAATGGGAAGATATATTGTATAGGAGGATATGGTAGTGGTGTTTTAAATAAAGTAGAAATATATGATATCGCAAGTAATACATGGACAACAGGTACTAATATGACTACTGCTAGATATGAGCTAACTAGTGCTATATATAATGGTAAGATATATTGTATAGGTGGGTATAATGCAGGTGTTTTAAATAAAGTAGAAATATATGATATCGCGAGTAATACATGGACTACTGGTGCTAATATACCTATTAATATGCAACAATTAACTAGTGTTATATATAATGGTAAGATATATTGTATAGGAGGTAGCACTAACAATATTAATTCTACAAATGCATTAGAAATATATGATATTACTAGCAATAGCTGGTCTACTGGAACTGTTATGCCTACTTCTAGATATGATTCAACTAGTAATATATACAATGGGAAAATATATTGTATAGGAGGGTATAATAGTAGTTATTTAAATACTCTAGAAATATATGATATTGCAAGTAATACATGGACAACAGGTGCTAATATGACTACTGCTAGGATGGAATTAACTAGTGTTATATATAATGGTAAGATATATTGTATAGGTGGGGTAACCTTTTCTAGTGTATGTTTAAATACTGTAGAAATATATGATATTGCAAGTAATATATGGACAACGGGTGCTAGTATGCCTACAGTTAGACAACAATTAACTAGCCAAATATATAATTATAAGATATATTGTATAGGTGGGGAAAAACTTAGTTCTTATAGTAGTTTAGAAGTATTATGGTTAGCAAATACATCTTATTCCATATCCACTCCAACAGATATTACCACTAAACTAGCTACATTGGTAAATAATGGACTAGGTACTAAGTTACTTACTGATAATGGTACTTATCAAGAATATATCGCTACGGGATATAGAGAATTAACAACAACTGAATTAAATGCTTTGATAAATAAAATAAAGATTAATTTCTAATAAGGAGGGATTATATAATGAGCAATCAAACTCTAGTTTCACAAGAAAATATACTAAGTATATTAGCTCAAGTTGTTAATGATTTAAAGGTAAAGATTACTAATAAGGATATATCTCTTCCATATACTACACAATTAAATAAATTATCAACTTTGAAAATAGATGGTAATGGAAGTATGTATTTATCTAATAATGGTAATTATATAAGTTTAGGAAGTTTATCTAAATCTAATTTAGATATTAATGAGATAAATAAAATATTTAATATTACAACGGTAGCAGATCATTGGAACAGTACTGGTATATTACCTATACCTACGGCTAAATATGGATTAACTAGTCAAATATATAATGGTAAAATATATTGTATAGGAGGGATTGTTAATGGTGCTAATAGTATAAACACTGTATCTATATATGATATAGTTAGTAATACTTGGACTACTGGTACTACTATGCCTACTTCAAGATATTGTTTAACTAGTCAGTTATATAATGGAAAGATATATTGTATAGGAGGATGTATTAGTGGTAATACTTATTCAAATATTTTAGAAATATATGATATTGCTAGTAATAGTTGGACAACTGGAACTAATATGACTACTACTAGATACGATCTAACGTCTCAGTTATATAATGGTAAGATATATTGTATAGGTGGATATAATTTTTCTTCTGCGTATTTGAATAAAGTAGAAATATATGATATAATTAGTAATACATGGACTACTGGAACTAATATACCCATTTATGTACAAGGATTAACTAGTCAAATATATAATGGGAAGATATATTGTATAGGTGGAACTAATGGTACTGTTTTTAATAAAGTAGAAATATATGATATTGCTAGTAATAGTTGGACAACTGGAACTAATATGACTACTGCTAGATATGGATTAACTAGTCAAATATATAATGGTAAGATATATTGTATAGGAGGATGTATTAGTGGGGGAAATAATTCAAATATTGTGGAAATATATGATATAGTAAATAATATATGGAATACTAGTGTTGCTATGTCTTCTGCTAGATATTATTTAACCAGTCAAATATATAATGGAAAGATGTATTGTATAGGCGGTACAAATGGGGGTTATTTAAATATAGTTGAAACTTTATGGTTATTTTGTAATGTTTATACTATTACATTACCATCTATTATACAAACTAAACTTAATAAAATATTAACTAGTGGTACTGGTGTTAATATATTTAGAAATGATGGAACATATAAGCCTATAGTTCCAGTATATAATGTAATGGATTCTGCTACAATAAATACTTTCCTATCAGGATTATAAAGGAGGATTATAAAATGAGTTCTAATTTAGTATCAATGACAAATTTAGACACTATATTAAAAGCTATAAAATTAGGTGTTGTAACTAAGATAAATGCAAGGGATATAACACAAGCTCAAAAAGATATATTAACAAAAGCTAATATGATAGATACTACTACAAATAATAGTGGATTCTTAGCAGACAATGGAACTTATATAACTATAGATACTACTAAGATAAATGATATAAATACTAAAACACAAGTAGTTATGGATTTATTTAAAATATCATATACAAATGATGCATGGGATACAAGTGTAACTATCACATTACCAACAGCTAGATCATACTTTACAAGTCAAGTATATAATGGTAAGATATATTGTATAGGAGGATGGAATGGTGTCAGCGTTTCTAATTCAGTATATATATATGATATTGCAGGGAATACATGGACTGCTGGAACTGCTATGCCTACTTCAAGATATTGTTTAACTAGTCAACTATATAACGGTAAGATATACTGTATAGGAGGTTATAGTACATCTTATTCTAATATTGTAGAAATATATGATATTGCAGGGAATACTTGGACTGCTGGTACTATTATGCCTACTGCTAGACAAGAATTAACTAGTCAAATATATAACGGTAAGATATATTGTATAGGAGGGGTTAATGGTAGTGTTTCAAATAAAGTAGAAATATATGATATTGCAGGGAATACTTGGACTGCTGGAACTGCTATGCCTACCGCTAGATATGGATTAACTAGTCAAATATATAATGGTAAGATATATTGTATAGGAGGGCAAATCAATACGACTACTGCAACTAATATTGTAGAAATATATGATATTGCAGGGAATACTTGGACTGCTGGTACTATTATGCCTACTGCTAGACAAGAATTAACTAGTCAAATATATAACGGTAAGATATATTGTATAGGAGGGCAAATCAATACGACTACTGCAACTAATATTGTAGAAATATATAACATTATCACAGGAGCTTGGACAACTTCTATATTACCTTTACCAATTGCTAAATATGGTTTAACTAGTGTACAAAATAACGGTAAAGTATATTATATAGGAGGATATACAACAACTGTAACTAATACAGTAGATGTATTAACTTTAGGGGTTGATAATTATACTTTAACATTACCTACAGATTTACAAGCTAAATTAGATTTAATTGTAGATACTGGAGATGGAACTAAAGTATTAGCTGATAATGGCACATTTATAGATATTCCTTTAGGATATAGATTTATGACAGATACAGAGGTTACATCAATGGTTACAACAGTTAATGCATATACAGGATAAAACTATTAAAAATAAAGCAGTTAGTATACTAACTGCTTTTTTATTATTAAAGGAGGATTATTAAATGAGTACTAATGTAAATTATGATAATATAAGAGATTTATTATATGGTGTTGCAGGTAATTTAAAAACAAAGATAGCAGCTATAGATTTAACTCAAGCTCAAAAGGATATGCTTGTTAAATTAGATAAAATTATTAAAACAGGTATAGGTACTAGCTTCTTATCAGATAATGGAACTTATAAAAATATTCCTATAGATCAAATACAAAACATGCTAGATAAACTAACTACTATATACAGTTTATTTGGAATAACTAATGTAGTTGAACACTGGGATAATACTGGTATATTGAATATGATTACCGCAAGATATGGATTAACTAGTCAAATATATAATGGAAAAATATATTGTATAGGAGGGGTTAGTAATAGTGGTACTAATTTAGATAAAGTAGAAATATATGATATTGCTAGTAATACTTGGACCTCGGGTGCTGTTATGCTTACAGCTAGAGGATATTTAACTAGTGTATTATATAATGGAAAGATATATTGTATAGGGGGTATAGATAATAATTCAGGTAATTATTCAAATAAAGTAGAAATATATGATATATTTAGTAATACTTGGACATCGGGTACTAATATGCTTACTGCAAGACTAGAGCTAACTAGCCAAATATATAATGGAAAGATATATTGTATAGGTGGACATAATGCTAGTAATTTAAATAAAGTAGAAATATATGATATATCTAGTAATACATGGACAACTGGTACTGCTATGACTACTGTAAGATATGGATTATCAAGTGTTATATATAATAGTAATATATATTGTATGGGTGGAAATAATGGTAGTTATTTAAATAAAGTAGAAATATATGATATAGTAAATAATACTTGGTCTACTATTAATCCTATGCTTACAAATAGAGCATTTTTAACTAGCCAAATATATAATGGTAATATATATTGTATGGGTGGATGGGTTACTAATTATAGTAATAAAGTAGATGTTTATAATATAGCTAATAATACATGGAGTAATGATATTAATAATATACCAAATATTAAACGAGAATTAACTAGTGTACTATACAATAATAAAATATATTGTATAGGAGGGGATAATGGTAGTGCGTTAAACATTGTAGAAGTATTATGGTTAGCAAATATATCTTATACTATCGCTACTCCTACAGATATTACTGCTAAACTAGCTACCTTAGTAAATACTGGTACGGGTACTAAACTACTTACAGATAATGGTACTTATCAAGAATATATTGCTACTGGATATAGAGAATTAACAACAACTGAATTAGCAACTTTAACAGCAGGAATAAAAACTGCTATATCATAATGAAATGGGTATTTAACTACCCATTTATTTTTATCATTTTTAACTTTTATATAAGAAGGAGATGGTAAAAATGTCATTTAATAAGTGTAGTGGAGAATCGCTAGAAGAATTAGTTAAAGATTTTTGTATAGAACGAGGTAAAGATGAAGGTGAAATTTGGAAAAGAATAAATACTATATATGATACTAGATATCATGTAGATATGATGGCAAAGAAGAATGAATATGAAGTTGAACATAATGTAGGGGATATCCCTATGGCTCAATGGATAGCTAATTCTAGTGAAGTTTCTAATACTATTCAGATAGTAGACGAAATGAAGAATGTAATGATATAGGTATAAATGAAGCTATATTAACATTTAAATAAAATAAAAAGGAGGGATTTTTAATGCCATTACCAAGTTTAAATATAGTAACACCAGATAATCTAAAATCAATATTAACAGATGTTCTTAATAATTATACATCAAAATTACATTCTAAATTATCAGTAGTTATGGATGAAAGAAAAAACACTGTACCATTAACTACTAGTACAACTACAGTATCAATAGGTTTATCAGGATTTGACAAGAATAAGGATATACTACATGTATATAAAGATAATGTATTAGTAGAGACTGGATATACAATATCTACAGATAACTTGTCTGTTACTTTCGATACTGCTATTTCTGCAACTACTGATATTCCTGTAAATATTAAATTCACTGTTATAGAAGCGGTTATAGTTACAGTATAATATCATTTTATACTTAAGATTTATTTATAATAAATCTTATATTATAAACATTAAAGTAAATCTAATAAATAAGGAGGACTTTATAATGAATTTTAAAGTTTGGGATAAAACGAGTAATATTAATAATTGCACAGCTGAGGATTACTTAGCTAATCATCCAGAAATTACTGGTAATGATGAAATAGTATTAGTAAGTGGAGATAATGGATCTGTAATGTATGTAGAAAATGCTACAATGCTTAGAGATCAATTAAAACTAGCTAGTGATACAGATGCTGTATCTGTAGTAAATACACATATGAACAATATAGCTCTAGATAACTCAGCTGCTTCTGCTAAAAAAGATGAAACGGATGCTTTAGCACAAAAAATTGCGGATATTGAATTTACGTTCGCAATAAATGGAATGGAGGTGTAGTGTAATGTATTTATTATCATTTGAATCTATTAAAAAAAACTATGATGGTGGATATTGGACTAAAGAACAACTTTATAAAGTTACATCTTTAGCTAAACCACCAATAACACATGAACAATATGAAGAAATTACAGGTGAGTCTTATGAGTCTTATGTTGCTGCTGTTTAAAATTAATATTATATATTAGAAGGGAATATATTCCCTTCTATATTTTACGATCATTATTTATTATGATTATATATTATAGTACTGAATTACTATGGAGTATATTTTAATAAATAAAGGAGAGAAAAATTATGAACACTGATAATTATTTAATATTAAACACTAACAATGAAGAAGTAAATGAACTGGTAGAAAACCAAGATTATTTTATTAGAATTTCTACTACAGTATTCTATTTTAAAATAGCAAGTATAGGATCATTTACTAGATTAATGATGAAAAATATAGAGTTTGATGATTGGACATCATCTACATTTATAGATACTAAAGAACATTTTATTTCTGTTGATAAATTGTTAGAAACTGTTTATTGTATAACATATTCTGATATCGACAAATCTTTAAATGTATATATTAAAAATGATTTTATGCCTGAAATCTATACTGGGTTTTATATCAAAGTCGTAAGTAAAAATTGTGTTGAAAAGTTATATATCTTGAGACAAGGTTCAGTTGATGTTAAAGATAGAGTTATCTATATATACAATCAACCAAAAAAGAAAGAAATAAAACGATATACAAATGTAAAGAATATAAAGAGTTATAATCGAACAAAAAATATAATAAAGCTATTTTATGAATCCGATTCATTTACAAAGACATCATTGGCTAAAAAGTTTAAATGTTCTATTGTAAATATAGAGAAATCTTTATCTAAAGTGAATGATCCATTTATCATGAAACAATTAAAATTTGAAAGAAAAAGAACATTAGATACAAATGAACGTGCTGCTATAAATGCTTATAAAAAATTAATGGAAGACCATAATAATAAATTAGAAAGTAAAGATATATATAAATATTATGAAGATAAGAAATGTAGTGAGGAGGTTTATAATATATTAAATCATATAATTAATAGACCTTCTACTAGATATATAAAACAACTATTAAATCATGCAAAGACTACTGGGTGGTTGTAATAAAGGGGGATATTTTCCCTCTTTTATTTTTTATAGAAAACATAATAATAATGTAAAGGAGGTATTATTTATGGATATAAAAGAAATTAGATTAAGAGATGAAGATACAGGAACACTTTCAGAACCAGTGAGTTTACTACCTAAAGGTGAAGAAGTTATATTTTTAGATAATGAAACATTACTAATTAAATTAGCGAATATAAATATTAGTTTAAACAAGAAATCTATAACAGGACATAAACATGTCAAATCAGATATATCTGACTTTCCTAATAAACTTAGTAATTTTTTAAATGATTTAGAATTTGTTACTAAGTCGGATATATCAGCCACGACCCATTCACATCCAAATATAACAATATTAAATACTATCAACCAAAATTTATTTGACAGTTTTGCAAATAAATATACAAGAACTGAGGTTGATAATAAGTTTCAGAATTTATCGGCTATATTAAAAACAACCTATTCCAGCATCATACATAAACATAGTATAAATGATTTAACTGACTATAGAGAGCCTCTTATATTATCTAAAGTCAGTCAGTTAACAAATGATTCTGGTTATATAAATAAAGCTGATTTAGACAATTTAGGTTTAAATTCAGTATATTTCCATTCTCATTCAAATATAGTATCATTAGAAAAAATAAATCAAATTTTATTAGATGGATTTGCAGATAAATATACAAAAAATGAAATGGATGTTAAGTTAAAATCTATTACAGATATAATATCAAATTCATCTGATTTAACTGTATTAGTTCAAACAATTGCTAATAAAGCTGATAAAAATCATACTCACAATATAATAGAAGTAAATAATTTACAAAGTATTTTAGACAATAAAGCTCCGTTAAATCATATGCATAGTATATATAATATTACTGGTTTACAAACAGAATTAAGTAATAAAGCATCATCTAACCATCTTCATAATGTAAAAGATATAGAGGATGTATATTCAATTGAAGAGGTAGATTCATTAGTTGAGGGAGTTAATAATGTATTAGCCACTAAGTTGAATAAAGGTAATATAGATGGATTATTAAAATTTAATGATCCAGTTGTAGGAGGATACTCAGGTGTCCATGGATATATGGCTCAAAATGATTTTTGGAGGATAGTGGGATTTAATTCAGGTGCAGATAATGGTAGTTTAGAAATTGCAACAGGGGATAATGGAACTGAACCTATATATTTTAGACAATATAATACTGGTGATCCCAATAATACTATAGTAAGAACATTCACAATATTAGATCAATATGGAAATACTAAGATTCCTGGTACATTATTTTTAGGTAATAAAACATTAAATGAATACATAAACGATTTATCGTTGATACCAGGAAACAAAAATATTCCAACTGGAGGAAGTAAAGGTGACCTTCTTGGGTGGAAAAGTGATGGAGAAGCTGAATGGATGTATTTAGATTCAGAAAAGACAACATTTGAAACCAATAGAATAAAAAAAAGAGGAGTTACATTTATATCATTGATCAATTCTACAAATTCATCAGATATCACTATAGATTTATCATCTATAAACTTTTACGGTACTCCTAAATATAGTGCTTATATTGTGTATAATGATAATACTAAAGAACAAATTCCTCTTATATTAACAGATGATTTATTAAATATAACACATTCTATAAAAGTTAATATAAATACAAAAGGTTTAAATATAAAAATAATTAGGAAAAATACAACTGTCAATGAATATTTTAAAATTTATTTTGAAATCTATGATATTGATAACTCCCTTACAATTAATAGAGCAACATCTATACGTGTCCTAAATATTTATCCAGGTACAACAGGCGAAACATTTACATTTACAAATTTCAACAACGATACATATACTATGCCTGTTACAGCTCAAGTTAAAAGATGGATGGAAGAACCTAATGATGAAAGCCCAAAAGGATATGGTCAAGGATTAGTAGAGGTAAATGCTGTTGATATAAATGATTTTAATATAGATCCTTATAAATATTTAAAAGATATTAATGGAAATTGGAAATATGATGTTATATATCTTGGAGCATGGGACTGTAATAATGAATTATATTATAATACGGCAGCCATGAAATCAATAGAATCATGGATATCAGCTGGAAAAGGATATATATCTGGACATGATACTTTAGGATATTCTAGTAATCTTAATAATGAATTAGAAAGTTATGTAGGAATTAAAAATTACGCTAATCCGACTGGTGGGTGTTCTAATAATAAAATTAAAATAACCAAAAATGGATTGGTTAATTCCTTCCCTTGGAACTTGGGTGATATAAATACCGAATTAATAGTACCTCTAAGTCATGTAACTAGTCAATTCTATACAGGTGATGTGTGGTTTAAATATGAACCACCAGTTGGATTTATAGAAACAACTGAAGTTGATAATGTATCTGGTTCTGATAATTTCTTCTTGGGAACATATAAAAATACCGCTTTTATACAAACTGGACATTCAAAGGGAGTTGCATCAGCTGATGAGCAAAAAATATTAGCTAATGTTTTTTATTATTTAGCAGGAAAAATATAATAAAAAATAAAAGAGGACATTAATGTCCTCTTTATTTTATATGTATAATAAGTTAATATATGTATCCTCTTGTTCTGATTTATGATAATCTAATAGATTATCTAAGTAGTTATCTAGTTGAATATCTTCTATCTTATTTTTCTCTATGTTAGTATAACTTATTACTTTACCTTTTTTATGAAACTCTAAGTTCTTATAGAAACAGTCCACACTATCTCCATTTATGTATTTAATATCATATCTTTGTTGATGTATATCTAAGAAAGCGTCTCCTACTGCTACATTTACGAATTTTCTAACTGCAATTCCATTTGTCCATTTCACGTTTACATATAGAACACATAAACCATCTTTTTCTTTTACTGAAGGGCATACTAATCTTTCTGAAACCAAACTATACACTCTTCCATATGTAGATATTAAATAATTAGAAGTCCCCATTCTTTTCCATATTTCTTTTTCACCTTTAGTTTCTAGACAATAATCCTTTGATACTTGTTCAATTTTCTTGATAACTATTTCTTCTTTAATCATGATAATTTCACTCCTTTAAATTTTATTCACTAATATAATATATAATTATATATTATATTGATGAGTACATATTAATATTAATGTTTTATGGGGTGGTTAAAATTATTAAATTAGAGCAAGTTGTATGTAAAAGAGATAATCGAAATTTTATTAAAGGAGGCGAATATATTGCAAAAATATCAGGAGAATATCTAAGTATCTATGATCCTAAGAATAAACAGTGGGAATCGTATAGTAATAAATATTTATCAATACATTTATCTATATTTATGAATTTTGAGATTAAGAATGATAGTGTTACATATGTAAAAGATAAGAAAGAGTTAAAAGAATTTATTAAAATTAAATTGATGGGGGAGAATTAAAATGAAAATTAAAAAGGAAATATTAGATAGTATTGTGAATGCTTTAAAACAATCGATTCAAATTCCGATATTAAATACACCTTCTACAATAGAGGAATATGAAGATAAAATAATAGAATCTGGTGATGTACTAGATACATTAATGTATCAAGATTGTACTTATAAGATAGAAAGGTACAAGGAATCTAATGATAGAGATAGAATAACTATAAGTAGTAATAAATTAATTACGACTTTCTATCTTAATTCAAATGGTAATATTACCAATATATCGTTATTCAAGAAAAATGATTGTATTGAAAAAATAATTATGAAATTAAATAATGAAAATCTCATAACCAAATATATTGTAAGAAATAAAAAGAATAATAAAGATTTATTTGTAGCTAACGTTAAATATATTGATGAAACTAAGATATACATAAGTTATGAAGATGTAATGGATTGCAATAAAATATATGAATATAAATTTAATCTTATAAAATATAATATGACTTTAATAGAAGTAAAATGTGAAAATAAACATATAAATTTTGTATATGACGATCACAACAATCTTATTAATATTATTAAAAGAGAAAATGACATTATAAGAGAGACTGTAGATTTTATTGATAAAGATAATATAGAAAAAAGAAAAGATGGTCTTATATATAAGATAGATCAAAAATCTAATATAATAAATATCTATGATGAATACAAACCATCTGATATAATAAAAAACATAACATTTAATATTGAAAGGCAAACTATAACAGAAACTGATTATGATAATTTCATTATCACAACACACAACTTACCATTTATTAAAGAACAAGGAGCTACTAAAGTGGTCACTATCCACTCATTGTCGGATAATACTTTACTATCTAAAATAATATATTACTTCAATGGATTTAATTATAAACTACAATATGAATATGAATATGAAGGTTATCCAAGTAATTATGTAGAAAAATTCCATAATTATAATTCAAAGAAAGAAACCCATAGAGTAAATAAATATGTTTATATAGATAATAAATTATATAGACAAGATGTACTTATGTATAATATGAAAGAGAATGATTTAGACATAAGTAATACATTCTTAATATCAGAAAGAAGTATTGTAAACAGAGATAATGAAAAAGTTTTAAAGAAGATAGATAGAAAAGGGGATAAAACTTATATAAGTTTTATTAATAACCCTGATAATTATATTGCAGATGAATTAGGAGATAGTGGTATCGATATCTATTTAGATATATAAAAGGAGAAATAAAAATGGATGAAAAAGAAAAAATAATTGATTTATTAAAACATAAAGAATTAAAAGAAAATATAGAGTTTGAAGAGGTAAAAAAATTTATAATTTGTTCAATATTTGATAATATAGTGCCTACTTTATTTAATCATTATCCAATGTTTAAAAACGAATTATCAGAAGAACAATACTTCGCTCTTAAAGCTGATATATGTGGTTCAGCTGTAGGTTATATGATGGGATCATTAGATAAATTTAAAGAAGAATTTAGAATAGATCCTACAAGTTTAACACAATATCTAGAAGGAATTCTAGAGGAAATTAAAAAATAAATATTTATGAAACTAATTAATTGAAAGGATGTGATATTTATTGAATAATAATAAACCTTGGTTTAGAAGCTTTATGGTTAGAGAAAAAGATGAAGAAGAAGCTGTAGAAGATCTTATGAAACATCTTTGGGAAAATATTGGTTATTGGGAGAAAACTAAAGGTAATACTAGAGATAAATTAGAAGGGTTAGCTTTTAGTTTTCTAACAATGATAGATGGTTGTGATGGTACAGGATACAATATAAAACCATTAGTAACACAATTAGAAGATGCTTTTGAATTCGGAGATACTAGTATCTATTCTGATGATATAGGTTATATAAATAGAGGAATAGAATTACATGATGAATTCTATCCTTACGGTAGAGAGAAAGGATTTGTAAAAGATGATGAATAGTACAATACAACCTGAATGGAAACCTTCTAAACCATTACAACAAGTTTTAGATGAGTTTCTTAAAATGAGAAAAGATAATAAAAAGATAATGAATAAAAAATGTCAAATATTATATATAGGAGGAAATAAAGAAGATGGTAGAGAATAAATTAGTAGGTAATGAAATTGTATATATAAAAGTTAAAAAAGATGAAATAGCTAATATATACAATATATTAGATTCAGCTAAAGTAGAATACGATGGTTATTATAATGATAGTCAAGATATTTTTGCACATGAAGAAGCTGAAGCTGCTATTAGTATGCAAATGGAATATTTAGAGAAAGATATTATTATCCCAAAGGAATTAGAATCATCTATTAAAGAAGAAATATATAATAAACTAAATGATCATAATATAGAATATGGAATATATGATCATGATTACTTATCTGATGTCAGAAACAATGCCTATAAAAAATTCATGACTAGAGAATAATAATTTAACATATTCAAAACTATAAATTATATTTACATAGAGAAAGGAAGTAATAATTATGAATTATTATCAAAACAATTTAGAATCAAATGAGAGAGTATACTTTGCAGTAGAATTAGAAGATGCTGAAAAAGTAACAACACTTCTACAAAATGATGCTATTCCTGTAAATGGAATGTATACAAACCCATTAGAAATTGTAGCACATGAAGAAGTCGAAAAGTTAGATATTGATGATGATGATGTAAAACAAGAAACTATTCAAGAAGCTGTTTCTAAATTAACAGAGATAGTAACCGATTCTTGGTCGGATATTATAGCTTCAATAGAATCATATGATGTCTATAAAAATTCAGATAAATTATCTGACGAGATTGATGGATAATTACATATCAAATAGTACAGTGGTTTCGATCACTGTACCAGTTTTAATGTTTCTTTTAGTATACGTCACTGAAAGGAGGAAACACTAAATGAATTATGTAGAATTTACAACCTCTAATTATTTTCACGTGAAAGATATAAATCAATTTGAAAAAGAAATAAAAGAAATTGGATTAGCAGAAGATTTCTTTGAACCTAATGAAGATAATAAATATTGTATTACGTGTGAAGGTATGAATAGTTACAATGATGAGACAAATGAAGAAATTAATGAAGATGATATTGCTGAATTAATTAGACGAAATCTAAGACCAGATCAAAAATGTATTGTATCTCAAATAGGGTACGAAGGTTATAGATATTTTAGTGCTGGTGTGTGGAGAATAATGCCTTATAGAGTAACTTATTATGATTTGTTTACTGAAAAGTCTAATCAATATAATAATGGTAAATGGATATTTGAATAATAAAATAAATGGAGGAATGTAAAATGAAAAATTATGATAATGGATTTAGATATATCAGTGTGTTTGGTGAAAATGAAGAGGATAAGGAAAAGTTAAATAATTTTTTAAAGGAAAATGATTATGATACTGAGGAATCATGTGATGCATTAAATGTTTTAGCTAGAGAATGTGTAGGTACTAATGAAGAACTTAATGTGAGAATGAAAACATTCATGACTAGAGTTAATCCTGAAGAAGCTTTATTATTTGAAAATTCTATATATGAAGGGTTCTGTGATAAGGTAGCGGATGAAGTAGATTATGCTACTAAATTTACTAGTGATGATATAAGAGATTTTGAGTTTGATTTGGATGAAAAATTAAAACAACCAAATTCTACTAAAGGAGTAGCTTAATATGAAAAATCTAAGTATAGAAGAAATCTTAGAAGCTAAAGAAATAATTAATAAAAGAATGGAATTAAAAAGTAAAATAGGACATTGTCCTCCTCCTGAATTTAGAGTGAAAGCAAATTGTTTTTATTGTGATGAATGTTGGCTTTCTAGTTTAGAATTAATGGAAAAAGGAGTTGTAAAATAATGTTTGAAGTTTATAGAAATAAATTAAATTGTGGTGCTGTAATTGTAGCAGAACAAAAAGAAACTATACCAAACATGGTATATATTTCAGTATATGATATAGATGGAATACTCATTCTGGATAAAGATTCTATGTCAAAAAACGAATGGGAGCAATGTCAAGGGTACTATTGTTATAAACTTAACAGATGGCTTGATCCTGAAGATACTGTAACCTTAGTTAAACCATATGTAATGTTTGAGAGTGGTGAAAGAATGTGGAAGATAGAAGATTCAGATTATAGAGATAATCACCGTTCCCTTTTAAGAAGTGCTTCTCCTATAGGATTCTTTTCAGAAGAACCTAGTAGTATAAATCTTATGACATTTGGTGGACTATACATATTTACATATGAAAAAGATATTTTAGTATTTAGATTCGATGATTTTTATTTAAATGGAGATTTAGTTGGTACTTATAAAGAAATAAATGAACAATTAAAAATGTCTTATTCTGATATAGATTACCATATGGATAAAGTTAAAGAATATTTTGAAACTAAATTAAATACAAAATTATTAGGATTTGAATCTATAAACTCTAGTGCAACTTATTAAGAAAGGTGGAAATAATAATGTTAGAATTTGCGAGAAAATTATATAAAGATAATGAAAATGAGGTTTTAATAGAAATGGCTCAACAACTAGCTTATAAAGAAAAAACTGTAGAGCAGCTTAAACAAGATGTGTTATCTGATAAAGAACATCCTGAATATACTGAAGAATTATATCAAGAAGAAGTTGTTGATCTAGTAATACATATGGCTAATGATTATATTAACCAAAACAGACCTCAAGATACATCTCCGCTTCAAGACAAAAGGGATTATTTTAATGATAATTATATTAATATCTCTAAAGATTATTTTCAAGATCGTTTACCAGATATTAAATACAAAGAAACTACAGCAAGAAGTGTACATGAATTGGAAGCACAAAATATTTACAAGATGTCTATATTAGGTCCAGTAGAAATGAATAAATTAATTGAAAAAGAACCTGATATAGAAATGAATGTTTATAGAAAGATAAGAGAAGAAATGTATGACAACTCATGTAATAGTTGGTGTGAGACTTGTGAATCATTTACTAAAAAAGCAAAAGAGTATGGTATAGAAGGAAATATAGTACCTATAAGAAAAACTGTAGATGGAACAATTGAAAGAAATATAATTTAGTAATTTAAAAGAGGGAAATTATCCCTCTTTTCTTTTTATGTATAATAAATTAATTTTAAGGGAGAGAATTAATTATGATTAAAATATTAGTTGAAAATGAAGAGCACCAAATATTTAAAGTTATTAATAACAAAGATGAGTTAGTATTATTAGGAAAGATAGATAAAAAGAATCATAAAATAGAATATCTTTTTGATAGTAATTGGAGATTATTAGTTAAAGATGCTAAAATACATATATCATATAAAACAGGATATTCAGATAGATTTTTTATTAAAGAAATAAATACAAATCATATATTGTCTCATGGTGGTTTAAAGTTATATTATAATAATCTTGGTATAGAAAATATTGAATTAATTGAATTGTATCTAGAAGATGGTTATTATTATTTAGATAATAAGGGAAGTGGTTTAATATGGAATTAAAAAACAATATAAGACAAGGAAAAATACATATGAATACTAATGGTAGTATAATGGAAATAGTAAATTATAGAAATTCTCGTGATGTAGATATATTAATCACAACAGAACATTCTGATGGTAAAATATATAAATACATAGCAAAACATAGGACTTATAATTCATTTCTAACTAAGTCTATAAAATCACCATATGACATATCAATATGTGACATTGCATATGTAGGAGAAGGTACATATAATAGTAATGATGATGTATATATTGTATATCTATCAATGATAAGACGTTCATTGATGACAAAATGTAAATCTGACATTTGTAAAGAATGGACAAATTTTCAAACATTTGCATCATGGTATGAAAATTCGTCTTATTATGTAGAGAATGAAGATTTAATAATGTATAGACTTAATCCTTATAAAAGAGAATATTCTCCAGATAATTACATATTAATACCATCTAACATAGCTAAATCTATACAATGCTATTTGAATAATAAAAGTAAAAAGGCAAAAATTGTAACTAATAAATACATAAATATGATACACGAAAATCGAAGAGTTATATATTACAAATCATTTGATAGTAAAAAAGAAGCTGAAACTAATTATAATATGGCTAAATACAATATAATATTTAATCTTATTATAAAATATAAAGATATAATACCAGAAGACATTTATCATAAGTTAATCATAAATATAAGAGTATAAGCATTTTGTTTAAACATGTAAAAGAGGACATTTGGTTCTCTTTTATTTTTTACAAACACCTAAACATCTAAGTATAGAAAGCTGAGGTGTTTATATCATGAAAAGTGAGTTAATAAAAGGATATGAAGAAGGTTCCAATATATCATTATTAAATGTGATATATAATTATCCTAAAAAATTAGAAAGTGGTAAGTATGAGAAAACTGATAATGCCTCTTTTATTTTTTATGATTTTGAAAAAGATGAAGTAAGATTAGAAGAAATAGAAAATGTACCTTACGAATTTTGTGTTACAAAAGAAGGAATAAATCCAACTCATACCCAATTCTTTATGTCAAGAGATGATGTAAAAGAAGTATGTTGTCCTTATAGACAATTGAATAAGAAAGTTGCAGAATTAACAGATCAAATGGATACCTTTAGAGAGAATATTCAAAATGGAAATGCTAGAGCAAATAGTAAATTACATTATGACCCAAGAGTATTGAGTTCTGATGTACATATAGAAGATAAATTAAAGAGTATGTTTGATAGAAGATATGTAAATGATCTTGTACCTAAAGTAACAAAAGCATTTTTTGATATAGAATACGATGGTATAGATTTTAAAGGGATAGGAATTGATAGATTAGCTACATCTCCTATAAATGCTATATCATTGATAAATGAATCTGATAAAAGAATATATATCTTCTTATTAAGAAATAAGAAGAATCCACTAATAGAAGAATTTGAAAGATATGCTAATACAGAACAAATAAATACTGATTTAAAAGAATTTATTAAAGATAGTGTTGGTGGATGGAAGAATGAAATAAGATACGGGCTAGATCAATATAGTTATAAATTTAATTTTTATGATGATGAGATAGAATTGATAAGAGACTTATTTGTAGTTATGAATTGGTTTAAACCCACATTCGTTTTAGTATGGAACATGGCATTCGATATTCCGTATATAAAGAACAGAATAATTAATTTAGGTTATGACCCTAAAGACATAATGTGTCATCCAGATTTTAAACATAAAGTTTGTGAATATATTGTTGATGATGGAAAAGATAAAGATGGTAAACCTAAAAAAATTGAAGAGAGAGGAGATTTTTCAAAGATATCATCATATTCTGTATTTATGGATCAGATGATACAATTTGCTTCGAGAAGAAAAGGTCAATCTAACTTTATTAGATATACTTTAGATTATATTGGAGATGCTATTTGTAATGTAAAGAAATTAGACTATAGTCATATCACTACCAGAATAGCAGAGTTACCTTATAAAGATTATAAAACATTTGTATTCTATAATATTATGGATACTGTAGTTCAATATTGTATAGATAAAAAAACTGCTGATGTAGAGTATGTATACACAAAAGCTTTAATGAATAATGTAAGATATAGTAAAGTGCATAGACAAACTACATATCAAACTACACGGATGGCTAAAGAGTTTTATAATTATTATGAAGATGGTTTAATATTAGGAAATAATACAAATGCTTCTAACCCTAAACCTACAGAGAAATACCCAGGAGCTTATGTAGCTCATCCTTTAAAGTTAAATGATTATTCAAAAGTAAAAGTTCATGGACAACCCGTAAATACAATTAGAAATGGAGTGGATTACGATTATAGTGCTCAATATCCTAATGAAGTTAGAGAAAATAATATGGCACCTCATTCCCAAATTGCTAAAATAATAATAGATCAAGTAGTCCATCAAAATGAGAATCCTTATAATAATAAATATTATACTCGTGGAGGAGATTTCTTAGAGGATTACATGACAAGAAGTATATTACAAATGTGTCATAAATGGTTTAATCTCGGTACATATTCAGATTTAATAGATGATGTAAGAGATCATGTTAATAAAATGAATTTAATGTATAATCCAACACCATTTATAGGAACTGATATTACATTTATGAGAAGAATAAACTCAGATAATATGAGACAATTTATGGTAAGAGATAAAATTGAAGATAAACAAGTATTTATGACAAGAAATAGAATTCCAGATTATAGTTTGGTTAATAGTATATTTGTAGATGATTATGTATATAATAATGATAAAAGATATCAAAAAGAAACTACATCTGATAAGAATTCTAAACTTAAATATCAAGATGATGATAATAGTAGTGAAGGAGAAGAAGAATAGAATGTTATTAAGTGAACTAGAAGTATTAATCAATAATTTTAAAATATTAAAATCTGATATAGTATATCTTAGAGGGCAGACTATTTTTGGTGTTGATATAACTTTTACTGTAGTAAAAGAGACTCAATTCATAAATCCAAGTTGGATAACTTTAGTTGTCAATATAAAAGATTGGATGGATTTATTTAAGTCTCTTAAAGAGAATAATATTAAATATGAAAATAAAGTTATAGATTTAGTTAATTCAGACTTTATAACTTTTAAAGGAAAGAATTATTATTATAAATCTGACTTTATAATAAGAAAGTTTGAAGAGAAAATATTTATAATACATAATACTTTAAAAAATAAACAACCTAATGTTTTAATAGATAATTTAAGAAAAGATAATAAGTTCAACACAACTTTAGATAAAGAATTTAAAAGTAGCAATGGTGCTTATTTGTATAAAACTCAAGAATATTGTATAAGTATATATAAATCATTATTAGGCATTGTCGCAAAGGATAATGTATTATTAGATATATATGATTCTGAAGATTTATATTTTACTACAAGATTCTCTCTAATAAATAAAACTCAAACAGTTTTTGTATATTTACATTTAAGAAAACTACCTTAAAGGGAACTGCAAAGTTCCTTTATTTTTTATGCTCGAAACATTTAAATAATGTAAGAGGAGGTAGTAATTATGGCTATTAACCAAGATAAAAAACCAAATAGAAGTTTAATCTCTAAATTTACTCAATCTATATCAGATAAGATATCTGACCTAAGAGTAAATACAACTTTTTTACCAGCGAATATTACTGATGATACTAGATATATAACTAAGAATATAAACGATTCTATAAATAGTTTAGTATCTCATAATGAAGAAATATCAGGACAAGTTAATATGGCTAATATATATAACAGATTAGCTAACGATAATATGTCTGATGATGGTAAGAGCACTATAGATGCTATATTTAATTCTAAACAATTATCAGAACAAGTAATGCCCAATTTTATACAAAATAAACAATTACTGGAATATGAAGAAATAATAGATACAATAGTAAAATATTTTCCCACTATGCAGGATGTATTAAATGTAAAAAAAGATCATGTATTATGTGCAGATCATAATACAAAAGACTTTATTAATGTTTTGGATACAGTAACTTCATCATCTAATGATGAAGATAGAACTTCAGCAGTTCAAAAGAATGTACAATATATAAAGGATAAATATGATTTAATAAACCAGTTTGATAAATTTTATGATATTACAGCTAAGTATGGTGAATGTTTTATATATATAAAAGGATATGATGCAGCGATTGGGGAGTTATTAAAACAAAAAGAAGATAAAAATAATAACAGATATGTGAGTGAAAGTGCTAATTTGAATTTTAATAATTATTTCGATTCAGCAAATAATGGTCCTATTAGTTTATATAAAGATGCCGATAAATATGATAAACTAAGAGAGCTTTTAAATGAAGTTAATTTTAATATAAATATAAATGAAGGACCTATACAATCATATATAAAAGAATCAACCGATCTTAGAAAAATTATAACTGAACAAGAGATGGGTTATAAATCTATGGATAAATCTATAGTTCCAAATCAATTAGGATTTGAAGGATTGAATGACGGTCTAATAGATACAGGTAATTTAAAGAAACCAAAAAGTAAAAAGAATATGGATAATCCTAAACTAGATTTAAAAGGTTGTATTGTACGTAGATTAAAGAGAGAAAATATATTACCTTTATTTTTCGAGGAAGATACTGTAGGTGGATATTTCTATATAGAATGCGATTATGCTGCTACTTTATTACCACAAAAGAATGGTCTAAATGCATTAAAAGGTAATATGGCAAATATGACATCTATATTCAATAACATGAGATCGTCAGAGAAGAAAGATATAATGGGATTTGTAGCAGATAAAGTATCTGATATGATAGATGCTAAATTTGTAACTAATAACCAAGATTTAAAGAAGGAAATATATTTAATATTAAAAAATAGTAAAATGCTTGATAAAGGTAAAACTACAGTCAATGTAACATATATATCACCCGCAGACGTAGTACATATGAAGTTTGATGAAGACCCTGTAACACATAGAGGAGTTTCCGACTTAGATAAGTCTATTGTCCCTGCTAGTATGTATGTAAACCTTTATACAACAAATACTATAGGAATATTAACAAGAGGTTTTGATAAGAGAGTTTACTATGTAAAGAATAGAGTAGATACAAATATATCTAGAACTTTATTAAGTGTTATGAATCAACTTAAACGTGGAAATATGGGTGTCAGAGAAATATCTAATCCTAAAACATCTTTAGGAATTTCAGGTAGATTCAATGATACATTAATTCCAGTTGGACAATCAGGTGATGCTCCTGTAACTATGGAAAATATGCCTGGACAAGATATAGATACTAAACCAGAATTAATGGAAACATTAAAAGAATTAGCAGTAGGACCTACTGATGTTCCTTTAGATTATGTAGATCAATCTAAAAGTGTAGATTTTGCTACTAGATTAACTATGTCTAGTTATAAACTATTAAGAGCTGTATATAAAAGACAAGGACAAACTAATCCATTCTTTACTATGATATTCCAAAAGATATATGATTATGAATTTGATGATGAGAATGATCCAGAAAATCATAAAAGTAAATTAAAAGTTACTTTACCATCTCCTGTATATATAAATCAAATGGGGGTAGCTGAAGTATACAGAGTAGTAAATGATTATTCTACAGGTTTAGCAGATGCAGAATTTGTAGATCCAAATGACACACAAACGGATATAAAGAAAAAATTATTTATTCGAGAGCATAATAAATTGGTAATGGGTTCTCAATTAGATAGAAATATATTATCTCAAGCAAAAGATTATGCTAAACTTGAGGCTGCTAAATTTGTAACTACTACAGATGATAATCAAAGTATGTAAAATATATTAGCGTAAAAATCCTACAGGTATTATCCTGTAGGAATATTTTATGATACTTTTACTTTTTCTAATGCTTTCCATTTATATTCATCCGAGTTGATAATCATTTTATCTACATTGTCATCACTTAATAACCATGCTAATGCTTCTTGTGCTTTTAAATATACAGCTTGACCAGTTACTGGGAATACATTATAAGAAACTGTAATATCTTTTTTATCAATATCACCAACGTCTCCATTAATCATACTTTCTTCCGCAGTAGTTGGGTAAGCAGCTAAGAATAAAACAGCTTTTTCAACTTGTCTATAAGTATTATCTGTTTCTATTAACATATGTATACCTACTTCGTTTTCCCATCCAGCTTCCATATCTCCACTTGCTATTAATCCATGATAATGTTTAGCTTGTTTAGCTTTTGGATCTTTAACACCTTTAAGATAAGTCTCATGATATTTGGTAATAGTCATACCTGATTTTTCAGTAAATGTCATATTAATTGTTGATGCTGTAGGTTCATTTACTTTTGAAATCATATTTAATTGATTAATACCATCAGATAATTCTAAAGTATCGATAGTGATATCTTCTATACCATCTATACCTTTAAATTCATGCTCTAGAATCCAATTATAATTTCTTATAATCAAACCATATTCATCAGGATATTTTTTTGCTAAAGCTTCCATAAATGGTGGTGATTGTATAACTAAGTATACTTTATAACCAGACTCATATAAATTAAATTGTTTTAAATTAGAAAAGTCAGTAACTCCTCTAAATAGATTACTATCTAATACACTCCTAGGAGCTTTTAAACCTTTATACATATTTCATACCTCCTCTTTTATTAGTTTCCATTTGTTAAGTATATTTGGAATTGTTCTTGTGCTACGAAATCTTTAAATTCAACATTCAATGCGGCTAAGAATACTTTATTTTGTTTAGCTGTTGCATCTTGAAGATATACTAATTCTAATTTAACGAAATTAGCTCTATTTTTAGATAATACTCTATTTTCAATTGTTTCTTGATAATCTTCTAAATCCTTTTCTTCAATAAAAGTATATCTAGTAGAAGGACATAAAGTTCTAATATCTTTGATAACTTTTTGAAGATTAAAGATATTAGAAATATATGAAGCTTCAGTTATATCATCATATGATGTAATTTCTGTATCTTGTACTAATACTTCATCATACTTAACAGCATAATTTAATCTTATATCTATAAAATTATCTCTTTGTTTAACCTCTGGAAGATTAATAGGTCTGAAATTTTCAGTACCTAAAATACATCTAGGGAACTTAATACCAAATTTAAGTCCAGCAAATGGACAACTTCTACTATTTTTAAAATGAACCAAAGCATTCTCACATAACTCTAATACAGAAGTTACCGTAATTTGTTTTTTAGAGAATGGATCTATGATATCATAATATAAAGGATATGTAGCTGAGAACATTGTATTTTGATCATTTGAAAGGTAAGTTTCTCCCTCACCAATAATATCTGAATAATTAGTATTATCTAATATTCCCATATCTCTGAAATAAAATGGATCTAATCTGAATGATACTAAGTTTGTTATAGCTTTCTTTACAGGTAGAGGATATGCTGCATCTGGAATCAAATCAATTTTAAAATTATCTATATCATAAATATCGGTTGTCAATTGTCCTGTGAAGAACTTAACTAATTCATCTTTATATGAATCTGTATTAATTGGAAAAGAACCAAATGAACCGTTTGTACCATTATCCAAAGTCAATCCAAATGCATAAGATAAATTAGCATAACCAGTTGATTTATCTAAACTTAATCCAGTTAATGGTACACCAGTTCTATCTTTACAATTAAATAAATCTACATTCATTAGATACTCAAAATCTAATCCTGTTAATTTAGATAATTCTTCAGCCATCATTTCCCAATAAGATTCAAATAAATCACATTTAATTTGTTCACTATATTGAGTGATTACGGTCTTTATAGACATATTCTTTTCATACTCTTCGATATCAGCATTAGATGTAAAGTTAAGAGTTTCTAATACTTCAGAACTTTCTATTACTTCTAAACTATATTTCATATAACTTAATCTTTTAGAAACAGTATAATCTGAAGATATTCTAATTCTTTTTAAACTTTCACCTCTACCATTATCTACAATTACAAATAAAGGATATATTTTATTCTCCTCATCAAGAGTAGATTTAACTATTGTAGATAATTCTTTAATATTTTTAATGTTAGAGAATGATTTACCAGTATATTTTAATTTTACGATAGTATCCATTAATGGTTTATTACCTTCAGAGATAATAGTTTCTTCCCCTGTTAATGTATCTACAAATAATGAATAACCATCTGTATTAGTCTTTTGAACCTGAGATGTTATTATTTGACCATATATAACTATATTAGCAAGAGTAGAATTAGGTGCTACTATTCTCTTAAATATTATTTTTGCTTCCTTTTGTGCCAATATAGCAGCAGTTAATAACTCTTGTCCATATTTAACAAATGATGGTTTCTTTCCGTATTTATTAAAAAATGTTATACCCTCTGTAGAAGGTTCAATTACTTGCATATCTTCTATACCTTTACTCGATGGTGCAGCTATCAAAAAAACAGGACCATCATATGCAACGGTTGTTTCTATAGTCTTAGATGCAGAATTATCTTTAATTGAAATCTTTGATTCTGGCGTTACAATTTTAGCTTTAGCCATTATAATTCCTCCTTTAAATTTATATTATTGATATGTTAGAATGCACCATTAGCTCTAAATCATTATTTTCTCTAATGGTGAGTATTTTGCACCATCAGATAGTACTGCATTTACAATAGATTCATCTATATTTTCACTTGTAATACTAGCGAATGGTGAAGTAAATTTAGACATTTGTTTCATAGGGATATATTGATAATTTGTCATGCTCTTCATATCTGTATGTCTAAATAATGTTTTAATATCATCCTTGGAACGACAAACTTCAGCCTGAAGTATACCAAATAATTGAGCATTCAATTTATAAGACTCCCCATTCAAATCAATATTATCTAAGAAATAATTAAATATAGTAGAATAATCTATAGTATTAGGTAGTTTACCTGTCATAAACATTCCTAGTAATATATCAGCATTTGATACCTTCTGTTCTAACATTACAGATTTTACTATTTTAGAACCACTCTTATATTTTAATAATCTATAATCAGTTTCATCTGAATCTTTTGTTAATTTGAGTGCTTTTACTTTTTCGATTTTATCTGGTATAGTTGTAAATATTGTTGGATAATTAAAAGTTTGTAATCCACTATGTTTACCTTTTGTATCGAATATAGCAAAATTCAACATACCCATTATATTTACATTATCCCCAACTATTTCTGCAAATTTTCTTTCAAAATATATTTCTGGTACATAGAATATAAATTCTCCCTCTATATTAAATACTAAAGATTCACCATCTCTTTTTATATAAGCTGGTACTTTATATTTACTTTCCATAAATCTCCACCTCCTTAATTATAAAGTTTTATCAATTAATCGTAAAATACAGATGTGGATAACCACATCTGCAATGTTTAAACTATAGGTTCTGGTACAACTATACTTCCATCTGCATTATAATCAATATCAAAAGATGGTGAAGTTAAATTAGTTAAATCTCTAATTTGTGAAGGGAATATTTTTTCATTATAAGATTGATGTGTTGTAGACATATCTAACATGAAATATTCTTGACCTGATTCCACATTAATTTTTGATACATCACCAGTAAAAGTTAATAATTTACCATCTTTTACTATTTTTATAGCGATATTATCTCCTTGAGAAAATTGTGTACTTTTTGCTGTACGATCAGCATACGTCACTTTGATACTTAATGATTTAAGCACATTACACTCTGTACTTGTAACAATAGAGTCTAGTTTTAATTCCTTATAAGCCATATTTTAGTCCTCCTTTAATATATTTAATATTTCTTTTATAGAGGAAATAATATTTATAAATTTATCCTCATTATAATTTAATGTTTCAAGACATACTATAGATTTTACTGTAAAGTACATAAAAGTATGATCATTAATATCAGTAGCATCAAAGTTCTTTACATAATTACATATAACACAAATAAACTTTTTAATCAAATCACTTGGATATTCTCTAGCATCTAAAACTCTTGCTAATACGTTTGTAGCATAGTTTATATCTCTACAAGCGAATTTTGTTTTCTTAGTTTCTGATGTATATTTATAATTGAAATCCCTTACCATTCTAGAATACTTGTCCAATTTTTTAGTTAATTTAGGATTAGTTGTGATAGCATTTATTATTTCAGAAAAATCTACAGCGTCCAAATATCTTTGTCTAACAGTTTCCCATTTGATGGCTTCATCTTCTTTTTCAGGATGATTTTTTCTAATATCATCTACATATAATTTAAGTCTAATGTCATAATCATCATCTTCTATTTTAATAGATTCCTTAGCCATTTCTTTATACCCAACCATCAATTCATCAGTAGCATTCTTCATACCAGTTTCTAAATCGACAAAGGCTTGATCTGTCCCTATTTGAGATATAGCCAAATCCATAAATTCTTTAGCAGCTTTATTTAATACAGCAGGATTAGTTGTACCACAAGTTCCTACCAATTGTTGTTTCATAATTTTAGGCAATCTACTAAATAAATTTTTATTATTACCAGCTTTTACTTCTTTCATTATGTTTATAAAAGACAACGAATCATTTATATCAGTACCAAATAGAGATTGAATAGACTCTGCATCTGATTCATTCAATTGTATATCATCGACGTTAAAATCATCTATTTGGTCTAAGGATATATCTGCACCTAAAACTTCATTCATGTCTTTATTTGATATTGGAGTATGAGAACCTGTATTTGGATCTATTGAAACGGGTTGATTAATTTCCACTATATTTCCTCCTTCTGGATTGTTTAATACATTAATTGGATATTCTTTATTATCTGTTAAATTTTCATGAAAATGATCAAATGGAATACCTAATGATTCAGTTATTTCTTTTTGTATAAGATCTTTATTATATTCTGGATTATTTTGTTTTTTAATGTATTCCAATTCTTCTGGAGTAAATGGTACTTTAGGTACTATTGTATTATTCATATTTATCTCTCCTTTTATTCTTCTTCTATTTCATCGGATTGTTGTATATCTAAAATTGTTCCTCTATGTACTATCCCTCTAGAATCTATTTTAATCCTTATGTCAGTGATAATATTAGATTTCATACTTGAATTTAATATTGGAACTATAATTGATTTATAAAAATCTGTATTACATGTAAAATTTTGCTTTATATATTGTGCAATTGTAGGGTCATCTTTATATATGTATTGTAATACATTTTCAAATGGTATATCGAAACATTGTATATTATCTAATACAAAGTTTAAGTTTGAACAAATTAATCCTAATCTTTGATCTTCATAACTACGTTTATTATATAGTGTAGTGGAATCTTTTTGTTTTTTAAATCTACCTATACCAAGCCCTTCATATAATCCTGGAGTTTCATCTATTATATAATTAGTAAAGAAATTAGAAATAGTATTTTTATAATCTGATATTAATAAATTGAATATACAATAAGATGCTGTATATATATCTAGACATTCTTCATTAAATGAAAAATTGAATTTATTACAGACTATATCTATTATACTTTTATATGTATTGTGTCTTAGATCATCTATTTGGTTTAAATAAGGACCACATTGACTTAGATTTTGTATATTATCCTTAAATACAGATTCACATGCAGCAGGTAAATTAGATAATTGGTTTATTGCATTAAATCTATGATTCATATTCTCTTCTATAATATCTAAGATTATATTATAATCAAAATTACTTATGATATTTGATAAGTCAGATTCAGTCATTATATTTATTGATGTTGGGTCTGATAGTAAGCTCATAATGTAAATTCCTCCCTTTTATAATTTAATACATAGTTGTATTAACGTTAAAAAAATAAAATGGGGATCTCCCCATTCAATTAATTAATATTCATCATCTCCATAAAATCCTGTAAATACTTTATCTGGTATTTTAAACCCTTGAGATTGAGCTTGTCTTGATATATTCTCCATCTCTAAATCAGTCATACCAAATTCTTTAGCATATGCTTGTCTACCACCTTTAGTTTCTAGTATTCTTTGCATACATTCATCATCTTTTTTACGTTCTTCATCCATCCATTCTTTATATGTTTTTCCTTTTCCTTTATTTAACCAATCTATACTTTGTTGCACTTGATCATTAGGTTCAAGGTAATGTTCAATCTCCATAGAGATATCATTATATCCATCATTGAATTGGATAGTCTCTTCATAAACGTCTTCATCTGTTCTAATAGAACCTAACTTTAATCCCCAGTTTTCTTCTAAATGAGTTCCACCTTCATACCATACATATAATGCTAATAAGTATGACATAATTTGGTCATCATGTCCTGTAGGTGTATGTTCTATTTTTCCTCTCTTTGTACGAGTTAATGTTTTTAATTCTCTTGCTAATATAGGGGATATAAATTTACCTTTGTGATTATTCATTCTAATACGTAGAATTTCCATTAATCTTTCTCTAGAATTTCCAGTATTATCAAATCCAAAGTTTTTAACAACAGCTTTTCTCTTATCTTGTAGTACACCATTCATTCTTTCTTCTATTACTTTTTCTTTATATTCAAAGAATAGTTTATTTTTAATATTAGATTGTTTTAAATCTGCCAATACTGCTTGACCAAACCCACCATTTCTTTCTATATTAATAACACAATTTGGTAAGTATTTAGAAACGTAAGTATATATTACCATAGCAAATTCATGTTGATTTATATAGTTACAATTAAAGTCAGCCACTACCTCAGTGGTTCTTGCGTTAATTACTGTAAATGTAGATGAGTCACGACTAAGACCTCCAGATACATCGACTCCCATTATATACATGTCCTTCAACAGTTCAATATTATTAGTTGCTTTCTTGTATATATTGACAGAATAATGTCCTATCTTACAAATATCTAATGCTTCTTTCATACATAAAGATTCAACTAAAGCCAAGTCATTTTTACTAAATGGTGAATCTCCTGCTGCTTCAGACCATTCTAACAGAACTTCTCTTCTAATTTCATCCCAGTTCTTTTGCATTTCTAAACAGATATCCTTAAACCAATCTTCTGATCTTCCTAATTGTTGATAACTAAATCTTATATGAATGAATTTAGAATTTTCATTTCTATTTAATATATCTTGTAATTCTACCAATGGTAAATCATACCACATTTCATTAAATTTAGTAGCTAATTCAGTCATTCTATACGCATAAGCACCTTCCTCAGTTGTTAAATCTCCAGGAGTAGTAGTTATAGCAATACCATAAGGTGCACCATTATTTCTAGCATTTTCTGCGGCTGTTTTAAATGCAGGTGTAGCTGATAAGTATACTATCTTATTGTAAGGAATAAATGCAAATTCATCATACCATTGTCTAGGTTGAGTGCATCCTCTTCCTAGAGTATTAGCTTTTATCTTACTATTAGCAGATGATACTGTAACGATTTTATTTCTATTTATAGGATTTTCTAATGCTTCTACTGAATCCTTGGTTCTTATTTTCTTACCAGTTGCGGCGTCTATTTGTTCTACAACCATTTGTAAGTAAGTAGGTAAAGCTCTTCTTATATCTTTCATTCTGGCTAGATTTAATTTGGAATCTTCATATTTCTTATTAATGAAAGCCATTTCAGAGTTTCTAGTACCAAATAAGAATTCCCATAATATTCTACATATTACAGCAATAGTTTTACCATGTTGTCTAGGTAATTCACAGAAAACATTCCAGTTATTTATAAGACAGAAATTTAATGCTAAATTCCCTCTATGTAATTCATACATCTTACCAGAATTAGCAGAACCCCCTTGTTCTGGAATTCTTAATACTTCTCTTAAGAAATACCAATAATTATAAGTACATTCTCTAAGTATTCTTTGTTTTAAATCATAATTTATATTTTCATCTCTAGGATTCACTCTTAATAATACAGGGTCTAATACAGCTAAGAAGAATGCATTATTTTTAATACCTTTAGATTTAAGTATTACATGCATATTAACAAAAGAACGATTTTGGGTGTTCTCTTGTATATAGTACTTCTTGGTTGTCTTTACAGGTGTTTGTATTAAAGCCATACAATATCCTCCTCTCAAACAAATTACTTAAATGTTGAGAGGGATAAAATGACAGGTGGAAAAATCCACCTGTATTATTAACATACTATATTATTTATATAAATTATACATTCCATTATCATTAACCATTTTACCATTTTCTGTTGTAGATTCTTTTAATATATGATGTAATGGTAGAATATAAACCCCAGTTGTATTTCTGATTTGTACTTTCAAATCCCAATACTCTCTATCATTATCTCTATTATAACAAAATCCACTACAACATGTAGATATCCCTTTTATATTCCAAATCTTTTCCACAAAGAAAAAACTATAAGAATCATTAAATAATCTTTTTCCAATTAAAGGATGTTTATATGAACGTTTATAATGAAATATTTCACCATTAATCTTGTTAAATAATTTTAATATTTTTGCTAGATTCATTGTTCTACACCTTCCCATTCTAATAATACTTCTCTTTTAATAGTTCTCCAATCATTTTGTAATTGATTAGATATATCTTTAAACCAACATTCTGGACTACCCATCTCATTATATATATATTTGATATACACGAATGATGATGAAAGATTATTCTCAATTAATTCCATAATTTCATTATACGATAAATCATACCAACAATCATTAAATCGTGTTGCAATATTAATCATGTTAAATACCCATTGTTGATTAACATCTTTTACATCTCAAGGAGAAGTTGTTATTATAATTCCATTAGGAGAATTATTATGTTTTGCTTGTAATATAGCTTCGTGAATTTTTGGTAAAGAATTATAATATACTTTTCTAATATTTTTAATAAAAGTAAAATCATCATACCATTGTCTAGGACTTGCAATACTAGGGTTTGTATCTATTAATTTCTTTTTTAAATATTTTCTATTAGAAACGACATTAATTGTATTATGATTTAAAGGACACTCTATTTTTTCATAATTATCTATATACCTTTGAATACTGCCCTTTATGTCTATTTTAAAATTATTTAGTTTTAGGTAATCTGGTAAGGCTACACATATTTCTCTTATTATATGTAGATTTAATTTACTATTTTCCATACTTTTACTTATGATATCAGCACTACTATTAGTTGTACCAAATAAAAATTCCCACGATAATCTAGCTGAAACTGTGATATTCTTTCCATGTTGTAAACTTAATTCAGCCATAGTATTAAAATTATTCATCATACAAAAGTTTATTGCTAAATTTCCTCTATGCAATTTGAATTGAGTTCCTTTATCTCCTCCTATGTCTGGAATTCTAACTATTTCTCGTAAATAATACCAATAATTATTTACACATTCTTTTATGATTCTTTGTTTGGTCTCTAAATTCAGATTAGGATCATAAGGATCTACTCCTATTAATGTAGGATCTTTAACTGCTAGAAAAAATTTATTATTTTTAATTTTATTCTGAAATTCAAACACTTTATGTAACTCTAAAAATGAAGTGTTTGTTGTATCCATTTGATAATATATATTATCCATTTATATTCCTCCTTAAAAATGAGACAACAGAATAAATTTGTTGTCTCTTAATCTTTATTAATATTTATCTTTCCATGTTTTTTCGAATAATTCCGCTTCTTCATCTGTCATATCATCATACATCATAAATACTTTTTGCAAATAACTTTCAGTATTACGAGACAGATATTCGTATTTTTCTTCTAACCATTTATTTGATAATCCTAAAGATTTCACATCATAGTTTATTATCTTAAATGAATATGCATTATGGTCTTTGTCGAATCTATATTTAAAGTTTCTTGAATCCCCACCATTATTAGAAACAATAATAGGTATATTTATTTTAGTTGATAATAATAATTCAGATGGAGGTATAGAATTTGAATCGATATAAGCTATTAATCCTACCTTTATACCATCATTCAAAATCTCATCATAAGGATCTACTCCATATACATCAAATAATATTCTGCTTGTTATAGCCTCTATTTGTTTAATCTTCAAATAATTAGGCATTTGTAAATATATATCCTCTATTATTTTTAAATAATAAGCCATATTGTAATTACTACTATTTAAAATTACATATTCATCGGTAAATAATAATTTATAAAGAATATATCCTAAAATCAATTCATTACAGTTAGTACCTATTGGATTATCTAAAATTATATTATTCTTTTTACTATGTATAATTTTAATAGCCATAAAAGAACTTAAATTGATAGGCATTGGAATGATTTCCGTTTTCTCGTCTGTTATATCTTGAGATATTTTAAGCTTGTCCAAGAAATAAAAAGGATTATTAATACAATTATGTATTTCTATTACAGCTTTATATTTAACATCTATCGAATTAAGTACTGTTATTTGACCATCATCTTGTAATATATCCAATGCTGTTCTTTTATTTTCTTGATCTTGTGCTATTTGTTCGTAAAATTTTAAAAAGTTCTTATTCATTTTATTACACCTCATTTAATTATTTTTTATACTAATAAGTTTTACTAATAGTAATATTTAACATTTTTTATATTTAGAATTAAATTCTTCTGGTGTCATTACTATTAAACCTTCTTTAGTATTAATAACATAATCTCCACCACGACATATTTTTGTTACACCATTTGTTTTTATCTCACAGAATGCACATCTTTTTTACTATATCTTTTATAATCACATTTTCGTAACACAACTTCATCTGTACCTACCTTGTCAAAGAAAAAATCTGCCATATTATCTACATAAAATTGTATAGCTTCTATTTCTTCATTATTTTCCTTATTTACATACATACATTATTCCTCGCAATCTTTTGATAATTCTTCACTATTTTCTTTTAGATACTTAGCCACTTTACTATATGATTTATCAATAGACTTTTCAACGAATCCTCTATATGTCACTCTAGCGGGATATGCTTCAATAAAATTACCTTGTTTATCCCTGCATACAGTAATAGCGAATCCAAAATTATGAAGAATTTGATTTACTTGTAATAATAAACCTGTTTCTAAAAATTCACTCCATTGTTTTTTCTTACTATATGGACTTATTTCGACAGCTCTATTTAATTCTTCATGATATAAAAATCTTATTTCTTTATTTATACTTCTAGCATAGTCTATTTCTTTCTCAGTATTAGTCCCAATATAACCATCTACATCTACCACAAATAATATATCACACATTCTTATCTTCTTTAAATGATTTTGAAACAACATATCCAACTCTTCTTTACCTAGATCTTCTGAATCAGCATGTGAAAATATAGAAAGAGGCAATACAATGTATCCCTCTAGTGCTAATCTTTTTTCTTCTATTATCATTTCTTCTTTAAATGAAGTGCTCCCTGAAATAGTAATTACTTGACCATTTCCAATATTAATCATTATAATCATTCTCCTTTTCTTTATAAAATATAGAATTTACATATAAACTATTTATTTTATATTCAATTTTAGTGGGTAAATATCTAAGTCCTTTAACCCAATCCCATAATCTGACATACCATTTTATATTCTTATGTAGTAAATGAGATGGATATAAGACCCAATCATATGTAAGTATAGGAGATCTCAAATTTACATTCACCATTTTTTCATTATCATTAGATTTTTCTATATTACCTAAAGCTCTTAATGAAAATGATGGTTTGATATCATCTTCAAACTCTTCAGGGGCATTTAGAATAGCTTCTAAATGTGTATCTTTATCTGAACTTTTTAAAGTTATAGGTGTTTTAATATAACATCCCTTAGGAGAAGGATACATTTCTCTTTCATAAAAATCATACATTGTTGTCTTATGATCTCCTCCTTCTATTTTCTCTGATTCTTTAGCAATACATTCTAATACTTCTTGAGGAATTCCATTTGTATTTTCCGTAAGTTTTCTCATAGTTTGTTTAAAACTCATTGAGATTCTAGGAGGGTCATCTACATCAAATGGGTATTTACTTTTCTTTTTAAAAAGCTTTTTAAATTTAGACCATAAAGATAACTTTTGTTTCTGTATTAGATAATCATAACTGTTCATAGCTTGTCCTCACTTTCTATTTTGTTCTATAAACTTCATTAAAAAGGAGTTTTTACACTCCTCTCTTTATTAGAATGATATTATATTTGTATAATTATTTTGTTTATTACCTCTATATATATTCAGTTGCTCAATTGGGAATAAAGATAAAGCTCCATTTATGATTTTATTATAGTCTATAAATTGTACTAAGTATTCTGGTACCTTAGTATCTGATGGAATTGAGATACTTTTAATAGAACCTTTATATGTAGTACTCTTTAACATATCTTTCAATTTCTCATATTTAATCATAAGATAATTAGCTTTATTTTTAGACTCAACACTATTATCCAGACGCAATTCATCTGCTTGTTTCTTTAATTTTTCTATTGTTTTTATATTTATAATCATATCTACTACTTCAACTGCATTAGTTCCTTCTAAATCAAAACCAACATCATGGTCATCTTTCAATTCATTCCATGTATAAGATGCTTTAACTCCACCAATCCTCATGGGATCAGCATAACCGCTAATTGCTTTGATCTTACGTGGTTTATACATCTTACGACCTCCAGTTCTTAGATCTTCAAATATTTCTTTTTCAAATATTGCTAAATGTTTTAAAAGAGTAATTTGATCGAAGTTCTCTGTGTTTAAGACATCTTCATACATAATTTGTTTTAATCTTTTTTGGGTAAATTTATTAGTGATAGATTTTTGCATTGCTAATCCCTTAATATCGAAATAACCACCCTTTATTAAATTTCCTTCTTGTATTTCTTGTATAGAAGCATAATTTTTTTTAACACCAGATAACAATATGGTCTTAAATAAGAATTCATTCTTCATAACAATAAGACATTCTTTTCCTTCTGCCCATGAGTGAGTATTCTTAGTGTATCTTTCCATATAATCATTAACAAAGTGTGTCAAGCAATAAGACATTATATTTATTATAGAATATCTAACCCCTTCTTGTGGAATAACCTTTAAAGGGTTTATCATCTTCTTCATTTGTATTACTTCATCATCATAGAATGAATAATCCAATTCATCTTCTACTCTTTCCATAAATTTAATAGGTTTAATAACATCACCAAATTCATCTTCTTTTAGTCTTTCCATGAAATCTATTGGAGTGTGTTTAATCTTTAAATCCAAATCTTTTATCTTTGTAAGAGAGTATTGATAGAATGGATCTAAGCTCAATATTGAACTATCTGTCGATTTTAGACTATATCATTTACCTATAACGAAATATATAGGCAACCTTCCACTTCCATTTAAAAAACTCTTATATCCTTATCACGGAACGGTTTTACTTATATAAAATATATAAGCTGTACTCTACTTGCTTCGTGTATTATTTCTAATACCTTATTTTCAACTAAAGAATTTCGACTTTAGTATATAGCTTTCGATAGTCGTTGAACAAAAATAAAATAACAATTTTAAAATTTATAATTTTTAGATACATCAATCCATAATATTCTATATTTAATTTTATATAGTAATTGTTTATACTTATTTCTATATCAAACCATTCTTTTATTTTTTCTACTAAGATATGTATCTTTATTCATTATATCTCCCGAATTACTTACGAAATAATAATCTTTTACTATTGGTAAATATAATGATATTTGTCTCCATTCTTCTTGTAAATGTATTTGATCTCTTACCATGAATTGTTTATTCATATTTTCACCTCCTTCTTTGTAAGCTATCTAAAAATAAATTAATTGTTATTTTATTTCTGATGCTGATTATCCCTTGTTAATAACACTTAGCACCTTTACAGGCTTTTATTTCAGCTTATGTCAGGTTCATATATTGTTTTTACTTTCGTAACCATTTCTCTTATAATTATGGTTTATGAACATTTGGGGAACTTCCAGCAATTCAAAAGGTTATTCGACTCTATATTACTATAGAGAAGGGACACAGAGTTTATCCGTTATACACACGACACTTCTAATCATATTATTGTACTTCTCGAGCCTGTTGAAATATTGAAACTTATAATATACATATTCTTCTAATAAATCTTTAAAGTATTCTAGTTCTTTTGAACCTAGACCACCATCAGGAAATTTTTTCTTATCAAATCCTGGTAATACATTAGGGTCCATATAAGGAGTATTCAGTTTTTGTAATATATCCATAAAAGCTTTATTTACATGAGGATTCTCTAAGAAATCATATAGATTATTCTTATAGTAAATTCTATTTACATTCTCTTGATTTAAACCACATATAATATTGTATATAATATCACAATCTTTTTTAGATGGCACATAATTAAATCCACAAGTTCCTATTATTTTAGCGAAACAAGAATCTGCTGATATATTTTCTGATAATATTATTTCATCCTTTAATTTTCTATCTACACTTTCACAAATAATATTATCTATAAATGTAATCACTTCATTTAAGCATTCAAACTTAACGTTGTTCGCTAAGAAAGCTTCAAAGAATAATCCTGCTGAGGATATACAACTCTTCGCTTGAGTAGTTATTGAAGAAGCAACATGTAAATCATATAAAATGCAACTATATTGACCCAAGCATCCGTATAACGAATTCGTATCAATTTTAAATAGTAATTGAAGAAGATTATACTTTTCAAATTCTTCTGAACCCTTAGGGAATTTGAACATTGTGTTCTTAGCTTTCTTTCTATTATCAAGATAAGAAGAAATTAGTGGTATTAAAGGATTTCTACAATCTGCGTGCCGTTTAAAAAGCACTCCAGAAGCACACATTATAGGTTCTCTTGCTATTATATATTCTATTACATCTAGTAATGTACTATTAACAGTTTTTTCTGTATAACTATTATACAGTTTAGCTGTAGGGTTATTAAATCTTTTTCCTATAGAACTATCTACAGCACTTTCTAAATCATTCTTACTTAATCCTGGAAAATTTAAAGGTAACATTCTTAGTGCTACCTCTTTATATTTCTTAATAATCTGCTTATTGTCTAATTCTAAAGCACCACAAGCCAATTTTAACCAACTCCTTTTTTGTATTATAATATGAAGTTGACTTATAATTCATTTTCAATTATACCTTAAAATAGGTAACATTATAATAAATTGTATTAAATACAAGTAAATATTATATATAATAACAAGGAGGAATTTCTCATGGGAAGATACACAGCTGACAATATGTATACATCAAACCAACAATCATTAGAAGAAAGTTTTCAATTGGAAGCCATTGATGAATCAATGACTCTTAGTCCAGAAGGTGTTAGAGAGTTTAATGAAAGTTATTTATGTTATGAATTATCATGTCTATCTGAGGCAAAGATTCAACAATTCTTAGAATCTGCTGAATGTATGGCAATGCTTGAAAAAGGATTAATTGGTAAAAAGACAATGGTTAGACTTTCTAAAGTAGATGACTTAGAAAGAAGAACATCAATGGCTTGTATCCAATTAGCAAAAGAAAAGAATGATCCTTTATTTGATAAGTTGGCTCTTAATAGAGTTAAAGAAAGACAGCTATTATCAGCTATTGAAACAAGATATGCCAATCCTGCTAAGAGAGCTGCAACTATTCAACAAAAAGAACACATCCAAAATTCTAGACTTCCAATTGGATATGCTAGAAAATAATATAATTAATAAATTGGATAGTGGTAAAACACTATCCATATTTTATGACCAATATATAATATAATTATATATTATACATATGAGAACAAAGTAATAGAATACATTAGAAGAAGTATTTATTTTAATGAAGGAGAGATTATTATGAAAACAGTGCTAACAACACTCAAATTTCCAGAAGGAGAATTTTATTCAAATGTTATATTAACAGAATATGAAGATATCTTTAGACTAAGAGAAATATACACATCATGGAGAGAACTATGTAACATGTCGATTAACTTAGGTTTTAGAGCTAATAATATTCCAGATATATTAGGTATATCTTTATTTTGTATACAAAATAATGCTTTAAGAATCCCTAATAAAAATAAAAGAGTATCATATACATTTAATTGTTATAAAAATGAAAAATGTATTCAGGTTAGATCGTGTGCGACTAAAACTGATTTAACCTCTTTTGGTAAAAATGATGTATATGATATATTTGTTTTTATAGACTTTTATAGAAAAGGAGAATGGGATGGAAGTTTTGATATTTATGAAATTCCAGCTTATGTCTTATATGAGGCTAAGGTTAATTCTACAAAATCATTAGCAGAACAACAACAAGAGGGGAAAACGATCTAGATTTAGTATAAAAGAAAAAATAATAGAAAAAGGTTTATATCTAAATAGATCAACTTATAATTTATTTTAATGAAGGAGTGTGTAAAATATATGAGTTTATTGTCTGATAAATTCAAAGAACATCAAATGAAAATAAATAAAGATAAAGAGAATTGTGAAGTAAAATATTCAGAGAGTGATCGTATTAATGATATTCTGGATAAATTATATTTTGGTAAAGAAGAGTGTAAAGATATGGGTTTAATAAGAGATACATTTTTAAGAAAAAGTTTAACAAGAGGAGGTTCATGTAATGTGAATCACTTTTTTATGGAGAATACTATAGATGAAACTATTGAAAGATTATTTGGAATATTTGTAAATAGCGATAATAATGATAATATAATAACATCTACAAACGAAAATATACCAGAACCAATAAATGTAGGAGTAGCAGGATATATTTCTGATAATAGTATTAAAAATATGATAGATAATTGGCTTAATGAAGTGAAATATAGTAAAAAAGAAAATATGGTGCAAACTATTATGGAAATTGCAAATAAAACTTTATTAGATGAATTTATATTAGACACAATTCCTAATCTAAATAAATATTTGATTTATGATAAAAGTAGAATCATTATACATGATGATATTGAATCATGTAGTATGTCTAAATTAAAAATGAAAGATGAATTCGCATTTAAAGGAAAATTAATTAATGATAAAAAGAAAACATATGATTTATTCGCATCTTATCATATATCTCCAAATTCAATATATGATTATGATAAAAGTTCAATATATTGGAAAGATTCAGAAGGATCTAGATTGGTATCAGATAATTTTAATATTAAATTAAAAAAGGATCAACTTGTTTATATAATATGGGATAAATCAGTTTATGTAGCATCAGGAGATGGTTTTCCAAAATTTAAATATTGTTGCGAATCTGGGAATCTTAATATAAATATAGACGCATTTATGAATGATCGTTCATATAATAGAAATGGACATTACTATGGTACTGGAAGTAATTCTTCAAAAGATATAGTTATCATTGAACTTGAACAATTTGATTCAATGTCTATTAAAGAAAAGAAAAACTTATTTCCTAACTCAGCAGAAGAATTTGTCAGTGAATGTAATAATAGTTTTACTAAGAGAATAAATGATAACTTATCTTGTATATATTCTAATAAAGGTTGGTATAATAATGTATATGTATATGTGGATAATTGTGTTATAAAAGAAGAATGGGATGGAAATATAGATTCTCTAAAATATATATATGAAGTGTGTAGATATAATAGGAACCCTACATTACATCACACTGATTACATAAATCCTTTTAAAATTACAAGTAATGGGTATAAAGTTAAATCACCTTCAGAAGCATTTTTCGAGATGTACCCAAATAATATATTACCAGATAATAATAAACCTAAATCATTATCTGAAATAATAGAAAGAAAAACCAAGAAACCTATATATTCAAAAAGGAGAGGATAAAATATGAAAGACAATAATGATATTACATTAAAATACTATAGTATAAAAGCACCAGAGGATGTGCATAAAAAGATATTAGAAATGACCAATGATGATAATTCTACGTGGATTGCACCTATATTTTCATATACAGATAGTATTAGGGATAAAGATATTCTTAGAAATTTGTATGCTTCATGTGTACAAGAAGATTGCCAAGAAGATTATGGTTGTGGAACAGAAGAACAAGAATTTGAAAATTATGATAATATCTGTGATACTTTATGTAATTTAGAACCATCATTTGGATATAGATGGTATGATAATTGTATAGATGAAGAATCTAAAGATACTAATATTAAAAATGGTAAAAAGGTATGGTCATTTGTTCATGATCTTATTAATAGAGACGATATCAATGGTGAACAAACATTAAAAATTAAAGTTGGAAATTTTGAAAAGTCAGTAGAAAATATAATAGCAGGTTTATGTATAATACTAAAATAAATAATTTTAAGGGGGATAAAAATGTCAAAATTAGAAATACAAAAATATGGTGATAAAGATGGAGATATCCTATTATTTTATCAACTTGCAGAACAAAGAACAATTTTAAACAATAGTCTTATTAAAGTTGGTAAAGATAAAAAGATTATAATAAATAACGGAGTAAATAACTTTGATCTAACAATAGAAATTCAAGATAATTTATAATTGTATATTATACTTATGAGGTGATAGGATGAAAAGCGAATTTATTGATGACATTATACAAGACTTGAATGACATAGTTTTATACTATGATAACTATTATGTATTTGCAGATTTTGCAAAAAATAAACAAATGATATTTGATGTAAGAACACTAAATATCAATAATTATGATGCTCATTATACTGGTATATTGAATCTGATGAAAGATACAATAGAAACAGAATATATGACAGATTACATGATTACATTAAAATTCGATGAAGATAAGTACTGTAAAATGAGTATACCTGATTTATGGATGAATCTTATAATGTGGTATATCATAGTAAAGACAAATAGAGTAATTAAACCTAAATACATATTCTTTGAAGATTGTATCACAAAGAAAAACATTAAAGAGTACATAGACAATTATCTTATAGATGAGTATACTACATCTATTGATATTATTGATTTAAATAATATTATTGATGATTGTCTTCATAAACTGTTAGATATTAATGAATTTAGTATGTTCCTAGCTAATACTATCAACTTGGAAGACTTCGTAATACTAATGAATGAAGATCCAAGATTTAATGAATGTATACATGCCAATATAGGAAAAGACGTTCCTTTAGATGAAATAAAGAATGTAGGAATGGATTATACTATGGAAGCTGTAGAAAGAATTAAACAATCTAAACATGGATTGGCTAGTTTCTTTAGGGCACAAGAAGGAATTAATACGAAACAGTTTAAAGAGTTTGGTATCAATATTGGTACTAAACCAGACGGTATGGGTGGGATATTTCCTACAGTAGTAAATACAAACTTCTTAATTGGAGGTGTAAATGATTTACTATCATACCACATAGAATCCCATAGTGGGCGTCTTGCTCAAATAATAGTCGAAGATAACGTATCCGATTCAGGATATTTTGCTAGACTATTGGGTATCAATAATATAGATTCTTTTAACCACGAAGATCCAAATTATGATTGTGGAACTAGAAATTTCGTACCAGTTACTATAACTAGAAAGAATATAAGATTATACAATTCAAGGTTTTATAGAATGACTCCCAATGGTATGGAATATCTATTAAAAGAAACTGATACACATTTATTTGACAAGACAATATTTTTACGTTCTCCAATGACATGTCGTTCTCATGTAGAAGGACATGGCATTTGTTATAAGTGTTATGGTCATCTAGCTTATATAGTTAGATTAATCAATGCAGGAAAAATAGCAGCAGAATTAATGTCATCTGAATTAACTCAAAAAATGCTATCTGCTAAGCATTTATTGGAAGCCGCAGTAAGAGCACTAATATGGAGTACAGGATTTGTTGACTATTTTATAGTCGATTGGAATAATTTGAAATTGAAACCTGATGTTGATTTTACTAATTGTAAACTTGTTATTGCAGCTAATACTATATGGATAGATTCTGAAGAAGAAGATGAAATGAGTGGGGAAATGAGAGAATATATTCCTAATTTCCATATTCAACTATCAGATGGTAATAGAATACAAATAAAAACTGCTGATTGTAATGACTTGTTTTTAACAGCTGATTTAAATAACTCTATAAGAGAATATGGAATACCTGGAGATAATCATGAAATATTGATAGATCTAGATAAACTTAAAGGTTTACCTTTGTTCTCTGTAGATAATATTAATAACGATCTAAATGATACGTTAAATAAAATCAGAAAAACTATCAACCATAAAGATACAACAGAAGGTTTCAATATGCAACAAATTCTGGAAACATTACTGCATAATTTAGGAGAAGGAGGAATGCATTTATCATCCGTACATGCAGAAACAATTATATCTAATCAAATCAGAAGTACAGATTTTATATTAGATAGACCCGATTGGAGTGTTCCTAATCAGAAATATAGAATACTTGCACTTAAAACAGCTTTAACAAACCATCCTTCAATTAGTGTTACTATGGCATTTGAAGGTATTAAGGCTGCATTATACAATCCATTAACTTTTAAGAAGAATAAACCTAGTTTCTTAGATTTATTCTTTGTAGTAAAACCACAAGAATACCTTTCAGATAAAACAAAAGTTACTAAAACAACTTTTGGTGATAAAGATTCGACTGGGAAAACGATATTTATGAAACGTGATAAATTAGAATAAACGTTGCATAAAATATAAACTTAAGAAAGTTAACAAAGATGGGAGTATATAAAAAATGAGTAAACTTAAGAATCAAACTGCATTGAAAAAACAATACGAAAGAAGAGAAATATTTTCTAGTTTTAAATATTCAATTATGAATATTTTCGTAGGAGATAAAATAGAAGTAACGCTTAAACTTGGAGAAAATAAAATCCTTAGTACATTATCAGGACAAGTATCAAAGATCTTTAAAGATTCTTTAGAACTTACTGATACAAGATTAAATAAAGTTGAAATTTATATAAACCAAGTACATAAAATCAAAAAACTCAGATAGTTTAAAATGTGGGTGGGGTAATTCCCACACCACATATCTTATGATTACATTACATAGGATTATCCTATTTTTGTAAATATAAAAAATTATAATTGTATATTATAATAGTGAATGAATATATAATATTAATTATAAAGGAGAGATTAATATGATTAAAACTTTAGTAAAAAAGTTATGTGTAAAACTATTAAACGAAATGGAAGGAGATTACACATATAATAATGAAAAAAATATTAATTATACTAACCCTTTACAAGATAGAGAAAGGAGAAGAAAAGAATTAGCTCAAACTATATCAAAACATATTGTACTTAAAAAATGTTAATTTAAAATAATTAAAAATGAGGGAGCGATTACATATGAATATTAATGTAAATGAATTAGGAACTAATAAGGAATTTATCACAGAGGTAAGAGAGATATTAAATGGAAAAGGTCTTATAGTAGATTATAAAATTACGACTAAAATTATTAACACTTTTTTCGAAGTATTAGATTTAAAAAATAAATATATAAAAGATAAAGAAGTTTTAGGATTAAACGTGAAAGAATATGGAGGGATATTAGCTGAAAGAGATGGTATACTTTTGGATAATCATACGATTATTACTATGATACTACCAGCAATATCATCTGTGATGAATAAATATGAAGAAGAAAAAATAAAAGAAAAAGAAGATGAATTAAAGGAGAAAAAATTTATGAAAGACTATTTAAAGAACAATGATAAGCTTTTAAAATCTGTTTACAAAGATACATGTATATCAAGTTCAATATATAGTAGTAATGTTCTTGGAAGTATTCTTAATATAATAATAGATGTTTTTGATGATGAAAAATTTAAAGAAAACCCTTTTGAATATGCATCTGAAAAATTAATAAGATATAATATAAAAGTTGTAGATGATAAACAATTTGAATTTGTTATAAGAGTAATGATTGATAATATAAATGTATTTATAAAGAACAAAGAATATATTACAAAATTAGAAGAAGATTTGACTGAAGAAGAATTAGAATTTATTAATCGTAACCCTGATATAAATAGGGAGTTATATTTATTAGATAAAAAAGGTTCTAAATTAATACCAAAAATAATAGGAGGAAATACTACAAAAGAAGAATTCGAGGAATTCAATAAGATATCAAATTCTATTTTAGATAAATTCGATCTTATTCCATACTATAAATCATTTGCAAGAATCCTATCTCTTCATAAGATGGAAGAAAATAAATTGCCAAATATTATAATTGATGATATGAGAGAGATGTTAAATAGTGTTAAACATTTAGAACCAATAAAAACAAATATAAAAGATATTCCAACTTATAGAGGAGGGTTTGGTTTACGAAGAAAAGTAGAACCTAAAGATAGATATACTAATTGTAAATTAAGTTCTAAAGAAATGAAAGAAATGTTTAGTATAAGAGATGTTGTTAAAGAAAATATGGCTAAAAATGATGAAATGAAAAAAGAAATAGAAGATTTTATTAGTAAAATGGATACATATAAATTAATGGAATTTAGAAAAATAAGTAAAAAGGAATTAAATAAAAGATATAGTAAGGATAAAGAAATCTTTAAAAACTTAAATAATTTAGATATCAAACTACCATATAATACTATAAATCCAATTAATACTACTATGCGTGAAGATTTTAGAAGAAAAAGGGAACAATTAATGAAAGATTTTCATAAAGATACTAATGAAATTTGTAATCTTATTAAAGACTTTGAAGCTTCATCTATAGATAGAAAAAACTCTTTCTTAGATTCATTATTTAATCCAAAAGATGATAAAATTAAATGTACAGAATCATGTAATTCTTCAACAACAGCTAAAGAACAAATTAAAGAGAAGAATATTATGATAGGAGACCAAGTTCAATTTGTTACTAAAGATGAAAAATTTTATTATAAATGTATAGTGAATAATCTTAGTGAAAGAAATATAGAATTTTGTTGTTTAAATGGAAATGATACCTCATATCAACATCCTATATTTAATCTTGATGATATTTTAATAATATCTAAAGTTCCTAGATTTCAAAAAAATTTTTCAACTAGACCTATTAATTTAGATATACCTGAATATTTCATAAAAAGAATAAATGATTTACAATCAGGTAAATATGAAAATTCATTTCTTGAAAGATATACATGTAAATGTGGAAAAATAACAGGAAAAATGAAAGAGAATATTACTTGCGGATTATGTAGTACTAAAGTAAAATATGTAGATGATACATCTATATATACAACACTTAATATTAAAGGAATTAATATAGGAGATAAAATTAAGATTTTTACTGAATTAAAAGTTTATGATAATTGTACTCTTGAAGGAGTATTTGTTGATGATGATGTAATTGTAGTAACAGATAATACTTTACCAAATACTTGTTATTATGGAACTATGCAAATAGGTATTAAAGGAATCAAAAATTTAATAAAATTAAGTTAAACTTTAAAGGGTGATTTGTTTCACCCTTTATTTTTTATTCTTACAACATCTAAAACTTATTATTGAGGTGATTAGAAGTGATTAAGATTGTTGTGGAACATAGTAAAATTATTATAAATGATTACGATTTAGGTGATTGTGAATCTTTAGAGAATTTCTTTAGTATATTTGATCCTAGTACACACACAAGATTTCCATTTGGAATGTATTATAAACAAGAAGAAAGACAATTAGTTATACCAAGAGGAGTAGATATTTCTTATATAAAGAATAAATTTAATTGTATACCACAATTAAATAAAAGACACGATCCTATGGACAAGATAGAACCAATAAAATTAAGACACCCACCAAGAGATAATAATCAAAGAGAAACATTAAGATTTATGTTAGGAAAAAGTGAATATTATTATACAACAACAAAATCTATGTTAGCAGTAAATTTAGCTCCAGGAGTTGGAAAAACATATTGTTCTATAGCAACTTCAGCTTTCATTGGATATAGAAGTATAATGTTAACCTCATCATTATCATGGATAGAACAATGGAAACAAGAAATATTAAAATATACAGATATTAAACCTAGAGAGATATTCATTATTGCAGGCACTCCATCTATTCATTCTATATTAAAACAAGGTGTACATAAATTTAAATTCATATTAGCTAGTATGGATACAATTATATCATATGGTCAAAAATACGGGTTTGATAAAATATCTGAACTATTTGTAAAATTAAGAGTAGGAATTAAATATATAGATGAAGCTCATTTAAATTTTAAAGCCATGATGTTGATAGATTTCTATACAAATACATATAAGAATTATTATTTAACAGGTTCCCCTTGTCGTTCTAGTGAAGACCAAGATAGAATATATAAGATATATTTTAAAAATGTCCCTTCTATAGATTTATTTGATGAGACTAAAGATCCTCATACTGATTATTTAGGTATGAGATACAATTCTCATCCGACTGCGGCTGATATATCTTATTGTAAGAATAAATATGGATTAGATAGAAATAAATATACAGGGGATTATATTATAAGACGTCCTAATTTTTATAATATCTTAAGAGTAATAATAGATAGAACTCTTGCTAAGAATGGTAAGATTTTATTTTATATAGGAGTAAATCGTTCAATAGAAGTAGTAAAAGCATGGATGGAAATGTATTATCCTTTTTTAATTGGACATATAGGAATATACACAAGCACTACTTCAAAGGATATCAAAAGATCACAATTAGATAAAAAATATATACTATCTACAACTAAATCTTGTGGAGCTGCTATGGATATAAAAGGTCTAGCTACTACTGTTATACTGGCTGAACCATTCAAATCGGAACCCTTAGCAATACAAACTTTGGGTAGAACAAGAGATGACGATACTGAGTGTATAGAGGCTGTTGATGAAGGATTTAACGCCATAATGAGATTTTACTACCAAAAGCAACCTATTATGAAAAAATATGCTTTGTCAGTAAATGATGTTAGATATAAAGATGAAACTCTAGAAGATAAGATAAATGAAATATTTGATAGATATTATGGTGATGGTGAATTCCCTGTAATCTATATAGATAACAAAAAGATATTTATGCTAAGACAAGAATTAAGACCTATAAATGAATATGATTCTAAAGGAAGAAAAGTATTTATGAAAAGAGATAAATTTTAGAAGGAGAATTATTCTCCTTCTGTTTTATGTAAAAGTCATATATTATAATTGTATATTATATACTTGAATAAATATAATAATATTTAAATTTAAAGGAGTGTATTAATATGGAAATACTAATAAACGAAAAAGACTTAATAAACGTTGATACTAAATTTGAAATTGTAAGAAAGACTAGATCAGTTATAGTAAACAGAGGAAAAGAAAATTATAATAAAGATATGAATAATTTTCAAGATTTATTAGATTTAAAATTAGGAAAGATTCAATCCGAATTAAATCATGCTAAAGAAATCAAAGAAGGGTTCTCTATTATTATGCAAGCAATGTATCACAATAGAATGAATATAGGATATCAAATTATATTAGCATCTAACATGGAAAAACTATTTGCTGATTACTTAGCTTGGATTAAATCATTAGAACCATCAGATAAATTCTATGATACTATGGTTAAAGGATTAAATGAATTTACTAATGGTTTATCATCTGATGGAAAGAAATTAGAAGATTATTTTGATTTATCTAAAACTGTTAAAGTTAAAGAACAAAAATCTATTAAAGGTCAAATAGATATGGAAGTTCCTAAAGAAGAAAAAGAAGTTAAAATGGAGAATAATGTAATTGATATTAATTTTGAAAATAATAAACCAATAGATGTTGAAGTTAATAAAAAAGATATCGAAGAAGAAATTACTAAAGAACAAATTAAAGAATTTGTAATTGATACTAAATCTAAATTTAATAGTTTATCTGAAGATTTATTAAATAAATACAATTCATTAAAATTAAAGCAATGGCAAATGGTTGCTGTCATGGGAAATGCTTTTAAGATGATTAATAATACTAAATCATCATTATATACAACATTAAATGAATTAATAGGATTATTACTTGAAGGGTTAGAAACTAAAAAAGACTTAGTTTATGATTCTTTAATTGCATTAGTTAATGAAGATTTAGAATTAGTTGATTTTGTTGTGGGTTTACAAACACAATTTGATAAATCTGAATATCTAATTATGACTGGTAATTTAATAAAGAATTTTGATAAAATTAAATCAACTATAGCTACACAAATACCAGTTTTATTAGAAGAATTATTAGCTGATATAGTTGATGAAGATAAGAAGATAGAAATATATCTAATACTTTCAGGTATATTTGAAAGTGATTTGTTTGCTAAAGATAATATCTTAAAATTGATATCAGAAGATGTTCAAAAATCTTCAGATAATCCAGAAGCAGATTTACAAATACTTAAACAAATAACAGAAGAAAAAGAAGTAGCTCAATCTATTGATGTTTCTAATAGTATTGTAAATCAACAAATAGAATTACCTTTAACATTCCAAACACTCACAGAATCGAGTGTTGATAATGATACTGAGGGTGAGAGTGGTTATGTTGTAGGTGGAAATATTCCTATTATAATACAAGAAGAAACTAAATAAAATAAAGGGAACAATTGTTCCCTTTTCTTTTTTATTTTTTATATAGAGTTTAACCTTTAAGTATATAAGAGAGGTGTTAATATAGATGAATTATATGGACTATGAAAAAATTTCAGATAGAGTAATGGATTTGGGATATAATACTGTTTTAAAAATGAATGTTACTTTAGCAAAGAAAAATAAGGGTGGATATAGAAATCATTACTATAAAGAATATTCTTATAAAACTAATAAGTATATAGATAAAAGTACATTATGTAATATAAGTAGAAACTTCGATTATTTTTTATCTATTGAAAGATATAGCGAAGAAAAAGATTTCTTAATGATAAGAGATGAAAATATGTTGGGATTAAGATTTGCATTAAAATCTTTGATGGATAATTGGTTTATAGAAAAACAAATATTTGCATCAAAGGATAATAGATTAATCATTATGCAAGGGTGGGAACCAATAGTAGCTATTATTTCAATGAATAAAAATTTAGTATTCACTCCAATAATAATACATAATGTAGATGATACATACAGTCCAGCTGTTAGAATGTCTTATGGTTCAGATTATAGTTATACAGATATATCTTATACAAGACTTAATGCCTTTGTATATAATATAAATTCAATGTATTTATTCCAATTAGCACAAAATATGCTGAACTTTTTTCAACGTCCAGAATTAGGAACAAATTTAACATCTTATAATTATAATTCAGAGAGAGAAAATATGGAAGATGTTTCAGATGGAGGAGTTTCAGTTAAGGGAGGAAGTGATTTAGTATTGAAAAGAAAAAGAGATATATTTGATACTATAGACCAAATGTAAACAAATAAATTGTGAGAGAGGGTTATTGTTTATGGAAATAGTAAAATTTACACAAAAAGATTTAAGAGAATTCTTGTCGAGTTTAAAATTGGAAAAATTAACCACTGATTTTATAATAAAAGGGGTTAAATATTGTATAGATAAAAAGATATTACATATAGATATAGTTACAACACATATTTACAATTATTTATTTGATATTACTGGAACTGAACCTAAGATTGTAAAAAGAGATATATACAAGGCAGTAAAAGGTGTAACAGCTGAAGATAAGATCATTAAGTTTGGTTATGAAGGTAATCTTACTAATAGAAAACTATTCATAATATTATTAGAAAGATACGGATATTAATACATAAAATATACAGAGTGGTACAAGCCACTCTGTATTTTACGTCAATTCATTGTATACATAATTGGTTGGTTATAGTTATCAGCTCCAACAAAAGAATCTTTAAATTCTTGAATTAAATCTGGTCTTCTTTGAGCAACAGTTTGTAAATCATCTATTCTAAGATTTGTATTCACAAATACTGTTTCTAAACCATCAAAATATTTTAAATAGTTGTATAAAAAAGTAGCTATATCAACTATAGCAAACTCTTCAAAACTTTCCATTTTAGTTGGCTCTATTGTCAATAAATTATCTGAATGTTTTATCATTAAATTAACCTTAAATGTTTTTATATTTGTTTTATTCATATATTCTCCAGATACAGTTTGTAATTTAATCTTATTAGGTGGTTTGAAATCGATATATATTCCACTACTAAATAAAGATTGTCTATCAGCAGAACCTTGAATAGCTGCAATTTGATCAAAAGAATAATTTAAATTATTATTAAAAAATCCATAAGGAGATGATCCTACATCATACCATCCTGGATTTTCTACACCAAATGCATAAGGATCATCCCAAGGGATATCTTGTACACCAAGTATTTCTATATTACCTGGAACTATATTCTCATCTATAAGATAAAAACCTTCTCTATCTTGGCTCATTCTAGAAGTATCAAAAGTATAAGGGATTCTATTACCAAAGAATCTTGAAAATGATCTTAACGTATAATTACTTATCCATTCCCCCCATTTATTTTTTGCTATTTCTTCTGGTAAATTCAAGGGTTCAGTTCCTAATCTTAACTCTATTAAATTAATAAGATTAGTCATATTATTTGACATTGCCATAAGTATCACCTCTTCTACCCTAAATATATTTTTTCAGAATAATTCATTAATTGATTTTGAATGTGTTGTTCAATATTTACTATGAATGTATCTCCATCTTTACTACAAACTTGTATTTGTCTGCCACCTTCTAACATTGTATAAGAATTATTTAATAAATCAAATGATTCTTTGAAGAAATAAAGATTAGCAGATTCTTGTTTTATATATTCTATTATTTGATTATTTGTAACTGGAATTAATATACCAGCATCATTTTCTTGTACTACAAATTTATTTCCAATATTCTCTTTACCATGAGCCAATAAAGCATTTTCTGTTACACCAACAATAGAGGTGGTATAGGCTCTCTTATGTGAAGGGTATATAACTCTATCCCAAGTAATAATAGTTATATTTTCTACTTCAGCCCCTCTTGAAGTTTGATTGACAGTACCTAATGCTCTTAACGAAAAAGATGGTTTATCTCCATCCATTAAATCTAAATTAAATGCTTCACCGTAAGAATTATTCGAACCTTTTATATGAGCTTTGATATCATTACCGTCCACCCAAAACTTAACTATTTTATTACATCTTAAAGATGGTTCTATAATTTGCTGTCTAGAAATTTCTTTAGACATTGGATGACCTTCTTCTCCATATAAGTTTCCAGTTGCTACTAATTCAGTCAATCTATCAGCTTTTAAAGCTGGTTTCATTTCCTTATCTGAATAGAATCTTTTGTTTCTATTTTGTATATTCATATCTTGTAATATAACTTCAGCAGTTACTCTTCTACCATCATTATCAACTATCTTCATTTCTGTCTCATGCATACATGTAGCAGTTTCTATAATAACATACCCTATTTTCTTATCATAATTATTATAAGTCATACCCATAAATAATAATCCTCCTTTATATATTCTTATTATTATAGTTCAATATCTAAAATCGTTAGGTATCTATATAGGGAACTATATAATAATATAAACTTTGAAAGGGGATGATTTAATGGCTAAATATGATGATATACAAAGCCGAATATATAACCTAAAAACTAAATCTATTATCAATGAAGAGATGGATATGTCAATGATAAATTATAATCTATATAATAATTCTAATCTAGGAAAGACAATATCAAAAATAACAACCGATCAAATCAATTCTAATAATTTATTAGAAAGTATATGTAATATAATTATAAAGTCTCAAATTTCAATACAAGAACAAAAAGAGATAGGAGATTCTTTAATAAGGACATTACCTAATATACAAAAAATAAAGAAGTATAAAAATTCATTTTACGAGGTTGCAAATAAAATTAATAATCCTTTAATAAAGGATAAAGTTAATCTTCTTATAGAATGCGATCGTATAATAAATAATCAAGAAAAATTAGTAGAATATTCTAAATTCGACTTTATATTTGAAAACTATTTTTTAAATAATGATTTGGAAACAATAGTTGTTGAATCTTGTGATGTAATCGATTCTTATAAAATGAAATATGAAACTAAACTAAGTGTTGCATTAGAAAATATAATATATAATATGGATGCTTTAAAAAAAGAATATGATAAAAAAGAATTAGTTGAATTGGTATATGAATACTTCATTTCTTCTAAAGAATATAAAAAAGAGAATGTAGATAAAGTATTAAGGGAAGCTTCTATTGAATTAGATAATATTTTAATTGATTCTATACTAGAAGGAAAAAATATTAATAAAATAAAACAAAAATTTAAAGACATGAGACATGATGGTCCTATTACTAAAGAGGCTTTAGAAAAAACAATACATAAAGCTTATATAGATTCTGGTCAAAATATAATTGAAGACTTACCTAATCTTTTGGGTTGTGTAAGATTGGCTTTAGTATTAATAATAGCTTCATATAGTCTACCTTTAGGGATTATAGTAGGAATTGCTGATCATATAATAAGTTTAAAATTAAATAGAGTTGATATAGAAAAGAGTATAAAGTATTATAAAAGAGAAAAAACCAAAATAGAAAGTAAAAAATACTCTGTTAGTAATGCTGCAACTGTTAAAAAGTATGATCAATTAGATAAAGAGTATGATAATAGTATAGAAAAACTAGAGATATATAGAGATACATTATATACAGATAAAGAAAATGAATATAGAATGATGAGTGAATCTGCTGAAAATGATCCTATTAGATTACAAGCAGAATTTATTACATTGTGCGAGACAGTAGAATCTTATTGTAAAAATTCTGATATACAAGATAAACTATATAATTATATTTATAAAATAGATGACTCTAGGGATATAAATATATTATTTAATTCATTATCTGAATCGGCTGTTGCAAGTTCTAGTCTTTTTGATTTCGATACAATCTTTAGAAATTTACAGAATCCAAATATATCTGGGTCATTAATAAATAATATATCTAAATATAAAAGAAAGCCTAAACTAGATGTAAATAAAGATGATGTTGATATCCTAGAAGAGATGATCTATTATAACAATATTTATGATATATTATCTGAAAATACTATAACAGCAAAGGCTAAATTATTAGCTATAAATGCTAAGAATAAAGTTCAAAGTCTGACTGATAAAGAAAAAATGATATCAAATAGAATAGATACCACTTTTGATAAAATGAAATCTGATTTAGAGAATAAGAATACTAATCAAAATAGAGAGGCTGTAATTAAGGGTACAATACTACCTTCATTATCATCTCTACTTAAATTAGTATTGGGTTCATATTTAGTTGCAATTGCTGTTACTCCATTATTAGGAATAATAGGATTTGTAGGGGGTATAGCGTTATCTAAATCTGCTACAGATAAAGAACGTAGAAATATATTGGAAGAAATAGATGTCCAATTGGAATTGGTTGAAAAGAAAATATCATTAGCAGAAAATTCTAATGATATGAAATCTCTAGAGCAATTATTAAGAATACAAAAAAGATTAAAACAAGAAAGACAAAGAATTGTTTATCATGGTTCTGCAAAAAATTATTATGTAGCTAAACACAAAGATTAATGAAAGGAGATTAAAATAAATGGGATATCTTATGAATCTATTAGAAGTAAAGAGAACAACAGGAAATGGTGAAGATGAAGATTTAAATGATGGTCAATCAAATAATGATGATGATAGTAATTATAATCTAGATGATGAAACTAATAATGATCCTGAAGGGCAACATGATATAGCCGACGGTTCAAATAATTATAACTTAGAAGATGAAACCAATACAAATCCAGAAGATGATAATGGGGGTAATCCTCCTATTGATGATAATAATGTTCCAGCTTCAGATAATGATCCCGAACACGATACAGTAGATGGTACTAACAACTATAATTTAGAAGATGAAACTAATAAAGATCCAACTCCAGAAGATGATAACGAAATAGATGATACAAATGCTCCTGATAATAATGATACTAATAACTATAACTTAGAAGATGAAACAAATGGTGAAGACAATACATCATCTGATACAGGTAATTTAGATGGAACAGATGGGCAACCTGTAGATCCAGATGCTAAAATAAAAGAAATTGAACAATCTATAGGAACTCTCAATCCAGAGCAATTAAAAGTACAAAATGTGAATTTGAAGAAGCAATATATAGAACTATATAATAATTGTAGTAATATAATAATGAGATTGAATGATGTTAATAAAAAGAGTGAAACTGAAGAAGGTTTAGCTTTCGCAATACAAAGTGTTCAAGATCTTAAAAGTATTATATATGATTATCTTATTCATACATATGATACAAAAACATTTGTACAAAATTCTGTTAATTACACCGAGTATTTAGTTACTCTTAATTCGGTAAATAAATTATTAAATAATCTTAATACTAACAAAAATGTAAATAATGTTAAAAAGTAAGTATTTTTTAATTTTTAATTATCGAGTTATTGAACAATATAGTAAATTATTAAAGAATATAAGGAGGAATTACAATGGCTACAGGAGGAACAAGAAAAAAGAAAATAGTATCTGATGGTTATAGCAATAGTCCGTTTGCAGGAATTTCAGGACAATTTAGTAAAGTTGCTAAGGAAATTCAAATACAAGAAGGTGTCGATTTATTTGGGCAACCTGCATTAGCATTAAATAATCCTAAAGTAGTAAATACTTTAGAAAGTTTCTTTATAGAAGGTACTTATGATCAAAAATTATATGATGGTACTACTAGAGGATATAATGCAAGAGCTTTACAAGAATATAAAAATGATATGAAAGAGTTATTTAAAAATGACGTTGAAGCTATTACTGAGTATACAGCAATGAATTCAGTGAACCCTATTGTTACAACAGGATTAGCAATGCATAAATTAATTGCATTAAGAAATATATTTAGACAAGGTGTAATTCAAACTAACGTTGCAGTTGAACCTAGATTTACAATCAAGATGCAACATAGATATTTAATAACTCCAGATGGTAAAGAATTAGATTTAGTATTAGACCAAAATAAATTATCTGATGCTTTCAATTCAATTAACCCTAAGAGAGTTGTAACTTTAGAATTTACTGGAAATACTTGTAATACTGCTACTTTTGTTCCTGGTAAAAGATTAGTGGAATTATGTGGTGGTGTATTAGGTAGAGACAATCTAAATACAGATACCGAAATTCATGCTATTTACATAGAAGTACCAGATGAAGCTGCTATTAAAGCAGGTACTCTTGGAGCTACTAAAATAGAAAAGATTAAAAAGAGAATTCAATTTACTCCTCAATATGGTCCTAATAATATTACAGGGTTTAATCAACCTTTAGATTTAACTAAATTCGTTGAAGGTGCAACCGATTTATTTTCAGGTACATTAACTAATAATGAAATGATGTTAATAAGTGGATTAGGAATTATAAAGAAAGTAGATATTAGAATTCAATTAGATCCTTCTAATGGTTTACTATCAACATGTAGAGCAGGTTGGAGACATGATGAAACATTGGTCACTATTCCAAATGCTAACCCAATGAATATTCCAATATCTCCTGAAGAAATTAAGGATATCCAAGCTATGTATGGAATAGATCAACTATCTATGTATATGTCTATAATTAATGATGTATTAGGAAATGTTAAGGATGATAGTATCAGAAAAGATTTATATGCTTCTTTTGATAATATGAATGCGTCTGAAAGAAAAGTTAGTTGGTTTGATTTCGAACCAAGAGAAGGATATAATAGAGATCATGTAAGTTGGAGATATTCTTCATTCATGGATATATTTGATACATTTGTAACAGATTTATTATATATCTTGAATGATGAAGACGTTACAGTATCTATATTTGGTAGACCAGATGTAATTAGAAAGATTACTCCTACTGATTACAGCTACCAAGCACCATCTAGTATAGGACCAGTAAGTCTTGAATATACTAGAACTATTGCTACATCTGACAACAGAGTATACAACTTTGTATCTTCTCAAAAGTTAGGAGCTAGTAATGACTTAACAGTTATTCTAAATCCAAATAATACAGATAGAATTATATATAGAGTTTACGATTATCAATTCTACGTTTCAAATGAAATCAAGAATGCTGATAATCATGTATTACCAGGTGTTCATGCATTTGAAAGATTCAAATTCTTAGAATATCAACCAGTACAAGGTAAGTTCAGAGTATTTAATCCATCTGGTAGAAATGATGATAATACAAAATATCAAGATCAACTTAAAGATTTAAGAGATATAGCATAATATATAATACACAGCAACTTAATTGTTGCTGTGTTTTTTAAGGAGGAATTATAATGAATACTAAACCTAAATATTTTACTTACGACTTTAGTAACTTTGATTCTTTAATGTTAAAATTAAAAGATGATCATTCTAATGATACTTTGAATGGAATCAGGGATGAACTAAATAGATTCTTTAACGATGCAAAATGTGTAAATATACTATACAATATTAATACAGATAAAGTGTTTTTTGGTATGTGTGTTATGCCGTCATTATTAGATAGTGATATAGATAATATGATTAAAGGAACAGATGTAAAAGTAAGAGTACAAAAGTATTATGTTGAAATAGATTCTAAGTTACTACAATTAAATATGTCTGCCAGAGAACTTACTGCATGTTTATTGCATGAAGTAGGGCATGTTATCAATGATACTTCTGGTACAGAGAAAATAAAAGATGCTGTAGCAGCCTACGTATCTAATAAAAATGAAGTCCTAGATCAATCTAATATGAATAATGATAGAGAAATATATAGACTTGGGGTTGCTTTGGGTTTATCTAAATTAAACAGTTTATTCAATAGAGATGATGATGAATTAATAGCAGATTCATTTGTAGTTGCTTGTGGTTATGGTGATGAATTAAGTAGTGCTTATAAAAAGATAATAAACTCTACTGGTAAACTAAATAAAGGTGTTAAGAATAAATTAATTACACTACAATGGACTCTATCTTTAATGCTTAATATGAAAGCGAGTAGAATACCTGCATTACATTCTTTAAAGGTATCTAAAAAAGTAGAACCATCTGAATTAATAAAAAACAACATTTCTCATACTATAGACGCATTATATAAATATGATATTAAATCTATTCATGAAAATTTGGTGGATAAGATCTCCGATTACTTTGATAATGTCTCGTACTCTGATATACGAGATATTGAGGACGAATTGTATGAATATAACATAAGAGTCAAGAATTGTGAAATAGAAGATGATGCATTAATTATTACAAGAGAACTAAATACAAGATTATCCATATTAGATGATTTAATGATGAGTAAAAAATTAAACGATTCTAATTTTAAAAAATGTTCTGATTTAAAAAATAGATACTTATTCATAAGAAAACAACTTACCGATAAGAAATTATATGCGGGTCGAACTCTCAGCTTGTTTGTAGATACACCTTATATTAAAGGACGTCCAGATTTAATGTAATATAACAATATTTATAACTTTAAAGTATATACTTGTGATAGATAACAGGTAAATTCTGTTATCTATATTTTATAAGATAAAAAAGGAGGTGAAATTTAATGCAATCATTTATGTCAAGAGATCCAATTCCTATAAAAAATCACGATAAAATAGGATAAGTAAGTTACAATAATAATCAAACTTACATGGAAATAATTGATTATAAATCATATGGAAATATTGATATCATGTTGATTAACATATTATCTGATGGGACTATATATTACACAAAAAGAGAAAATAAAAGTACTTGGGCTTTTCATAATGGAGGTATTAGTTGTATATTTGACAAAACAATATATAATGTAGGTTATATCGGAGGATATAAGTACTCATTAAACTCTAACTGTGCAACTAAATGGAGGGATATGTTGAGAAGGTCATATGATATATGGACCTAATACATGTTGTTTTTTACCAAATGATCTAAATATATTATTTAAAAAAGAAACAAAAGAAACAGACCTACCAATAGGTGTATTTTTCATAAAAAGAGGAAAAGAAAAACCATATGGTGCAAGTATTAGTATTAATAATAAAACAAAGACTATTGGGGTGTTTTCAACTTCAACTCCAGAAGAAGCTTTCTATGCTTATAAAGAAGCTAAAGAAGATTATATAAAAGAAATAGCAAATCATTATATGTATGAAAAAGGTGGACAATATATACCACAATATAGAGATGTCGTATATCCAGCTTTATTAAATTACAAAATAGAAATAGACGATTAAGTTAAAAAATACCAATATTATAACTATAAAGTATATATAAAAATAATAAAATTTTAGGAGGATACATAAAATGAGCTTTGGAGACGTAGGGAATTATAATAACAACAATAAAAAAGAGGATTACAGAGTTACGACTTATTCAATGAATACATTTAGTAATTTAAATAGTGAGGTTGAAAAGTCTAAATTATCATTTACTTTTTGGAAAGGAATGTTAAAGATATCTATAGCACCACTTTTACCATCTAATGATGATAGTGTTAAATTTAACTATGACGATGAATCATCGATTTATTTATCACCATCTTTAGCGTATCAATTAGATAAACAAATAGAAGTATTTATGAAAGATCCGACACAATTTGAAAGTAAAGGTATTAAGACTAGAAGTTTAGGTGTAATTAAAATAATTAGAGGAACTAAGTTTGGGATTGAAGCTCCTTTATTATTAATTGAAAAATTAGATGAAAACAGAAATGTGGTAGGCGGTCATCTATATGAATTTAATACTAAAGAATATTATGGAATTGATAACTTTGACGAAGATGAATTTACATTTGAAAAGACTTACTTCGAACAATTAGAAATTGATTTCTTAAAGATAACTCTTAAAGGATTCTATGAAAGTTCAACTGGAGCACAAGCATATTTTAATATGGATTATTCAAGATTCGATCAAAATAGAGTTATGGGTAAATTAAACGGTATATCATCTGCTCTTGGTATTGAGAATAAGAAAGGATATAACAAGAATTATGGTGGAGGTGTAAAGAATGATCCATTTAATTCTAATTCATCTAAGTCGAATGATAATGAATTTAACTATGATGATATAGAAAATCAATTTGAATAAAAATATTTTAAATGGGACTAATAATCCCATTTATTTTTATCGAGGTGAAATAATGCAAGATTTATTATTTTCTTTTAATTCAATATTTGATATTGAATTTGGTTTATATAAATTAATAATGAAAGAATATGATGAAGATTACTTTAAATTTATATTACAAGATGATGAATATTTAAAGACTATAATTGTATTTAGAGATAATCCTAACCCATTATCGAAAATTGTAACTTCTAATACTAAAGATAAGATGAATGAATTGTTTGAAGAATTTATGAAAACTCAATATGATAAAATATTGGATAATGTCTGTACAACAGATTTGTTTATACTTTTGAATTCGTTAAAGAATACCAATAGATTTAATCCTATAATACTATGTAAAAATAAAAAAGAAGAACAATTATGTATAGAGAAAAACCTAAATCCTGTATTATATGAAAATACAATAAATTGGACTGAACTATCAGAAAGATATGATACGATGTATTTTAGATATTTTGAGGAATTAGATTTATTACAAATACAAGGAAAAAATATATACTTCTCTAATACAATATTTAATATAATTAACAAGGACAAGCTATTATCTATAAATAACACGATAAGGTTTATAGATTTGTATAGGTTATAAAATTTTAGGAGGAATAATAATATGAAAATCGTAAAGAATAATGTAATTAATAAGGAAGCAACGAGATTATTTCAATCAGAGACATTAAAAGGATTAGCAGAATCAATAATAACTTCAGCAGGACCACAAGGATCAGGTACTAAAATAATATTACATTTAGCAAACGATCCAGAGAGTCCTAATAGAAATGTACCTATAGTTAAATATAGTAAAGATGGTCATAGTATCTTAAGTTATATATCTCATTGTGATAATGGAATGCTTTGCAACTCTGTATGTAACGATGTTTATGAAATGACTACTTATGTAAAGAAGAAAATTGGAGATAATTCAACCGCTACTGTATGTATGGCTTCACGAATATTTGATAATCTTGTTAAAGTAGAAACCGATACAAAACTTCCTCCAAGAGAAATAATCAAACAATTTAAAAAAGCTGTTGAAATGATTACAGTTAGAGTAAAAGAAAAAACACAAGAATTTACTCCTGAAGAAGCTTATAATATTGCATACATATCTTCTAATGGTGATGAAGAAGTTGCAAATAACATAAAACAAATTTACGAAGAATTTGGTAAAGAAGTATATATAGATATTGGAATTTCGAATGATGAACAACATAAAATGAAAATAATGGATGGTATGAGTATTAGTACTGGATACAATAGTCCTGCTTATCGAAATGATTTGCAAAAGAATATTGCATCTATTCCAAAACCAAGAATATACTATTTCCAAAATATGATTGATACTCCTGCTCAAATTGCATTATTAGCAGCAATTGTTGTAAAAAATATAACAGATCCTTACAGAACTAATAAATTAGAAAATGTAATTCCTACAGTAATATTAGCACCACAATTAGCTAATGATGCTATCGTTGAATTAAATGAAGTTATTAGACTTATGCAAATGTATGATAAACCTGAACATATTAAGAACAAACCACCGTTATTAATTGTTACTGGGATATTTGAAGATGAGGCCACAGATGATATTGCTAGATTGTGTGGATGTCCTCCTATTAGAAAATATCAAAGTTTAGAACAACTAGAAAAAGATAAAGAATCAGGTAAAGCTCCTACTACTGAAACTATTGTAGATAATTGGTATGGAAGTGCTGATGTAGTTGTAGCTGATGCTGTTAGTACTAAATTTATTAATCCATTATTAAAATATACAACTAAAGGTGAAGAGAGAAAAAGAGTATGTGAACAAAATAAAGAGAAATTTGTTCCTGCTGAAGATGATAATGAAGAAATCTTCAGTGCTCATTATAATTCATTAGTTACTGCATTAGAAGCTCAATTGGAATTAGAAATAAATAATAATGCTACTATGGATATTACAGGTTCATTAACTAGAAGAATCAATTCATTAAAAGCTAAAGTCGTAGAATATCAAGTTGGTGGTATTGCAATAGCTGATAGAGATTCTTTAAAAGATTCAGTTTGGGATGCTATAAGAAATTGTAGATCAGCGGCTAAATCTGGTGTTGGATTAGCATGTAATATGGAAGGTTATTTTGCTTGTCTAGAAATATTGAACAATACAAAAGCAGATGATGATTCTACAGTTATCAAATTTGTAGAAATGATTCATGATTCTTATGTAGAATATATATCTTCATTATATGAATTTACATTTGGTATTGATAAAGATGAATGTTTAAGATTATTAGAAACTAATTCTAGAACAAATGGAATAGTAGATTTATCTCAAGGATATGATAAAGAAACTGTAGATAAGGTGATATACAATACAAAAATTAAATCATCTATAAATGCAGATATAGTTACATTAGAAGCTTTATCTAAAATATTATCTTTAATGATGACATGTGCTCAAACTCTTATACCAGAACCATTATTAGATTCATATACAGCATTTGTAGATAATAGAAAAATTCAAGATAAATTAGTTAAAACATGTAGACTATAATAATTAAAGTATTACCGATGGATTAGTTTCCATCGGTTATTTTTACGGAGGTGTTGTGTTAATGGAAATGTCGTTCCCCGATTATATTGATAATCCTTCAGGAAGTAAAAATGGTGTATGGACTCATAGAACAATGTATAAAGATATGTATAATCAAAAACTTACTAAGATATTAGTAAGAGAAACTGGTAAGATTAAATATCAACAATATGTATATAAAGACAATTACATTGTTCATTTTAAAATACCATCAGAAGTGATACCTGATTTCTATTATGATACTGTAATAGAGTTTTCTCCTGTAGATCAAATGATGATCAATAGTAACAATCTTAAAAGATATAATGTTAAATTTTATTCTAACGATCCTGCTTTTGTATTCACATTCGCTTATTCGTTTTTACAGAATGATATGTTTATAAGAGACCTAGTTCCAAGAATGAGTAAAGAGGCTGTTAAAAAAGCTGCTGTACAAACTAACCCTAAGAATGAAGTTGGTTATGTAAAGTCTATTTATTTTACTTATATACTAATGGATAAATATAATCTATGGAATGCACAGGATTATAAACAATATGGTAAAATATATTCAAAATCATCATTCTTAAAAGAAATTACTCATGCAGATGAAAAAGTAAAAGATAGAACTGATCAACAAGAAAAAATTAATAAAGAGAAAAAAATAGACAAAGAGAAATTAAAGAATAGATCTAAATCAAATCCTAAAAATGTAACGAGTAGTAATAATGTTACAACTTCAAATAATATAAAGAATAATTCTAAATCTAAAAATGTTAGTACAATTAAAAACATAGGAAAAAGTAAAGGTAATGTCAATTTTAATAAGTTTTAGAATTATATATTATACTATTGAGGAGGGATTATATTATGAAAAAATTTATGACTAGAGAACCTATTAAAAAATTCATTAATGTTTCAGATTGGGAACCTGAACCAGAAGACATAATAATAAATCAGATAAACGATTATGTATTAATTCCTGTATCTAAATACTTTAATGCAGATCAAACAATGGATTATTTTTCAGTAAGATCAAAGAAAGTTTATAATAAAATTAAAGTAAGAGCTTTAATAGTACATAAACTTAATTATTTCGAAAAGTTCTATGATACTGATAGAGAGTTATTAACTGTTTATGCTAATATTAAATACCTTATTGATTGTGAACCGAATTATAGTAAAGATGCATTGTTCTATGATCTCAAAAGATACATAATAAATGGACCATCCATATCATTAAAAATGGATTATATGAATAAGGATAATTATAGACCAGCTAAAATTAAATTTAGTGGTACAGATAGGTTATTATATTATGATAATACTCATATAGCTATAATGATGAGGATATCATTAACAATGACATTAATTATTCCTTTATTAACACACTTCGCTAATAAAAGGAAAGTTCAAATAATAGATGAATTTCTATTAGAAATATACAGTTACATAATAAAGGAGTATGAAGATTTTGTAGATTTATTTGAAAAATTTACAGCAACTTGTTCTACTAATATAGCTAAGAATAAAAGAAACAATGCTATATGGAATAACCAAGACATAAGAGCTATTAATCAATCAACACATGCAATATATTCTGTCAATAATATTATACTTAATCTTATGCCTAAGTATATATATAATGATAGTCCAGTTACGCTTAATTATGCTAGTATAGGACAGGTAATAAAATATAAGGTAACCGACGCAGGATATGATTTTGCATATACTTCTTTATCATCTTCAGATAGGGATTTAGATGAAAATTCGTCTCTAGACAAATATGAGGCAATTCTTGTAAAAAGTGACGAATCACTATTCATTCAGAATAAGGTTAATGGTGCTACTACAATGTCTAGAATAAGAATGTATTTTGGTCCTTTCGATCAAAATGAAATTGAGTTCTATAGAAAAAGACTTTTATTAGATGATAAGAGTGTTATACATGCTTTACAAAAAGAATTAATTTTTAATATGTTCTATAAATACTTTGGTGATACTTCCTCTAGTAATACTATAACAGAAGATGATTATATAGTATTATTATTAACAGCTAAGAAGATTTGTTTACAATCAGACTTACTTGTTTTACCTTGTGTGTTTAGTAGTAAGATAATCAAATATACAAAGAAAACAAAGTTAAATAAAAAAGAAAAAGATAGGATGATTGCTTCTCCTATTTATAAAATGATTATGGAGAAATATAATAATAATAAAAAGGTAGAAGCTCAAATAGAAGAATGGGCAGCCACTATATTATCATGTGAATTTGAAATTATAGATAGTAATAGAGAATCAAATAGTACTGATTATGTTGTACTACCTAAGTTTCCTGATTATGTAGTAAATGAGGTATTGAAATTTGCTTCTTGGGTATCATAAATGGATAACAATACAATTGATAGGATAAATGAACAATTATTACGTTTACCGTCTGCTGAATACGCTCAGGGGAATTCGTGGATAATTGCAAGATGTAAAAATTGTCAAGATTCATTAAATCCTAATCATAAACATTTCGGTATTCATATACCCCAACACGAGAATGATGTTTATTACTACAATTGTTTTAAATGTCATGATGCTGGACAACTTTCAACTGACAATCTTATAGCATGGGGAATTTATGATTTAGATGTTATAGAAGGATTATCTAAATGGAATAAAAGGGTATTATCAAGACCAGAGAATAGAATGTATAAAGATCAAACTTATATAGTTAAAAATAATCATATAACTCAAAGTAGATTGACTGATGCTAAGTTGAATTATATTAATAATAGGCTCGGTATCAATATGACATATCAAGATATATTAGATAAGAAGATTATACTTAATCTTCATGATTTCTTAATAGAAAATCATATAACAAGATTCTCTAGAAATCCTAATGTTGTAGATCAATTAGACAAAGCATTCTTGGGATTCTTATCCCAAGATAATGCTTTTATTAATATGAGAAGATTAATAAATGAAGATAAGCTTATGAAACCATTACATAAAAGATATGTCAATTATAATATATTTGGCAAGTTTGATAATTCTCAAAGATACTATACAATACCAACTATAATAAGATTAGATAATCCAAAGAGAATTAAATTAAAAATTGCAGAAGGACCTTTTGATTTATTATCTATATTTTATAATATGTGTGACCAAGAAATAGATAATTGTATTTACTCTGCAATTACAGGTAGTAGTTATTTAAAAGTATTAGAATACTTTATAATAAAGAAAAAGTTAATAAATATAGAAGCAGATATATATACTGATAAAGATATATCTGATGCAAAGATGTATGACATTAAACAAATACTAAACGTATTTGGTATACCTTTAACTGTGCATCGTAATATAGCTCCAAATCAAAAAGACTTTGGTGTTAAGTCATCACAGATACAAGATAAGATAATATATTTAGGATAGGGTTCGTCTCTATCCTTATTTTAAGGAGGAAAAATAATGGTATACATAATTAATGATAATAATGTGAAAGAATTATTAGAAAGCAATGATATTAAATTTAAATCTTTTGAAACGGTAATTAGATGCATTTTGTGATGAAGAAGCTACATATAGAATTGATCAATTTGAAGATGATTTTAAAGAAAAATTTACAGAAGAAGCCAAAGATAAATTACAGTGTAATTTATCTAATATATATAATGATAATAATGAAAGTTTTATAAATTCAGATGAATTATATAATCTATCATGTAATGAGATAGATGATTTTATAGAAAGTCATAGAGGCAAAATGCAAATATTTATGACTAGAGAATAAGTATTTATTATAGGGGGATTATAAAATGATAGAGAATGCAAATATGAAATGTTTTGGAAAATGGTCTTTTGAAGATATGGGATGTATGCAATGTACTCACGAATCTGATTGTTCTGCTAATAAAAGAGAAAATGAATTAGCTTATAAAAGAACTATAAAAGATTTTAGATGTTGGAATTGTTCTGATATAATAAAATGTAACCAAACAATTAAAAATTGTTTTGGTTTTATTAATAGAACATGTGATAATAGATGTAAATGTTGGTATGAATGTCAACGTAACCAATATTTAATATCAATAAAGGTTGAATGTATAAAACCAATCATAATGAAGACTGAGCATTATGAACCTTATAATTTTATTGAAGGGAATACTTATATATTTAGTATTACAAAAGATGGTATGTTATTATCAGGTGGAACTTATTATGATATAATATTAGGTAGAAAGAAACCTTATAATAAATTAAACATCTTTGATAAATATTTTAAAATAATTGAATAATTAATAAGAGGGATTTATCCCTCTTATATTTTATGTCAAAATAATTTGTAAGAGTTCGATCCTATAGTTGTATATTATACTAATGAATAATAAAAGAAATTATCAAAAATTAATATAGAATTATATAATCGAAAGGAAAGAATGTAAAAATGCACAAATATTATAGTGTAGAACAATTTTTAGAAATGCAAGATAAATGTAAAGAAAAGGTAAAGAAAATAGTAGAGGAAATACTAATAGAGAAAAAAGGTTTAGTTAATATAGACTTTGAAAAAGATGTATACAGAAGAATTGGTGTGATTTATAGATCGTCAACTGAAGATGAAAAAATACTTATTGATGATGTAATTAAAGAAGTAAGATGTATGATAGTTAAATTAAGAGAAGGTAGGGTGTTTTAATATGAATAAAGAAATAGTAATAATTAAATTGGTAGAAAAATATAGTAAGGATGATTGCTTATTAAGTACTATAGCAGATACATTAAAATCTTGTAGTAGGTATGTTGATTTAATAACACAACAAGAAGTATTAGTTACAGTAGAAAAATACAATATGTCTAAAGATGATTTATTAGAAAAAATTACATCTTTAGATAAACAAAGAAGAACTACACATAATGTTATTATAAGTGGGATTAAATTGATTAATAGATTATGTGTACTAAATAAGTTGGATAAATTCTATCAAGGAGACGAAAGTGATAGATATGAAATAGCAGATTTTGCAATGGAATTGGTAACGTCTAATTTTACAAATAGAAAAAAATAATAAGAAGGAGTACAAAATAATATGAAAAAAGAAATAGTAATAATGATAGAGAATATAGAAGAGGAATATAAAATAAGAATGGTAGATCTTTTTCTAGAGATTGAAGATATGGGATTTGAATGTAAAAAGATTATTTTATCACGTATTGATATTAATATATGGATAGGTAAAAAAGATTCTATATCTATATTATGTAATTATTTAAAAGATCATGGATGTAATATTATTCAGATCAAAAATATATTAAACGAATGGGGATTAGACGTATTAGAAAAAATACTAAAATCTAAGGAGAATTAACATGGGAGGAAAACGAATAGATGAAAAAAAGAATGATATCGAATTAGAGTTTTCTGATAGATTAGATTCTTTATATTTAAATTTAGGACAGGTAGCTAGAATGTGTAGGTTAGCTGCATTAAATAATAACAAAGAAAATATATTTATAGGAGAAGGTAATTTTACTAACTTCTGTAAACAATTAAGAGAAGCAGGATATAATTATATAGAGATTAATAAATATTTAGTTAAATGGAAAAATCAACTTTTTACAAAAATAAAATAAAGGAAAGGATAATATGAAATATAATAAGTATGAGGATAAGGATATTGATGCTAAGATATTAACGAAAAAGACTATGATATTGTTTGAGTATTTGTCAAATGGAAATGATTTAAAGGAGGTATTACCAGTCGTTAATAATTTTATATCTTTATGTAATGTAGTCTCTACATCTCAACGTTTTGATGAATTTTGTAGAAATGTAGATGAATCTGTGATATCAGATGATTCTATATTAAATCTTTGTTTATACTTGAGAAGAAATTGTTATACTCATGATACAATAAAAATAATATTAGAACAATGGAAAAATGAAATTAATGAAATAAAATATAGGAGTGAATTATTATGAAAAAAGAATTAACAATCGAGGATAAAAAAATATTAAAGAAAGAAGTTGAAATAGAGGTTAAATATAAATATGTTTTTGATTCTTTTAAAAATATTATATATAATCTTATAAACTCGCCATATTTAAACGATAAAGATTTTTCAATAAATACTTTTACAAATGATATAAGAAATAGAAATCATAGAGACAAAGAATTAATAGAATTTATTAAATTTTTAAGCAGTATAAATAAAAAACAAAAAGAAATAAAAGAAATTTTAATAGATTGGAAAGATAGAGTAGATAGTTATGAAAATGAATATACATGTGATCATCTTCCTTCTGATAGTTTAATCGAAATAAAAGATAATATATTTTTCTGTGAAAGATGTGGTAAAGTATTTGATATAATTCCACAATTACCTAATGAAGATATTAATAATTTCGTTGACAAGTTTAGTTCATTAATAAATGATATGAAGGGACAAGGTTATTATGATCCAGAAATAGGATTAATTTCAAATAGATATGGTGGTAAAGGAGTTATTTCTAGTATAACAGAAGATTCTATATTATCTCCTCATACAAATGATGGTACTCCAGTTGAAATAAACATGTCACTAAAACAAATTATGAACAGAATGACAGATGAAGAGTTTATAAAATTTACTGAAAATCTTTTCTTAAAAAATATAGAGGTTCGTAAATCTAGAATATTAAAAGAAAATTTACCAAGTTTTGAAATTGGTGAGAATAAAAATACAGAATATATACATGATCCTAATTCTCTAATAGCAAAATGTCTTCATGTTGAATTTCATAAAGATGGAAATAAAATGAATATGACCAAAATAAATGAAGATACATATAAATGTAATATATGTACAGAAGAGATATCTAGAGATATGTATAAATTATTAAAACTACGTTTTGAAACTAAAAGATAAATGATTGGGTGTATAAACACCCTTTTATTTTTTTATCTTTTTCTTCAGTTGAACATTTAGATAATTATGGGAAAGGAGGTTTTATAATGGGTAGTAAATTTATTAATAAAAAATATAATGATACAGTTACTAATTTAGTAGAAGGTATAAATAATAGATTAAAAAATCCCTATTATATATTTAATGATAGACAACCTACTATTACAGATTATTATAATCAATCAGAATTAGAAACATCATTAGATGAACATCTACAACAAGAGTTTGAAGATTTAGGGGATGAATCTCCTATAAGATTCAATAAAATAGAAGACTTAGTATTATATGGAATGCCAAAGTTAGAAGCTAATTATAATATAACAGAGAATGGTTTTGAATCAGATCAACTTCAAGGAGAAGCTATATTCCTACCTAATACTATAATACCAAAAAAAGGAGATTTCTTTAGAATAAAATATTTAAACCAACCTTTATTATTTAAAGTAATCAGTTCTACAATAGATACAATAGATAATCTTAGTAATATATATAAAATTCAATGGGTATATGAAAGACCAGATTGTGACGAAATAGAAAAACAAGTTGTTGACAACTTTACTTCTATAACAGAAAACTCGGGTACAGAATATAAATCTGTTATAAAGAATTCAGAATATAAATTTATAGAAAAGATAGATGAAGTATTAACAACTTTAAAAGAGTACTATAAAGTATTATTTTATTCTGATAGAGTACAGGCTTTTATTTTTTCATTTAAACATGATTTTTTCTATGATCCTTATGCAGTAGAATTCATAATTAAACATGATTTAATTAGTACATTAGACGATTATTTATACATTACACAACAATGTAGTTTGCATGAAACTTTTGTATTTGAATATGTAAAATCTATATTTACAGCTTTAGAAAAGAAAGATAAGAACCTTGGTAAATATAAAACGTTTTCTCAGGCTGAATTTATCCAAGATGTATTCGGAGTATTCTCTTTTAGATCAGAACCTTATTATAAAATTCTATATAGAGATTATATGTTTCCAAATAAGGAGATAATAAATTTCTTAGATGAAGATTTGATCGGTAGAATATCATCAAATACTTTATATAGCGAAGATGAATTAAATTATAGAAATATTATAATAAAACATTTTAATAATACTGATATAAAGTTAAATGATGTAGAATGTATCTCAAGTATGCAATATAATACAAGTGTTAATCTATTTTATGAGATAATATTTGTGATATATATATTAGAAAAGAATGTCAAAATATTATTAAAATAACATTGAAATAATACTATAAAATATAAGGAGGAATATTGTATGGATTTAGAAAGTATACTATGTTTAGAAGTAGCTGCTGATATATGTACAGAATCTATTGAGATGGATTTTAGTGTCTACGATTTTCAAATGCAAGAAAGAATGGATGATTTAGAAAGAAAAGGAGTGACATATTAATGAGTAATTCAGTAACAATAAAAAATGTAAATATATATCCGATAAAAGGACAAAAGGTTTATGAAATTAGCCCACCGTTAATTGGTATTTGTACAGACGTAGATTTAAATACTTTAATTATAAGAAGAATAATTAAATCTGGTCATAAGGTTGAGGAAAATTTACCAGATGGTAGAAAAATTGTTCTAAATCTTGAAAACTTTGAATGTGATAATACCGTAGAAAGACCAATTATGACTACTATCGTGTCATCTAATACAAATTCAGAATTAGTTGATAAATTGGTTAAATCTGAATCAACAATAAAAGAACTTAATGAAAAGATTGATAATCAAGAAGGTAATTATAGAGAGGCTGTAGCTTCTTATACATCATTACTAAATGCAGCTAAAAGTGAAAGTTTAGAAAAAGATAAAAAAATAAAAGAGTTAACAGAAGAGAATGTAAAATTAAAAGAAGAAGTTAACACTTATGAAGAATTATCAAAAGAAGAACCAATTAAATAAAAAATATAGAGCACATTAGTGCTCTATTATTTTATCTTATAAATGTGTATTGTCATCGTACATTAATAGTTATCCCCCTTTCGTTTATTTGGATAACATTAATGTTTAGTGTTTACCATATACTTCAACTCCTTTATAATATAATCATTTAGTGTTAAATTAAGATGATTATTATTGTTTATTCATAATTATAATATATAATTATAAATCGGGAGTTTTACAAAATCTTAATAAAATTCTATAGGAGTTAATTTCTTTTGTGTTTGTGGGAGTATTAAAGTAAAATTATATAATGCTTGTACTGTTTCATTACTAGATACATGAACATTCTTTCCACCTAAATCTATATAGTATCTTTTAGAATTTATATATTCATCTAATTCTTTATTAGATTCAATTGTATAAGCTACTTTAGCGGTTAACTGATCACCATCCACACATTAACCTATTGTGAACGCAACTTCACCAGAAGATTTTCATCTTCCCAGACTATATCATCCCTTATGGGCTACCTCTTTCGAATCTATCATAAGCTTATAGATCCTACTCTACTCAATATTAAAGTTATATTTATTTGATATTTCGGTATGAGATTCTTTTCTTTTTATCCTACCAATTATACTTCTTTGTTGTTGAAATTCCCCTGGTAGTTTCAATTCATCTATAATTGCTCTAGTTGAATATCCTTTAGATAATAATTTACAAATGTTTTCTACATATGGAAAGAAATCTATTTGAGGTTTCTTCTCTTTAAATTTATATAATGTGGATATATGTTTCCATCTTTTACCTTTAATAATATGACTTACATTAAATCTATTATTTTCAGTATTTTCCATATTAGATTTTATTAAAGCATTTCCATATGAATCTCCATCTTGAACATATTTGCAAATACTATGTACTTGTTCTTCTGTCCATTTACTCATACCATTATTTTCTCCATAAGTATTTTCTCCAGTACCCCAACCTCCATCTTCCTTGACAAATCTTGATTCAACATGTTTAGAAAATTCTCTATCTGTATCTTTATTTTGAAACTCATGTTCAAGATTTTCTAGTTGAGTACACCATTCTAAATTACCATAGAATGCATCTGATCTACATAAATTTTTATGGTTTACTTGAGTTTTATTTATTGGGTCTGGATTAAATACATACATGGTAGCAACCAAAATATGTACAAAGAAAGATTTTCTAGTAGAATCATTTAATTGTAAAGATACTGATAAATATCCATTAGATAGTGCTACCGATAATAAATTACCTTCTATATTTAAAAATCTACCATAATTACTTATCTTATAACCTGTTCTGATATTATAACATTGTAAATCTACCCATTGTTCTATAGGATTAGGATATTCTATTAATGGGTTTATACCTTGTGAGAAATCGTCTCTTATCATAAAACTTTTCATTTATTCTCATCTCCTTTCGTGTATATAATATATAACTTTAATATCTTTTGATAGTCGTTGAACGTTCCCTATACATCATCATATAAGGCTTCGATGCTGATTACCCAATTATTAATCATTCTCAAGCATTCACGCTTATAGTTTCCCATTACGTTGTAGCTGATTAACTTACAAGGGCGTTCCAGCAGTTAAGGTAGTTTTTGTTTCGACGCACATCGTCAAGAAGACTACAATGGTGAGGTTTATAGTCTCCTTCTACTTTTTTGAGATGCAAATTACTGATGTTTAAAGTATCTCTAAATCTAGATGATGTATTAGTACCTATATCTTCCTCTCTTATTTTTGGATAATAAGGATAGAATTCATTATTTATATAAATACCTTCTGTTTCTACTGTAGATGAAATTCTAATTTTATTTGGGAATTGACCGAAATAAGTATTCATAGGATATCTTGTTAATAATACATGTTTATCTTTAGACATTTCTACAGCAGCCATATAAAAAATATCACACCAACATAATCTTCTATGATAAATAGATGATACATCTTCTTTATCCATTTCATCTTTAGTATCTGTATGAGGAGCATTGTTACCTTTAAAGTACATATATCTCATTTCACCTGTAGTTAATTCTACTTCTATAGGAATGAATCTATTTGAATATCCATGTATAAATCTTTTCATTTGTTTTTTAATTACATCATCTGAAAATTGCACATAAGGATTCTTTACTTGTACTACTTTAGGATTACCCTTATCATCATATAATACTTTTTCATTAGTACCACCGAATTCATTTTCAAAGAATCTTCTACACCAGAATAATATATACGGATATAGATTTGCTAAGGCTGATGCTAACGGTAAAGCACAATGTCTTAAATCAACCATTAAATCATCTACTGATTCTACATTTAATTCAGGAGCCGATATAACTAATCTAGAAGAATAATCTGAAGTCTTTGCCATAACTGTTCTTTTTATGATTCCATATTTCTTTCCTAGATTTGGTTCTTGAGTAAACCAATCATATACTCTAACTAATAATTCCTGTATTCTTCCTATAGTAGCAGATGTCATTGAAAATCCAAAATCATCGGATTCTCTTAATGCAGCTGAGGCTATAATTAAAGAATTATATATCTTATTAATTTCTCCTACTCCTAAAGTTTTATTTCCAGTATTTACATCTCTATAGTATGCAGGTATTACTATATACTTATCTAAAAATAATGTATTATTCTTTTTATTTCTATTTATAAAATCTATATTTATATCTCTTTTGAGAGAGTCTGTAGATTTTATTTTTATCTTATCTATATTATTTTTTAAGAAGTCTACCCCATTTTCTCCATTCTCATCTTCTTCTAATTGTCCTTGAGAATTAATCTTAAAATTCTTAGTCCCATGAACACATTCTTTTATTTTTCTATCCATTCTACACCATATTTTATATGATAATGGATCTATGAAATTTTTGTGTAGGTCAATATAGGCAAATATATTGGCTCTTTGATCTTTAGATAAACCAAAAACTTCATTAGATAATAAACCGTCTGATGTAGGTACTCCATTACTAAAAAAATATATAGGATTGGTAATCTGTTTTAAATTATTCTCTTTAATTAATCGACTAGGACTTAATGTCTCTAACTCTAAATGTTTCATATTAAAACTCCTTTCTCATTTTGATATAAAAAAGGGATCAGGTTATACACCTGATACCTCTTTCATTGTTATTCCTATAGTATCATTATTAATGTTAAATTCTACCTGATATTTTTTATCATATACAGATGATGCATTGATTACAGGTATTGATTTGGTCTTCTTTTTTAATTCAAAATATATAGAATCATCAACTATATTTATGTTTTTCATATTAAAGTCATTAAATAAAGAACAGACTCCATATGATGTCATAATAGCTTCATAATTATTAGCGAAATATTCACAATCGTTAATATTATTAGATTCTATGAATTTCATTCTATCCATTACCATGTCTCAGATCATCTCCTTTTATTTTTAGATTGCTTTCCCTTAGGGGTAGAGGTATTACCAGCAGCAGATCCCATAGCTGCTAATAATGATGCTGTACATCCCATAGCTTCAGCTTCTAATTGTTTTTGTCCTTCACCAGTTAGCATCTTTTCATAAATATCCATATAGATTTTATGAAATAACTTATTTCTCATGTTTTCTAGTTCTGTAAAAGAAATCTTCTTATAATGATTGATCATTATAATCTTATCTATATACTTCCTAGTTGAGCCACCTGATGTTGCGTAAAAAGGAGATCTTCTGCCGACATTTGATGTTCTGGTTCTATATAATTACATTTAGGACATTTACTTTCAGGTATTTTATATGTAATACCTTGTTCTTCTTCACTTGCTTCTTTATATATGTAAGATAATAAAGTTTGAAATTGTGCAGTATTTAATTCTTTAGTTATAATCAAACCGTATTTTCTTATCTTGTTTTTAAGAACTTTTCTTGCTTTTTCCCTATCATCTTTTTCAACGTCAATTGTCAAATCTATAGGTCTGAATTGTTCATTTTGTCTATCTATAAGATATATAGTATCTACATAAGTTAATATATTTATTATACTACTATATTTCTTTCTAAATTCAGGTTCTAGTAAATAAGGCTCAATATTATTTTTCCAAATAGAAGGTTTCTTTAATTTAAATAAATAATCATCTGATATTTGATAACCTTTACCCTCTATTTTGTATGGAGAATCATCTGGATTATTTAATATATCATAATATTTAGCTTCTGCTTCTGGAGAATCAAATTTCATCATATTCTTAATAGGAATATATTTATTTAAATAAGGTGCTTTACAATGATCACATTGAGCTGCTAATATATTACTATCTTTAAATGAACTTATAAATCCACCCATATAAATATGATTCAAATCCACAGATAAAGTATTCTTTAACCATGTAAATACATCAACAGGTTTAGTTCCTCTTAAATGATCATATAATATTTTAAATTTCTTAATCAATTGTCCATACTCTCCACCAGTCTCTAATTCAGCTACTAGCTCATTTACTTCGAAACCTTCTAATTCTTCCATAGCAAATATTCTTTTTGAGTTCCATAAAACATGTTCCTCAATATCTTTATGTCTTGTAGAAGAAGCATTGTTAATATTAACAGGTTTTCCAAATCCAAATTTACTTATATCTATCGGATTCTTAATAGGTTTCAATGATGCTTTTATATCAGCTCTCATTGCTTCAAACATTTTATCTAATTCTTCTGTAGTAAATTTTAGATCTTTTTCTATTTGAGCTTCTTCATCTTCATCATCTATTTTAATATAATCAATATCTTTTGGAATTTCTTTTTCATCGAAATCGTTTTTATCAAACATTTCAGAATTTATTTTAGAAGCATCTTCTAACGATAAATTGGCACCACTTTTCATAACTGTATTACTATTAGATTCAATCATTTTTATAGGACTTACAAACTCTTTTTCATTAGGGTCTGGTATAACACCATGTTCATTATATATAACTAATTTTTCTTCTACTACATCATCTATAACTATAGATGATTTTATTTCAACTGATTCTTTTTCTTGATGTATTATTAGTTTTTCTTCCATATCATCATCTCCATATTCCATTGATAATTCGGGTATATCTAAATCGTTATCATTATAAGTATTTTTTAATACACCACTTTCTTCCATTTGTCTTCTTTCTATTTCTTCTTGTTTCAATTTATTGAATACAATCTTTTCTTCTTTAAGTGCATTTATTCTATTATCTATCAAACTCATAATATTATTTTCAGATTCTATATTTTTCTCTTTTGCTTCTTTGGATTGCTCTTCCCTTTTGCTCCCCTCTACTATTTTTTTGATTTTTGTCATATCCACTTCTTCATATTTAGTATCTTTTTTTCTCATTTGATTAAGTGTACTTGGTTTTTCATTCATTTATATTACCTCCTATTTAATCATTTCATCTAATGATAATGTTTTGCTTGTATTATCTGATATTAAAGAATAGATAGTATTTTCTACTTGTATATCTATAAGTATTATTTTTGATTTCTTTTCTTTCTGGGTTATATTTATACTTACATTTTGTAACATAGGTAAATATTGTGCTATTTGTTTTTCAGCATTTAATTGTAACGCAGGTATATCATCCATCCACATATTTCTGTAGTTTTTGTATAATCCTATACCCATATTAGGGTGAGTTTCTATATCTCCAGGGTTCATTAAAAATAATCTAATTAATAATATAGCAATAGCATTTTCACCTTCAAATACTTTAGGGTTTTTGTAATCATCTAATGATAAGACATATTCTCTTATAGCCACATATAATCACCTCTGATATATTAAATTTAATTATAAGTTTAACTTATAAAAAGATACATAATGTAAATATAAAGATTTATAATTATATATTATACTTATGAATACATAATAAAATATTTTAATTAAGAGGAGAGATTTAAAATGATTGCATGATGAAATTCAAAAAGTGATAGCTAATTCATATTCAAATTATTTAGGAGGAAATTTATATTTATTTGGTTTATTTACAAAAATAGATAATCTATATGTAGAAATGTTTGAATTATTCTATGATACTAACATAACAAACCATATTGATAATTGTTTGGATAATAATTTATCTCAAAAACAATCAATAGAATCTATGGTAGATGGTGTCATTAATAATGAATTATTTGAGAATAAACTGAAAGGCTTTAAATTAGATCATATTAAAATAAATAATATAATAAATGTGTATAATGATGTGCTTATTAATTTACCAGAAGAAAAGTGTTTAATAGAAAGGAAAGATATTAAATTATTAAACGACTATTATTATGTCAAAACAGTCTATTCAAAATTGATAGAATCTTTGAATAAAATAAAAGGAGGAGAAAAACAATGAGTCAAACAATAGTCATTGTTAAAGGTGGAGAAAAAGTCAATGATCTTTATTGTGAAAATAGAAGAGAATTTGTAGATGAAATTTATTTTACTACATCTGTTACAGATATTATTTGGTATCAAATAAAAGGGGTCGTAATAAATATTGATACATATGATAATGATGAAGATTTAACTGATTCTTGTTTACAAATAATAGATCTAGATAAGAAAGATGAATTATTACAATTGATAAAAGATTATGATAAATCTAAATTAACAGAAGCAGATTTATTTTGGTTATTGGAATTAGAAACAGTATTAAAATCTAATGACTATGATTATTTACAAATAAGTATTTAGGAGAGGATTAAAATGAAATTAAAAGATATGAAATTTGGTATTAAGGTAGATAATGATTGGATTGAATGTGTAATTGGAAATAGTATTTATTATTCAAATAAATTAAGTATAAAATTTGATATTGAGGAAATTCTTGATATTCTTAATATTATAAGTAATTATTATAAATATACTAAAATAAGTTTTCATGTAGATGAAAACTGCCTTGGATATAAAATAACACATGATACTATTAGTTTATTGGCTGTAGAAATAAAGCCAGATGAAGAAATGATAAGTTGGATAATTAAAAATAAATCTAATGAATCTTATAATATAGAGATTCTATATAGAGAGCCAACTGTAATGGGGTTTCCCAATTTTATAAAAGAAAAGAAGAATACAGATAAGATTAAAGAGGAGACGATTAAAATGAAATTAAAAGAAATAATGTTTGGTATTAGATTTAGATCTATAAAGAGTGAATGTAACTGGCTTAAACGTTTTGATAAAGATGAAGTACTTCCATTGATGTTTGATATTCATATGACATTATACTCTTATAATGAAATAAAAGTATTTTTATCATTATATAATGAAGATGATATTGATATATGTTATGATGAAGATTGTGTTGGATACAAAATGACCCATAAAGATAGTAATTCAATAACACAATTAAGTACTAGAGAATTAAAAGATCTATTTGATTTAGAATATGAAAATAATATACTTGAACCCATATACAATAATGAAGAGATGAAAAGTGATAATAAAATGAAATTAAAAGACATGAAATTCTGTATTAAAAATATAAAAATAGATAAATGGGTTGGGAAGATAAAATATCACGAAACCATAGATCATGTAATAGAATCAATAACATATGTCGATGATTATGAACATGAATATAATATTGATGAAATATTTGAAATATTTGATACTCAATCAGATATATCAGATTTTGAATTATATTGTGGTGAAAAATGTATTGGATATAGAATTACCTACGATAATAGTACACATAAATTTACACCTAGCAATTTAGTAGAGTTAGTCAGAATAAGTAAAGAACAAATATTAAATTCAACCTATAAAGTTGAAATTGAAGTATTATATAAATGTGATATTATTTATGAAAATAAAGAAATAGAAGGAGATAATATTATAGACGAAATTAAATATATTATTATGATAAAAACATGTTGCGATGATTGGGAATTTATTGGATATGAAGGGCAATATTCTTATTATCCAAGGAAAAAAGATATTATTAATGCTAGAAAATTTAATAAAGATGATATTGATGTTCATCTAGGGAGAATATTATCATATTGTATGAATTTAGAACCTATAGAAATAAAAATACTAAAATATGAAAATAATGGTAATTTAATAGCAAAACAATATAAAGAATTTAAAATTGATGAAGAAGAATTTGTATATAAGAATGATCCTATTATAAAACATATTGTAGATTATTATCAAATAGTGCATAAAATAAAAGATTATTCGAAAATAGGTATGTTCCTAGATAGTATATATAATATAGCAATTGATGATAAAAACTATTTTTCAACATTTATAATAGCTTTATTTGAAGGTTTTCATCCTAAAATAACTCAATATCAAACAGATAAAGATTGTGTTTATAGAAAAATAAAAAATATGGATTTTGATATAGATGATATAAATAAATTATTTGAACAATCTCCATTAGAATTAAAATTACTAACAGAAATGTACAATTATCAAAATCAAGAATAATAAAATTAAAGAGGGTGTTTTGCATCCTCTTTCTTTTTTGAACTTTAGAATAAGAGGTGATTAATATGCCAAGATATAACGCTAATGAAATTGTAAATGAATCAAGTAAATCAAATGAAAAACATTTATATTTTCTATCTAAAGATAATATGGATAATAAAACATTATATCCTAGAGTACCTGAGAATTATTTCACTAAGAATGGTCATGAAGATAATGAAACTAAAAGAGTTTGTTTTGCTACTTCTATACATAAAGCATTGATGGCTATTTCTATGAGAATGAAAGATATGATATTATATGTACATGTCCCTAAAACTATGAATATAGAGACATATAAACCTACAACAAAACAAGTTCCTGATTGTAAGATAACTGGAGAAACATGGGTTACTCATCCTATAGGACTAAAATGTATAGGGAAAATAAAAGTAATAGATGATTCTGGAAAAGATGGTCATAAATTTAAATACGGGGATAAAGAAGCTGAATTGTATGATTGGGACTGGGAATGGATTGAGAAGGATAAAGATATTATAAAGGAAAGATCTATAGTGAAAGAAAATCTATTAATTTCCGATAAAGATTTTTCAAATAATTTAGAGAAATGGGAGGATAGTAATTATCCAGTTTTATTAATCACAGGTCTATCGGGCGGTGGAAAGTCTACATTAGCTAATCAATTAGCTAAAGAATATAAAGCTGATGTAGTAGAATTAGATCAATTAGAATATAATCATAATAATTCAAAAAATAACTTTCTTAAAAAATTTATGGAAAGCGACTCAAAATATAATCAATATAATCATATAAGTGAATATTGGAAAGACAAGAATGATAATACAGATAAAGATAAATTAATAAAAACAGTAAAAGAATATATTCATTTCTGTGTATCTTATGCTTTAAAGAACAATATTAAAACTATAATAGAAGGTATACAAATATATCAATTAATGTATACTAAAGAGGATTTGATTTATATGACTGATAAACCTATAATAATTATGGGGTCATCTCCTCTAATATCAAAATTAAGACAATTTAAAAGAATAATAAGTGGAGGTAACGGTGGACAAACATTAAAAACACTTATTCAAGATAATAATTATTTAAGTGATTTTAGAAATGACATAAAATCTACAATAAAAGAAACAAAGGAGGATGATGAAATGGGTATTAGATTTAATTTAAATGAAAATAAAGAAATTATAGTAAGACCACAATATGAATTATGTTTATTAGAATCAGGAGTATCTTATCAAAAGAAATATAAATGTCCTTATTGTGAAACTAGATTAGATAGACAAAAACTTATAACTCATATTTTAGATGAGCATGAAGATTTCATACCAGAAAATTATACTGCTACTAGAATTGTATTTAATATAATAAATAAAAAAGAAAAAGGTAGTTGTGTTATATGTGGTAAAGAAACTTTATGGGATGAGAATAAAGCTAAGTATGATAGATTCTGTTGTGAGAAATGTGTACAAGATTATAGAAAACAAAGAGATGAAGCTATGATACGAACAAAAGGTAAATTATATGTAACAGATGATCCAGAATTTCAAAAGAAGATGTTAGCTAATAGAGGAATATCTGGAGAATATATATGGTCAGATGGAATAAAGAGAACTTATACTGGTAGTTATGAAAAGAAATTATTAGAGTTCTTGGATGAAGTAATGGGATTTAAATCATTGGATGTTATTACACCAGGTGATACAGTTTTATACGAAGATAATGAAGGTAAAGAACGTGCTTGGATATTGGATGTAACGATTATTCCTTATAATTTACAAATAGATGCTAAAGATGGAGGGGATAATCCTAATAATAGAGAGATGCCTGAATATAGGGCTAAACAAACATCAAAAGAGAAAGCCATATTTGAACAAGGTAAATATAATTATCTAAGACTTACTAATAATAACTTTGGGCAATTAATAAATACTCTGGCTCAAATTAAATTAAATCTATTAGATAATAAACAAGATAAAATATGGCACGTAAATGAATATATGGCTATGAGTGGAGTTAATCCTGTGGTTACTAAAACAGCAGATTCTAAACCAGTATCTTACATAGTTCCTTGTATGATTCAAAATTCATTTGTAGAGCCATTATATTCTAGAGATCAATATTTAGAAAAATTATATAGAATTGTAGATGGTAAATTAATATTAACTAATAGATCTGAAGTTAAGAAACAATTCGATGTATCTACTAAACTATTAAAATCTAGTGTAGCTGATAAAGTAAAAATCGGTATAGATGAATTAATTACTAAAGAACAATATGTAGATCATAACATGATGTTTGAAATGTTAACAGGTCATCAATTATTAGATAAGAATCAATATTTCTTTGACGAGAATTTAGAGGTGGAATTGGAGGGTTTTTATAAATCTAAAATAAGAAGGGATATTATAGAAGCTACTTTTTCAAATCTTCTAAATCAATATAAAGTATCTATTTGTGAGAATGCTCATAATATTAAATATAAAAATTTGACAATATTAAGAGATAATAAAGGATTCTATGCTTATAATGAAGAAACGAATAAAAGAACTGGAAGTTATGAATTAATAAACGAGATACCAGATGAAGTATTGGATTTATTGAATGATGATGATTTCTTAGATACAGATGATGATTTTAACTTTGAAGAAATCAGTTAGAATATATTTGTAAATAATTGGATTTATAACCATATATTATATACTTGAGAGAGAAGGGGATATAATATGGATATTTATATTGGTCAAAGGGTTATAAATCCAGTATACAAACCATCAGATATTATACATAATAGAAAACGAATTTTAACAAAACATAAAAAGAAAGAGGAAGAGATACAAACAAATTTTCAAAGTATTTTAGATGAATATAAAAAACGGGGGAGTGTAAAATGAAAGAAAAGAAAGATAAGTATTTCGATTTAAAGATTCATTTAAACAATTTTAAAGGAAATAGTGGAATAGATATCGTAAATAAGATTCAACAAATTTTAAAAGATAATGGTATAAATCCAAATTCTATATTAATACAAGATACAGAAAATTATAAACATCAAAAGTTAACATTATCAAATATGTGTAAATTCTTTGGTTTATCTAAATCGGAAATTTTAGAATCTAGAAAAATAAATTGGTTTAAGATATCTGAACATGCTCAATTATCTGAAGGATTTATTAGATTTGCAGATGATAAATTAGATTGGGATTGGATTTGTTATAGGGTTAATAAAGATGAATTAAAAGTAGGGAAAGAATTTAAAGACATATATCAATATAATTTTGAAGAATATGAATATTCTTATGACGACGAAATTCCAGATAGTGGTGAGACTAGATTAAGTGGTGATATAAATAAAATGAATAAGAAAAAAGATGATTGTAAACCTGATATATCTAATCATCACAATAGAGGAATGAGATCACCTTATGATAGTGGTCTTCCTTTTATACCACCCGATAAACCATATTTTAAAGATGTACCAGAATTTAAATTGCCACCATTAACATTCTTTGAAAATAAACCAGAATTTCAAGGTTCTTATATAGGAGATCCAATGGGAATACCATCCTTTATTCATCCTATGGATGGTAATGTACCTTTGGATATAGAAAATATGTCGGAAGATGAATTAAATGATCTTAAAGAAGATCTAGCAAAACAATATGGAATTCCTCCAGAAGCAGTTGTAATAAATTATATTGATCCTAATACAGGAATAAATCATGAGAATATAACTAATAATCCCTATTACAATAATCCAGAACTAGCTAAAGAAGAAAATAAAAAACAATTAATGAAAACTTATATAACCATGGATAATTATAAAAAAGAATTATTAGATATGAATCATTATGATTCTAATATGTGGTCAATGATATCTAGAAAACTTTGGTTATCTCCAGAATTTGTAGATCATTTTAAAGATAAAATATACTTTGCAGGATTAGTAAATGAAAATCCTCATTTTGTAGAGCTAATGAAGTGTGACTGGTTCTTCGATAAATATATAGATACTTTTAAAGAATTAAAAGTTGTACAAAATGTTATGACAAGACATTTAAAACCTGAATTTACTGTAATAGAAGGTGGATTAAAGTTACCAAAAAGTGAAATGTAAAGGGGGTGTCGTAAATGAAGAAGATTGTAAAAAGTAAAGATGATGTTATAGAAGGATTGGGTTATATAATTAAAAGATACAATCAATTAAAAATCAAAATTAATAAAAGTTCTGCTTACACAAAAGAAGAGACAGAAGAAAGACTTAAATTGTTACATGAAAGAGATATCTTAAGTAATATATTATATGAACATTTTGATTTACAAGATCATGAATTAGATGATGAAGATAATGAAATAATTATAGAATGATTATTATAAATAAAAGGGATTTAGTTCCCTTTTATTTTTTATCGAAAAACATTAGACTAATAAAAGGAGGGGTTTAGATGATGATACCTGAAATATTAACATTAGAAATTTTAGAAGAAGCTATAAATAATCCATCAGAAGATAATATAAGTGATAATGGAACTATTGATGTATTCTCTACAATAGAAGATCTACCGTATTATGATGCAAGTGCTCTTATAGATATGGGAGTGTACAATATTACAAGTTCTAGTAATTATTTTGATTGTCCACCAGATAATTATATTATAGGAGAAGATATAAGGACAAGCCAATGGTTCGAACAATATAAAATGTTATGCAATGGAATTATAACTCAAGAGTATTTAGATTTGTCTATAGATAGATTAAGAAAATTACAAGAGTTGTATTTAGATTATGACAGTATAATCAAAGAGGGTTCTATATCTCGAATTAATGCTAGAAAACAATCAATATTAGAATTAGGACATAATCCTGAAATATCATTTAATTTGAAGATTAGAACTAGAATCAATGAAATGAGAAGAGTAGAGTTATCTTCTAAATTAGAATCATTTGAAGAAGTAATTGCTGAAGATATAAATTGTAGAGATTATTTAACAGAATCAGTACATAAAATAAAAGATAGTGTTGTATATGTTGTCTTAACATATACTGGAACTACATTTGGTAAGATAATATCTAAAGTTACAAACTGTAAGTACTCTCACGCTGGTATATCTTTTAACAGTGATTTATCAGAGGTTTATTCATTTAATGGTTCAACTAATGGGTTTAGTCATGAATCTATCAAAAAATATATGAGTGAGAGTAAAGAAGCTAGAATAGTTGTTTATGGGATTGTATTACCTAAATTTAAATTAGACACAATGAAGACCACTGTTGAGACTATTAAAAAAAGTGATTATAGTTATAGTTTCTTAACTGGTTTAACTGCTGTATTAAATAAACCAATGAAACGAAATAATGCTATGATTTGTTCTCAATTTGTAGATTCAATACTTAAGTCTGGTAAAATAAATATATTAAAAAGAGATAGTTCTGTAGTTTTACCATCACATTTCTATGGTACTAAGAGTAAAAGAATGATTAAATTATTTGAAGGTCCAATGATTGATTATAATAGTATAAAGGCTGCTTCTTTAATAGGTAATTATATAGAAAAAAATCCTGTAGAAGAATCTGTAGTATTAGAAGTAAAAGAGTTTCCTGCTGGATTTGATGAAGATGGTAATCTGTTAATAAAGAATATGAAGAAACTAGATTATAATTTAGAATATTCCAAATCCCATAAACTATTAAAGAGTTATGAAAAATCTGAGAACTATTATCCTATGGCATATGAATTAAGCAAGTTGTGGTTTATGAATAGTTTATTAGAGGAGAAGATTTATAATGGTAAGATTAAACCAGAAGAAAAGAAAGATTTATTCACTATACGATCTAAAATACTTAATGATTTTAATAGATATTTACCTATATTATGTGAGCATGAGAAAGGGTTTAATTTTACTCATTATTATAATGATACTCCTTTCTCGGATTCGGTATATAAAATAAATCATAGCACTATAAAATATAGTATAGATTTGTTAAAGAATATAAAACTATTAATGTTGTAAAAGTTCAATTATTTGATTATATATTATAAGTATGAATAACATATTGAAGTTGATTAATTTCAACTTCATATTTTATATTAAATTACATAGAGGAGAGAAATAAAATGGATAATAAAATTGAACAAGAGGTAATTTTAATGGAAAATGAAATGGAAAACAATAGAGTCTTAAATGAAAACCTAATAGAAATAGACAGAGCATTTCAACAACAACAAATAATGGATATGCAAATTAATTTAGGATTTGGAATGGTATTTTAATAATAATAAAGAGGAGCGAAATAATATGAAATTAAGTATAGAAGCACAACAAAAAATAATGAATATCATGAGTATAAAATATAGTATATGTAGTTTAGAAGACTATAGAATCGTTAATATAGAAATATTTACAGAAGATGATAAATCTATGGTAGACTTAAATTTTGATACTTCTTTGATTACAAAAGATAATATTGAATTTATTAAACTTATATTAAATAATATAGAAAATAATATGGATACTTGGGAAAAATTATATGATACTAAGAAAATTAAAAACTATTCTATAAATTTTGAAAAAAGATGTTTCGGAGTTGTATCTAATAATGAAGAAAATTTATCCATCAATGATAATGATAAAATTTTAGAAAGATACATAACTGATAATGAAAATGAAATTATATTAGAAGAGACTTTATCGTTAAATTATCTTAGAGAAGGTATGAAAGAATATATCAATGGAATACTATTAGAAATAGTTGCGGTTGTAGAATCAGAATTATAAAATGAGTAGAACTGGATTTTTCCAGTTCTATATTTTACGATAAATAATATAAAGGTGGTAATACTAATGAATACAAATATTGTAAAAGTAACAAATAATATATTAACAACAATGGGGTTAATGAATAAGAGTAAATACTCTTTATTTAAAGAAGAAAATGACATGGTATTAGAATTAGAACCAATTATAGATTGTCATATAGGAATTAACTTAGAAAGTATTAATAATGAAGCTAAAGCTTTTATTAAACTTCTTACAGATTCTATATCATTTGATGATGATAATTCATTATTTGAATTATATATAGATAATAAAATTAAGAATTTCTTCGTTGATTATAATATAGGATTAATATATATAATTAATAAAGAGAACACAATTCATTGTGCATATGAATACGGTATTGAAGGTAAAGATTATATTACATTTGTAGATGAATCAAATGATTCAATATTATATTTTGAAATAGCTAGTCATTTAAGTAAAGATATAATAATACAATCAGCAAGACAAATAATAAATTTAATTTAAAGGAGAGAATAATAATGGTAAATATATTTACACTAAACTATGCTAATGATTGGATAATTGAAGAGGAACATGATATGATTAAAATTAAACCTAAGGATTTTAATCCTATAAAAGCTGACTTTATAATTTCTAAAGAATATAAATTAATACCAATTCATATGAGAGAGATTGTAGAGATTCTGTATAATTTTTGTAATATACAAAGATTAAATAAAATGATGACTAAGGATTATCTTAAAAATATAAAATTAGTATCAGACACATTAATATTCTCATCAGAAAATATTATATTTACAATTATAAATAAAGAAAAAGGAGTTGAGATTCTTGTATTAGATAAAGATGAAAATTTGATACTAAATATATTATGTCATGAGTCTTATATAACGGAAGAAGATTATGATGTTATATATGAAACTTGTAAAGAGATATTAAAGAAATTATTATAGATGGGTTGTATAAAACAACCTTTTCTTTTTTATATAAAAAATATTATAATTATATATTATAGTATTGGTAAACAGAATAAATATATTAAGGAGATTGATAAAATGAAACAATTTATGAAAAGAGATAAAGAATTAAATAATGAAGTAATGGATGAAATACATAATAATTTTATAGCATATGATTTTACAAGACCACAAATAATTCAACCACAAAATATTAGTAATGGATATGAAATGTGTCTGAATAATAGTTTCATTAATCTAGAAGTTACAGAAGAAGATATATTAGACAATAAAGAGATAAGAAAGAATATGTTAGATAGAACTTCTGTTCTCGATAAAATTAAAGGTTTAGTTTTAATATCTAAATTAAATTATTGTACACTAAGAATGGTGTCAGAGTATTTTGAGATAGACTATCACACATTAGATAAATGTATTCAAAGAAATGAGGATGAATTTGATAATGGTTTGATTAAAAAGACTGGTAGAGAGATTATAGAATTGATAAATAATTCTGTTTCATCGGACATTAAGTCCGTTCAAAAATCTAATAATGATATAAATACACATAGAGGTGTTTTACTTACGATAATGAAAATTTTAATAACAAATCCAACACCTTATTAAATAAAAGAGTTATATTAAATATTGCTATGTTATTAAGAGATTCTGGAGTAGCTAAATATATAAGAAAAATGTTATTAGATAATACAGAAAATTGTCAATATAATAATTTATTACCTCAGGAATATTCTAATGAATTGATAGAAAGTATACAAATAATTAAAGCTGGATTAAGAATGAATAGAACTTTATCTGATATTGAAATTGCTTATAAAAATGGTATAATAGATCAAAAAGAATATGTTTTATTAAAACAAGATCAAAATACTATTATTTAAATAAAAATAATAAGAGAGATTAATTTATCTTTCTTTTAATATATTACTTTTAAATTAACTTAAATATTGTATATAAAATAAAAGAACGGGGGATATTAAAAATGGGAATTTTATGTGATCAAGAAATAATAAAAGCTGTGGAAAAAGGATATATATATATTGAAGGGTTCAATCCAAACAGAGAATATGATGGTAAAGGAGGATATAACGGTAGACTTGGACCTAATAGCTATGATTTAAGTTTAAATGAAAAAATATTAATATATACAGATATTCCATTAGATATGAAAAAGAAAAATGAAACTAAAGAATTATTTATTCCAAAGGAAGGTCTAATATTATATCCAGGTAAATTATATTTAGCTATGACAAATGAATATACAAAGACTGATAATTATGTACCTATAATAGAGGGTAGGTCATCTGGTGCAAGACTAGGTATTCAAGTACATTCAGCTGGATTTGGAGATAATGGCTTCAGTGGCAGATGGACATTAGAGATAACTGTGGCTCACCCAGTAAGAATATATGCAGGTGTCAATATATGTCAAATATATTTTCAAACACTTAAAGGAAAATCTAACAATAAGTATAATGGAAAGTATAATGACTCTAAAGATGTATTGGCTACTAAAATGTATGATGATGAGATATTTCAAACTGTTAAAGATCTAAATAGAGTATCAGTATCAGATAAAAGCATTTCATCTATGTTACGAAAAGATGATTGTCCTAAAAAATTTGATACAACAGATAATGATAATTTTTCTATAGACTTTAGTATAAAAGGTGAGGGTGCAATATCCAAATTCATGGAACAATATAAATCCGAAATGATACAAGGATTTATAGATAATGAAAAACATAATAAATTATTAAAAGACCAAAAGAAAAAAGAACCTATTAAGTCAAATCCTTTAGGTTTCGAAACATTCTTTTATGGTGTAACACAAAAACCTAAATGGTTTAAAGCTGTTACAAATGTTAAAACTACAAAAGAAATAGAAGATGAATGGGTTGATAAAAGTGATAAACCTTTTGCAAATATTAGTAAAAGACTTAGTGATATAATTTCAAATCTAGAGACATCGATTAATGAATCTAATGCTCCTGTATCTTATAGATTACAAGATCATGATACATCTATAATGGAATTTGTAGAACCAACAGGTGATATATTACCATTCATACTTGAAGCTGCTGGAGTGAATCGATTATTTATACAAGAGTTAGCCCAACAAGATGATAAAAAACAAATAAAAGAAATCAAAGATATGATACATGAAAATATAGAAAGATATAAAGCTTATGGTACAACTAAATTTGATGTAAAAGATTTGTTAACAGGGAAAGACATAGTTCTTGATATTTCCAATATTACATATAAAGATATAACTATATTATTGACAAACAATCAAACATTTGTAATTCAATTTACTGATGATAATATAACTGTAAGTCTAAAAGATTTTCTATTATCAATAGTTGGTTGAATTAAAAGGGGGATAAACATAAATGCAAATTTATAATGGAGATAAATTCTATTACAAGCATTCTAATAAAGATGAATTAAATTTTAGAGTAGTTAGAATTAAAAATGAAAATACTTTTAATTGTCTAAGAAATGATGGTAATTTAATAAAGATAAGTAGACAAGATTTAGAAGATAATTATATCAGAATAACACCACATGGTACTTTATTTATATCTATTGTAGATATGGGAGATAGACTACAAGATGTTATTCTATCTTTATTTAGAATGCAAGACTTTAAAGAAAAAGCAAATACAGAACCTTGGTGTGTGTGTAGACAACATATATCTGACATATTCTCTGAGACTATGAATAACAATCCTTATCTTAAATATTCAGGAGTTTCTTTATCTCATAATACAATACCAGAAGGTCAAGAATTTCAAGAAGTATTAGCATGTAATGGTATTTTGGATACTAAAAAATATAGTGTATACTTAGATGATACTATGGAAGATATCTTATATCTAGTGGATAAAAAATATAGAGTAAGATTAGATGATGTATTAGGAAATCTATATTCTAAAATGAATGATGATTTTCATACTGGGTATAATGAAACTTTAGTAGACTTGATTGATAATAATGATTTTGTGTTTGATTATCTAGAAGCATGGGGAATTCAAAGAGTTTCATTTAAGGTTACTGAATTTCCAACTGAAGAATTATTACCTAATCATAGATTTGAGGTTGAAGGTATTACTTCTTGTGAAATGTTAAAAACATATGTAGTACCTTTTGATTATAAAATAAATATAAGTCAAATAAAAAGAAGTCACCAATTTATATGTGATGTAGAAAATAAGATATATATAATTGCATATGATAAAGGAGAACATCTAACAGAGTCCTTTAAATCTGCTATAAAAAGAAACAATGATATTTATAGTGTATTAAAGAAGGTTAAAGAAAATAATAAAAAACAATAGACCAAACTATAATATAATTGTATATTATATACATGAAACAAAATAAAAATATATGTGATTATTTTATATTAGTTGATAATATAAAATAAGGAAGGAGTTATTAAAATGGATGGATTTACAGGTGTACAAGGAATGCAATCAGCAAAGTCAATGATCGAAAATTATGAAAACACAAAGTTGGGGTTTGCTCCTAAAGGTGGAACTCAAGCAGGTCAAGGACAACAATCAAGTAGAGATAAATTTAGCTTTACTTTTGAAAAGGAAGAATTTATCGGTACTCAAGAAACTTCTATTACAACTACAATTGCTTTAGGTCAAAAGATTAGTAACTATTTAGGAAAAGTATTTTCAGATTTAGCAGGTGCTATAATTGTTCCAGATCAACATGGTTTACCAGAATTAGTATTATACTTTAGAGATGTTCCTGCAAGAGAAGGTAGAAAGAAAGGTATTATACTATTAAAAGATAAATTAAATGAAGGAGCTAATAACAATTATTCAGCAGGTGCTCAACAATTAATGACAATGAGTACACTTTATAAAACTAATAGAGTTTACGATCTAACAGAAGATGCTAGAGATGGATTAACTAGATTCATGTTTAAAGATGGAAATAACAACATCAACTGGAATCAAAGAATCACTGAACAATATGCAAATGGTGTTAATGGTGAAATATTAGTTAAACTAAGAGGTTTAAACTTGGTAGAGTTTGCTAAAGCGATATTCGGATATAAATACCAAACAGAACTTAATGGTGAAAAAATTATGAATTACTATGATTATGCAATCAATCTTATTTCACCAATATCAACACCTTATACAATGAATGTCTATAATAATGGAAGTAGCTTAACTGATTATGCTATATCTATTGCAAGGATAGATAAAACTGAATTAGATAAGGTAGCTAAGATATTTGGACAACCAACAACATATGGTACTACACCAATGTGTGCACCACAAGACTAAATATAATAATTTAAAATAATATATAACTACATAAGGGGGATTAGGTTCTCCCTTATTTTTTATATTAAAATTAGGAGGAAATTAATATGGCTTTTAAAGGTGATTATAGTTTTAAACTAGGACAATTAAACGAGGTATTGGAAGAAAAGAATAATACATTCAAAGCATTAAGAACAATATCACATAATGGGAAAGCAGAGGTTCTTGATATTAGAACATGGTATATAAATGGAGAGGGACAAGAAATAATGGGTAAAGGTATTTCATTATCAGATGAAGGTGCTGATAATCTTGCAGTATTCATGGTAAGAGAAAAATATGGTGATACTAAAGAAATAATAGAAGGATTAAAAACTAGAGAAGATTTTATTCCATCATTAACTGCTGTACTTACTCATCAAGAATTAGAATCAGTAGGAGTAGATATATCTAAAGTAGATCCATCAGAGTTCTATGATCCTATAACTGATTTCGATTTAGAGGAGGCTGTATAATATTGATAAAATTTGAATATAATGGATCGTTCGAAGAAGATTCAATAATTGTTAGAGATATAGAATATGATGAAAATAATAATGAAATAAAAAGAAAAAAACTATATGAGATTAAAGTGGGTAGATTAGATATATATGGAATCTCAGTAACATGGATTCATCCAACTAGAGATAATACTTCTAGTGGATGTAATATAAACTCATATAAAGGTTATATAGATTTTGTTAGAGATATAATTATGTCTAAGGGAAATGGTATGGTAAAATTTTTATCTCACGATATTCATATGGAAATTGTGCCCGATTTATTTAAATATATCCTACAAAACTTAAATATTACAAGTTCTAATATAATAAAAGGGGATTATTAATATGGAAGAATTAGAATTGGATTTCGAATTTAAAGGAATAAATATGACACAATTTGAATATGACCTTAACAGAAAAAAGGATATTATAATTGCTAATTATATAGAATATAATAATGGATTATGTATAAAATACTATCAGTTATATAAAATTGTTATTGAAAAAATAGATAAACGTATAGATATATCATACTATCATAAAGATAATAAAAAATGGAATATAAGTACAGGTGTAGGATGTATGCAAAATTATATTGATTTTTCTAATAATATTTTAAATAATATAAATAAAGATAATAAAACTAAATTCTGTAATAGTTATGATACACTTATACATATAGAACTATTACCAGAATTATTGAAATCTATCTTAGGAAAATTAAATGACTTATTATATTTTGATAAGGGTGATAAAAATGAGCAAAGTGTTAATGAACCAATTGATCAACTCGTATCTAATTAGATATGATAAATTAGTTCCGTTAGTAAGAGAAGCATTTAAATTTTGTAATAATGCAACAGAACTAAATATATACATAGACATATATTCTATAGTAAAGTCTTTATATAAAATTGATTATGAAATGAAAGAGTACTCAACTTTGTCTTCATGTGTAATAAACATGTGTGCACATTATAGAGATTTCTTTAGAAATGCTAAAATAAAAACTAATTTCTATCTCGTATACTCTAAGAATTGTCCATACATAAATAATCAGTTCTATAAAAACTATAACTTTACTTCACAAGCAAATTTTAACGCAGATAAATCTATTGATGATATGATTCAATTCAATATAGATTTAATGGAATTATTCTGCAAATACTTAGATGATATTTATTTCATCAAAGGTACATTCGAAACAGGTGTTATAATACACGATTTAATATTAAGGAATCAAAAAGATAAAAAGAGAATTCCAAATTTAATATTAACAAAAGATATTTACAATTATCAACTAGTAACAAATAATGATACAGTAATATTCAGACCCAAGAAAACAAGTAATGGGGATGAATCATATTACGTAGATCATTATAATCTTATGAATAGATACTTAGCAGATAGGAATACAAAGCAACAAACATTAACTCTTCTACCAGAGACATTGTCATTATTAATGACTTTATCATCTGTAAAAGAAAGAGGAATAAAAATGTTATGCAATGTAACTACTGCTATGTCTACCATACAGAGAGCTATTGATAATTATAAAATCCTGAATGGATATAATAGTGATACAACAATCATTTGGAATGGAATTGATAATGATAAATTAAAAATATCAGAAATTGAATTCTCCAATAGATTTAAAGCTATAGATATACCATATCAGCATCAAATATATTATAATACACCTGAATGTAAAAATATAGAACAATTCTTAGTAAATCTATCAGATCCTAAAACTATGAAAGCTATTAATGCAGAATACTTTATACATAATCAATTAGACTTTGATAGACTGTCTAATTAAAAATTATAGGTAAGGAGAAATCCTTACCTATTTTATTTACAAATTTAAGGAGGGAATATGTCATTATTAGAATTATTAAAAGATAGAGATAAATTCCTAAAGAAAAATATAGTAATATTATGGCAAATTTAATTGATTATACGTTATATGATATAATGGAATCTATAGAATATATATTTAGAATTCCTAATAATGAAGACGAATATTTATTATTTATATTTGGAAAATCTATAAATATTCATTGGAAGGTGAATAAAGAATATATTGAACCTTATGATAAAAATAGTAAGGTGTTTCAATATATAATTTCAGATTTACAAGGGTACACCCTTTTCTATATAACTTTTTACGATAAAGCATCTATTAAATATCTTGAAGAATCTGATATAAGATTTGGATTTGATGATATAAGAATACGTAGAGGATTTCTTTTCCATAAAGTTATTCAAGATGTGTTATTGTTATATCATGAAAATATAATGTCTACTGGAAGATTAAGTATTAAACCTTTTAATTTCGTTTTCTATTATCCAAGATTTATGATAGACAAGTTTAATTCTCTAAATCATCGTTTTGATAAAATTTTACCTAGATATGGATTTAAAAAGAAATTCTTAATAAAAGATTTACCTAATAAAAAGATGAAAGTGAGAAAATTGTCAGACAAACAACATAGAAATTTAATAAGTATATTATTAAGATAAAGGGGGTTTTTATAATGGCTGTTGGAAAGATAAAGAAAGAGTTATAATAACTTTTGAAAAAGTTATAAATGAAATAATCACATTATTTGGAGAACAAGATAATAGAGGTCGTTCTAATTATGTAAACAATCTTGTTAAAAAAGATTTAAAAAATAAAGGAATTAATTTACATAAATTAAAAACAGATGAAAATTATAAAAATGAAATTATAGAGAAAATTTTAAATTGTGAGATAGAATAAAACATTAAGGTAAGGAGAAATCCTTACCTATTTTATTTTTTATAAAGGAGGATTTATAATGGGTGTTTCTACAAATAAATATAGACACAAGATTAAATTTATTTATAATCAAGATGGACAAATTAAGGAATTTAATAAAGATAGTATTACTAATCTTATCATAAATTATGATTATGATAAATATAATATGCCTATTATGTACATAAAGATATCATTAGAAAAATCATTGATAGATTATATGATAAAAAATAAGAATGATAAATATATAGGAATATATGTAGATAGTTTTATTTATGGAGATAATCTACAGATATCTACAGGTCATATTAAAGATCAATTCATCTATTTCATGGATGAGAATTTAAATGATGTTTCTGTATTGGATTATAATAAAGAAAATACAGACTCTACAAATCAGAAGCTTGTGACTATCGGATTGATGAAATTAAGTAATATTGATAATAATAAGAAGGTCGTCAGTGGTATACATCACAATACGTCTTTACTAGAAATTTTACTTTCTAATCTCACCCATATGAAGCTCTTAATGGAGCCTATGTCAAATGATACCGAGATAAATAGCTTTTTTATACCAGTTTATAATAGTATAGTTAAATTTTTAGAATATGTAAATAATCAGTACTCTATTTATAATACAGACTATAGATTCTTTATAGATTATGATAAAACTTATCTTTTAAGCAATTCAGGAATTCCTGTTCCTTCTATAGATGAGAAATATAATAGAATAATATTTGATGTAAGTGATTTGACTTCTAATAATTCTAAGATAGAAGGAATGAGTATAGATGATGATGCTCAATGTTATCTAATTCATATAACCAATAATGATATAAGTATGTTTCAAAATAAGAGTGTAATTAAAGCTACTAATACTATTATAGGTATTGATACAGAAGGTAATACTAGCACAGTATCATTAGATAATAATAGTACAATTGATACTAAGAATAAGGTTCAAATAATAAGAACTACTAACCTTAATAATATTAATAAAATAAAAAATAATATAGAAACATCTTCTACTATAGTAAATATAATAAAATCTGAAATAGATAGTTCTATATTTACTATTAATAAAGAATATATAATAAGAAATCATTCTGATACTAGAATAAATGGGAATTATTTACTTATAAGTAGAAAAGAAATTTATACTAGAAAAGATGATGCTTTTGTAATATCATGTGTATTTTCTTTACGTAAAATATCCTAGTGCATAATAGCACTAGGACTTTTTTATAATCCACTTGTATCTATTTTAGAATTATCAGTCCCTTGAACTGTTGCTTTATCTTCAGGTTTAGTTGTAGAAGTATCACTCTTACCAACATGATCTTTTACATGTGATCTTATAATTTGCATATAAGCTTTATACATCTCTTCACATACTTGACATTTAGCAGTCATTAATTCACCGACAACTTTAATGTATATTTTAATCTTATCGACAGATTTATCACTACCACCTGCATTGTCAATTTGAGTTTGATCAACCTCTTTATTTGCAGTTCCTTGTTGATTTATAACAGCTTTATTAGGATCTGAAGTATTAGATACACCAGCTTGAGATGGTGTTTGATTAACAGTTGCTTGTTCTGGTGCTTTTATATCCACTTCATTTATTACAGTATTTTCATATAAATACGATTTATAACTCCCATAGGCAAAGAAATCAAAACTTTCTTTTGTAGCTCCTGTTGGTACTGGAGCCACTGGTTCTTGAGTTTTTGCTTCTCTGCTCATTTGTTCTATTCTTTTTTGTACATCATCAGCAGCTACTTTTATATTCTTTTTATCTGTATCAAATTTCTTAGCAATAGCTTCATAATTAACACAGAAGTTATAAGCATCTGTCATATTAAATTTAGAACTTTCTATTGCTAATTCGGAATCAGATCCTCTAAATAAAATCTTAACAGCTTCTTCAAAATTTATATCACCATTCTTCTTTTGAATAGCTTCTACTTTTTTAAAGTATTTAGTTACAAAAATTTCTTCCGATTCTAAATCTTTTTCTAAAGAACTAAAGTTAAATGCAGGAGCATATGTACCTAATAAATCGGGCTGACCAACTTGATAGTTATACATTGTGAAAGTATAATTCTGTAAGAATGTTTTCTTTAATATAATATCTTTATATTTAATAAGATAATTCTTATCTCTCTTAATCAAAGCACTCATAGCTTCTATGAACCTTCCCCATATACGAGTTAAGGCTGCTATAATCTTAGCAATAGCTCCTTTTACCTTTTCTGCTACACCTTCTGTTACTACAAACATATTATTCAATGTATTCTTCTCTTGTGCAGTTAGAACAGATTCTTGTATAGCAGCAATTAGATTAGTTTTATTAATTGTACTCTCTGATAAATATATAACGTAATTCCATTCATCACAATAATTATCCATATTATATCTCTCCTCTCTTTATTTTTTGTACTTGAGCAATTGCTTTATAGCAAACACTTCTAGAAGATTTATAACATTCTTTAAATGCATCTAATTTAGCACTAAAAGATATAGAATGTATAGCACTCATTTCTGATATTTGATCTGTCTTGGCTTTTACAAATAGATTTAAATAATTTAGAGTCTCAGAATCAACACTATAAGCTGCGACATTATTAGCACCTGATACTTTATTATCAAAGTTCACACTAACTTTATTACCACCATCTTTTTTATCAACTTTTAATAAACTAGATACATAATTCTTTATATTAGTATATTGAATCTCAATTTGTTTCTTAGTATCTTCTACACTTTTCAAAGCAGTTTTATAATCTTTTACAAATAAATAAGCAGTATTTACATTATCAGATTTAATTGTAATATCTTCTTTAGTGTCTTCATTATTTCTAAATACTTTAAATAAAGAATCTTTATAATCCTCTTTAGAAATTTTCTCTCCAGTTCTTCCAATTACTGAAGCTCTTAGAGAATCATAATAATCTCCATCTAATTTATTTTTAAATGTTTCATAGTTATTCTTAGCAGCATCTGATTTCTCTCTATTAGTTTTATTATCATCCCAAGTACCAGAATCTAATTCTATAAAACCTTCTTGGAAATTTGCTTGAGCATCTATAATAGGAATATTATCTTTAAAAGTATAAGTATAATCATTTATATCAAACTCACAAGAATCATCAAATTTACCTAATAGATCAGCATGTTTAATTAAATACTTATCAGATCTGATTGCACCATTTATAGCTCTAACAAATCTATCCCATAAGTTTTTAATAAATGATAAGAATTTAGATATAATACTAACTACCTTGGAAGTAAAATCAGAGAACCCTTCATTAATAGCAACAACATCTGATCCTGATTCTAATAGAGATCTATATAATTGTTTATTTACTTCTATCATATTTCTTTCTGATTCTAATACATAATTTAATGTAGTTGCAAAGAAATTTTCTTCTATACCACTTGTAGTAGATAAATCATTAGAATTGGTTTCATTAAGACTTAAACACTTTATATCAAACATTAATTATTCCTCCTTTAAAATTTATAAAAAACGAAAGGGTAAATAATACCCTTTCATTAATTTATATACTAAACAAATGATAAATCATTAGGCATTTCATAACCTTCTTTAGCAGTCTTAGTTATTAATCTAAGAGCAACACCTTTATTTTGTCTATTTCTAGCTTTAATAGCAGTCAAGTACGCTCCATTATAAGTTTGAATAGCAGATAAACAAGTCTTTAGATCTTCTACATCATATGTGCAAGCTCTTTGAGCATCCCCATTTTCAACAGATCCTGTTTCTTTACCAAGACTTTTCTTTCTACCATCTACTATACTGATTAATTTATTAATGAATGTTTTAACAGATTTATACGCTTTCATTGCATCAGTTTTATCTTGTTTAGCTGATGTAATTTCTGATACGATATTATCTGCATTTATAGTAACATTAACTTTAGAATCTTCACCCTTTCTAAATAATTTAAATAATTCTTTAGAATATTCAGAAGATGATAATTCACTTTGACCTAATGCAGCTCCTCTTATTTTTGCTGATATTTCTTCAGACTTAGTATCTTTATGTGAAGATAAAATTTCTGAATCACTTCTTGTAAAGTATTTAGATAACTTACTTTCAGCTTTATCTATACCATTTTCAGATATACTGAAATTGAATCCTTTGTATTCAACCCCTACTGTACTTGCTGACTTAATTTTATCTCCATATTTCTTTACGAAAGCTTTATCATTCATGACGAATCTATTAATCATCATAATAAATTTATCAAATAACACTTTTATTTTCTTTCCTATAGAAATAAAAAAGTTTTTAACCTTTTCTAAAAATCCACCATCACCGAATGCTTCATTAACAGGCATTTCTACTCTATTGATAGAAAAATATTCTAATTCTTTTAAACCACAAGATTCACATATATCAAAATATTCTTCTTCAGTGAAAGCATTAATAGCTTCAGTACCTTCCATTGTAGGTTCATAATGAAACTCTATACCTTGTACATCTGCAAATTCTCTTTGAATTGCTTCATCTGAAATATCTATAGGACCACTATTAGCATTTTCATTAAATATCATTGAACTGTATCTTCCCATATTAATTTTCCTCCTTAAATTTGATTATTTTAAAGTTAAACTCTCAAAAAATAAATAAGAGTTTAACTTTTTATATTTTTTATTAAGCTACTACTACTTCTAATGTATCTAGAGTTTCTAAAGTTTCATCATAAGCAGATTCTGCTAATGCATCTAAATAAACTTGTTCATTCATTTTAGATTTGGCAACTACTTTTGTGAATAGTGCTTTACATTGAGCAATATGCATTTTTACAAGACCAATATAAGCTCCATTTACCATATTATTAGCTGTTTGATTAACAGAAACTGTTCTACTAAATGTATTTAGTTTCTTAGTGTCACTAGAATTACCTGAAGCTGAACTAGTTCCTTTAAATGATGCAATTTCTATATTACTATTCTTTTCTGAAGATAATTTCCCTTTAGCTGAATCTATTTCAGATAACAACTTCTTGAAGAACTCTCCATTTTTCTTGTTAGAATCTTCTAATGTTTTGACTATTTTAGTAGTACCAAGTACTTCATTAACTTGTTTAGTCATTGAATCTGTTACAGATTCAAAACTATCTTTATTATCAAAGTAATCATTTTCTAAATCTTTCTTAAAGCTAGATCTAGTTGCACCAGACACTATTGAACTTAATAGAGATTCTAAGAAACTTCCATCATTTATTTCTTCATCTCTTTTCTTAAGAGCATCCCCATTCATTCCATTTATTGAAGATAATGCACCAGCAGCTTCACCATCAAATTTACCAAATGGTATAGCTGTTAAACTTAATTCTTTCTTAAGAACTTTGAATTTAAAGCTACCTTTATAACTCTTAGAATTACTATTAAAAGTATTTACATGTTTCTTATAGAACTTATTATAATCTCTAGTTAGGAAAGAAGAGATTTTAACTTTAAGTGCTTCATATAAAGACTTAATCTTTTGCCATGCTTTCATAACCATAGTTTTAAGTTTTGATAAGACATCACCAAAACCTTCTGTTACTACAACAATTTCAGCAGCTTCATTAACTAAACCCTCTTTTTCTAATTGTTCTTTTTTGAATGTAGCACCTAATTCATTGAACTCTTTTTGCATTGAGTCGTCGAATGAGACTCTTTCATTTGTATATGATTCACCTATTAGTCTTAAGCAAGCACCTGCACTATAATCGAAACCTTCTATTACAGGTACATCTGTGTTGTCATTAATACCATTTTCATTAAAAATATTAGAACTATATCTTCCCATATTAATTGTCCTCCTTTTATATTTTCTAATTTAATATAAAGTTAATTGAATAACTATCAGATTATGCATTTAGGAATTCTAAGGATTCATAAACAGCATTTTCTTCAATAGCATCCAATAAAGTTTGTTCTGTAAATTTAGATCTAGATACAACTTTAGTAAATACAGATTTACATTGAGCTATATGCATCTTGATTAGAGAAATATACTCTCCATTTATAATATTATTAGCAGTTTGATTAACAGAAACTATATTAGAGAATAATTCTAATCTCATTGAATCTATAGGATGAGAATCTTTTAAATAAACACTATTAGTATTATTTTTATCTTGACCAAATGTTGAGTTTTTCCATTCATGTCTTTCATCTGTTGTATCATTAGATTTATTCAAAGTAGACTTCATTGAATCTATTTCAGATAATAGTTTTTTGTAATAATCATTATTAGATTTTTGAGCTTTATTTAAATTCACTATTATATCTTTAGTACCCAATACTGTTTGCACTTCCTTTATAATAGCATCTGATAATTGTTCATGGTCATCTTTGTCTTCAAATAATTGACTATATACTTCTTTTTTATAATCAGATCTTGAACACCCTAAAAGTGATTCTAAATAAGAACCATCTGATATTTTTTCTTTTTCAGATTTAATTTCTTCTTCTTTTTTGTTTTCACATTTCTTTAAAGTAGTATGAGCCTTAGATTCAAAACTACCATATTTTAAAGCACTTAAATCTAAAGTAGATTTAGGCATTTTAAAACTATATTTACCTTTAGTATTCTTTGCATAATTACTAAAAGTATTTTGATGTTTCTTATAAAACTTATTATAATCTCTAGTTAAGAAGGCTGATATTCTAACTTTTACAGCTTCATATAAAGACTTAATCTTTTGCCATGCTTTCATAACCATTGATTTAAGTTTTGACTTTATATCAGCAAAACCTTCTGTAACAATTTCTATCTTAGCAGCTTCTGTAAACATTCCTTTAGCTTCTAAATCTGCTTTTGCAATTTCAGCAGCAATTTCATTCATTTCAGATTTCATAGATTCATCAAACACAGATAGTTCTTGTTGACTAGCTTCTGCAATTATTCTTAGATAAGCTCCTGGATCACTACCATATCCTTCTATTACAGGAACTTCTTCCTCATTATAACGTCCTATAGAAGTGGTATTACCTCTTAATAAATGTCCCATTATATTTTACCTCCTTTAAAATAAACTATTACCATCATCTTCATCCGAATCTCCGTCATCATTTAATTTAGCTGGAGCTTGATCAATAATATCATCAGCTTTAAATTTAATAGATGATTCTTTTTTAGATTCAGCAGATGCTTTATTGTCGGCAGATTTCATATCTATTGCAACATGATTTGCAATCTTTGCAAATTTCTCTGCAATTGCGTGTTGTTTAGATGCAATTTCTTTTCTTTTTACAGGATCTATTGATGGGTTTGATTGAACTCTATAAGCATTTGCTTGTAGTAACTCAGCCTGTAATTCAAAGTAATCACTAATCTTGGTTCTTACATGAAAGAAGAAGAATATCATCTCCCTCATCATAGGAATAATATTCATTAGGATTGCAATTAAAGCTGCACCACCAAGAACCCCTATAGCAGCACTAGTACCTAATAATCCTTTTTCTTTAGAATATCCTGAAATAATATAAGATAATGATTTTTGTACATCACCTTTATCGCAAGAGTTATTAAACTTTTCAAGATTCTTTAATAGTAAATGATCTTTTGTTTTATTCAAAGCAACTTTATCTAATTCTATATCAAAATTATCAGCATTAGGTGACTTTATCATTTCTACCGAGGTAGCTATTAATAATGATGTAGCAGATACAATTGAAAGTACAATCGAATTATATAATACCATAGGTAGTTCTATATTCAACATATAACCTTTCATAAAGAGATTTTTATTCTCTTCCATATTTTGAATTGCTTTGTAAATAGTATTAACAGAATCTTGACTTCCTTTGAATTCTTTTATTAATCCTGATATTATATCTAAAGAATCTAGAGTTGAACTATATCCACTATATGATGTAATGTCTCCTTTACTCTTCTCTATATCACCAAAATCAATATTTTCAAATTTCTCACTTATAAGTTTATGATACAATCTATCACATAATGAACTTATGGCAGAATGTTCTTCAGCTTCATTCATCGATGTAATTACATTTAACGTTTCATCATCGAAAATATCAAAGTGTTCATTTATAGCAACTTCATATATACCCATATCGAATCCCCTTTCTTATCTTATTTTAGACATAAGATTTATAATCTTTTTATAATCATTACCTTTATCTTCTCTCTCTAATGATCTAAATGCCATTTCTTCGTAAAGATCATCTCCAGTATCAAAGATAAATTTAGCAACTTCATTATTCTCATCTATAATACAGAAACACATTAAGTTATATGATTCCATTATAGGTCTAATTATTTTTGGATCTTCTAAATCAATATCTTCCATTTTCTTTAGATATTCTGCTTCTTCTTGAGTTATAGTTAAAGATGTAATTGCAGTAGCATCATTAATTGATCCGATAGTTCTATTGATTCTACTTTTAATTCCTCTTCTTTCTAATACTTTCCAAAGTTTAGAAGATGATCCTTTTCTTGATTGAGAAAGAGCATCCAATTTAGCTCTATCAATAGCAAATAAGAAATCTCTACAGAATGATATTTCTCTAGTAGTAGCTTTTATCAAACCTATTAAGAAATGTTTATCTACATGCTTAATGGTGAGCCTTTTTAATATATCATCTGAATTAACAGGATATAATTTAGCCTTAACTCCTATAACAGTTTGAGATTGTATTGGTCTACCATTATCCCCTTTAGATATGTAATTTACTATCATAGTAGTAGGAACCAATTCATTTGGTTTCTTAACATCATTATCTAAAAGTTGATTCTTTAAGTAATCAATTCTATTTCTTACTACATCAGCATCAAATCTAGACTTGTCTAAATTCATTTTATCTGCAAATTTTTCATCTTCTCTTCCATCTCTCTTTTCTTTATAATTTTGATTTAATTTATCTTGATCTTTTTGGTAATTAAATTTAGATAATTGATTATTATAATCTCTTACATCATTTTCAATATCTTTATTAAATTTATTCACAGCTAATTGATGAGTTCTATCAGATTGAGATGTTTGATTATTCATTTTCTCTCTATCATTATCCATTCTTTCTTGATCTAATGCATTTCTGGTATCAGATTCCATCCTTTTAAATTCGAAATCATTAGCATCTTTATTCACTTGATAATCTGACCCAGCATTTTTATAAGTCATATCAAAACCAGAATTAGTTGTTTTAATCATTATATCTTTTTCAGCTCTGTCTACAACTAAAGCGTAATCTGGGTTACTACTATAATAACCAACATCATATGATATACCATGTGCAGTTTGTCTTATATCTCCATTAGGGTCTCCAATTGCTTCAGTGACAGCTTTTTTATTTTTACCAATATTCATATATTTTGGGTCTGTATCTATGATACTGTCTAGATAATCTAATTCTTCCATATCTGAATCTGTTAGTTTTTTATGTTTCTTTGATTTAGATTCATTTAATATATATGACTCATTTAAAGAATTTTTAGGTTTAATGATTAAGTAGTCGGCTAGAGAAGATTCTTCTCTGATACTATTAGGTAAGTAATTGCTAAGGTTTCTTAAATCATTAGAATATTTTACATATAATTCTTCATTATCAACCATAACAGCACCTTCTAATACTAAGTGATCCATCATGTTCATAAATTTATCTATTGTCATAGATCCATCTAATTTTAAATTAGTATGGAAATTTTTAAGGTATGTAATTCCATCTTCAGCATTTGATATAGACAAAGCACTAAATAACATTTGAAGCATACTTACAGCTTTACGTTCCATTGCTTTTGAAAACATAGAAGCATTGTCTATTGTCATACCTCTAGATACTACACAAGGAAATACTAAAGTTAAATTAGCTGTAGCCGCAGCTATTGATCTAAAACTTTTACCTTGGGATCTATTACTAATTGCATCTATAGCATCAGCATTTTTCAATTCTTCTAACATATCCATAGCATCTCTAATTACTGTTTCATGTATCATTTTACAATAATTCATTTTTATTCCTCCTAACTGATTAAATTAGTAATATGTTAAATTCCTTAGATTCTAGAAAAAATAAAAAGGGGTATTTAAACCCCTTTTCTATGTACAATATGTAATTAATTATGTATTATGTGCGATTAAACGTATACTCTCCACATCCAAATTTTAAATATAGTATGTTTACAAGCAAGTTCTTTAAGTTCTTCTAGAATACTGATATTCTCGTATTCATATTCTTTTTGTAATATTCCTGCATTTGTAATTTCTGTCATTTTGTAATCTCCCCTTTATGTAAGTTGTGATATCTCTCTTAAATCTAATAGACTACATCTCCTTTCAGTATTATAATATATAATTTAAATATTATTTAATCTGGAAACATTTCAATAATAAGAAAGGAGGTTATATATTATGGCTTATCATATTTCTTCCAATGATATAAAAAATATAAGATTAGCAAATGGTATATACCAAAGAGCTGATTTAGAATGGTATGATAAATTTTTTAGATTTGGATGTTTGAATCCTAGTGATCATTTATCGGGAACAAGGGAATATATATTTTGGACAAGACCAGATTTAAATATATTAAAACCAAACGGTGAATTGAATACTGCAATAGAGAATGATTCTTTCTTTAAAGATTGTAGGAAAAGGTATAGAAAAGTAATAGAACAATTACAAGGTTCTTTAACTAATAAACCATTTGTTAATTTATTATCTGGTATGGTAAAATCATCTCTAGAAATTCCTGGATACTCTTGTAATGATATAGATGGTCCAGCAACATCATATGGAGATCAAATAAGATATAGAGGTTCTACATTAACTTCTGAATCAGATGGATATGAGGTCTCTTTAGAATTTCAAGATACTAAATACTTAGAATTATATACATTCTTAAAAATATACGATACATATGAAAATTATAAACAGATGGGTGTCATTGGTCCTGATGAAAAATATACATTAAATAAACAACTTCACGATCAAATGTGTTTATATAAAGTAATAGTTTCAGAAGATTTTGAAACTATCATATTTTGGGCAAAAGGTTGGGGTGTTTATCCTAAAAATGTTCCTGTAGATGTATTTTCAAATATGGATACAATGACTGATACGTTAAGATATTCTATTAATTTTCACGTAGAATGGTTTGATGATATGGACCCTGCTATATTATCAGAATTACATTGCTTAGGTAATGATCCTTCTTATACTGGAGATGGAAATACTATACCTTTATATGATGTAGACAATAAAATGGTTAATGGAGTTATGTGCGATATACCGTATATTATATACGAAGATAGTAAACTCAATACACCTACAGGTGGTAATTACAAATTAAAATGGAGGGGGTAAAATAAATGTCAGATATTATTTCTTCAGATATATATGCAATATCTGAAATGGTTCTAGATCTAGAAAAAAAGTTTATAACAGATGCTACTGAAGATGTACTTATGGTAAGTACATATGGATACATGGGTTCTAATTTTGCTAAGATTATGAAGAATAGTGTTAGAATGGCTAGTGAATGGGGTAACGAATGCTTGTTACTCAAAGCCAAATTTGATAGTACTATATTATCAAAAGCGATAGAACTTGAGATAGGTTCTATAAGTGCTACACCTTCTATAATGAATATAATGATTGGATTTGTAGAAAATGAATTAATATCTGCTATGGTAAATAATCAATTAATTATAAGTAGAAATTGTTTATTAAATATTGGAGATTTTGAATTTCATCTAGATCATGATTTATTAATTCAGATGGAAAAACTAATTACAGGAGAATATATCTATACCGCTAGATATATAATGAACGAATTCTCTCCGAATTTTACTAAGATAGATAACCCTTATTTATCATCTCCACTTAGATTATTACAAGATAATGATAATTTTATTTTTATAAATTGTGATATAATTCAAACTACTCTTAAATTTATAGATGCTCCTATTATATCTAATAATATATTAGAAAATAAAACAGTTGATTTTGATTTTGATAAACAATTAGCATCCTTTGAAGTTATGGTTATGTCTAATAATGAAAAAATAAATCTTAAACCGATATATGAAGGTATGCCTATAGAAAATACATTATATTGTTTTTATAATTATCTAGATAGTGATACTATCAGAATAAAGTTTGATCCAGATTCATATAATCCATCTAATGGTGATACAATAGTGATAAGAGTTCAATCTACTACAGGAGATAATGGTAACTTACCTTTTAGTTTAGATGTAACAGTAACTCTAGATGATGAAACTGATATTGTAGATTATAAAGGGTTATCATGTTTAATAAAAACATCGGATGCTACTAATGGATCTAATGGTAAAACCATGGATGAATTGAAATCTATATTACCAAAGGAATCTTTATCTAGAGGAATAATTGCGACAGAAGCAGATATAGATACTTTCTTTAATAATTTGAACGAGGATAATAAATTGATATTCAAAAAGAAAAGACATAATCAACAAGAAAGATTATATTATGCTTACTTCTTAGCAAAAGATTCTAATGATAATGTGATACCAACAAATACAATAGATTTAGAAATACTAGAAGAAGATTTTATTATATCAAATAATAAAATTATTATAGATCCAAATTCAAGAATAGTTTATAATAGAAATACAAAATTAGGTACTATAAAAAATAAAGAAGAAGCTACTGATGAATTTATATATACTACACCATTTTCTACTGTTATAAATAATAAATTATTATATATGTCACATTATTTAAATATAGTAGATAATTCATATAAGTTTAATTACAGTTATATAAATAATAAATCATTTATTCAGTTTATATCTACTAAGATGACTATACAAAGAAATTTCTTAATAGATAGTAAATATAGAATTACTTTATCATTAACCCAAAATACAAATGTAGATGTATCATTGATAGAATTAGATTCTAATAATAATATAATAAGTTGTAAAATAAAACCAGTGTTAGTTTTATCTCCAGATTCTACACATAATTATTATGTATATGGTGAAGTAATTGGATATGACTCTAATACATTCACATATCAAGTAGAATTTAATATAGATTCTGATAATAAGATGAATGAATCTAATCAAATATTATTAAAAAATTTACATTTAGGAAATGGTACTACAACCACTTCTATATTTATGGATATTGAAACTAAAATGTCTATATATATGTATGCAGATTTAGGATTAGATTATGGTTCTAATAATATGGTCCCAGATTTATATAATAGTAATTATACTTTATGTAATATTTATACAACTATAGATAATGTAGAATTGTTTTTTAATTTTTCTAGTATAATAAATACTGGGATTACTGTATATAAAAATAGTTCAGATAAAATAGTATATAAGATCAAAGGATTACCTGTTGTTAGAAAAAGTTATATACAAGATATAGATAGATGTAATAAACTAATTGATTCTTTATATTATAGAAAAGTATATATAGATACTGCTTTAGATTTTATAGAAAATGGTTTTGAAATAGATTTTAAGTTCTATAACACATACGGTCCTTCTCAAACATTAAATATTGGGTATGATGGATTGGAGTTATTGAATTCCACAAATTTATCATTAAAATTCATAGTAAAATTAAAAAATGGTGTTGATATAAATATAATAAAGAATATGAAACAAGACATTAAACTATATATAGAAGACATAAATAAAGAGAAGGTATCTGAAAATATGTCTAATATTAATACATTAATATCAAATAAATATAGTACAGATATAGAATTTTTTGATTTTATTAGTATTAATAATTATGATGCTACTTATAAGTATATAGTCAAGAAAAATACAGATTTAATTGAACAAGTACCTGAATTCCTATGTATAAATTTATCCGATGATATTGAACCTGATATAACTATTAAGAGTATTTAAACATTACAATAATTTTAAGGAGGAATGAATTATGAAAAATCCTGTACTTGACATTTTAAAACTTCAAAAAGAAAATATTGAAAAAGAACGAATATTAGAAAGTAAAAATAATTATGATCAAAGATTATCCGAGGAACAACAAGATATTGAAAGATATAATCATTATAAAGAATCATACGGATTTATGGGTATGCAACCAAAACAATCTATATTTAAATCTAAGGTAGAAAAAGAATTATTATCTGAAGGTTTAAATAGAATATTCTCTAAATGTGTAAAGAGTTTATTGTATGAAAATGCAGCTTTATTAAAAAAACATTTAGTCAGCTCTTTTGTAAATGAATCAGGTGTTGATAATCTTATGAATAAATTTTCTGAAGAGTCATATTTATTATCAGAATTAACAAGATTAGTAGTAGAGTATTCTGAGATAATATGTGAGAAAGCTAGAAATAATAAAGATGAAATTATAGATCCTACTGATAAAGAAGACTTCTATGAGAAAATAGACAGTATTGCAGATGTAGGAGATGTGCAAGATACAGTAAAATTAAGAGTTGCTGATGCTTTTAATCAATTCAATATAAATAATACAGAAAAGAAAAGAGATATTGAAAATATAATGATTCAGTCAAGAGAAAATATTAATGCTAATATGACTGAGGAGATTATGGAATATACAAAAATGCAAAATAAACAAAAAGAAAATGAGATTAGGAATTCAAAGAAAACAATTTTTGAATCTATGATGTATAATATAATAGAATCATGTTATAAGGATAATGATTTAAAAGAAAAGTTTTTTGAAGAATCAGGTCTACCTGATTTTGATAAAATATCAGATCATTGTAAAATAATGTATGGATTTATGGAGATGCTTAATACAACTGGAGCACAACATTTATCTCCTGAATATATTAAGGAACAAGTTGATAATTTAAGAATTTTATAGTAAAATACCCATAGGAATTATCCTATGGGTATATTTTATCTATAAGTTACTCTGATGCAATTATTAAATATATTTAGATTAAATAAAAATTTGTTTTTATCAGTATTCATAAGAATATCTGTCAAACCTTCTTTAGTCAAATAATTTTTCATTTCTCTATTATTAAAATCAAATTCTTCATAGGCTCTTTTGAATACGATATAATTTCTTTTTGTATAATCTACTATAGATAATGCTATTTTATTTTCTAATATAGGTTTATCTATTAATTCTTTTTCATCTACAAATATGTCAAATGAATCTGATTGTCCAGCTGCATTTATAATAGTTCCTTTTATATGATCTTCTAGAACACTTTTCATTGATATCATTAGATCAGCTCTATTAAAAGAACTATTAAAAATAAATCTTAAATACATTTGTTGTTTACAATCCATTATTATCCCCTCCAAAATATTGTATAGTGTCTGATTCCATTCTATTTTTTACATTATTGTATTGATATTTATTATATAACATATTAAGATATCTTACCGTAATTTCTACTCTTGGTAATATTGAATAGAATTTGCTTACTTTTCCATCTACAACTAAAGTATCATCTATCCATATATTACCATTAAACATATCAGAATATTTTTTTCCTATATTATCCCAATCTGGTTTAGTAAGAGGTCTATGTAATCCTAATTCTGCTAAATATGTATCTTTTTGACTGTAAGCTGATGGTGTTTTAAAATAAGCATTAAAATAAACTTCACATGGAGTATATATAAATTGATCTAATTGTATTAAATCATTTCCTAATAATCTTTGTATAAAGACTTGATCATCTTTAGCGTTTATTGAATAGACATGAACAAATTGACCATTATTCATAGCAGCTTGTCCAATATTTTTTCTATTAATTAATCTAAATCTAGGTCTTGGAGTTCCTTCTGGTTGTTCATATAATATAATTTTAAAATCTGTATAATATAAACTACCTAACATCATATCTCTTTGATTTAATATTTCATTACCTTTTTTTTCATTTATATTTAAACTGTCATAAAGATATTCTAATCTTTCTTTATAATCTAAAGGTATATTACCATATTTAGTTTCATATTCTTTAGCTTTAACTGCTCTATTTTGTTTCATAACATATCCCCCTTATCATGTGTCAATTATAAGTTTAGAGATATATAAAAGTCTAACATATTATTTGCCAAATATGTTAGACATTATATTTGAGACATATGCTTGAGTCCCTAAGAAACTATTAAATGTCACTTTGTTTTTAGTACTTTCCTTTAAATTGTAATAGTAGTATTTTATACTTCTTTGAATATCCACATTATTCACATTTATACCACATAAATTTGCAAGGTAATCCATTTCAGCTGTATTAGTTAACATATTACTTATCTGACTTTCTTGAGATAATGAGAATACATTATATAATTCTTTTATAGTAAAAGTAACATCTATTGTTGTTGGTAATCCATTTAATGTCCATGATCCTTTGTCTCCTTTATTTATAGACATGTTTGTGATTATACCCATATCTATATCAAACATTCCTTTATAATAAGCTCTGATTAAAAATGGTGAGGTATATCCGTTACCATTTAATTGAACTGGAGCTACTAATCCCAATAAATGACATAAGGGTACATATAAATCCATATAAATTGAAAAAGGAGTTGGATCTGGAGTTCTTAATTTAACCGTAACTTCATAAGATTTACTAAATTCAGAATCATTCCATATTTCAGGAAATATTAATTTACCACCAGTAGCAACAGTTAATGCACCTTCTGTTAATCTATCAGCAATTCCATTCGGTAATATACTACTAAATTTATCCACAAAAGCATCTAAAGATTTTTTAGAAGTATCATAGTTTTCTTTTTTAAAAGCTTCAAATTGTGCACCAGATGTTGATCCTAATAAAAATTGAATTTCCCTAGACATATCACTTAAATTATTCATTGAACCTGCTAATGAACTTTGACCTATACTATTTGTAAATGATTCTTGTATTTGAGTTTCTGAGTCTATATAAATAGCAATAGATTCTTTAGACGAAATAAAAGATTGAATAGGTACATCTCTAAAATTCGACCAATTATAATTACTAAGTGATGTTCCATCTATAGTTCTATCACCTAAATTCATAAGTCTTGCGATGTTTTTTAACATAGGATTTACTACGTCAAAATATATATCATATGCAAATTCTAGAGAATAAAATTTACCATTAGAATTGTTTAATAATTGATTTAAAGTACTCTCATCATTTTGGGCTAAAGACGATAATACGTTTTTCTTATCACTAGAATTAAATTTTTTCATAAATTTAGGTTTACCTGGTGTAATTAATAATAGTGGCATATTTTGTACTAATTTTTCTGCATATTTTCTACCAAAAGCAGTTGGTTTATTATCTATAATTAATTTAGGGTCACAATTATCCATATATTGATACGGCATACCAAATATACCTCTTTTAGAATGTAATATTTGTTGTGTTGCAGTTGATGAAGTTGAAAAGAAATCATAATTAGATGATAAATTAAATTGAGCTTTTTCATCACTCACTTGATCTGTTGTTGTCACAGTTGATATATTATTAGTTTCAACAATATATTTATTTACAATAGAACTAGAATCGAACCATCCTTTATCTTGTACATAAAACCAATTTCCAGATTTTTTTGTTACTTTAACTTCTTCACCTTTTGTTAAGCTTCCAATAATACTAGAATTAGTATTGGCATTTTCTAATAATTGTATAACAGAAGTATTTATATATATAAGATAATCTATATATTCTAAATC